CGCCTCAACATCTGGGACTTTGATGACACCCTCGCGTGGAGCGTGAGGGCTGTTGAGGAGTTCAAACGACGCTACCCGGAGGTTGAAAGCTTCCGGTGGTGGCACGATGCCGACTGGAGCACTCAAGCAGTGCTCGAGACGATGCCCGTGCTCGAGATGTGGGCACGTCTGAACAAGACGCCCGGCACGCACTGGGTTCTGTCAGGCCGGAACAAGAGCGCCATTCAAGAGTGGATGAACCTCTGGCGTCAACACCCAGACCTCGGCCCCGTCATTCGAAAGATCTCTCGCATCCACAGCACCTCCGGTGGCCCGTTCCGACACAAGGACACTGCGGCACGGAAGAAGAAGTGGGTACAGGACACCGTCGTAGGCAACTGGGCTGAAGTCCATGTGTACGACGACAACAAGCGAAACCTGGCTGAGCTCGATGAGCTTGGCTTGATCACCCACCTCATTCGCGATGGCCGCGAGGTGTTCCAGGGTGATCACCACCTGTGGGAGCGTGTAAGCTCCGAACGGGTGGACAAGGATTTGCAGGTGATCTACCAGAGTATCAAAACGCTCGGTGAGATGGAACACCTCTCGGAAGATGCTACCTATTCGGAGGTTTTCAGGGCCACTTTGGACACCTTGAAGAGCTTGCAGAATAGGATTCTGACTGGCTTGAGTACGCTGGAAGTGCTTGAGCTTGTCGTGCATCAACTGGCACAAACCCGCATCAGCTTGGGAGGTGACCTGAGTGGTATTGCCTCTCAGGTTGAGGCGGGGCGGCACGTTGAGGTTGAGTTCCGTTTCGATGAGGTGGTGGAGGGAATCTCGCGCTCCACCCGACCTGAGATCGAACGTGCGGTTCATAGCCTCGGCGTACAGATTGAAGCTACCTTTGACCGACTGTCCCTGCCCATTGTCTGCGCCGTGAACCAGAGGGTGATGGGCGGTGACAAGGTGACAGTAGGTTTCCTGGGCACCATTTGGAGGATGTCATGAGTGATGTAAGCAATCGGCTGAGCGCGGTGGCGTCAGACCTTCGCAAGTCTGCCAAGCGGAAGGTCAAGAAGCCCCGCACCAATGAGAAAGGCGTCATGGTCCTCACTCCCGAGGACCTGCGAGCCATCGAGAAGAAGAAGGATTGGAACGAGCGCAACCGTCGCCCCGGTGGACCTCTACGGAACAAGGGTGGCCCGCACTCTGACCAGTACGAGAAGGGACACAGCCGACGTGACCGCAAGCGTACCAAGCAGCTTCTACGTCAGAACCGGGACCTTGACTGATGCCCACACTATTCCAGCAGGAGTACACCTACACCTCCGGCTCTGGAGCTGACCAGTGGGTCTACAAGGTTCTCATCTCAGCGACCGGTGCGATCTCCATGCGGATCATCAGCACCCCTCTCGGGACTGCTGCCGCACTGGACATCCCCGAGAGCGTCGTGGACGATTTCAGCAACTCCGTTGACGCCCTTCAGTCTTCTGGAGGGATCTCATCGGGCTCTACCGGAACCACCTGATAGAATAAACACAAAGCAGATCTATACACATGAAAGTTTTCTTCGTCTCTGAGGGGCCGAACGGGTGTGGCCTTTACCGGGCCGAGATCCCGATCCGCTACCTGCCGACACACGGTATTGAAGCCCGCCTGGGCCACATCGGAAGCACCGACGCAGAGATCCTCTGGGCCGATGTGATTGTGGTTCAGAAGCAGTATGAGCTCTCCTTCCTACGGCGAGTTGAGAGCTTCAAGAAGCGCGGCAAGAAGGTCATCTACGAGCTTGACGATGACGTCTTCAGCCTACCCTCTTGGAACCCCGCGCACGCTTTCTACATGCGCATCCGACAGAACGTCATCCGCTACCTGAAGGCTGCGGACGCTGTGATCTGTTCCACTCCGTTCTTGGCGCAGCAGATGCGCAAGCACAACCCGACGGTCTACGTCTGCCCCAACTCGCTCGACTTCGGAGAGTTGGACCGGATGGGCACAGCCCCCCAGATGATCTCGGCGTTGGACCGCAACTGCAACAAGATCTCCACCGACGAGTTCTTCACCAGGTGCGAGGGTCGCACCGTGATTGGCTGGCTCGGATCGCCTACCCACAAGAAGGACCTCCAGCTCATTGTCCCGTGCCTGAAGCGCATCACCCGTCAGTACGGGAACAAGGTGATGATCGTCATGGGTGGGGCGGCTCACAAGGAGACCGTTGAGGCTACGTCCCACGACCAGATCATGTTCCTGGAGATGGTGCCGCCGAGGACCTACCTCCGGTACCTGGCATCTCTACCTATCGACATTGGCCTGGCTCCCGTAGCGGACCACCTCTTCAACTACTCGAAGAGCAATCTCAAGGTCATCGAGTACATGGCGTGTGGTTTCGTGCCCGTGGCCTCAAACCTAATCACCTACAACGCCACCATCCGAGACGGGGACAATGGATTCCTCTGCCGCAACCCTGCCGAATGGATTCAGACCGTGCGCAAGCTGGTTGACAATCCTGAGCTGCGTGGGAACGTGAAGCAGAACGGAGCTCGTTACGTGCGAGCCCGGTTCGACATCGCCCAGGTCGTAGGCACCTGGGCGGGCGTATTCAAGACCGTACATGGAGGATAGGATGAGAGTTCTGGTCACCGGAGGTGCCGGGTTCATTGGCACCAACCTCGTACTCAGGCTGCGAGAGCTCGGCCACAGCGTTCTGATCGTAGACTGTCTCGACGAGACCCTCTACGGTGAGGACGTGAAGCGGAAAAACCTCGCACGCATTTTCGGAGGACCCGTGACGGCTGACTTCCATGTCGTCGACGATCTGGGGTGGGTCGATGAAGACGTGTGCAACCTGAGCAGCGCTCAGAGCTCGGCTGCCATCTGGGCTCGCAAGGGTGTCGACACGGTGTTCCACCTCGCGGGGCTTGCTGGCGTGCGACCCAGCCTGGTTGATCCTCTGCGCTACTCCCGTACCAACGTGGAAGGGACCGTGGCCGTTCTGGAGTTCGCCAAGAACCACGACGCTGATGTGGTGTTCGCCAGCAGCTCATCCATCTACGGCACCCTCCGCTCTCCCTTCAAAGAGAGTGACCGCCCCACCGCGATGATCAGCCCCTACGCCGTGACCAAGAGACAGTGCGAGCTGCTCATGGACTACTACGCGCAGAGCACCGACCGGATCAGAGCATCCCTCCGCTTCTTCACGGTGTACGGACCTCACGGACGACCTGACATGTTCATTCGTGACACTATCGGCAAGGTAGAGCGCGGAGAGACCATAACGCTCTACGGAGACGGCAGCTCGTTCAGGGACTACACCTACGTCGATGACATCGTTGACGGTATCCTGGCTGCCGCTGGTACGCCCCGTAAGGGACACCACATCTACAACCTGGGGTTCGGTACGCCGAACACTCTCAGCTACACGGTGGAGCTCATTGGCGAGCTTGTAGGCAAGAAGCCCATCATCGAGCACATCGGTGACCAAGAGGGAGATGTGCCCGGCACGCTCGCAGACATCGCAAGAGCACAGTTCTACTTCGGCTACGCGCCGAAATTCCACCTGCTACGAGGCCTCACACGCACCGTTGAGTGGATGAAGGAGAACCGATGAAGTTCGTTTGGGTTGCAGAAGATGATGAGTTCGTTGGCTGCTCGAGGTACCGCGCGTTCACCGTGCATCGCCACCTCATCAGCCACGGGCACCAAGCTGTCTGCTGGATCGGCTTTGATCCAGCGCACTGGTGGGTGACGTCGCCCCCGACAACGCCTTGGACGGACATTCCGGGTAGTACCACCATCGTACAGCGCATCCCGCTGACTCAGGCCAACGCACACCACTTCGATAGGGTGGCCGAAGAGGCTGCTCATTACGGGTACGACCTTGACGACCTGGTGTGGGACGTTGACGCTGTTCCTGAGGGGGCAGTCTACGACCAGGAGAAGAGTGAGGGTGTAGCGGCGGCTGTTGAATGGGCTCAGTTTGTGACCGTGTCTACCGACCGGCTCGCTGAGGAGGTGCGTCTACGCTGGCCGGAGAAGACCGTCTACGTGGTTCGGAACAAGATTGAGCAGCACGTAGCCCGCCTGGCGCAGACCGGAAGAGCTCTACGTGACCCAAGCCGCGTGAACATCGGATACGCCTCCGGCACCCGGACGCACCGCAAGGACTTCGCTCTGATCGTTCCAGTGTTGGACCGCATCATGGAGAGCAGGGACTACGTGGACCTGCACATCATTGGCGAGCTGCCTCTTGCGCCGGAGTTTGAGCAGAAGTGGTACCCGAAGTACCGGCTTTGGAAGTGGCAGCATGTGCGCCCACAGCTCCTACCGCTGACTCTGAACTCCCTGTTCGACATCAACCTTGTACCCCTTGAGGACACGAGGTTCAACCGCTGCAAGAGCATCGTCAAGGTGATCGAATCCGGAGTGTTTGGCATCCCGAGCGTGGTGTCACCAACCGGCGCACTCGGAGACATTCCATCCTCAGTGGTTCACAAGGCGCGGACGCCGGAGGAATGGGACCACTACATCCAGAGGCTCATTGACCGTCCTCAGGAGCGCCGATCCTACGGGGACAGCCTCCAGAAGTACGTCCTCGACCATCACTCCGTTCTGATGCCGCCTGACCTGGGAGGGCTCCTGTGACCCCGAAACTCTCCATCGTAGCCACCGTCTACAACAAGGACGTCAAGTCCTTGACCACCTTCTTTGAGGGCTTGAAGAGGCAGACGAGCAAGGAGTTTGAGCTGATCCTCGTCGACGACTGTTCCGATGTGGACTATCAAGGTGTCATCCAACGGTACGGCAAGGACTTCCGCATTGAGTACATCCGCCTGGGACGTAACAGCGGCCAGTGCAAGGCTCGGAACATCGGCGTGCGTGAGAGCTCTGCCGAGTTCATTTGCATCGTGGACTCGGACTGCATCCCTAACGCACGGTTCGCTGAGGTTCACATCCATGAGCTCACACACCACGAAGTGAAGGACGTGCTCATCGGGGCCTACAACATCGAGTCTAACGGCAGGGAGATCTGGGGGCTTATTGACCAGCTACAGAGGAACCCCGCCAAGAGGGACGCAGAGACCTCTCTTCAGTACCCCGCGAACCCAGGCTACTTCCTGAACTTCATCACCCGCAACGTGTCGTTCAAGCGTGGCGCTGTTCCGCCCGGTGGGATGTTCAACGAGGACTACGCCTACGTGGGCACCGACCCGAACTCAGGCTTCGGATGGGAGGACGTTGAGGCCGGGTGGAACCTGTTCAAGAGCGGACTGCACTTCAGCTACACCAACGAAGCGTTCACGGTCCACCTCAGCCACCCGTCCACGACCGACCCGATGATCAAGCCTTTGAGATCCATGAGGAACTTCAGCCGGTTCCTCATGCACAACCCAGCGGTGGTCTACACAGAGGCGTTGCCCTGGATCGTTGAGACCTACGGGAAGATCTACTCGTGGTTCAAGAACACGAACCCCACGCAAGAGGTGTTCACCGACGGCCACACCGGACGACCTTGGGGCGTTGTGTCGATTGAGCTGACTTCCTTCAACGAGGCTCAGCACCCCTTCGTGATTGAGTCGGCACTCGCTCAGTGGCGCACTGGCGTAGAGATCTACCTTGTAGGCGGCGGGCAACTCGCTCGGTACTATGCAACGCTGCACTCCTACGTGAAGGCGGTTGACCGCGTACCTGACACCGCTCACGCACGAAAGGTGACCATCCTGCTTCCGGACGACATGATCCTCCCTCGCGGCAGGATGGACAGGTACTCCCCAGCACAGCCTTCCAAGACCCTCTCTCGGATTGACGTGCGACCGAAAATCGGAGGGTTCCAGAGCCCGACAGCGTTCTATCACAAGGACCTACGGCCCCGACTCTCCCATACCAACCGCACCGTCAAGCGGCGGCTCAAGATCCTCACCTACCGCTGGCACGTAGGACACCAGTACGAGCTCTGGAAGCTCCCTCACGACTTCTACGTCGCAGAGGACGACACTACGATGGCGTGGGACTACAGCTACCGACCGTTCCCCAAGAACGCTCAGTTCGTGAAGATGGACGAGATTGACCCTCGGGACTATGACCTCGCACTGCTCCACTTCGATGAGAACGTCGCCAACCCTCTGGGTGTATCCAACGACGTACTCGGGAAGGGGTGGGGCGCAATCTTCCGCAGGTTCCTCAAGGAGACCAAGGGAATGCCTCGGGTGGCGATCTGCCACGGCACGCCACCCTTCCACGGGATGTTCGACGTTGACTATCGCGGCCCCGACCTCATGAAGGAGTGGGACGTTGAGGTGAATCGTATCCGCAACCTTGTCGGCAACATGCCCATCGTCTGCAACTCCTACAACGCATGGAGCCAGTGGAAGTTCCCGAACAGCCGGACCATCTGGCAGGGTTTTGATAGCTCTGAGTACACGCCCGGACGCCGGGACCGGGACTTCATCTACGCCGCAAACAGCATCCGTCACCGTCCCTGGTATCGTGGCTACTACGAGTTCAAGTACCTCAACGACCTGTTCAAGATTGACTATCTGGGACGGGATGATGGCGGTGAGTTCAGTAGGGTCGAAGTACAGAAAGCCGCGTCAAGGCTGCCTCCCCAGGCTCGAGCCAAGGAGCAGTTCAGGCTCTACCAAGAGCTGCTCGGCAGGTACAGCGTGTTCGTCAACACTACCCTCCGTAGCCCCATGCCCAGGACGAGAGCTGAGGCAATGCTCAAGGGCGCGTGTTTGGTGTCGATGGACTACCACGATGAGAGCATGTTCATCACCAACGGGCTCAACGGATTCACGGGCAAGACCAAGGAGGAGCTCGCGGAGCATCTCCTTTGGTGCCAGAAGAACATGAACGCTGCTCGGCGTATGGGAATGCGAGGGCGGGAGACCATCTGCCGCCTGTTCACGCACCAACGATACCTCAAAGAGTGGCAGGAAACCCTATTCGACCTTGTAGGAGGCTGAGATGCTACCGGATAAGACCAACCCCAAGTACAGAGACAAGATCACCACGGAGTTCGGGACAGAGGGCATCCTTCTGGACCTGGGCGTGGGCAACCGCAAGCACTACAAGGGCTCCGTCGGCATCGACATTCGAGACTACCCGGACGTCGACATCATCTGCGACGCTACGAAGCTGATCCCTCTACCGGACAACTCCGTGACTCAGGTGTACAGCTACCACACCATCGAACACATCCCTCAAGGAGCCTACGGCGGGCTCTACAGGGAGATTTGGCGCGTGTGTGCTCCGGGTACGAAGCTGGATTGGTGGTTCCCCTACTGGACCCACGAGACCTCCATTGTGCCGGGGCATGTGACCATGCTCAACGAGCGCATCTTCTCAGGGGGCATGTTCCAGGACCTGTTCAAGACCATCAGCATCGACTACACGTATGAGGACGAGTTCAAGGATCTGCCGCAGAAGGACAAGGACTTCGCACGCAGGCACTACATGAACTCCGTCAAGGAAATGCGCATCCAGTTCAGTGTACGAAAGTAGGAGATCGTCAATGGGTTTGCCCCGATTCGCAGTCATCGTCGGTACGCAAAGGAGCGGTACAACCGTCCTGAGGTCCGTCATGTCAACCAACCCAGAGATCCAGACCTTCGGAGAGGTATTCATTCCCAAGGACTACGAGCAGCTCGGAGGCTACTACAAGTATCTCCATGGGCGCGTTCGGAAGAATCCGAGCCTGTGCATTCCAACCCTCGCCAACGTCTCCGGACTGTTCGGTGGGTACCTCAACTACCTGCGTAGGTTGAGCGGGGACGTAGATCTCATCCTGTTCGACTGCAAGTACGACTTCCTGAGGGGAGCCATGACGCCCGGCGCAGTACGCATGGAGCATTCCCCACTGCTTGACCTCCTGATCCGGCACGATTTCAAGATCATCCACCTGGTGCGAGACAACGTGTTGGCGATGCTGGTATCAGCGGAGCTTTCTACCCGGACGAAGGTGTGGGCGACACCCAACCCGGACAAGATGAAGGACCGGACAGTGGAATTGCCTCTGGGCAATCTGCTGGACAAGCTCGGTAAGCTACGGCGCGAGCAGAAGCACTGGGAGGCGGTGCTTGAACCCATCGCCTTGACCGTGCATTACGAGACCCTGTTTGTAGATGGTGAGGTGCCTGAGAGCACCCTCCAGAGCTTTGCTGACCATCTTGACGTACCGCGCGAATTCGTGGCTCGACCGGCGTACCAGAAGATTGGACTGCCGCTGAAGGACGCCATCCGCAACTACGATGCGGTCGCAAAGGTGCTTGAGGGATCCATCTATGAACGCTACTTGGAGAGCTGAAATCCATGTGTGGTATTTTCGGAATGGTCGAGAACGGAAACGTCTCCCTCGACGGCAAACTCGCGAAGATGGCAACGTCCATCTCACACCGTGGACCTGATGATCAGAACTGGGTCACCCGGAGGTCCCTCGGTCAGACCATCGGCTACGGCATTGACCGGCTGGCGATCATCGACCGTAGTGGAGGAAAGCAGCCCATCTCCAGCGAGGACGGGAACGTTGAAGTGGTGTTCAACGGCGAGATCTACAACTACGGCAGTCTGAAGGTTGAGTTGGAGAGCCAGGGCCACGTCTTCAAGACCAATAGCGACACCGAGGTACTGGTCCACCTCTACGAACAGCACGGCTTCGGATTCCTTCACAGGCTCCGAGGCATGTTCGCTTTCAGCATCTTCGACAAGAGGGCGAAGCTTCTGTTCCTGGCCAGGGACCACGTTGGCATCAAGCCTCTCTACTACACGTTGGACGGCAACCGCTTCGCCTTCGGCTCTGAGATCAAGGCCATCACGTCCGCCTACCCAGGCTTTGGCATCAACCCCAACGCGATTGCGGACTACTTCACCTTCCGGTACATCCCCGGACCTGACACCATCTGGAGAGGAATCCACGCCCTCCCGCCAGGGCACCACATGGTCTATGACCTCCGGACCCGCGAGCTCAAGATTGACCGGTGGTGGACCATGGACCAGACCGTCCACCCTGACACCTACGAGAACGCTGTGGGCCGGACGCGCGAGCTCCTCATTCAAGCAGTGCGTAGACGCCTCCAGAGCGAGGTACCTCTCGGAGCCTTCCTGAGTGGTGGGGTCGACAGCTCTGTAATCTGCGCCGTTGCTGCCAAAGAGCTGGGCACTGACATCAACGTCTACAACGTGGGCTACCCCAACGCCAACGAGTACGGCTACGCGGGTGGAGTCGCCCGAGAGCTTGGCCTCAACTACTTCCAGTGCGGCATGACGTTTGACGACATGGTCAACATCCTACCTGACGTGCTCAATCACATGGACCAGCCGCTTTCAGACGCGGCCTGTTTCCCCACGCTCCACCTCAGCCGGATCGCGAAGCGTGGATGCACGGTGATGCTCAGCGGTGAGGGAGCTGACGAGATCTTCGCGGGCTACTGGCAGTACGACAGCATCTTGAAGGCTCGGGACGTCAACGACGTGGGTATGCCCGCGATGCTTGACCATTTGGAGCGCTCCAACTACTTCCTGGACCGCAAGGGAATTGTGACCTCAGACGTGACGCGCCATCACAACCCGCTGACTCGTATGCCGACCATCTGGAACGACTACGCGAACACGACCCTCCAGTCGAGGATCACTCGAATGGACACGCTCACCTGGCTTCCTGATGATCTGCTCATGAAGGTGGACAAGATGACCATGGGAGCGTCAGTGGAGGCTCGGGTGCCGTTCTTGGACCGTGATCTGATGGAGTACGTGGTTCGACTTCCCGACGAGTTCAAGTACAACGGCACCACCAAGCGCATCCTCAAGGACGTGGCAGAGAGCTTCGGAGTGTCATCCGACATCACCCGACGCCCAAAGATGGGGTTCACCGTACCTACTGACGCACTGCTCCGAGGACCCTTCAAGGAAGGGTTCAAAAGAGCGATTCACTCTCAGAGATTTCGCAACCTCGGGGCGTTCCTGGACATGAGGCGCATCGACCTCATCATCAATCAATACTACGCTGGCAACAAGGACCTCACGCTCTTCTGTTGGACACTGTTTGTGTTCGCCGCGTGGCTTGAAAACCAGACATAATCCTTTTGTGGGGGCTGTCCCTCGTAAGGAGGTCCCATGCCAGAGCTTCAGGACACCATCCCGCAGCTACTCGAGCAAGTACGAGAGTGGGCAGGACTCGTTAGCGTTCATCGTGAGACCCTCGACCGCCTCATTGAGGTTGGAGAGAAGCGTCGGTTGGGCCGGGTGGATCAGATCCGCATCCGGAACCTACAGTACGATGACGACCGCATCTGGGGAGACATCGTAGGCTCCCAGGGCGACATCTACACTCCTCACATCACCCTACGCCCCCGACGCGGACACCTCTGCACCTGTGAAGATTGGCAGAGGAATGGACGCCGTGTTGGACCGTGCAAGCACGTACTGGCCTTGGGCATTCACGCACGCGATGAGAGGATGGAGCCTGCCGCGCTCCATCTGAGCCGACAGCTTGACGCCATCGAGCGGCTCCTACAGCAGACCCTCGGCGGCGCACACTTCGGAGAGAACCGATGAGCATTGACCACCTGTTCCGTACTGCCGGAGTGTTTGACCCGGTATTGGACAACCGCATGGATTGGCTGTGGGCTTGGGACGATCGTCGGAAGCTCGCCTACGTCAAAGAGGAAGTCCTTGACCGCCTTGAGGGCGAGTTCTACGAGTACCTTGAGCAGCAGGGATGGCCCGGACCAGTCAGTGATTGGGTGCTTGCAATGGGCATTCAGGGCGGTGCGGCCTCCTACCAGTGGAACGACACCTCGGACGTTGACGTCATGGTGGTACTCGACTGGCTCAAGCTGTTCGCAGAGATGGGGAAGTGGACCCTGGCTCAATTCACCGCCGTTGACCTGGCTGAGCAGCACGTCTTCGTTGCTCGAGGTGGAAGGGTATCTGGACGGCATGTGAAGCGGAAGCTTGAGCAGTGCATCTCCGGGCGTGGTGTATGGCAGGGAAAGGGCATCCGGAACAAGGCCGTCCTCAAGCAGCTTGCTCCCACACACCCAATCGACTACAGCATCCAGCGCGGGCTACACCACGGCGACATGAGGTTCGACGGACAGCCTCCCATTGTGGACGCCTCGAACCTGAGCTCCTACCTCGTTGATCTCCCCACCAAGCGTCAGCGTGATGAGAAGGGACGGGGCAAGGACGACACCGTCTGGATGAACGAGATCAAGAAGCCTCCCACGGGCTTCAACCTCGAGAAGGACGCCCCTGAGCTCTACCAGAAGGGCATAGGCTCGTTGCGCGGCGTGACCATGCCGTTCGACTTCCTCTACGATCCAAGCAGCCCGAAGGACATCGTCAAGGGAATGGAGGTGCTTGGACGGCGCTTCTCCGAGTTCATGAAGGGACGCACCGAGGGCTACCGCGCCTGGGCCAAAAACCCTGGCCTCTACTCAGTGACCGTGAACGGCGAGACCTACGGCCACCCGGACTGGTTCCCGAACAACATCGGCGTGAAGCTCCTTGAGAGCACTGGCCCCAAGGACGGGAAGAAGCTGATCAAGGAGATCCTCCGCAAGAAGAGGACATGGGGCAACATCCGGTACGTGCAGCGCAACTTCGGCCAGGTGAAGGCTGAGATCCGGGCGTTCCTCGGACCCAACTACGTCGCCATCCGCCGCCTCATGGCTGCCAAGTGGAAGGGACGTCCCTTCCGGTTCAAGAATCCCCGCGTTGCCTCTGCCAAGATTGCCAAGCTCGCCACGTACTACGGGAGTCAGGTATCCACCACTCCAGAGCCTTGGATGATTGAGCTGGAGAACCTGTTCCAGAAGAAGTGGAGGCGGGCGAACATCCACATTGACAGCAGCATCTCCATGGGGTCCGTAGTGGACCACCGGCTCAAGGTAGGCAAGTACACCATCGTGAAGATGGAAGTGGGCGGGTGGTCAAACGCGAGCAAGACTCGAGACTGCCTTGTGTACCCGAACGTTGCTGGAACACGCGGAATGAAGGACCTGTTCCGGAGACAGAAGGACATGCCTGATGGCCGCAAGGTGTTCAAGCAGGTTCTCGCACTACTTACTCCGGAGGGCATTGCGACTATTTCTGGATCACGGGGCAAGCCTGACCCGGCGCATATGGCCGCGATTGCGGTGGCTGTGAAAGCTGCGAAGCACTCCGTGATCAACATCCTGCCCGGCGCTGACATCACCTGGAATGAGTGGGGGTCCATTGCCAGCGGTGAGTACACTCTCCAGGGCGAGTTTGACCCTGACGGTGGCGAGGACTCGTGGAAGGCCCTGAAGATGCTTGAGGTGAAGGTGAGCTTCGAGGACAAGAAGTACACCGTGAGCACCCTCGGCCAGGACGACTTTGCCAAGACCCCGCGCGGGATGGTGAGCCTGCTGGACAAGTACCTGCGACGGATGATGAACAAGGGCTTGCGCGCTCTTGACCCCTACGTCAAGGAGCTGATGCTCGGGAAGATCAGCCCCGACGATGTGATCCGCAAGGTGTTGAGCGCTACCGTGGAGTACGAGTATGTTGACGGCAAGAGCTTCAGCTCACGCATCAACCTTCAACTCCGCAAGCGGACCAAGAAGGAAATCCCCGGCAGCATGATCATGCAGTGGGTGAAGGACAACTGGCGCGAGGTACAAGCCGCACTCCCCAAGAAGGCTCCACCGACCTACGGCCAGGTACATGGCGTCGACAGTGAAAGGGACCGGCACATGGCAGACATGGTGTTCCCTGACGTGCGGAGCGAGCGACACAATGAACTCGCCTACCGTGAGTCCTCACAAGAGGCTGGCAACAGCATTGCGCATTGGAGCGCCTCAGCAGAGAGCGCCTACCGCGTTGAGTACCACGTCAATGACGACGGCTACGACGATGAGGATGATGAATTTGACGATGAGGATGAGATCGAGGTGGACGAATGGTAACCCAGGACACAATCAACCACCTTGCGAACGTGGCGGCTCGGATGCGTCTGAGTCCCGCGCGTGTAGCCTCTGACGATGGCATCGTTGAGGTGCCGCACTCGTTCCACAAGGTGAAGGTCGAGCCAGCCAAGAAGAAGCCGTTCGTTGGCTACGTGGACTTCCAAGGGCTTGAGATTGACATTGAGGTCAAGGCCGGACAGTACCGCGAGAAGACCAACCCTGAAGGCAAGAAGTGGAGGCGCTACATGCACCACCACTACGGCGAGATCAGGGGGACAGAGGCCACAGACGGCGACCTGCTTGACGTGTACGTTGGCCCCAACCACGACAGCTCACTCGTGCTTGTCATTCACCAGCACATGCCTGACGGCGGGTTCGATGAGGACAAGGTGATGATCGGCTTCGACTCTGTAGAGGAAGCCATCGGGGCCTACAAGAAGCACTACCCTCGACCGGGCTTCTACCGCGAGGGTGAGCACAAAGCGTTCCCCATCGGACGCTTCTGGCGTTGGGTGAAGGATGAGCGCAACCACGGCAAGAAGGTAGCTCTCGAAAGGTGACTTGATGGTTCTTGGTGTTTGATGGGTACCTTCCTACCCGGAGAACCTTGATGCCGTTTGACCCAGAAGCTCCTGCACCGTGGCCCGAGACGGAGGCTGAATTCCTCGCCTACGTCAAGAGCGCCATCGAGCACCCTCACGACTACAACACCTCGGCAGCGGCCTTGGGTCTCATTGCCCAGGCAGCGTTCAACTACGGCGCGGGCCAGATGGGTAACAGCGGCTTCCAGGCGGGTTGGGCCGGGCTGAGCTTCATGCGTGGCGTCCGCTCCCTGAAGGGACCTTTCGCCATCCTCTCCGCTGACCAGTTCATGTATCCGCAGTACGGAACTGCTGCGGAGAAGGTGACTGAGTACGAGGCCTCGTGGGCACCGTGGATGAAGGAGCGCGCTCAGGAACTCATCGACGAGTCCCGTAGCGGCGTACACCCCGGAGTCATGGCGCACTGGCAGAGCCTCGCCAACACGAACCCGGAGCCGTACCTCGAGCCCCCAGTTGTGGAATCCGGGCCTACGGTTCACAGCCGTGCCGCGATCCTCATGGATGATGAGGAGCAGCTCCAGGCTGAAACCCGCGCGTTGCCTTCCGCCTCCTTGCTGTTGGCGGATCGCTACACGCCGGATCTACTCATCAGGATCCAGGCTGCCGAGCAAGGGACGCTGCCCGAGCCCTCCTGAGCCTCTCGTCTACATCATCAGCCGGGCGTGCCGCCTCTACTTCGGCCTCCGCTCTTGCGAGTGAGGCCGTCGCTACTCGCTTGAGTCCGCCCTCAAGCTGAGCAAGCTCAAGCTCTACGGAGATGAGGTCTGAGATCTCCTCGCGGGTGTGGCCGCACAAGTCCTGCTCCGTACCGGAGGGCACGGCCACAATCACCGGCTTCTCAACGATGCGCTCCACAATGCGCTCCTGAACCACCAGCACCTCAACGATCTGCACCTCCGGCGCGGGTGGGGATTTCACCTCTTCGCGCACGGTGAGCTTCGCCTTCACGAGGAGCGGGGAGTCGGAGTCCCTCCAGAACTTCGCCTGAGGCACCACGGTCGCCTTCCTGGCGGAAGGCTTGCCCGCGAGGGCAATCTTGTCGGTCGGGCCTACGAATCGGTCGGAGCCTGACGCAGTGTCCATACAGTCAACCGCCGCAACGGTCACGAGGCCCGTGTCGTCATCCGTGAGGAGGGTGCGGAGGTGGTCGATCACTCGGTCTGGCGGTCCCTCGAAGGTGAATCCCTTGATCTCCTTGATGGGCACCTTCACTTCCTTGTAGTGCCCGTAGCGATCACGCTGGCTCTCGGTCTTGAACCATCGCTCCTTGAGATGGTCTGCCCAGCCACCCTTGCCTGAGATGGAGATGGTGAGCGTGAGGTCAGATCCTGCGTACTCCTCCAGGTCCGTTGCGAGGTTGGTGAGGATGTCTCGTGGGTGGGCACGGTAGCGGCGGTCTTTCCACACGCTCCGTTCCACCATCTGAGTCTCGGCTACCTCCGGCATGTGAATGTCGTGAGATTCAGCCATCGTCCTGTAGCGGTCCCGGTCACCCCCGGCACGCGCCAGGTCTTCATGAGCATCCGCCAACCGACGCTGGGCGTAGTCGAGGTCTTCCTGAAGACGGATGGCCCCAACCGGGTCAGAGTCCACGGGCTCGGGCTCGGGCATTGAGGCTTTTGCCCCAGCTACGCCCACCGCTACACCACCCGCTCCCGCCGCGAGGAGGGAGCCGATGCCGCCGATGGTGAGAAGGATGATCGTTACGGGTTCCATGTCTGTCCTACTGGAAGCTAACGCTGCCGAAGTTGTTGAGCATCACAGGTACGGTGTCTCCAACGTTCCTGTTCAGGTAGTCGGCGCGTTCTACGTTGATGGAGCCTGATCCAACCTCGGCACCATCCATGTAGCTCACGCCCACCGTGTAAATCCGGCGCGGGGAGTCCACATGGCGCGTGCCGCTGGTCCGGGCGGTCGGATCGTTGATGGTGTGGCCGGTGAAGGTCACTCTGTGGTTGGTCCCGCTTGCCCAGGCGTAGTACGTGTAGTCGCAGTACCGATGCTCTCGGTTGCACATCACATCCACGATGATGTCAGGCTGAGCCGTGCAATCCTCCGCTTGGATGTAGCCGCAGTTGAACCCCCCAGCACCGTCATCTGTACAGGAGCTCTGGTCGATGCTCGTGGTGTCTACCCACACGCACACGTCGGGCACCGTTTGAGTGGTCGTGCCACACACGTAGGTGTCGCTCGGGTCTTCCTTCATGCGGCAGTAGCCGACGTCCTCACCCGCACGCTCGCCGGAGTTCTTCCCGTTGGAAGGGGAGTAGCTGCTCGAGTCACGGAGGTTGCGCGCCCAATCCGAGTCGCTACGTTGCGTCCAGTTGTACTCCTGAGCCGTGGAGGTGCCGGTCAAAGATGCAACCTGTCCGTCCACCTCGTGAGCCGTGAAGCCCCACACAAGCAGGCCAATGAAGGCGATGATCGCCATCACAATTCCGAGGCCCGCGAAGATGCGTCCGAAGCCTCCGTCATCACCTCCACCACTGCTCGGATCAGGTCCACCGGGGCGCTGGATGTAGGAGAGGTGGCGCTTGCCACCACCGGCTCTCGGTGCGCTGTGGCGCGGAGTCGGTACGGGGGGAGGAGTAGTGGCCCGGCGTGGGGGTGGAGGAGAGGCGCTACGCACAGGCGCGCTCTCGGGCCGTGAGGTTGAAGCCTCCTCGAGGCTACCCACACATGAACCGCAGTTGGTGTTGTCGGCACGCATTCCGCGTCCGCAGTAGGGGCAGTGCTTGTCCTGTCCGTGGCTCAAGTCCGCTGTGTCTGCTGCTGAAGCCGCCTTGAGAGGTCCATCAGGCAGAGCGAGCTTCTGGAGCTCCTCCAACTCACGGGGGCTCCCGCAACCACGGGGACACTCGCGAGTTGTGCCTGGGTACTTGTTGCCGCACGAGTCGCATTCCCAGACGCCAACCACCTTGACGGTGCGTCCGCTGCGTGCTCCACGGGTTCTGCCGGTTTTTGCCATGATGCTACTCCTTGGGCTTCAGGAGTACAACGAGATCATCACCCGGATCCTCAGAGGGAGTCTTGGGCGGCGGGTTCCTCACCAACTCATCAATCAGGCTTCCCGCCATGTTGACTTCGATGTCTTCTCGTGGTGCGGGTTCCCGCGCGTCAACTTCAACGGTTAGGTCTGGATCGGGTCGTTTGGTCACTGTCTGAGCCTCCTTGCTGTACTACCTCAACGCGGTGAGGGCGGCACAGACTCAGAGGCTATCCCCAGCAGAATTCGATCCGGTAGTAGCCGTAGGGCAAACGCCCCTCTTGCACCTCCACCTGGAGGTACTCATCAATCGCGCTGAACTGGATGCCCCATTTGGACTCTCGGTGCGCCTCGAGGTCACGCTTGACGCTCTCGAGCGAGGCGGCGTAGCTCTTGGAGAGGGTGTCCTCGTTGAGGTCAACCTCAAGGGTGCCGCCGCTTTCGTCGCCGCCAACGTCCGAAGAGTCGTAGGACACGTCCTTGCCGAAGTACTCCTTGAGCACTCTCTCCATTTCCTCTTCGTCAATGGAGTGGGTGGTGCGGACTTCGGTACTGATGCTCAAACTCATGACGTGGCTCCCTTTGGGAAGAGAGACACTCTGAACTTACGAGAAGGGCAGTTCGACTTGACGAAACTCAGCCTTCCAGCCCTCAGCACGCTTGAACAAGCGGACTGCCTTGATGTCCTGACTCTCCGTCAGTGCGAAGCGGTGGTAGCGCCCAGCAGGAACCACAACCAGGTCACCCTTCTCTACGGTGACTCGCATCCATCCGTCAGTACTGTTGTCTGCATCTCGGATGTCAAAGGTGCCCTCACCTTCCACCACGAAGCGTACCTCGTCCTCGTCATGGCGATGCTCTTCGAAGAACTTCTGCAGCAAGGGGTCAAGCCCGTCGGTGCTGGAGTTCAGTGCCACCATGTCACGCTGGATGTACCCGTTGTCGGACGCCACCTTGTCCAAGGCCGAGTCGAACTCGTCCTCAACGTACTGGTATCCGATTCCGTTCGCCACAACCACGCCAGCAGTCAGCTCGCCTCGGTTGCATTCAATCCACTGTAGGTCTCTCATATTCCATTCCAATCGCGGCTGTTCAGCCTGTCGTAAAGTTTGAAGAGGTAGTCAAAGCACTCTGCCTGCGTTTTTGCCTGTTGCCAAGAAGAACCCCAGACATAGATGCCGTGGCTCCGCACAAGGACCGCATCCACGTCCGGGTGCCTATCCATGGCGTCACCGAGGCTGTCTGCAAGGTCACATTCGTGGGCCGTGTTGTTGATGACCGGGATGACGACGGAGTCATGGTAGCCTTTGCCACGCAAGCCCTTCACCATCTCACAGAAATCACCCCGGAGCTCAAACCGCCCGACGCCCGTGTAGAGGCTTGCCAGTACGGCACTCTGCTGGTGCGAGTGGATGATGGCACCCGCACCGCGCTTCACGAAGGCGTGCTGGAACAGGGGCCAGCACTGGCTCAACGTCAGCGTAGGGTTCAGGGGAGATTGAAGAACCTCGCCCTCAAGGTTGACCACGAACAGGTCAGAGCGGTGGAGCCGCTCCTTCTGAACTCCGGACGGAGCTACAAGAATCTGGTCGAGGGTCGGGTGCTTGATGGCAATGCCGCCGCCCGTACCCGATGCCCAACCCAACGTGTAGAACTGCCTACACAACCCGCAGATGAGCTCGCGTGTGGGGTGGTCGATTGCCAAGTAATCCATGCTGCCTCCGATGCCTCGATGGACACCGGAATTTGGCAGCGAGGGCTAAACGGAGTGCTTCCCCTTCCAGAAGGTAGCGACGTCAACGTCAAGCAGTCCACCATCAGGGTTCTCGCGAGCCTCCGAGCTGCTGCCGGAGGTCTCCTTCACGTCTTCGCGTGCAATCACCACATGCTCGGCCCTGAGCGGGGTCCAGTACCCGCCGATGCCATCAGGGTAGCCACCACGCGGGTACACGATGAAGGTCACGTTCTCAAGCAACCAGGGCACCTTGCTCCACTTGGACAAGTCATCTACGCAGTCGGTACCCATCACCCAGTAGAAGTCATGTCCGTACTGCGCCTTCAAGGCCGCGACGGTTTCCCAGGTGTAGCCGCTGAGGTCTGCCGTCTGCTCGATGAACGTGACGCTCATCTGGTCCTTCTCAGGGAACTTGGAGATCATACTCCACAACATCTCACCGCGATCCTCAATCGGCAGCATGTTCTTCTTCTTGTCCTGAGTAGCGGCGAAGGGGTGGTTGGCTGAAGGGACGTACCACACCTCATCCACGAGGCCCAACCGCAGCAGCTCCTGTCCGACGTTGCCGTGGTCCAGAGTGGGCGGGTGGAAGGAGCCCCCAATCAGAGCTACGCGCTTCTTGGTAGCTGGATCGGTGCGGGCGTCAAGGGCGGTACTCATGAGTTCTCCAGGCGCTGGGTGATGAGGTTCCACAGGCGCTGATGGTCGCGGTCTATTTTCATCTCGCTGTCGTATCCGTGATACCCGTTAGACGCCTTTCTATCGGAGGAGGCGTCTCTGAAAAGGTCTTCCGAAATCGGCTCGAGGACGGCTCGCAGATGATCACGCACCGAAGGGTACCAGATGTCAGTTACCTCTATCCGGTTGAGGATGTAGGCGGCACGACACAGGTTTGATTGCACCATCCAGTAAGCCCTTGAAGGCTTCAGGAGCTTCGCTTGGTCCGGCATGTCCATGATGGGGATTTCTGACATCCATCCTTTAGCAGATGCCTCACACATGTCGCATAACGCGAGGTGTCGCTCGCGTACCCCAAAGCCGAAGAGCCCTGAGCTGTGCTCTACGCCGGGGAAGGGTGCGCTGTGCCTCACCCCTCCGCTACTGCCACAAGCAGCATGTCCCTGTACGGGGTCTGCGAAGTGCCAGCCGTGACGTCGTATGGCCGGGCTCTCTGTAGGAGGCCAGCCTTGGAACCACCATCCATTCACGAAATCCGGTCCGCTCTTCCACTCGAGCGTGGGCTCCTCCTCGAACAGCATGGCGAATACAAGGTCGTACATTCTGCTCTCCCTAACGCCTCAAACAACCAGATACTCAGAGAAGTCAAGCCGTCATATTCCATTTGTAGACCTGCACCTCTGACGTATCACCTCTCGTGGAGCCATTCATGAACGACATCTATCGCGACCTACAGGCGGCGATTGCTGAGATGAAGACGGACGCCACGGGTATCCACGACGCATTCTCCAATCCCGCATTCGACACCTTCCTTGGCGGCAAGACCGAGGGGAAGACTGCCTACATCAGCGGCTCGGAGGATCAGCTCCGTGTACTCGGCTCCAGCATGATTGGACTTTTGGGCCTACTACGTGCCCAGGACTGGATCTACCGCCACGCACACTGGCAGGTTGGATCGGATGGCTTCTACGGCGACCATCTGATGTTCCAGCGCCTCTACGAGAACACAACGCTTGAGATTGATGGCCTTGCCGAGAAGACTGCTGGCTACCTTGGCGCACAAGTACTCGAGCCGGTGCTTCTGCTCCGAGTGGCTATGGATTGGGTTTCCCGTTGGGAGCAGATCGAATGCCCCTTCCGCCGCGCCCTACAGGCCGAAGAGGACTTCCAGAAGGCCGCTCAGACGGTGTACGACAGCCTGAAGACCTCCGGCGTGATGCCTCTCGGACTGGACGACTTCATCCAGGCTCTTGCCAACAGCCACGACTCCCACACGTACCTGCTCCAGCAGAAGCTTGAGTTCAAGGAGAGCAACATTGGGCGGCGCGCGGTTGAGATCAAGAAGCAGGCGAGCAGCAAGGTACGGACCGGCTCGATGCGCAAGGTGGCCTTCGGCGATCTGACTCAGTTCCTTCGCGTAGGGAACGACATGCTGATCCACAAGTGCGACCGGGACCTCTGGAAGCTCACCAAGGATGCAGACGGCCAGGACGTCATTGAGCGCCTCTACGAGGGCGACGTACTCAACTACTGAGGTGGATGTGTCTGATTTCGACGACATCGCGGCGGCAGAGAAGTTGGCAGCAGAGTTCATTGAGACTCCGCTGGAGCGCAGTGCTTCGCTGATGCGAACCGCAGGTGAAATTCGCCACATCAAGGACAACCTCAGCGCAGGCCGAGACTTCCTTGAGAACCACAACTTCCGCAAGGAAGACTATGTCACCTTGACCAAGCTGCTCTGGCAGGTATCAGTTGCACTCGGCCACACAAGCTCCGTGGTTGACACCTTCAGCCGGATCAAGAGCTTCAACCTCTCCCCTGACGGCAAGCTCGGGGGCATGGGCTACAACAAGAGCGTCACCGACATGCGTGCGGAGCTGACCAACGCATTGAACACCTTGAGCGGAGTGCAGGACACCCTGTTCGACGAGGTGAACGCCCCGCACTGGCGTGAGATCAAGGACAACCTACCCAAGAAGCAGAAGGAGCAGGTTGAGGAGATCATCGAGGACGTAGAGGAGATCAAGGAAGACCCCGAGGGCTACGCCGAAGACGAGTTCATTGAGGAGATCGTCAATGAAGGATCGTAAGGCATGGGGCGGAATGGTTTCGGAACGGAGCTTCGGCACACAGCCGCAGTCCGGACCCGCCGTTCGTGAGCGTGGCTACGGCCCAGGCCCCTACGGCTCCTGGAACGAGGACGAGGGTCGGGGTGACATCGAGGACGACGAGGGAGCAATCCTGAAGCGCAACCTCACGGGTGCTGATGACCAGTTCGATACTCTGTTCGACGCAGAGCTCAGAAGCAGCGTGCTCGTACTTGCAACTTCAAGATTGAACGCGCACCTCAATAGAGCGCTCACACAGACCATCCGAAAGAATCAGAGTAGAGACTTCTTCGCCGTACATGCACCAGCACTGGCGCTTGAGGTAGTAGAAGACGCAGTTCACGCATCCGCACTTGAACTCAGTATCCTTGGTACAGGGGCGCTATCGCCACGCGGTTTGACCAAGCTGATGGACCACCTTCTGACCGGTACCGAATCCCTTGTGGATGGGACAGCACGAAGGCTCATCGAAGGGTACAACGAGTACCTCGAAGCACGTGATGGTGAGCTCTGATGAAGCGCAAAGACAAGAGACGTGTAGAGGAAACCTCCGAGGTTGGGCACGGAAATCCGCTCAACACGAAGGTGTTCGAAGACAAATCCCAAGCCCGCGTCGTGTGGCCTACAACCCCCAGCGCAGACTTCATCTACAAGTCAACTTCAAACCGCATCCGTGTGCTGGCTTCCGCCATCCGAGGAGACTGAAATGCCCAAGCAGCCCGGAGATCTCTCCCACATCTTCGAAAACCCCGTCCCGAACCTGGACTGGCTTGACGTAGATGAAGAGGCTTACCGCCATGTTGAGAGACTGCCCCGGCAGAACCTTGACGCTGTCCCTGACCTCGTAGATGCCTGGACGCATCACGACATGGGCACGGTCCACCGTGTTCCTGCTCTTGATCCCGACACCGTGCGCGAGCACAAGTGGGCATCGACAGAGCACATGGAGGATGCTGAGCTACGCAACCTCGTATCGAGCGCTGTGAAGGACCGCCTTCACGCCGGTTGGGACGCACCGAAGCTTGCCGCGTGGGTACGTGAGAACGTTCACCCAGACCACATTGCTATGCTGGTACCGACGCTACAGAGCGTTGCCAACGAGCACGCCATGCTCGGACAGATGCAGCGCGACGTGACTTTCGAGGTGCAGGACGGTAGTGCGATTGACGAGTATCACGCTCGCCTTGACCTGCCTGCCGTGCCGGAAGAGAACGACCAACTCAATGCCTTCCTCGCTCAGCCCATCCGCACGCACCGCGACTACAACTCGAGTGACCTCCGCACGCACGTGACGGAAGATGCGAATGCCCAGGTAGCGCGTGACCGACGTGCCTCCGGCAAGTACGAGCCGCCGAGCGCTGACTTCCAGAGCGCCGTTGAGCGTTCCCTCTACAGGGACCTCAGCCAGAAGATGATGGCTGCGAAGGGACGTCTGAGTGCCTCCCTTGAGCGTCGGTTTGCCCGCGCGGACAGCGATGCCATCACTACCCTCGCTTCTGAGCAGAACCTCCTGGGTAGCGTCTACGTGCGCCCGGACCAGTTCCGCACATGCCACGACGCCAACGACTTCTTCCGCCGTCACCACAACGCCGCTGAGTTCATCCTTGAGATGGACAAGTGCAGTGGCTGCCACTTCAACCGCGAAGGCGGCTGCTCCCTCATTGGGAAGCAGGTGGTGAAGGACATTCCCTACACCGAAGAGGTGCTCGCCGCTGAGGTGGCTCAGCTCCGTGACGCAGGGACGCTCGACGCCAAAACAGCCGAAGGTATCCTGAGCCGCATTGGCTCTGTGGATGTTCGGGACCTCCTCGCAGAGGCTCACGGCGTACTTGCTCCGGTTGAGGTAGCTGACTACCAGCCGAAGTATGACGCTCAGCAGATGCAGACCCAGCAGCAGGTAGTAGATGCCAAGGCTGCGACCATCTCACATGCCATCCCTCAGAAGCACGCCAGCGTCGTGCGCTCTGCCTACCAGGCGGCGTACAAGGGTGTTCACGGCAGCGCACTCCAGAACCACTTGGTAGAGCGCTTCGGTGCCCCTGCTGTGGTTGCAGCGGGTAGCCACATCCGACCGATTGTTCGGATGGCCGGACTGCTCGGAAACGTGGTGCTCGATGTGCGTGGGTTCCGTAGCGCCAGCGAGGCCAAGAACTTCCTCACCGACAACCGGCTCCACCCTCAGTTCCTCCTCAAGGAAGGCTGTGGCGGCGCATGTGGCGGGCCGAGCTCTGCTCCCGACCCCGCACGCGACTTCCCGGCACTGACCCTCATCAACTACGGCAGCATCGGCCAGTTTGAGATTGAGGCGAGTGAGGCGGTTGACAAGCTCGAGATGAATGAGCGAATCAGCTCGGAACGCGCACTCGAACTGCGTACTTTGGTTGGATCGACCAACTCCTGGGACATCGTTCAGGCTGCCTACATGAGCCCGCGCCCGGCTGCTATTGCAGGACCTGAGCGTGTTGCCCGTGTATCCACCCCGCAGGTGACCAAGAAGCAGGTACAGGACCAGTTCCGCACCGCCGCGCAGAGAGAGGAAGCCCGCATCGCTTCCGCGTTGATGGCTCTGATCGACCGTGAGGTAGAGGCCGACACGATCTCCACCGAGAAGGCTGCGGAAGCGAAGCAGCAGGTTGAGGAGCGCACAAGCACTCGCCAGCAGGTACTCCGTGACCTCGCTCAGGAGCAGGAGCGCTACGCTCGGTACAAGAAGGCTGAAGCCGACCGCAAGTTCGTGGCCTCCATGGCTGACCTGAAGGTGAATGTACGCGCACCCGGCGACGTTGATGTACCCACCGTGGATGCCAGCGTGGTTCGGAAGAGTCGCCCCGCCCGCATCAGCTCCACCCAGCGTACTTCCTTCAGGAAGCGTGTTGTGATGGCGATGAACCGTGGCGTTACGGGCTCCGGACTTCAGAGCTGGATTCGGAACAGCTTCAGCCCCGAGCTCTACAACAGCGAGGCCAACTTCCTCCGGCAGGCGCTGGTTGATGATGGCCGAGGCATTGGCGCGCACTACATCGACCCCCGCCCCTACAACGCATGTGACCAGGGTGCCAAGCAGGTTGCAGACAGCCCCGCTCCCTACGTGAAGGCGATGGGTAAGTGCAGCGGATGTGTGTTCAAGAGCGCGAACAACAGGTGCCAGGTGTACGACCGACAGGTTGTGGCAGAGGTACCTGAGATGCCTACCGTGACACAGGAGCTCAGCAACCCTACTCCCGTAGGTATTGACCCCTCGTTGGAGTACGGCCTCGGAGGCTACCTCGACGTGGACTACAACGCTGAAGCGGAAGCCGTTGACCTTGACGTTGGGTTCGACGATCCCATGGGAGAGCTCTTTTGATCTCTGACCGCCTACACCGCCTCGCCCGTTTGATTCAGGCCGCGCCCGAGTACGGCGACGGACTCGTCGACGATTCTGACATTCCCCAGCATGAGCGTGAGCTGTTCCAATCGGAAGGCAAGCAAGTACAGAAGATGCTTGAGGACTCTCGGGACGGTATTGAGGGGGAGGATCACGAGGACAAGCGCCTCAGTGAGATTGAAGACCATCCCCTCTACGATGACATCTCCAACCTTGCCCGATACAACATCCCGAGCGAGTACCAGACAGGTACACCTCCCCCCGGACCCTCCGCTGAGCAATCAACGGGCGGCGTAGAACCCACTCAGTAGGAGACTGCCATGCCGACCAACAAGAACGACCTTTCCGACGAGGAGCTTGACTCCATCATCGAGACTTTGGACATGGATGCCGAAGACGAGATCGAGGATCGCGGAAGTGAGCTTGTAGTGGTTCGCGCCGCAGCTACCAAGAGCCCAAGCCGTGTACGCGCGGTTGACACTGAGGCCATCCCCATTGATGACGAGACCCGTCGCCGTATGGAGAAGGAGAGTGGCCGGGTGGACGACAAGCTGCTCCGCACCATGCAGGGCAACGTGGGCGATCCTCACGTACTCAGCACCGCCGCTGAGGAGCTGGCTGAGGAGATCTACGCTCTCAAGTTTGAGCGTGAGCGTCTTGAGACTGCTGGCCGCGACATCACGAACGCCTCCGGGCGGCGCGTGACGGCACTGAAGGCTCTGATTGACACCGCACTGAAGCTCAAGGAGCTCACCGCTGAAGAGCCGGTGGACTTCAACTCGACCCAGATGCAGGTGATCATGCGGCTCCTGTTCGGCAAGATCCGCGAGAGCCTTGACACCGCTGGGTACAAGAAGAACGACATCCAAGCCTTCTTCCAAGTGTTCCAAGCGAACATGGAGACCTTCCAGGTAGAGGCTCAGCGCACAATCGACCAAGAACTGCACCGGAGCTGACATGCCACTGACTTACTACATCAGCAAGGAAGATGACACCCTTGCCGACTTCCGGAACAAGGTGGTGTTCCGGCATTTCCTCCGCAACGAGGCAACCATCCGGACCACCTTGGGTGACACGGCGGGAGTTGAAATCCCTGACCGCCTCTGGCGAGACGTGCTGCAAGCACTGCGCTCCCCAGCCCCTAAGCACCCGGCTGAAGACGGCTTCTACGACAAGGTGCTCTCCCTGACATTCAAGAGGAAGTGGAACATGGACCTCAAGCTCGAATCGAACCTGCTCAACTTTGACTTGTTCTCCACTCTGATGCCCATCGTAGCCAGCCTCCACGAGGCCGGAAACTCCGGTGACCGCCTCAGCTCTGAAGTGCTTGACATCGTTCGCATGGCTCGCGCTGACAAGCTGGCACTCAGCCCGCTACAAGAGGAGTACCAGACCTACTTCCGCGAGCTCATGGAGCAGCACGGACTGAAGAGCATCGCAGGCGGTAGCCCCGAAGCACTCGCAGCCTTCTTTGGCGACGTCAAGGGCGGCTGGGTGAAGGGCAAGGGCCGCAAGAAGAGCAGCGAGAAGCTCTCCGTGGACGAGCGTGCCTTTGAGCGTGCCGTTGACAAGCTCGTTTCTTCTCACCTCGAGCACGCAGAGCTCGACGACCTCTCGGGACCTACTCAGGTTTTCGTGGACGCCGTGAGTGAGGCAGAAGATCGCGCACAGGGGTTCTGATGAACACAGTTACCTCCATCCTCCAGGAGTTCAGCAAGCCTGACAAGGACAACGAGGACTTCGTTGACATCGTCACGTTCTGCGAGTCAACCTGGGGACTCAACACTCGACTCTGGCCCGCTCAGCGTTGGCTACTCAAGCTGTTCTACGGCGTACCTCTCAGCATTGAGAAGCCTGAGGTGATGCTCGACGGAAAGCTCTTCCACGGCATTCCCGTACACGACCAGTTCATGATGGAACTGAAGTACGAGCTCAGCGAGAAGGAGTTCCTCCGCTACCTTCACAACGAGGGGCGCTGCAACGTCAAGGAGCAGGGCGAGATCTACACCGACCTCCTCCTGTCGGTTGGACGCCGTGGCTCTAAGTCAGCAATGACCTCGATGATCTGCGCCTACGAGATCTACAAGCTCCTTGCCCGCGTGAATCCGCACGACCACTACAAGATGCTCGAAGTGGGCCGCATCAGCATCAGTGCTGTAGCAACCAGCGCCCGCCAGGCTTCCATGCTCTACAACGTGGCGCGCGGCTACCTGACGAAGTGCCGCTATTTCGAGCCGTTCATTGCCAGTGACACCGCTGAAGGCATGGTGTTCCGTACCCAGGCCGACATTGACCGCTACGGCCCGGACGCCAAGGGATCCATCGAGCTCCTGTTCCGTCCGGCTATTGGACGAGGCCTCCGTGGACCCGCCAACATCGTATGCGTGTTCGACGAGTTTGCTCACTTCGTGGCAGAGGGCCAGAGCTCCGCTGAAGAGTGCTACGAGGCCGCAACGCCTTCGACGGCTACCTTCAAGGACCCCAAAACGGGCGAGCCTGAGGGAAAGGTGATCTGCATCTCCTCGCCGCTCAACAAGGCCGGGAAGTTCTACAAGCTGTTCACGCAGGGAATGGAGGGCCGCTCTGAAGGACGCCTCTGCATCCAGGCACCTTCGTGGGAGATCAACCCCACGATTGCAGGTAAGTACCTCCGCAAGAAGTACAAGGAAGACCCCGCCAACTTCCTCGTTGAGTTCGGAGCTGAGTTCTCCGACCGACTCCACGGTTGGATCCGCAGGGAAGACGACCTGCTCCAGTGCATCGACCCTGACCTCCGACCCCGTGGTGGCGGCGCTACTCGCGTACCTCACTTCATGGGCGTTGACATCGGGCTTGTCAACAACGGTACGGCGATCTCCATCGTACATCTTGAGGGCGACCAGATCGTACTCGACTACATGGACGTTCGGTACGCTGGCGTTGGCCCCTACAAGGACATGGACCAGCTTGACTTCGAGAGTATTGCGCAGTGGATCTTCGATCTGAGCAAGAAGTTCTACATCTGGCGCGGCTCCTTTGACCAGCGAGAAGGCCTTCCTCTTGAGCAGGCACTCCGCAAGCGCGGACTCCAGCAGTTTGAGATGGAGTACGCCAGCCGCGACAAGAACTCCAAGAAGTACCAAGCCTTCAAGCTCCTGATGCTCGACAAGAAGATCCGCCTGTTCGATTGGCCCATTGAAGAGGGGGACGAGCACTGCGACTACATCAAAGAGCTGCTCAGCCTTCAGGAGAAGCGCCTCAGCAAGTACCAGATTGAGGTGGCTGCTCCCAACCTGCCTGGCAGGTTCGACGATCAGGCTGACGCCCTGGCCCGCGCCATTTGGCTCGCTCAGGAACGCATTGGCGACAAGAAGTTCGCTCGAGTGGTTCACGGCATGAGCAACCGGAACCCCGGACTACGTGGGAACGGCAAGGGCTACTCCACACACCGTTCGCACCAGCTCAAGAAAGCACGCAAGAACATGTACGTGCGCAAGCGCAAGTTCTTTTGATCCCAGACCGGACATATTCCTTTTGTACCGGGCTGAGATGAGACACCTACTACCCCCTTTCGGGAGATCCCAACATGAACTATGATAAGCTCGCCCAGAGCCTTGCACTGGAAGTGCTGGGTTCTACCGACGTAGAAGCCCACGACAAGGTCGCCATCAAGCCCGAGACTGAGAAGTTCGTGGAATGGTGCATCATGAAGAACGACCGCGTATCTCAGCGTGAGTGCGCCACATTCCTTGAGCGTCAGGGTGTGCCCCACAAGGAGTACAAGCCCTCGAAGCGTGGACAGCCACTGGCGCGCGGTGAGATGGTTCGCATCGACAAGCGCAAGGTGCCCGGACACCTTCAGGACCTCCTCGGCCCTCTTCACGACGCTGTTGCCACTATCGACGAGGTTGATGGTGAGGACGTGATCCTGAACTTCGAGGATCCCCGCCTGCCCAACATCCTTCGGGTTGAGGGTGGTACCAAGGGCTCCAAGGTTGGCCTCTACCGCCACACGCCCGCAGCCGCAGCTACAAGCAACGGCGAGCCCGGTGAGGACGGAGACCGAAGCCGCGCTTCCAAGATCTTCGAAGTGGTGTACTTCTCGAAGAAGGGCGGACCTCCTCCGAGTGCAGACAACCTCAAGCTGGTGCAGGACTACGTGGACCGTGGTTCCGACAAGGGCGAAGAGCGCTCGCGCATCTACTACACCGGACTCGTACTCAAGACCCAGGACGCCAAGAGTGGCGCGGTGAAGGACTGGTACTTCAGCCTCTTCCCGCAGCAGCGTGCAACCTACCCACGCTCCATGAACCCGACTACGGGCCAGGTGCTCTACCTCGGACGTCTGCGCAAGCGCCCCTCCGGTTGGGAGAAGGAGTACGATGAGTGGGTGATGGCTGCAGCGACAGAAGAAGAGGGCGAGTAGACCCAACTGGCTGACGAGGAGCTACCGTGGGAGTAAGAGACAACCATCAGCAGAATCATGACGTTGTAATTCAGTACAAGGGGATGAACGTCCCCGTGTACGTGAATGACACGCTTGCGTCGAGTGGTGGTGATGGTGCTGATGGCTGGCGCGGAGGGCAGTGGGTGATGTACACCTCCAACTCCTTCGGACCGGCCAACAACGTCAAGAACATCCGAGTGGTGGGACAGAGTGATGGCACTGCCGCCACTGGGTTCCTCATTCGTGGATCTGACTTTCACCCTCAAGTTCAGACGCCGGGCAGTTTTGACCTCCGGAGCACGGAGTACAACTACTCTTCCTACAAGCCGTCGAGCACGCGCGTCGTTACCATGATGTTCGATGGGACCTTCGTCTTCAAGATGTTCGAGAAGTACACCTTTGGAGATCGGACCTCCTCAGGAATCGCACTTTCCTATTCACTGAATGACGCGGTTTACGTCAGTGACAGGGGATACCTAACCACCCTTGCCGATGCTACAGCGGCAGGGATTGGCACACCGATCCAGGTTGGAACGGTGTGGATGATTCCCTCTACTGACAACGACAATACGCTCGGTGTCGATATCCGGTTGTTCTGATGGCCGATGGTGTTCTGGAACTGATTGCTCAAGAGGCATCCGCACGCGCAGACGCGGTGGCGGCAGCATCCAGGCTCTCTGAGATTCACGCTCAGATTGAGCAGTTGGCAGTAGCTGACGACAGGGCCGCACGGCAGGACCCTCTATACAGGAAGATGACCACCGCCCACAGCGGCTTCATCATTAGGTTGCGGAGAACCAAGCGGGCTGTGAGCTCTGCCTTGGGAGCTCTGCAATCTGTTTCGGTCCCTGACTACACAAGGCCCGAAGATCAGATAGCCGCACGAAACAAAGAAATAGAACGGGTCGCCGCACGCAGAGAGCAGCAAGCTGCTCGACGCGCCGCAATCGCCGCCCAGCAGGAGAATATGAATGCCTGACGACAACAACAACGAAAGTAGTGGATCTGGTGCTCCGGCACCCGGACCCACAATCTCCCGACGTGGCAATGATCAAGTCATCGCTCGACGTCTGAAGCGTGTTGCCCGCTCCACCAATGGCGTACAGTTCAACACTCGTGTTGGTGCTCCGGGTGGTGGTGTAATCCAGAGCTCTGGATTCAACTTCTTCAGCCCTCAGCTCAGCACGGACTTCCTCGAGCTGCCTCAGAGTGACCGTGAGAAGCACGAGTGGTTCAGGCACTACTACGAGACTGACCCCATGGTTGGGCAGGCACTCGACATCCTGACCGAGATCCCCTTGAGCAAGGTCCGCCTCTCCAAGCCGAAATGTGAGGACAAGGAGACCGCTGACAAGGTGATGGCCTACTTTCAGAAGATGGTGGATGATCTCAGGCTCACACGACGCCTGCACGAGATCACGCACCTCTACTGGTTGGACGGCAACGTCTTCATCTTCGCTGAGGACGATGACAAGGAAGGCGAAGACTACCGTGGGTGGCGCAAGCTCACCATCCTTGAGACCGATCAGGTTGACGTCAAGGGCTACAGCTTCTCCGACGAAGTAGACATCGAGTTCGTACCCTCGGAAGAAGACCGTCGCGCCGTGCGTGACGCCCAGGTTGACCCCCTTGCCATGCGCAAGGTTGAGAAGATGCCGCCCGAGATCGTGGAGTACATCCAGATGGGAGAGAACCTCCCCCTGGACTCCGATCCCATGCAGGGCTCTTTCTGCTACCACCTTGCTCGTAGGCGTAGGCCTCGCAGCAAGTTTGGCTCCTCCATTTTGGAACGGTGCCTGCGCGTGTTGCTGTACCGCGACAAGCTACGTCAGGCTCAGACAAGTATCGCAAGCCGCAACATGACCCCGAAGCGCGTCGTGTGGGGAGAGGGGCTTGACGAAATGCAGGTTGATGAGCTCCGCGAGATGGTGGACCTTGCCCTGATGGACCCTGACTTCTCCATTGTTGCCAACTACCAGGTGAACTGGGAAGAGTACGGTAGCAACGACCGCCTGCTTGACCTGAGCAACGAGTACGACATCACGGACCGTCAGCTCATGGTTGGCCTTGGCGTGACGCTCGAGCTGCTCACTGGCGAAGGTACGTTCACCGGCAACCGGTTGAGCCTGCACGTCATGAACGAGCGCTTCATGAACTACCGCATGATGGTTCAGGAGTACGTTGAGGACTTCCTCTTCAAGCCCGTAGCAATCAAGATGGGATTCGTGGAGAAGGATGCGTGGGGATACGACAAGCCCATCTACCCGCGCCTGAGCTTCAACCGTATGGCACTGGCCGACAACCAGGACGTCTTCAGCGCCCTGTTCGACCTGTACCAGAAGGGAAGCTTGCCCGTGAGCTTCATCCTCGACCTCTTCAACATCGACGCTGCTGACGTGGAAGAGAAGCTCCAGCGCGATGCATTCACGCTCAATGACGCCAACTTCAACGAGGCGATTCGAAACGCCTTGGGTGACATTGGCGGACAGCTCGCGGAGAAATCCAACCTTCTGGATATCGTCGTTGAGCACCTTGGACTGAAAATCAAGGAGAGCGCGGGGGAAGAGCGCTTCTGATCTTCGGCTCATAATCCTTTTGTAGACGGGGGGTCCCGAGCTCACCTCTACCGGGTCACACATCAATGGGTCATCGCGTAGCGACAAAATCCGAAGCTGAGAAGCAGGACGAGTACTCCAAGGGGCAGATTAAGCCTGCCCCTAAAGAGAAGCCGCCCCGCTACGACAAGCGGAAGGAACGCTACCGCGAGGACGATAGTGACTTGCAGAGGAAGAAGGAGAAGAAGGACTTGAGCATGAAGAGCCATGTAGCCATTGAGGAAGCAGCCATCCGGCTTGCTTTGCAGTTCCGAGGTGTAAACCCGGACCTTGGCGACGTACGCGCGATTCACGCCAGTGTGGACGTTGACATCAACGATCCCCGCTCGTGGCCGACTCTGGCTGCCGCTACCTTTGCCCGGCTGGATAGCCGGTACAAGCAGGCACGGTACACCCGCGTCACACGCTCTCCTTGCGGCACCAAGTTCATTCAGGGTGAGCCTCTACCTGAGCGCCAGACCAACACGGCAACGTGGCCGGTGTGGAACCGAGTGGAGCCTTTCAACCCTTCAATGATCACAGCAGACGACCACGACAGGCTCGTGACGACTGCAAAGACTTCAGTGGACGCTCGCGTCCTCGCTGATAACCGGGACGCGGCGTTCCGGAAGGCCCTGGATGAAACAATCTGGAGCCTTGATGGTGGGAAGTACGCGGGCAAAATCGACGCGCCTACCTATCTGACTCTTCTGAACAGGCTCGGCGGCTTGGACTACGACCTTCACCATGAGGTTTATGTTCCGTCCGAAGTGAATGAGCAGAAGCGGGCCGACAAGAAAGACCAGTTTTTTGACCCGTCACAGTACTACGGCAGGCCTGCCGACTCCCACATCGACCCCGGTGTGACTAAGGATGAACGGTGGCGCAAGCTGTTTGAAGACGGTGGCGTCATTCAGCGAGATCCTGACGACGACTACCTCGACAACTTCCGCAACCCGACCATTTGATCCCCCAAGGAGCTCAACCATGAGAACTCTTACTGCACGCGAGGCCGGACGCTACGTTGGCCGTCTTTCCAGCATCGCCAAGACCCTCGAAGCCAACTACGAAGGCCTCGGTCTTTCTCAGAAGCAGGCTCTGGACTTCGCCTTTGAGGTGGACTCCATCTGCGACGAGATCGAGCGTACCTCCATCGCTACTGCTCAGAAGCAGGCCAAGCTGCTTCAGGGTGATCCCCAGGACCCCGAGAAGTACATGGCGGACAACTTCGGTGACAGCCCCGGCTACATCGAAGGCCAGAAGACGAACCCCGACGAGACGTACATGCAGACCTTCGAGTACCAGGGCGGTGGCGTACACCCCACCCAGGGCTCCGGTTCTGTAGTGACGGAGCGTACTGAGAGCCCCATTCAGGAGCTCAGCCAGTACTCTGACGGATTCAAGAAGCAGCCTTCGCAGCCCTACGTTGGTGGCAGCCCGCACGCTGAGGTTGGCCGCAAGGCTTCCACTGGCGCTCGGTACGTCCGTCAGGCTCCCAAGCGCTCCTGAGCGATGAGGGCCTGTCAGTATGAGGTACGCAACACCGGAACCATCATCAGTGATCCACACCGCAGCTCGTGACGAGTTGGGGCGTGGTGGTACGACGCTTTGGCGTCATGCTGACAATGGATTCACGGTGATTGTGTACCAAACACATGACGAGCCCGAAGGCTCCCTCGGGAGCCGGGATGACTACGACATGATTGAGCTTCGGGTGGTTTCCGCCCGTTGCTCAGCCAGAGACTTCTGGAATCGTGACGTACGCCGGGTAACGCACAAGAAGTGGTCGTGGTTTCTCGCGTGTATGGATCCTGCCAAGGACTATGACGCGATGAAGGTGGATATGAAGGGTTCCGGCTACCGGGACACTTGGTACTCCTTCGATGACTACGAAGGGTTGGTAGACAAGGCGGAAGCCGAAGGCAAGAAGGCTGTTGCAAGCCTGGACCGCATTCGGAGCTCAACCGTTGGATCTCACGAGCCGTGGGCGAAAGCCTACAAGCTCGACAAGGGTGGAGCCAAGGACAAGTTCTGGGCATGTGCCGTATTCGCTGACGACTTCAACTGGGTTGTGAAGATCGACTACGGCGTGCTCCGCAACTTTGGCCGCATCTACCCACGCTACTGGGAAACCGGACACCTCTTCGACAGCTACCAGCGGGCAGAAGCCTTTGCTCAAAGCAAGGCGAAAGCACAGGTGGGCAAGGGCTTCGTAGAAGACTCCTCCACCAGCACCCTTCGCATTTTGAAGTGGAGCCTCGCGGCTGCCATTACTGATGCGGACTCAGACGGAGGGGCCTCCTGATGGCTGACAAGAAAGCATTCGTTGACTACTGGCTCTTGGCGAAGAACTTCGCAAGAGGCGACGTCGTTTACCGAAGGAACAGCCTCGACGGGGGGGCTTCCGATGTGAGTGGGACGGTGACCGCCGTACACCCCGGAATCGGATTCGTTGACGCTGAGTTCCCATGGGGCAATGAGCGTGTGAGTGCGGATGAGCTGGTGATCGCGAACCCGAACTACGTTCGCACGATCCCGCCGCAGTACGACACCTCCTACAGCAGCTACGACATTGCGCAGAGCCACATTGAAGACGGCACCGCCGTTGGATACAGCTACGCCTGGCCCAAGAGAGCCTCAGCGGCTCCTTTTGTAGACCGCGCAGAGCATCTCGCTGCTCACTACTTCGACGCCCAAGCCAAGCTCCAGGTAATGGCCCAGCAGTGTGCCTTCAAGGGCCTGAGCCGCGTCGACAGCTTCCGAGCCATCACCTCCGTGTGCAAGGCCCCGGACCACAGTGTACGCCAAGCAATCTACTGGACAGCCCCCGGACGCAGGTACCGCATGAATCGGCGGGAGCTCGATGACGGCCTGCCCGACTGCCCCAAGTGTGGGGCGAACCTCCAGAAGACCAACTACAAGAAGCACACCCGCCTCTTCGTGTGTCCCGAATGCCTGTTCTGTATCAAGCCCTCAGACATCGAGGGGCTTCCTGGGTACGTGGAGGAGAGTGGGTTCGGAGTGCCTCCGGGTGCCGAAGACGACATGCTCCTTGCGGCGCTGAAGACTGCGGCTGCGACTCAGAAGAACTCGAAGTGGGACGCGCTGAAGAACCAGGTGCTTGCGTACCTGAAGAAGAACCATCCGGACCACGAGATCTACCACAATGACGCTGCAACCGGCGTAGTGGGACTCCACTCGGGTGACATGCACGTTCACGAGGATGAGCTACCCACGCGACAGCTCAAGAAGGAAGCGGACGAAGAGCTCTACGAGCTGCTCCGCGACTCCTTGGTTGGACATGGCTCCGTCTTCAACCGCCACAAGGGAAGCCTTGGCGTCCGCATCCGAAAGGCTGTGATGGACGAGGCAGACCAGTTCCACTACACGGATGAAGCCATTGAGGGCATCTACTCCTACGTTGCCGACCTTTCGGTAAGTGAGCTGCTCGATGTGGATGATAGGGAGATTGGACGGCTGATTGGCGTACAGAAGGACATCGACGCTGACCGACATGCCCGCTACGCAGTAGGCTTCCAGCGCGTAGTTGCCAGCATGAACCCCTCAGCCATTGAGCTTCGAGAGGTACTCGGTTCAGATGGCATGAACCTTCTATATGAAGAGGTACGTGACGGAACCGCCTCGCCTGTTTTGGCAGACCAGTTCCACCATGACCTTGAGACCCACGGTTTCGGGGATGCACTCTTCCTGCTCAGCGCCAACACCGCTGACGGGCTCTTCAACCGCGAAGCGTACAACCGCCTCGTGGATGTACTTGACCACCTCCGCACTCCGAGGAGTAGCTAATGTCAATGCTTCGATACGCAAAGGCGAAGATTGTTCGGCACTCTCTCGAGGCTGATGACTGGACCGCTGTTCGCAAGGACGGCATGACGGGCAGCTCCAAGATGAGCCGACAGGCTGGCGCGGACATGATCGCCAGCAAGTACAACCCAGAGAAGTTCCTTCTCACGCACTGCACGATCATCGCCTCTGTTGACGTAGAAGCTTCTCCCGTCAACGACCGTGGTTGGCCCTTCGTGATCACCGCGAAGACTGAGAAGTACGTCAACAACAACGAAGATGCCTGGGAGCGTGACCTGCTCCTCGCCACCTACGGAACCTTCCGTGGTGCAGAGAACTACGTTGAGCACATTCAAATTCCCGAGCTGAGCAAGGGCAAGATTGTTGACGCAGTAGCCCGCGACCTTGGCGAGACCGTCTACGTTGACATCCTCGTAGCCACGGACCGCAAGCACAAGGACCTGGTACGGGACATCAAGAGTGGCGAGATCACGACCCTCTCCATGGGTTGCACGGTTGACTACACCGTCTGCACGAAGTGTGGAAACGTAGCTGAAGACGATACTCAGATGTGCGAGCACATCAAGTACATGAAGGGCAACCACTTCTTCGACAAGAAGGGTAAGCGTCGCAAGATTGCCGAGCTCTGCGGCCACAAGGATGATGAGGACAGCGTCACATTCATTGAGGCCTCGTGGGTAGGCAACCCAGCCTTCAAGGGTGCCGTCATGCGGAACATCCTGGAAGCCGCTGATGTGAGTGCTGAGACCATCAAGGCTGCGTTCGAGACCGTGAACGTTGTGGACGCAGACGCTATGCAGCGTGCCGCTTCTGACCTCACGGAGGTACAGGCAGCGCTCAACAAGGTTGAGAGCTTCGTACACCGCCAGGGTGGCTTTAACTTCGACGATGCGGGCGGCGATGGTGGAGACGGGGAAGGCGGCGAGGACAAGCCCGCAGCGCCCGCGACACCGGACAAGAGCCCCATTGACGACATCACCGACGACATGAAGCAGGTGATCCGCGATCAGGTACGGAACCAGCTCCGTGACGAGATGCGTGGAGTTGAGAAGGGCAAGCAAGACACCGGCAAGGAAAACGGAAACGAGAACTTGGTGCGCAGCACCTTTGCCTTCTCCGCTTTCAAGAGCCGATACGCTGGCTACGGTGGCGACCTGATGCTCTACCGCCTCTACGAGGGGTTGGTGAGTGTCAAGACTGCCGGTTGGAAGAGCCTTTCCGACAAGGGCTTCTCCGGACGTGAGATCCTGGCCCTGAGCCACTTCATTGACGCCGAGCGCGGCGGTGAGACCCTTAGCCGTAGAGCCAACGAGGCCATCTCGAAGGTAGGCGGCACCGGACCTTTTGAATCACCACTCGACTACCTCAATGCCATTGGCAAGGCAGCGGGAATCCGGAAGATCCCCATGGATGTAGCCCGACAGCTCATCTACAAGGGAAACCTCTTCAGCTACGGCTCCCCTGAGTGAAAGTATGCCTGACCAGCCTCGCCATCCGTCTTGCCATGCACAGCATCGAGCTGGGCACGGAAATGATGGAGTTGGCGAGCGATGTGACGGCAAAGAAACCTCGATCCGATGCAGGCAAGCGCCGTGGCATTCGGAGGAAGACACGCTGGCGTCGCAAGCCGTCGAACGAGCGCAGAAAGCGCAGGCGATGGACGCGTACACCAGCGGGCAAGAAGTACAAGCGTAGGCGGGAGCGTATTGAGCGCAAGCCTTCGACTAAGAGATACAGAAAGCGACAGCGCAGCAGAGGGGTACATAGAAAGTACCCGTGGATGAAGAAGAGATGAAGTACTGGGCTGCACTCCATCTCCTCTCGAGACTCTCATAATCCTTTTGTAGCCCCTATCGTCCGAGTTGGACAACCTTTCGGAGGCAAATATCATGGCCGACACACGCACGCGGCTCACGGAGCGGGGCTACAACCCCAAGACCGGCTCTTTTGGGAAGTCGGCTGACCCTTACCTCATGAATCAGGAGCGACGCCCTGGATCTGAGCCCTCTGTGACGCACTACGAGAATGGCAACCCGAGTTCCTGGGCAGAAGATGTTCAGCCCGTCGACACCTGGAAGCAGGAGTACGAGAAGGGACGGAACGAGGTTGGCCTTGGCAACTTCCTGGACAGCACATGGAAGGACCGGGAGCAGATCCCGCCCTCCTATGACAAGGCTGCAGCAGACGAGGCGCTCAAGCAGGCTTCTGCCGACCGGCAGGCAGCTTTTGAGGGTGCCCGCAAGCTGGCCCACAAGGCTCTCCACCTGGCACACGCCATGTTCCCCGAAGGCGACGAAGGGTTCATCCAGAACCAGGCTCGCGACTTCATGAACATGGGACCCGGTAGCCTCGACGCTACCATTGCTCGCATCGTTGGTGCGGGTGAAGTGCCCGATGCCTTCAAGAAGCACCAGAAGGGCAAGAAGGATGAGGACGAGGGCGACGACAAGAAGGAAGCTTCTGCCGTTGTAGCCACCGACGACGAGAAGGACGAGAAGGAAGAGGACGGCAAGGAAGCTTCCGCCCTGAACACCCTCCGTACCGAGCTCGACTCCATCAAGAGCGCCTCTGACGCCTCTGCACACGGCGACGTGATTGCCGCTCTTGAGGCTCGCCTTGCGACCCTCGAGAAGGGTGCTGGCGACGACGAGGACGAGAAGGAAGAGGAAGAGAGCAAGGAGGCATCCGTAGAGGACCGCCTTGCCGCCCTGACCGCTGGACTTGACACCCTGACCGTTGCCTCCGATGACGAGGACGACGACAAGGATGACAAGGACGACGACAAGGACGAGAAGGAAGAGGACAAGGGTGAGGACAAGGAAGCTTCCGTAGCTGCCGACGCCACTGCCGACGCCCTCGCCGCCGAGGTGGTTGCCACCCCGCTTCTGGACTCCGGCCTCGAGATTGAGCTGACTCCTCCGGCAATGGACACCCTCCCCGAGGGCGACATGCTGAACGACATCTTCGCATCCGCTGAGGCAGGCAAGACTGCTTCCGCACCCAAGCGCGGCGTAGCCAAGCTGGGTGGCGTTTCCAAGACAGCATCCGAGAACGGACTTGGCGACCTCAGCAAGCTCTGGAAGAGCGATCCCGACGTGAGTGGGGACTTCCGCTGATCCTGAGCTGATCAGACTTTGCCCCGCGCAAGCAGGGCACGACACATAAGTGTTTTCGTAAAACCTATAAAGGCTTTCAACCCATTCGGAGCAATAACATGGCACTGGACATTAGATACCCAGGTCACCGGAACTCCTGGGGCGTACTTACTGAGGATTCGTTTACTCAGAGTAACCCTTCGAGCCCTACTGCTGATACCGCGAACACCGCTACTACCTGGGCCAACCAGGTGAACACAAGCGGCGTTCTCGGGGGATCTGTAGCCTTCACGCGACCCGACGTCGGATCGAACTACATCGGAGGACCCGGATACACATCCGCAGGTGCCGCTGTGACTGAGGCAGGTGCAAACGTACCGCTCGGACTGTTCATCAATGACGCGGTCGGCAACGCCTACGAGAACACTCCAGGTATTGCCAGCGGGAAGGGACCATACGTCTGCAGCGGAGGCACCTACAAGGTGGACCTCTACGAGGACGTCTCGACCCTCGGTGGAACTTTGAGCGACGGTACTGCCGTCGCGATCGACGCCACCATCACCTACACCGCTGGCATGAGGCTCTACGCATCTGACAACGGCATCCTGACCGGAATTCCAGAAGACACTTACGAGAACGTAAGTGGTGGATTCTCCGTGCTCGAAGCCACCGTCATTGGCGTTGTGCTCCAGGCCCCTTCTTCGGCCGACGCCTTCATGGTGATCGACCTTCGCATCTGAGGAGATGACATGCCTGTGAACACCCAGAACCCAGAGATCAGCAACGCTACCAAGCAGCAGGTGATCTCGGAGCTTCTCAAGACTGCTGCCGGAAGGCAGCGTCTGGCAGCTTCCATGATCCAGCCGCTCCGTACTCGGCGCGACTACACCTCGGTAGGCCGCAAGACCTTCCTGGTGGAGCAGCTCCCCGACGGCGCACTGCCGATCTACGACAAGGACCCGGACGTGACCGCGTACGTCATTGGTGAGGAAGGCGAGAACATTCTCGCGATCACCAAGCCGCGCCGTGTGATCTTCCCCCTCTTTGAGATCGCCACCAACCCCGAGATCCCCCTGACCCAGATCAAGGAGCGTCGTTTCGATCTGATCGAACGCGCCCAGGACCTGGCGAAGGTTGCCATTCAGGTTGAGGAAGACACCCGCGTCTTCCAGGTGCTCGATGCCATTGCGGTATCCGGCTTCGACGACCTGGCTGGCCAGACGAACGCTGACGTGACCGTCACCGCTCCGATCACTCCAAGCGTGATGGCTGACGCCTTCTCGCTGATCGAAGCACACGACCTTCGCGTTGCTCGAGTGTTCATCAACGCCCGCGACTTCACGGACATCCGTAAGTGGGGCCGAGATGTACTCGACATGGAGAGCCAGGCAGCACTGCTGCGCACCGGACTCCAGGCGAACCTCTGGGGAGCCCAGATCATCGTGACTCGACTCGTGAGCGCAGGTACCGTGTACGTGTGTTGCGAGCCTGAGTACTTCGGACGCATCCCGGTGCGTACCGAGCTCACGGTGCTCAGTGCTGACGACCCGAAGAACCGGACCATCGGGTTCAGCGTCTTCGAGAACCTCGGCATCGGTGCTTTCAACCCCCGTGGCCTCACCCGCCTGAGCATCACCCGCTGATCAAGCGCCCTTCGGGGCGGCAGTGGGTAGCCTGCGGGCTGCTCGACACTTCGCCCGGCTATGGCAACATGGCCGGGTTGAGTTGTTCCTGATCCCTGCGTGTATGTCAAAGAGCACAGCTACAAGTCTTGTAACGTGTCCGAGCGTCAATTCGTGCGATTTCGTATCTAATAATCCGTTTGTAAGATGCGTTGTTGGAACACGGAACTCACTCCAGCGCACTCCCCATTCGAGGTACACATGCCCGTCTCCAACGAGATCAAGGACCTGAGCAAGACGTCCGCACGCGACGTTGAAACCATCAAGCCAGGCGACAAGGTCAAGATCCAGACGCGCAAGGGTTGGAAGCCGGGCGTCATTGTCTCCTACGAGTTCAGCTACCGCGCTCGTACCAAGCCCCACATCATCAAGATGACCACCGATGATGGAGGAGACTACTCTGGGAGCTTCAAGAAGGGCAAGTACAGCGAGCTCCGCTTCCTTGAGCTGGTAAGCCGAGGCCGGGGCGGCAAGGGCACCAAGAAGAAGCAGGACGAATCCAAGGCCCGTGAGCTTGCTCGCGAAGAGAAGGCTGCGGAGCGTGTGGCTGACGGTGTAGCCGCACTCGACCACTTCGACATCAAGGTTGGGGACGTGATTGCCTACCGCTACCGCAGCACTACCGCCCACGAAATCGTGACGGGTACCAACTACAGGACAGGCAAGGTAGGCATCGACCGCTTCAAGGGTAACGAGCGTGGGAAGCAGCAGTACCTCGACCGCATCGAAGCTCGGAAGGAGACTGCCGATCTCATGAGCTACTACCACGGATTGCGCGCACGGCGTCCCTCTGACCGCAGCTCCCGCTGGCTCGACGCTGCTGCCATCGTCAAGGTGATCAGCCGGGCTGCCGACGTCAGGTAGCTCGAGAAGGGTGAAAGCCCTTATTCAAGGGACCTACACGTTACAGGACACATGAGTGATCCAATCGTAGTCGTCATCGGAGCCATGTGGGACCGTTCCGGCAAGTTCTTTGTAGCCGAGCGCGGCTATGGGGTTCATGCTGGCAAATGGGAGTTCCCAGGCGGAAAGGTTGAGCGTGGTGAAACAGACCAAGACGCTCTCATCCGCGAGTGGCAAGAAGAACTCGAACTCACACCAACGGTTCACGAGCTGTTGTGGGAGGACGAGTTCACTCTCGAGGAGGACGGCATTCCCTTCCTTGCACGCACCTACAGGGTGGAGGTCTCAACGCCTGTCACGCCCGTCCTTAGCGTTCACAAGCAATACCGATGGATGTACCCGCGTGCGCTTGGGTGCCTGACTCGTATGCCCTCTCTACAACTGCCGCGCCTGAAGGAACTGCTATGAACTACGACGAACTTGACCCCGGAATCCGTGAGACTGTCCGCTGGCTGACCAGCCTGGGTTTCACCACCTGCGACTCGGGAGACGGAGCGACGAAGTTCGATGACGACCCGAACAACTTCCTGGCCCCTGAGCTCCCTGACTTGGATGAGGACGATGGCTGTGCCCTACCCTTCCCCAATGTTGCAATCCGTGTAGAGGATCCTTCTCTGATGATCGCGGAGGCTGACAAGCTCTTCGCTGCCATTCACGAGAGCGGACAGGTAGAGGCTCAGGGCGTAGGGTTCGTACCATGCATCCAGGCTTCCTACGACCCGGCCAACGGGATTGCGATGGTTGTGCTCATGAACGTGGACGACGACTTCCTGCGCATGATCGGCACCATCCCCAGCCCGAACTTCGGACTTGAGGCTGTGGAAGACATGGTCCCCATGACCGTCGAGTAGTTCTCATGGTCTGTTTGTAGGGTACTTCAAGGGAAGGAGGCCTGCATGGACCGTTTTGAACTTGTAGTGCTCAGTGACGCTGACGTGGATGAGGTTTTGAGCATCTGTTCAGCCTACGACACCACACCGGCACCGCTCTTTCTGGTGACCGAAGACAGCCACTTGACGCCAGATCAGCTCCGGCAAGTCAGAGCGGATAGAACCGCCGAGACTCCAGTTTTTGCGCATTCTCCGCTGAAACTCCTGCCGTCCGAGCAGAGGGACTCATAATCCACTTGTAGCTCTCCTGGAGAGAGAAGGTGTACGCACCGGTCCTCCCAACCAACCAGGAGACACACATGCAGAATGAATACGTGGTAATGAGGAACTTCCACATGGGCGAGATCGTCCAGAACCTCACAGCGGGCGAGCGACTCACCTTCGACGGTGGGTCCATGACGCGACTCAAGGACGGAACCACCCATCAGGTGTCCGGCTTCTCGATGCTCAACCGCGCAGGGCTCATCGTTGAGGATGACGGCACGCAGGACTTCGTACCCGCTGCCTCGGCCCCCAAGGCACCCCAGCAGCCGACCATGCCCGTGATCGTAGAAGACCACGACGACATGATCGTAGCCACCATCCGCCTCCCCGAGAAGGTGAATGGCCGCAACCGCAAGAGCACTGAAGAGACTGCCAAGACGACGGCAGCAACCACCAAGCCCCGCATCATCACCGAGGAGCAGAGGGTTGTAGGCAAGGCCAACATCCGCACGATCCCGGTACGACGCTCAGTAGTAGCCGCCGAAGAGGCCGAGGCACTGAAGGCGCAGCAGGAGACCGAGAAGGTAGCCGTTGCGGGTGACAAGATGAAGACCGCCATCGACCAAGCCATGAAGGCTGAGGGCTTTGGCCCCAAGGTGACCGGTGGTGGCATGGCGATCATCAGCGACCAGAGCGAAGGCGTGGTTGTGGCGAAGATCGAGAGCCTGGATGACCGCAAGGCACGTCTCAAGACGGCGGCAGTTGAGGAGCGTAGGGCGATTGCGGACAGCCGCGTCAACGAAGAGCACACTGAGGAGGATGCCGCAGCACTTGCTGATGACATCCGTCTTGCTCTCGCCAAGAGAGCAGGCCAAGCTCCTACTGCGGCTTCCAAGGCGCGCACAGCTTCCGTAGCCACGGAAGGTGAACCTGATTCCGATGGTTTGAACGAGTTCGGATACCCTGACGGCTTCCCGCATGAGGCGCACTGGCGCAAGCGGCTCGATTGGTGCAAGGCAAACAGCACCAACCCGACCCGCCTGACTGCCGTGTACGCCAAGAGCACGGAGAGCTTCCAGACTCAGCTCGAGAAGAACTTTCCGGATGTGACCTTCAAGTAGGAGTGAGACATGGGCCAGCCAACTGGACAGAGAGTACAGCTTCTGACCTTCTCTGGGTCGGTCTATGTCAGTCAGCGGAAGGAGTTCAACTCCTCCAATGGCGTGCCTACTCAGACGGGGAGCATCAGCCAGGAGCTATCGGGGGATTCCGCATCAGATGCGGTGACTGCCCGTGAGACTGCTGGCTCTGTTGTGGTAGATGCCGCCGCGACCTTCACACTCACGGGACAGCCTGCTGACACGCAGACCATCACCGTGGCTTCGAAGACGTGGACCTTCCAGACGTCACTCACGAACGTAGACGGCAACGTCCTGATCGGAGCTTCTGCTTCGGACTCTTTGGACAACCTGATCGCTGCGATTCGGTTGGGTGCTGGCGCGGGTGCTGTGTATGCAGCTCTGACGACCACACCCGGCGAGGTGATTGCTACTGCGGGAGCGGGGGACACCATGCTCGTTGAGGGTGACCTCAAGGGTTCGGATGCAAACTCCTACGCGATCTCAACTACAATCGCCAATGGAAACTGGGGTGGACGCACCGTGCTTGAAGGCGGCTTGTTCGCTGAAGACACCAACGGGTTCCCCTCCATGACCGCAACAACAAGCTGATACACCAGTAGCTTCAACACCACCTGAGAGGATACTATCATGGCACGTACAAACTGCATGGGACTGGCAAGCAACACGCCCGGCCAGGCCAAGCCTGTTCGCGTTCAGAACGGTCACACCGCTGGACGCTTCGTCACCCCCAACTCCGACACGGCAGCGAACACCAAGGACAAGGGTCGCCCCGAGAAGAAGATCAGCACCGACTGAGTTGGGGTAGAGAGCATGGCAGACGACCTTCACATCTCTGAGTCCGCATGGACCGAGTTCCAAAGACAAGACGTCTTCGGGACAATGGACGAGTTCATGGAGGCCATGCCGCCTGCAACACGTTCGGTTCACCTCCTGCCTGCGGAGATCGCTTCGCAGGTGGAGGGGTTCCGGCCTCTTGCAAGCGACGCACATCTGTTCATGTCGCCCGAGACACAAACATTCACGCACCCAAACCAGAAGGAGGAGCCTCACAACGAGGACGAGTCCATCTGGCGGATTGACAACGCGAACGACATTGGGAAAGACCAGGGTATGTCAGGTAAGGATGAGACTGAGATCACTCAGAAGAACTACCAAGACGACCCCATCGAACACCAGCCCCGGTTGCGTGTGCCCTTGACCAGTGACGAATACGAGCGGGACCTCGCCAACCAATCGAACCGACGCGATGCTCGTGCCGCGATGCTCATGGCAGACTACGACCCAGTTCTGATGAGTTACCAAGCTCGCCGGGCTGGAAAGGTAGCGATGCGGTGGGACGGGATCATCGCGGGACTCAAGAGCACCATCGTACAATCCTCTCGTGACTGTAAGGTTCGGCTCATAAAGGCCAACCCGGCTCAGGGGCGCTGGACCTTCAAGGTACAGAGCTCCGGGTCCAGTGACTCCCACACGGTTCACCTCAAGGCTGCGAAGCCCAAGGGTAGCTCTGCTCAGTACGTTCCGAAGCTCGATCTCAAGATGGGCTGCTCGTGCAACTTCTGGAAGTGGCAGGGACCTGACCACCACGCCGCACGACATGGGTACCTCGACAGGAAGCCGCGCTCCAACGGAGCTGCTCCTACCGTGAAGGACCCTGGCAATCAGAACCGTGTCTGCAAGCATGTATACGCCTGCTCTGACCTGTTTCTGAACTACGCTCTTCAGCGCAAGAAAGCATCCTCAGACACGTTCTACAACCGTGCGGCAAGTGCGGGTGCTCAGATTGTGAAGAGAGATGGACCGTCCCGCCGCCTCAAGGCCATGGGACTACAGCTCGACAACCACGTAGGACTCGTAGATGAGATCTTCGCGATTGCCGAAGCACTTACACATACAGGATAAGCAATGCCCCAGTACAGCTACCGATGCTCCTCGTGTGACTACACCACCGAGCTCACCTACTCAGTTTCTGATGCCAAGACCGTTCAACCTCCGTGTACGGAGTGTGACGGCTCAATGAGCAAGACCTTCATCGCTGCCAACTGGCGGGGGCAGGTTCAGATGAAGGGTGAGTGGCCTGGGAAGACTCTCAAGGAGAAGAGGTACCGTGCGAATAGAACCGCTGTGATGGATCGACGTCAGCGCGAGCGCTACGCTCACACCCTACCCACCCTGGCACCCAACGTGGGCGGTGAGCAGGTTGAGACGTGGGGAGACGCCAAGAAGATCGTAAAGGAGCGCGGTGGGGACGTTACCGACTTTGACCGGAAGGTGAACAACCTCTCCGGCAAGAAGAACCTGTAGGAGCTACTCATGGCCGATGGACTCATTAGGCGCACTGACGACATCATGGAGCTACTCCTCGACCAGAGGGGCAGCTCCACGCAGTCAATTCGAGTGCAAACCAGCCCGGATCTCACCACATGGAGCACCCTTGTGGACATTCCCGCGAAGCAGTCGCCTCCGAGCAACGGGCTCGGACAGAACTGGCGCGGGAAGGTGTTCCACAAGCTCGTGCTCAGCGAGTACTCGCTGACCGTACCTCTGTACGTGAGGTTCCAGGACATTGACGCTACCGTAGCCGTCACCACGTCCGACGTTCACCTCCTGATGGAATCGGCGCGCGGATCATACCACTTCTGGATGATGACCGGCACGGTGCCTCAAGGAGCCGCCTTGGCGAACTCCATCGCCGTCAACATTCCCGCATCCACCGAGTTTGCTGTTCAGAACGTGGACAGCACTGAGGCACTGATGGTAGCGTTCAGCGAGAACGGACCAGAGAAGAGCCTCGCCGCAGGTGCCGAGCTCGGCATTGAAGGACGCGTCCAGAAGATCTGGCTGCGCGGTGTCGGCGGTGCGACCGACTTTGAACTTCGGATCTCAGCTCAATACTGAGTTCATAATCCATTTGTAGCGCAGTCAAGACGAGCGAAACGGGCTTTCCCTGTGTCGTGATCACTCTTGAGAGCACTGCTCATAATCCTTTTGTAGATCGCGCTCAAAGAAACTCAACCCCCCTCGCAGGAGTAGAATACCATGGCCCTCGAAAGTCTCTACATCCGGGTGACCAACGCCACCACAGGCTCCATTCTTCTCGACGATGTTGACTTCGGTCTTGGTCGCGAGGGAGCCTACCGTGCGCGTCGGCCTGGCCCGGTTTACGTCCCAGCATCCAGTTCCGTTGAGCTCGCGCTCAGCTCTGACGTGCTTCTCAGCTACGAAGTTGGCGCAATCCGCAAGCAGGTGGATGCAGGCAACCTCACCGTCTCCCAGATTGGTGGTGCTATCCAGGTACACACCTGGCAGTACGACTTCTCCGTGGACGGCGCGACTGCCGGAGCTTACGAGCTCACCGGCCTTGACGCCGCAACCAAGGAGCTTCCGGTATGCCTGATGCTCCGTGGCTGGATTGAAGTGATCGTCGCCCCTACCTCCGGTGGTACCCCGACCGGTATGCTCGGACGCTCTGCGGACACCAACGGCATGAAGCTGGTTGTGGCCGACATCACGGGCTGGAGCGCAGGCGACGTCATCGCGTTTGACGGTGCAGAGGTGAGCAACGGCCTCATCGATGTGGCCGTTACGACCCAGTTGGCGCAGGCTTCCACCAAGAACGCCACCCTCGAGACGATGGTGTTCACGCTGGCTGCCGCCACGCTGACCGCTGGCAAGTTCAACGTACACCTCGAGATCCTCCCCGTCTTCGCCTGATAGCCGAGCAGGTTGATCCTGCTTGACTACCACGTGATAACGAGGACTGGAGGTATCACTGCGAGGTACGTGATGGGTGTTTCGGGCCGACTGCTGAGGGCTTCCATCACTTCTGACGCGGTGTACCAACTGCTCGATTCGCATAAGAAAGAGTTCGCTGGTGCCGACTGGATGCCAGCGAACTTCTTTCAGCGAAAGCGGATTGTACACATCCTGAACCGCCTCAAGACGCTCTATGCGGACTTTGAGTCGGTAGACTTCACGGGCTTGCCCGGCGAAGCACAGCTCATCAAAGCGCGATACCGCATGTGGTTGGACCTACGTCTCTGTGAGAGATGGCAGGTAAAAGACCACATGCGGTTTCTGGATTCTGCGAACGCGGTTCTGGTGGGATCGCGAACCATCTTTGAGAGACTACGACGGTTGACCCTCACGGGCCAAATCGTTCGGTCCCTACCACCGAAGAAAACACAAAAACAGAACCCAGTGAACCTGCTGGACTAAACAAGGAACATACAGATGCCGACCCTACCTACCAAGCGCGATTTCGAGACTCCTGATCTGTACTTCGCGGCCTTCCTCAAGGCTGCTCGGATCACGATGAAGCCTCCTCGCTGGCTTGATGAGCGCCGCCGACGCTGCAACTTCGTCTTCATTGACGATGGCTCCGGTACCATTGCGCGACTACAGCTCGAATACATCAACGACGATGCCAAGATCGCCGCTCGGTGCTATGCGGACACCATCAAGGCCCTCAAGAGCCTCTGCCACATTTGATCGCGGCGACATAATCCGTTTGTACGACGGGTCGACAGAGATCAAATCCAGACTTGAGGATTCGCAGTGCCAGTAGTCCTTCCCATTGCAGTTACAGCCGGTGATGCCGTCAATGCCGTCAGTGGTGTTGAGTGGACGCTTGACGGTAGTGAGAGCAACGACCCGGATGGCGGTACGATTACGTCCTACGCATGGACGCTCGCAGCCAAGCCACCCGGTAGCTCTGCCGCCCTCACGACCCCCAACTCCGTCAGCGCGAAGTTCACCCCGGACGTCGTAGGCACGTACAGGTTCTTCCTGGTGGTCACGGCTACCGGAAACAAGACCTCGGAGACCACTCAAGGCAAGGCCCCAAGCAGCGCCTTCAGCAATGTGTCTGTCCCTACCGCGAACAAGGGCATGATAATTCCTGCCGTTGGACAGCGAGATTGGGGCGACCACCTGCACAAGGCGCTCGAGAGCCTCGATGATACTGCCGTCGACCCACCCAAGTTCGTGTTCGACCCCAACGAATCCGAGCCGAGCGGTAACGTATACAGCGATTGGGCTAACCTCTACGCTGACTTCGACGAGATCGGCTCGGACGTCTTCCGTGAAGTGATCATCGATGCGTCGGGGCTCGATGAGTTCGAGCACCCGACCATCCCAGCGGGCGAGTACGACTTCAAGAACGCCAAGCTATCCGACGGGGGTGCGAGGGTTTACACCCAGGCCGCTTTGGAGATCGAAGGCCTGGGGAAGATCTACGGTGGCTCGACCACGCCCTTGACCTTTGAGGCCGGGGTGACGATCACCAACCTCTACAGCATTGAGGGTCTGACTCTGCTCCCTCCGGTAAGCGGCGATGCACCGATTCAGTGGAACCCCGGTGGCCGTCAACTCGCCGTCATCCGTGAGGTGTACGTCTACAGCGTAGTAAGTGGCGCTCCTGAACTCTTCGAAGTGAGTGGTGCGGACTCTGACGTAGCCGTATTGATGATTGGCTCTACCATCAAGGGTTTGACGGGGCTTGAGCCCATCATGATTCGGAGCCCTGCCAACCTGACGATCGCTATGCGATCGGGCACAGAAATCGCACCTAACAGCCTCGCTTCCGAGGCGGGTTCAACCTTCGGAGGCAACTACGACGCAACCTCGGGAATTGCAGACCCACAAGCGGGTGACCTGCCACGATTCTTGGGGGACGCCCCGAACGGTATTGGACCCATAGTACCGGCTGAGAAAATCAGCGTCCAACGCGACTCTTTCAACAACATCGATGGCGACAACATCCAAGAGGTGCTCCAATCCATCGACGATGAGTTCGATGTGGTACCGCCTCTGTCAAGCGTTCTGACCTCCGGTCACGTTGGCGAGGATGGACAGGTAATCAGTGTCAGCGGCATTGAGGGTAGACAGCCGTCAGGAGACGCCGACGGCGGCTCCCTGAAGGTAATGGGAGGCAAATCAGCGGGTACAGGTGATGGCGGCACTCTCTATCTGAGAGGAGGCCAGCCCGACGGCGGTGGTGTTGAGGGGGATGTTGAGATTCGGGGCACCAAAATCGCCCTGGAATCTGATACGGACGTCCAACAGGACATCACACTCAAGAAGGGTGCGATGATTGGGCGACTAAGTAGTGCGCCCGGAAATGAGTACGAGATCTGGACGTCGGATGGTGGCGGCGATTGGTGGGATGGACATGCCTACTGGACGCAGACATCGGGTGATCACCACGATCTCATCCGACCGTCAGGGACCTACCGCGAGTTTACCTGTGACTCCGGAGTTGCAGTCGCGGATGCTTGCTACCTGGACGGTACGGGCAAGATCCAGCAAGCCATCGCTACCTCTATGGCTACATCGCGTGTCATCGGCTTCGTGAAAGAGAAGAAAGGTGACACAACCTGTTTCGTTCAGTTGAGCGGTAACGCCCCCTTCTCAGGCTCCGTAGGTGCGGGGGATAGAGCTTATCTTTCAGCCTCCGCAGCGGGAAACATCACAAACACTGCCCCATCAAGCACGGGTGAGGTAGTTGCACCGCTCGGCATAGGTGTCGGGGACGGCTCAGTAGTGATCCAGGTATTCCCTGAGATCGAAATCACATAGGAAAACAATCATGGAAAACAAGCCCTACAAGTGTACCAACGTCTCCTTCGCCGCATACCTCGAGCAGCGAGGCTACAAGCTCGCATCCCTCAAGGTAGAGCGTCCCGGCAAGGGCGAGTTCTACTTCGACATCTCAGCCGACCAGCTCAACGAGGTTCGGTGCGAGTGGAACAACAGCCCTGAAGCGGCCTTCGTTGACCGCCTGAACCGGATGAAGAGCCTTACCTACTGAGGGACCAATGTCTCAGATTCGACTACTACAGCTCGAGGACGGTACGTGGATTCTCCAAGATACTGTCTCTGGAGAGATCAAAGCCGTCACCTCCTACGGTAGCCACACCGTAGCCAGCGGTCAGATTGTCATTGGCGATCAGACCGGGGCGCAGTCGGGCCGCAAGGAGGGCTTCTACTCAAGCGAAGCCTATCTGTTGCTCAACAATCTCTACTCGGAAGACGCCGGGCGGTACGGCGGTCTGGCTGTCGTAGATGATCCCGTATCTCCGGGCTACGCGATTGAGGGCTGGGGTGGCTCCACCAAGGGCTTCACCGACGCTTCGCTCAACATCGACCTCGGCGGGAAAGATCCCTGGGCCGCTGGTGACTACGCGATGGTGAAGGGTACGGGCCTCAACGACGGGCTGTACGAGGTACTGTCCGCCAGCCAGGACGACATCGTCCTGAAGTGCGGGCTCACCGCGCCACGTCACGCCTTCTGCCGCACTTCAGCTCACGGCCTTGGTGCCGTGGGCACCGTCTACAAGACGCGCGTGTCAGCCTTGAGAAGCGCCGCAGCGGGCAACTTCGAAGTTGCATCCGGTACCAACTCCAACATGTCCTTCTCTGCCGTGGGTGGCGAGGTCGGAGCGAATCACCTCCTGGGCGGTGGAGACCACCTTGCGGATACGCTCGCCAACCTGAACTCGAAGGTGAGCGATGCAACGCTCATCGACACTACAGATGCCAGGCTTTCGGATGATAGGAAGGCGCTGACGCACGATCTGGGTGGGTCAACACACGGCACCACTACGCTCTCTCAGCTCAACACGAAGATCGATGACGCCACGCTCGTTGACGAGGGTGATGCACGCTTCACCGACTCCAGGCCCCCCAACGGTTCAGCGAGTGGAGACCTCGGCGGTAGCTACCCAAGCCCAACGGTGAACGACGGTGCGGATGGCTCAGCCATTCACCGGAACGTAGCGGCTGAGCTGGACACGGTTCCAGAGAAGGCAACACCCGTCAGCGGTGACTACCTGATCATCGAAGACTCCGCAGCCGCGAAGATCAAGAAGAAGATTCAAATCGGGAACCTGCCCGGTGTAGCGCCTACCGCTCACGACCTGGGCGGTGCATCTCACAATGCAGACTCCCTGGCGAACCTGAACTCGAAGATCAGTGACGCCACCTTGATTGACACAGGTGACTCCAGACTATCAGACTCTCGAGCACCTTCGGGGACGGCTGGCGGCGATCTCGGAGGATCCTACCCCAACCCGACCGTAGATGACGGTGCGGACGGTACGGCTTTCCACACCGACCAGACCGGCGAGATCAGCGGCGTTACGGAGAAGACGAACCCGGTCAGCGATGACTTCCTCCTCATTGAGGACTCAGCCGCCAGCTTCGCCAAGAAGCGCGTCAAGCTCGCCAACATGCTCGTATCTCCGGTGGGCGTCGTCACAGTAGGTGCCACGGGAGCAGACTACACCAGTATCCAGACGGCTATGGACGCCGCCGTAGCGGGGCAGACCGTACTCGTGTACCCCGGAACCTATGCAGAGAGCTTGGACTTTACCGCCGTGGAATCTTCGGTACGTGTGACCGGCACCCCGAACGGACAGAACGTCATCATCGCGGGTGCCGATACTACAAGCTCTCGTGTGATCCTCAACAAGACAGGAACCCTTCGCGAGCTCACCGTAGTTGGCCCGAGTTCGGGTACGAACCCGGCCATCGATTGCAGCGGACTGCCAGGCGGCAATCTGGCAGTTATGTTCAACTGCATTGTGCAGGGCGGTGGTGCGGGACACACGGGACCTTTGGTGCGTGGCGCTGGATCCGGCATCCTTGCCGCCATTCAGGGGCTCTACCACAATGGCGGGACCACAAGCGGCAACTTCTTCGAATGCACGGGAGGCGTGTGCATTGGATTGGACTGGATTGCGAACGTGGGCGTGTGTGACTCCTTCATTGACGTCTCAGGCGGCATCCTCCGACTCCAGAACCTGCAGTTTCAGAACTCGGCGCTCTACTCATGCACGGACGCAGTCAACGTGAGTGGTGGCGAACTCACTGCACAGAACATCACAATTCCCCACACCTCCTCGCCCTGCACCAACGGGCTCCACATCAGCGGAAATGCGGTCGACTTGGACATCAGCAATGCCTCCTTCCATGGTTCAGCCTTGGACTTCTTGGTAGATGATGCTCTGACCGGATCAGGATCCCGCCTCGTGATGGATGCTTGCGCCTTTGAGAAGGCACTGAGCAAGTTCCCATCTACATGGAACCCTGATCTGCTGCTTGTCAGCTTCATCGACCAGGGTTCGGGAGGTGACAACCCCGGCATCAAGTTCATCGGTGCCGTAGATGCAGGCACGATTCAATTCCCCTCCTCACTGTCGGTGGGTACTGGAGACTCGAGCGTGCTTGGAATGCGGGCATGGGGCTACGATGACTCCTTGACGCAGTTCACCGAGGTGACTGCCGCCCTTAGCTCTCAGGCAGGCAGCACAGCCACCTGGAACAAGGATGCGGATGATGGGCTCTACGTCGGATTCCCGTACAAGCCTTGTATGTTCGACACCGAGATCGTAGGAGCGCTGGACGGAGCGCTCGACGTTGAAGTGTGGACAGGAGCCGAGTGGGAGTTCATTCACTGCATGGCTGCTACATCTGACCCAGGGAAACAGTTCGCTCAGAAACTGTTCGAACGAGCTGCCGGTGACGAGAACCTTCGGCTGAACATCTCCGGCGACGCATGGGCCAACTGGACAGCAAACGATCCACCGTCTGACGGCGACGATCTGTACTACATCAGGTTCAGGAACAAGGGTGCCATCACCACGGCACCTACCATCGAACGTATCAAGGGTGGGCACTCCTACATTGAGGAGAAAGACTCCGGCACCAACCGATTCGGGGGTTCTGAAAGGATCCTATCGATTGACGGGATCGCCCTGGCCCTCGCCACTGACCTTTCTGGCGCTGCCGGAAAGAACCAAAACATCGACTACGGCGAAGTGATCAACCTCGCCGTCAAGAAGAACAAGTTCGAAAACTCCGTCACCGACGGATTCGGGCTGAAGTTCCGCATCCCGAGTGCAACTGACACATCACGCCCGCTCTATGTTCGGTGGCGGTGGGCTCAGGTTGACGCGGGTGTCGGAGACATTCGCTTTGACTTCAGGTTCGGTAGGATTACTATCGGAACCCTTCTCAATGGCGGACAGACGGAAGAAATCCTCTCTGTACCCGCAGCGGCGGTGAGTGGGACTGTAAGCTCCATCCAGGAAACATCCGTAGAACTCAATGTCAGCTCCTACCTCCCCGGTGATACGGTGATCTTCGCTCTGCGCAGGCTCGGAGGGGACGGAGCGGACACCTTTGCGGGCAGCATCTACATCGTCGACCTTGAAGGCGATGCAACGTTCTACGATTGATAGGAGCCCATCATGGCTGAAGTAAAAATCCTGAAGCTGGTTGCCGGTGTGTGGGCAATGGTCGATGGAGCCGCCGACGACATCACGGTCAAGAAGATGACTGCCGCAACTATCGACGTTGGCGGTGCTGACATCGCCGCACTCGCTCCGACGTCAGATGAGAAGGCTGCACTGGCGGGCACTGACGGCAATCCGGCAGGTGGCAACAAGTACGTCACCGACAGCGACTCTCGGAACACCAACGACCGTGGTGCGGTTTCCCACGTCTTTGCCGGGGCGCGTCACTCCGCTGACACCTTGGCGAATCTGAACACGCTGGTGAGTGATGCCACGTTGGTAGACACGACGGACTCTCGGTTCTCTGACGCTCGGACACCTACGGCACACACCCTCGGAAGCCACACTGCGGACACGCTTGCGAATCTCAACGCGAAGGTGAGTGATGCCACGTTGGTTGATACGGGTGACGCCCGCTTCACCGACGATCGGAACCCACACGGACACGAAGCCTCTCATCAGTACAACGGCTCAGACTCCATAGCGACCAACGTACCCGCGACCAACTCCATCCCTCGGTCCGGTGGCGGCGGTAACGAGCTGGATGCTGGTTGGATCCCCGCTGGCGGTGATGGTACCGCTATTCACCGCACAATCAGCGGTGAAATCAACCAGCTCTCCGAGAAGGTTGCGCCCGACCATGACGACCTCGTCATCGTTGAGGACTCGGCGAATGGTAACGCCAAGATGAAGGTGAAGCTCGGCAATCTGGGTGGCGGCGGCGGAAGTGATGCGTTCTATGCCATCAAGCCCTCGCAGACGGTACGGAACAACACCAACACCCCAGCGATTGACCCTCACCTGTTTGTGGATGACGTCGAGAACGGGACGTACATCTTCCAGGCCCGGCTGATTCGAGCAGGGCTCGCTGCGGCAGACCAGAAGGTGCAGTGGCTTGTGGACGACGGAGGTGTTGCCACGGGGAACTATACGATGGACTTGGACTCGCAGCAGGGAGCGTTCATCAACCTCGGCACCGTCCAGACGCCGAGCACAACGGGCGAGAGCAGCTTCAACTCCATTCACTTCCAAGGGTTCATCCAGGTGACAACGCCGGGTAGATTCTCACTCAAGTGGTCGCAGCAGACGCAGGGTGTATCTGATAGCAAAATGGACACGGGCTCATGGTTTAGCCTCGTGAAGGCGGGTTGATGGTTGTGTCTGACTTTGTTGACTGGATTTCAGACGCTCGAAACAAGGCCGAATCATACGGTGACGACTTGATGGCGTCGCTGTGTGTAGAGGCCAAAAGGTCAGAAGACGGGACACTACGAACCGAGGGTGAGGCAGTTGCACACCTTCGGGGACGAGCTCTAACAATGAGTGCAGATCCAATGACTGCGCACCACGCTGCTCGGGCTACGACAATCGCAGACGCGATTGAGGCTAAGAGCTGGGCACCCGCTCCGGTTGAGACGCCGCGACCGGGCAAGGACAAAGGCGACGGCGGTAAAGGCAAGGGCAAGGGCAAGAAGGACAGGTAGCCCTAATCCTTTTGTAGCCGTGGACTCAACGAGTGAGGTATCTACATGGCTACAGTACAGGTCGAACAGAGCGTCGCATCGTGGCTTGAGCTACAAGTCCTCGACGCTACCACACGCGATCCGATCGCTCTGATCACCGCAGCTCAGGTCAGGGTCTTCTACAAGAAGCACGGCGCTCTGACATTCACACGGCTGACACCACTCGTCAATGTGGCGGACACGGCTGACCCCCAAGCGGGCGAGAACTTCGCTGAGGTAGGCTTCGGCGTCTACGCAGTCCTGTTCAGCGCCGACGAGTTGGACACCGCTGAGACTTTCACCTGGGTAGTGATCCCCGAAGACCCTGACGACCAGGACTTCGTGCAGTGGACTCAACAGGTTGACATTGTTCCTGACACGGACGTCACGGTTGCCGTTGCTGCCGTCGACACCAAGGTCACCACACTACAATCAGATCTCACGGACGGGTTCGACGACAACACTGTCGACCTGACCGCCATCCAATCCACCTTGACGGACCTGACCAACACGCTCGGCGCGGTTCAGGGCACCGTCGATGACATTGAGGCGGCACAGGGTGACGGCATCAGTGTCAGCTTCGTAGACTGAGAGCTCAATGAGACTATCCCAAGAGATCGCCCGTTTGGCACGCGGCTTCGAACAGCAGTACGAAGATGCCTCCGAGCTGAGTTCCATCGACCCTTCCATCGCCAAACTGCTCGTCCAGAGCGGCTGGGAAGATGGGGACAAGAGGGACGACAAGATCCAGGTGTCCAAGGGTTCCTGGGCGGCAGCCGCACTGAAGCCTTCGCAGACGTCGATGGTGCTTGAGAAGGCTGTGGGCATGGCCCTGTTCATGCTCAAGACCGGCAAGGTAGGCGGTGATCTGGGTGCGCTCGTATCCAAGGACCGTCACATCATGGATGGACACCACCGTTGGGCGGCAACCATCCTGGCGTCAGGCAAGAGCGGCAAGGTTGGAGGCTACGGAGCGGCCCTCAAAGGAGCAGAGCTACTGAGGGTTCTGAACCTCCTCACCGTGGGAGTGTTCCACATCAGGAACGGCAAGCCCGGCAAGGGCAACCTCGGTAGCTTCACTGAGACCAAGGTGCGGAAGATGCTGCTGGAGATGACCGTATCAGGCATCCGTGGCGAGTTCCCATGGAGCGCGGACGACGTGAAAGAAGTACTCGAGAGCTCCTTTGGCAGCGTGGAAGACGGCATTGCGGAGATTTCAGGCAACGCCAAGCTGGTGACCAAGACGGTTCCGAGCTGGGCTCCTGACCGCCGCGACATGCCAGTGATCGACCCAGGCAACGTCCCCAAGGCCGTTGGGCTGATGGAAAAGGGCGTCATCGACTGGAACGATCCCTACACAGCGGAGTGAGCAAATGGGCGTAGTATATCAGAAAGGGCAGGAGCTCGGTGAGAGCGACCTACGTGCGATCTTCACTGACCGCACCGGAACCCCAGTCACCACCTACACCATCAGGTACTCCATCTACTTGGTCAACGGGGACGGAACCTTCACGTCTCTCGGCTCCACGCTGAACCGGCAGACACCCGAGGCAAGCTCCACGGCTGGGAAGTACTGGGTGGACTGGGTGATTCCCGGAGGACAGCCCGCTGGATGCTATCAGATCCGGTGGGACTACCGCGCTTCCGCTACGGATCCATGGGGCCAGCGACGCCTCAACTTCCAGATTGTCAAGTATCCTACAACTGCGGTTCGCACAGCTTTGCTCTCTGACTTGTCTGATACTCCTATCGTTATCGTGACATAGGTGAGGTACACCATGACAGACATCGCAGACAAACTCGCCGCAGAGCTCGTGACAGCAAACGCTGTCAAGCGTTCTCACGCATTGATGAAGTTCCTTGCCCGCCTGTCCACCCGGCTGGGTGTAGGCCGACACGTGTACGTTGTCGGTGGTGCAGTGCGGAACTTCCTGATCGACATGCCCATCAAGGACATCGACGTCGTAGTCGACTCCGTGGCCTTGGGCGGCAAGAAGAACTCCGAGTGGTTCGCCAAGGAAGTTGAGCGGGCGATCCCCACTCAGACCGACCTGACGACCAACCAGTACAACGTCGCCATCATCACGGTGAAGGGTGAGTGGACTCTGGACGGGGTGGAGATGAAGGGGGAGGTGATCGAGATCGCCAACTCCCGAAAGGAATCCTACGGTGGAGCCGGAGGCCAGGGGTACAAGCCTCACATGGTTGAAGACGCCACGGTTGAGGAGGACATCTACCGCCGCGAGTTCACGTTCAACACGCTGCTCTGGCGGCTGATGGACCTGACGAACGGACCGGAGAAGGCTGAAGTGATCGACCTCACGGGTTGCGGCATCCGCGACCTGGAGAGCCGCACGATGGCTTGCCCCCGTGACCCTGACGTCGTCTTCAGCGACGACCCCACACGACTGCTCCGCGCCATCAAGTTCGTTGCGAAGTACGGCTTCAAGATCCCCAAGGACCTCGCTGCCAGCATCAAGCGCAACGCACCCGCCATGAAGCGGGCTCCGTGGGAGGCAATCGCTACGATCCTGGTTGAGAACGTGCTGAACGAAGCAACGGCGCGGGATGCGCTCAAGCTGATGAAGAAGCTCGGACTGCTCGACGTGATCGCTGAGATGGTTCAGGAGCAGCGCCCCTTCGCCACGTACCTGAGCCGCCAGCTCAAGGACCGCGATGTTGCGCTACTGCTCGACCTGATGGACTTGGGCCTGAGCGTCAAGAGCCCCATCACCTTCCTTGACCGTGACCAGCAGAAGCGCCTGCGGGAGCTGACCACGCCGATGCAAAGGGATGACGCACAGGACTTCCTCAAGAAGCTCACGAAGCCCCCGGTGGACAACATGCGCCACATCAACGAGAACAGCCTCCAAGGGCGGGACCGATCCCTCCCCGTGACGTACGCGCGTGGGCTCATCCTGCAAGAGCCGGACATCTCGGCTCGCAAGCTGGACCTGGCAGTGAGCAAGATGCTTTCATGATGCTTTTGTAGCTCCCTCAGACGGAGGTACAATGGATACAGATCGCATCGCTTCGTTGGCAATCAAGCTGGCCGACGACTACGTCAACCGGTACCACAAGCCTCGTGAGACTTCGACTGATGACGTCGCGGCCCCCTTGGAGCTACCCGCTCCCGGTGAGACGCTACCCACCATCAAGAAGCTCTTCACCGGCAAGGCACCGAAGGAGGGCTGAGTGTCTGTTGTATTCTGCCCCGGCCAAACCACGGGCCGGAACGAACTGAGCATCATCCTGACCAACTCGGACGGGCAGCGTCAGGATTCCTACTCCATCAGCTACGCCATCTTCGACAACACGTCGGGATCAGAGCTTCTGATTGGTGCCGCCGCTCGGGTTCCTGAGAACCCTGAGATCGGAGAGTACTACGCCAACTTCCGCATCCCTGACTTCGCGCCCTACGGCAACTACGTCGTGCGTTGGACGTTCAAGCAGTTTGCAGGCGGGCCTGATCATCAAGTGGCGCAGGAGTTTGGAGTCGTACCCGAGGGCACACAGGTTACCGCCTCCTCTGCCTACACGACGAACCAGTGGGGCCTGATGCACTCGCTCCGCATGATGCTGCGGGACAACAACCCAGATCGCAACTACCACTTCCGACCGCCCAGCAGTCAGGACGCTCTCTCCCAGCAGACCAGAGTGTTCGGCTACATCTGGGAAGATGCCGAAATGTTGGAGAGTATTGAACGTGGGTTGGATGTTGTGAACCTGTTCCCGCCTCAGACCGGATACACCATCGGAACGCTACCGAGAAACTGGACAACGATCACGCTCACAGCCGCCGCTGTACACGCTCTCACGGCACTCTCAATAAACTGGGTGGGAGAAGAATTCGATTATTCGATTGGTGGAGTTAGCCTGAGTATTGACAAGTCAAGCAAGTACCAGGGACTCATGGAAAGCCTACAAAGTAGGTTGGAACAGATGATCGAGAACGCTCACCTCACCATCAAGTTCACGCGCGGGCTCCAGCAGCCCCGGTTCGGAGTGGGTGTGCGGAGCGCCTTTGGCCCCCACCTGGGCTCCGGCACATCGAGCGTCCGGAACTTCACGCGGTTCTGATCCTACGGGCGGTTGTCCACAACGTAGGGAGCGTCAGGCTTCTCACCGGGTGGCGTAGACAGTAGGTCGAGCAGCCCGGTGTCACGGGCAATGCGCTGGATGTACCCGTCCCCAACCTGAGAGTCGGTGATGGTGTCCAAGCCATGCTCGTACTCCTCGCTCGTCAGGATGCCAGCCTGCCACGCAATAGTCAGGCAGGCGTCGACGTGCTTCTTGCCGTGCCCATTAGAGATGAGATGTCCGAACTCGTGGATCGTGGTCCCGAAGACGCTGGCCTTGGTTGCACGCGGGCGGTTGGCAATCACCACCAACTTCTCACCTGGTAGCTTCACTCCGTCCTTGTCGCCGTCTGCATTGTCGACTGCCCAACCGAGCTTCCGACCTTCCGTCTCTTCGGTCTTGAGGCGCACATGGACGCGGTCCCAGCGAAGGTGCGACAGGGCCTGGGTTCGAGAGAGGCGCACCACCACGCGCGCAAGGTACAGACCCTTGATGACGGGTTCTGCCTCCTCAGGTACGACGATGATGGACAGGTTCTCTGGAATTGGTAGCAGCTCGGGCCTATTCATTAGGACACCTCCTGCTCCGATTATGGCCGCGCTGGCATTCCCAGCGCGGCGAGCAACAAAACGGTACGAGCTACACTCCTACAGCGAAGGTCGCATCCGTGAGCATGGTGCCGGTGACAGGATCCGTGCAAACGTAAATGAGGGTGTCAGTTCCTTGGTAATCAAAGGTGATATCCACTCCCCACAGGGAGTCTCCAACACACCCAGCCTCGAAGGCTGTCGGACAGTGTTTGAGTAGCTCAAACACTGTGACGGGCATGATGACCTCGGTAGGCTCGTGTCCCTCGCCGCACAACATGACCCACACATTCAGGAGGGTGTCCCAAGCCTCATGAGCTTTGAGGTGCGTCGCGTCAGAAGTGATGGTGATCTCAGCGGTACAGGTGATTTCCATCAGTATAGCGAGGGGATGGTGGGAACCTCAGACAGCTTGGGCTGCTCACCGAACATGTGGAGGTGACGATCATCTCCCTTGGCATCCCGCTGACGCTTGGACCGAGGATCTTGCTTGGAGGTTGGGAGCAACATCTCAAACTCTACCGAGATCTCCACACGGTTCCTCAGGCAGATCCGAAAGAGGCTGCGTGCGTGTCCACCTGGATTTGTTCCCTGTGTGCGCATCAACCAGTCCAAGCTCGACTCCGAACTCGCGTACATCAACGGGCTCTCCTGGTATTGAACAATGCGCAGGGGCTGCCTGGTGTCACTTGAGTTTGAGACCAACTCTGTAGGGTCCTGTGAGACCATCACATCGCCGAGTGCGTTGGGGTCCAGCTTGAGCTTGCGCGGAGACGCGGGGCGGCGGTCCCAGAAATCATCCAGACCCCACTGGTGCATATGGGAGATGGCAATGTTCGGAACCATTGCCCAGCGGGTAGCGTGGAACCCGCGCGGCTCGTTGTTGTAGCGGAGACTGACATTGATACCGTGCAAGGCACGGTAGTCAGAGTGGGTAGCAATGTTTTCGAGGGTCAAAATCATGAGGGCATCCCTACTTGGGGTTCCCCTATCAGACTCGCGTCTTCGCCCGTTCACGGCTACCGAGCCAAAACTACTGCTGACGGTCACCCACCTTCCAAGTGTCGAAATGGGGATTGCGCGGGTACTGCACACCGTATCGGTAGCCGAACCCGGACTCGTAGAACCGTATGCAGGGGAAATCAGCCTCGCCCGTTTCTTCAATAACTGCAAGAGCGCGCACGGCGCTTTCATGGTCAGGCAGTCACCAGAAGTCGGTATTGAACTGTCCGTCCGTCACCTCTATCCTTGATCGGCCCCCGAAGAGGGCGGTGATGCGGAGGAAGTGGCCCTCGGGTATCTGTACCCTGAACTTCACGCGGGCACGTCGAAGCTACGGTCAGCGTCGTAGGGTGCCCAGTGGTACTGCTCGATGCTGAGGTGGATCGGGCGGGTTCCGTCGGTGTGTCCGACGCAGGTGTCGCAGTGTTGAGCCATCCAGCGGGCACCGTGGGATGCGAGCAGGAGGTTCTGAGCGTTGAGCAAGGGCTTGAGGATCTCGAGGCGGTCAGCGCTCACGGCCATCTCGGTCGTGCAGTGCTGGTCGATCCACTCGGCGGTGCTGCGGGTGAACCACAGGTCGGAGGCGTAGAAGGCCTTCCAGAAGTCCTCGGTCACCCAACCAACGGCAGCCATGGCAGCGTTGAGCGCGATGTCGAAGGCATCGTAGTCCTGAGCGCCACCATCACTGTCAGGCAGTGGGGTAGCGTCGAGCACTTCGAGTCCGGCTTCTACGGTGGGCATGTTCGTCTCCATATGGGTACAACGCTCCGAACCACGAGTAAGTCAGAGAAAATGCACACTGCACATCTTCGCATTCTAACTCCTGCGTATTGGGGGTGTTCAATAGCCCCTAACCAAACAAAGGAGCGCGACACTATGCGTACCATGATCCTGATTCCTCTCGCTTTTCTCTTGGCCTGCAACGGTGACAAGGCCGACAGCGGCGACACTGATGCCACCGACACACCGGCTGTCGAATGCACCACCGAGACGTCCACCTGGACTCCCGCTGGCGAGGACGCAACGTCCTTCACGCTCGCCGTGACTGATGACTGGAGCGTTGCACGTAGCCGCTGCGTTGAGGGCGAGGGCGATGCCTCCGTCTACACCGCTGAGCCCTGCGTCGAGCCTCAGGGCCTCGTGACCGAGGACGTGACCTCCCTGTTCGAGCGTTCCGACGCGGGTGAGCTCTGCCTCACCCCGGAGCTCTGCGACCTTGGTGCCGCGACCGCCACCTGGGAGTTCTACTCCGTGACTGCTTCGTGGCAGGTGTGTGAGGACGCTTCCGCAGCAGAGTGAACCTCTACTGCGGCGGTATGTGATGGGCTCCTCAGGGAGTCCATTGCTGGTCTGACCACTCGTATGTGTCGTTGTGCCACCACCGAGCCACATGGTACCAAGGGAGCTTCCTTCCGAGGTAGTGGCTGAAGCCGTGGTGACCACACTTCTTGCAAAGCGTCATGAGTCCGGTAGGAAGCACGCCGGGCTCGTTGGTCGTCCAGTTCTCGTTGGGGCCGGGCGGGTAGCCGTGACCACACTTCTGACACCTGTGGGTTCGGACCGGGGACGAGTACCTGCGCCAGTTGAAGATGGAGTGCTGGGCGGTCAGCGGTAGGGTGGGAAGCATTCAGCTCCTCGCGTAAGGGGTTCCCACTCTTCAACACGTTTCATGATCCGTTTGTGCGTCTCGAATAGCATTCTGGAGGGAACCGAAATGAAGGCAGCTACTTGCGAAGTGATGGCCGAACTATACCGACTCGGTTGGATATCTACACGGGATGGGAATGTCTCAATCACGTCCGATGAAGGCTTCCTGATCACTCCATCAGGCGTGCGGAAGCAGTTCATCTTGGAGGGCGACCTTGTCCCGGTGCTTGTGGAAGCTGACGCGCCCGTTGTCGCTACCGGGAAGCCTTCAGGGGAGTTGCACATGCACTTCCTCCTGCAACACCGTGGCGGGGCTACAGCGGTTGTCCACGCACACCCGACGTACACAGTGGCCGCAATGTTCCGGGGTTTTGACCTCCGCGTGTTGCAGAACCACTTCCCTGAGCTGTTCCGCTACACGCGCATTGGGGCGACAGTGCCCTTCCTACCGGCCATCTCTGCCGCGCTTGGGGACGCCACCTACGAGTCCTTCTTGGGCAGGTGTGACATCGTGGGTCAGAAGAACCACGGCGTCACAGCAACTGGAGCTGACCCGTGGGAAGCCTTTGAGCACATTGAGCGCGTCGAGCACATCTGCAAGATTGTGCTGGCGTCAGGCGTGGTACCCGGAGAACTCGCTGAGCATCCGTAGGGCAGAATAGTGTATAGCGGTATTCGAAAGCCAACTATCCGTTGACGGGAGTGTCCTACGAGCTTACCCCAAGGAGTTCCTATGACACGTTCCCTTCTCTTGCTGCTCGCCATCCTTTCCCTCGCCCTCGTTGGTTGCCCCTCAGGCGATGACGACGACAGCGCGGTTACCGACGACGACGATTCCGCCGTTGTTGCGGACGACGACGATTCGGCGGTTGCCGATGATGACGACGCCGTGGACGACGACGATTCGGCTGACGACGACGATTCGGCTGCGGCGGATGACGACGACAGCGCTCAGTAGACCCTCTGAGCAAGACCAACGAAGGCGGGAACTTGTGTCCCGCCTTCGTTGGTCTTGGACGCCCTAATCCTCGAAGAGGATCTCCGCACGGGACACAGGCTCAGGCTGCCAAGCTACATCTACCCATCGGTAGGCGTAGCAACCCCACTGCCCGGAGCCGCCTACATCAAACTTGACCACACGCTGCAGCACCTCGGCGTACTCAAGCCACCGGGTTTCATCTCCCAGCTTGATCGGCCACCAGATGTACCTGCGGCAGGTGCGCTCATCTCCTGTATTCTCTTCGGTGGGGCTCAGGTCTTTGATTCGCATGGTTCTTCCTAAGCCGCGAGGCAGTACATCCAGTCGTGGGGTACGGTGGGCTCTTCAATGCCCATCTTGAGATCCATTTCACGCTCGAGGCGGTGAATATCTTCTCGCTCTCTACGCCTGCTGCGGGCTTCGAGTCCGCGCACGCCTTCCTTGCACGGCTTACAGGTCACCTTGTGAGCGTAGAAGGTGTACAGCAGATAGCTCTTCTTACCGCACTCCGACGTAGCGCCGCAGTGGTAATGAACCTTGTGCCTACTCACTTGGGTTCCGCCACCACTCGTCAGTGAGGAACTTGTCGGGGATCTTGCCAGCAGCCTTGGCGGCAGCCACTTCCTCGAAACCGGGGTCGCCGCCGAGCAGCTTCTCAATCTGAGCCCACCACTGGTCCATCCGGTCGCCACGGTCAGCGGCGCACCAGGGGCAGTACTTCATCACGATGATGCCCTGGTAGTGGGGCAGTGAGTAACGGTCGTACTGAGCGTCGTAGAGCACGGTGATGTCCGGGCACGCTTCGCCCTCGGGGTGCTTGTGGCAACCCTCAACCTGCTGCTGCATGGAGCCGCAGCAGTGTCGGAGCTCCATCCAGCAGAGCTTGGCACCCACGTCGTCTTCCAGCTCGTCCGGGTAGAAGCTCTTCTCGCCGTAGCGGTTCTCCCAAGCCCAGTAGCCGTCGGGTGCTTCGTCGTCTACCCACTCGCACGGGTAGTCCTCCACTCCATCCTCCGGCGTGTCACCGAGGATGCGGATCGACATCATGTCGCCGTCTTTGGTGCCGCGTGGAAGTGGGGTCGCAGTGTGGCGTGTGTACATCTTCTACCTTCGTGCCCAGGTGTCTCGTAGAGTACTAACGCGATTCCACCCGCCGTTCTCAGAGGCGAAGTAGCCTTCTCTCTCGAACTGTACGGTCCCGTCGAAGGTGGCGAGGTGCGGCTCACACTTCGCGGTGATCGTCTTGACGCTGTCAGGGTTCAGGGCGTCGTGAATGTCATCGGCCTTGCCCGGTGCTTCTACGTTGAAGAGGCGGTCGTAGAGACGTACCTCCATGTCGACGGCGTGATCAGCCGACACCCAGTGAACCGTGCCGCGTACCTTGCGCCCGTCAGCAGCCATTCCACCCCGGCTGTCCAAATCCACAGTGCAGAGCAGTCGGGAAACCTCTCCGTCAGCGTCGTACTCAACCTCATTGCAGGTGATGAGGTACGCACGCTTCAGCCTCACCTCAACTCCGGGGGCAAGCCTCTTGAACTTGCGTACCGGCTCGAGCATGAAGTCTCTTCTTTCGATGTAGATGCGCTTCCCGAACGGTACCTCTCGGCTGCCATCCTCAGTAGGGAACAACTCCTCACCCTCGTAGTTGGTGAGTACGATCTCCAGGGGATCGAGCACGGCCATCGCACGCGGCGCGGTGATGTTCAGCTCGCGGCGCACCTCGTCCTCCAGCCATGCGGCGGGGATGGTGCTGTTCGCCTTGCTCACGCCCACCCTGGCCATGAGCGCCGTGATGGCGGTTGGTGGCACGCCCCTACGTCGCAAGCCCGCCAGCGTGGGGAGACGGGGGTCGCTCCACCCATCGACAGCGCCACTGTCCACCAACTCCTTGAGCTTGCGCTTGGAGGTGACGGTGTAGGTCATCTCGAACCGGGCCATTTCCATCTGGACGGGGACGGGTACAGCGTGGGTGAGCTCAAGGTAGCGGTCGTAGAGCGGGCGGTTGTTCTGGAACTCGAGGGTGCAGAGGGAGTGTGTGACTCCTTCAATCGCATCCGACAGCGGGTGAGCGAAATCGTAGAAGGGGTAGATGTACCAATCGGTCCCGGTGCGGTGGTGCGGGGTGCTCTTGACGCGGTAGATCAGAGGGTCCCGCATCTTCATGTTCGGGCTGCTGAGGTCCCCCTTGAGGCGAAGCACCATTTCGCCTTCTGCGACACCACCCTTCGCCATAGCCCTGAAGAGCTCGTGGTTCTTGCTGCGTGTGCGGTCCCTGAAGGGTGATGGCTTGCCGGGCGTCTTGACGGTGCCCCGGTACTCACGGATCTCAGCCTCGCTCAACTCTTCCACGTAGGCGAGGTCGGCCTCGATGAGGTCGAGTGCCAAAGCGTAGAGCGCTGGGAAGTAGTCGCTGGCGTACCGGATTGAGTGCGGGGTGTAGCCGAGCCACTTCACATCCTCGAAGATGGCCTCGCAGTACTCGGTGTCCTCGGTAGCCGGGTTGGTGTCGTCGAAACGGAGGACGCACTTGCCGTCGTACTCCCGAGCGATCTCGAAGTTGAGGCAGATGGCCTTCGCGTGACCGATGTGGAGGTACCCGTTGGGCTCCGGAGGGAACCGAGTCTGGATCGCGCAGTCCGGGTGTTCGGCACGTAGGCGGTCGATGGCATCTCGGATGAAGTCGGGCATGTGGATCTCCTCAACCTCCTTAGACACCTATTCGTCGTCGAAAAGCAGTGCCAATCTTGTCGGGAACAGCTCACGCTCTGCCCACGCGCAGGCTTCCGCAATGGTCAACATGCGAGCAGACCGTAGGCAGGGCGGGATGTCAACCCTGCCTGCCTTGACGTACCACCACGCCTTCCCCGTCCTACGGAAGTCCTTCTTCTGGACCGTCTTGTACTCAGGGAGCAGCATGTAGCAGATGTTTCGGACCGTGTAGGTGTAGCAGGGCTTCCTGAAGTCTGCGCTCCGTTGCCCATCTCTTCGGAATTTCACTGACACCTCCGGCTTCGGCTCCGAGGTAACGAGTGAGATGAGGAGCTTCTCAGAGAACTCATCGCGGTTTATCCATGTGTCCCATACAATGAAGTCAGTACGCGGACAGCGGAGGAAGTGGAGGCTTCAATGGTTCTATTGGCGGTGGTTGGTCTTGGACTTGCTTGGGTTTACGGGCATGTCGTTGAGTATGCGATCCACAGATGGCTGCTTCACCCGTTTGGGTTCAAGAAAGACCACATGTTCGCGTTCCACTTCCGAGAGCACCACCGAAACTGCCGCCGTCAGAACATGCACGACATCGGATCCCGACGTGAGGCCCTTTGGGTGACCTTCGCTGTAGCGATCCACCTCCCGCTCCTACTGCTCGGCGGATGGTTCATTGCCGGGTTCGTGCTTGGGCTCGTACTGAGTGGCCTCAGCTACATCCGAGTGCATCGGAAGGCACACAAGAACCCCGCATGGGCCTTGCAGCACGCGACTACGCACTACGCTCACCACATGGGCAAGAACCAGCATCTGAACTGGGGCGTCCGGAGCGATTGGGTGGACCGGGCGTTGGGTACTCGAGCCACGCTCGACGGTAAGAAATACTGAAACTGAGCCCGTGACGGTGTTGGACAGGTACAACCTGGAGAAACACCAATGCTCAGACCTGTATTTGACCGCCTGCTCATCGAGCCCCTCAACAAGAAGCAGACCGAAAGCGGCCTTCACCTTCCCGACGAGAACGTCGACGTGGTTCGCGGCTCCGTGTTCGCCAAGGGTCCTGAGGTGACCATTGTGCAGCGCAAGAACACCGTGCTCGTTCAGCGCAAGCACTGCCTCGAAGTCAAGGACGGGAACGGCAAGACCTTCCTGGTGATCCAGGAAGAAGCGATCCTCGCCATTGACGAGGACGGCGACGGTGACACGGGTGATTTGACTGTTGAGGGGTAGCTACTCGTCAAGCCAGTAGAACTCGCCTGCGGGGTTGATGAACCAACCCCCAATCACCCATATGCCCGTCACTTCTTCGGGTAGGGTGCTCAGCGCGAGCTGGTTGGGATTAGGATCCCACACGACCTTCAGGGCGGTATCCACAATCACAGCGTGGGAGCCGCCTTTGAAGGTCTTGGACGGAACAGCAGCGTAGAAGTAGCCTTCGACGCCACCGTCGTACTCTGCGCATTCCTGTAGGGTGGGACCCTTGCCACGCTGACCAACGAACATGGCGTGCCGGTAGCCCCGCGAGTGGAAGAACCGGATCAGGTTCGAAGCCTGCTCAAAGTCTCCCAGCAGAGGTGGCACGTCCACCAACGCAAGGTCGAAGAGGGTCGCAACTGCTGCGGCACAACAGTTGGACTCCTCCCCGTCCGAGACGTTGGTTTGGTAGACGCCTTTCACGCGCGGGCGAAGAACCAGGTGCGAGCAGCCTTCTGAACTCCCTTGCCCACCTGCTTCCAGGTGAGGCCAGCAGCCTCAAGCTCGTCGCCACTTTCCTTCTTGATGTCGCCACCAACCCACTGAAGGAAGTTGCCGGTGAACACGCGGTCGTACTCACCGTTGCACGCGGTAGTGACAGCCTGCTCGCACCTGTTGTCGGTAACGAACATCTCCACGAAGGCCTCAACGGAGGCAACCACCTCGGTGTCCACCTCAACGGCCTTCTTCCGCTTCTTCACTTCGTGCTTCTCGCCCTTCGCCTTGAACATGGCACTGGTCACGTCGTCCCGTACAGCAGAGCTGCCGATTACGCCGGGGAGCAGCGGGTAGTACACGAGGCCTTCCCCAAGCCCGTCAACGTCGAAGGTAGCCTTGACCCAAGGGTCGCAGGTCTCAACCTCGTCGATGCGCTCGTTGAAGATCAGCGCGGCGGCGTCCAGGCTCTCGGTATCCGCGAAGTCCACCGTCACGTCCTCACCCTCGGCCCACGGGATCACGTAGATGTCCGGGTGGTCGGGGAGGTGGGAACGAATCAGGTCCGGGTCCACGAGGATCCGGGTCTTGGTGTCCTCCCCCTCGGGGAAGTGCGCCTCGATGGCGAACACGGCGAACACCTTGCGGTCGATCTTGGAGATGGAGCAACGCTTCTGGATGCCCTTGCCACACCACTCACCGAAGATCACTACGGTCTTGCCCGCAGCATCTCGAAGTCGGAGGAAGTAGTTGCGGTTGAGCTCAACCCAGGCAGCGAAGCCCATGTTGTCATCAGACAGGCCGATGTCACGGGAGCGGCTCTGAGCGTGGTAGCCAGGCCCCTCAACGAAGCGGGGGTCAACCCGTACAGCAGCGTTGGTACCGTCGAGCTTCACCTTCCCACGGAAGGACAGGGTCGGCTGCGGAATCTGTACGCGCTCCTCTCGGAGCTGGTACCCACGGCGCAGGTTGTTGAAGCGGGTGATGTCGGTCCACTTGATAGTCATGGCGGTATCCTCAATAGCCCAGAGGGCTTGTGTTGATTAGCGAACGATGTTTCGAATCCCGTCGCATTCACCACTCAGTATTCCCGAGCGGCCCACCAGCATCCCGCTCACCTTGCGGTGGTGCGGTCTACATCTCCTACAACCCCTGAGCGTTGCCAGAAGTGCGAAGTGCTCTCTAAATCACCAGCAGTCGTCATCGTCGCTGGTGACAAGCAGGCTACACATCGAGCAATACCCACCATCAATGCGCCTGTTCGGCCAGACACGGCCCCCAGACCAGTGAGTCCCATGGTTTCCCTCTGCGCATTGGCATCGGGGGCTCTCCACGAACTTGCTACTGTTGCAGCCGTAGCAGCGGTAGGCAACTCCGGTCTCATCACTTGGTGAAAGGGCGATCCACCTGTGCTCGTGTTCGTCTTCCATGGCACCTCCTACTCCATAGACACTACTTCTGGTTCGCTGCCTTGTATTCGAGCAAGTACCGGATGCGAATGCGGTTGGGGTCGTACACCGCGTACTCGCTGAAGGTAAGGGAGCCACCCCACGAGGCAGTCACGCCACGCTCACCGAAGGCGGTGTCGAACCCTGCATTGTTGGCGCTGAACAAATCAAGGCCGCGATCCGACTCGTTGAAGGTTCGGACGCGGCCCAGGTTGGCATCGCACACCAGGATGATCGGGTTTTTGGAGTCTGTGAACCCGAAAGCCTTCCCGATGTTGGGGGTCAGGTAGATGGCCTTCCCGAACATGCCTCCGTGTGCAGGGAGCTTGAAGCTCTGGAGCATGATGTGAGCAGCGGAGGTTTCGCGGGTGCCGTGGTAGAGGCGCTGCTTGATGTTGCCACCACCGGAGAGGCCGTACCCGCGAGGATCGCTCACCTCGTAGGCCCGGATGAGCTTGTAGTTGCAGCCGCCTCGGTAGCTGGTGTGGGTGGCGGGGACGCCGGAAGGGATGGCGCACTCGCGGAGGTTCCCGCTGAGCTGCTGCTTCTGCCCATCCCTTTCGAGGTGTTGAGCGAAGCGGTGCTTCGGAGTCCCCGATCCAGGGACGTTCTTCTTGGATGTGCGCGTGACGACGTAGCTGCTACGTCCGCGCCTCTTCTTCCTGCCCATGTTGATTCCGGTAGCTACGCAGCTCCGGTGGGACCAGAGCTACTGGGTGAGTATGCCGTCAATACACTTGTCGCGCAGTTGAGTGTTCTCAACTGTGGCCGCGTCAAGTAGAGCACCTTGTTCGGATAGCTCTGTTTGATATTCAGCTCTCACTTCTCGTAGCTCCTCTTGGGCTTGTACCTGATATGCAACCAGGCCGTCGTCAGCAGACATCCAGACTTTGAAACCATACCCCAACAGGATCACTGCCGCAACCATCCCCGCAGTCCCAAGGAACTTGGAGACATTTCCTACAGCGTTCCGACGGGCGGTGGATTCCCGAACACGGAGGTCGATGTATGCGGCGATGACTCGATTGGCGTGCGACCCCTCCAAGGCCCCGATGATGGTCTCCGCTTCTTCGCGGACAAGGGTGTCGGGGGTCATGGCGTGCGCTCCTTTGTGGTCATATAGCGTAGAACGCTCAGACAGGCGGAACGTGCAGTGCCCTACTCTACTTCGAACTCAGGGTCCGGCTTGACTTTCTCAGGAGGGGTGAGGGCCGCGCGTAGACGCAACTCGCCTTCCGCTACGAAACCCACGCGGGCGAACATCCGGGCGAGTAGGTCAGGGCTGATGTCGGGTCCGTTGGGACCGTGATCCCCTCCGAGCTCTGCCGCGAACTCTGCCGCTACTGTGTCAGCGGTGTCCTTGGCTACTTCAGCAATCTCATCTTTGGTAACGGGGGTATCAGGCATGTGGGCCTCCGGTTCAAGTCATTCGACAAGGATTTGGACGAGTGTCGGAATGTCGAGCTTATTCATCTATCACATCGTACTCCCTCATGCTGTCATGAAGGTAGGTGACTACCGCCTCGCATGGATCACATCCCCACGCCCATAGCAGTGCCCAGTTCCTGTCCTTGGCAATCTCCTCCCACTTTCCACTGGGTAGATGCAGCAAGGCCAGACACTCGAGGATGAACTGCTTGTAGGGGTGCTCAGCTTCCATACTCCATTGTGGCATGATCCCTTTGTAGTCACATCCCAGTTAGGAGGGCACCCATGCCAGCACCACAGAAAACATCCACATCAAGTGAGATCCGCAAGCTGGCGGCGGCTGTTCAGCTTGAGCACTCAGCCGTCACTGTCGTAGTGGAAGACGGCAAGGTCCTCCTACTACAGCGCGGCGGTACAGCCCCTTGGATGCCTTTGGCGTGGAACCTACCGGGCGGTGGAGTGGATGCCGGAGAAACGCCACAGCAAGGCGCGGTGCGTGAGCTCGTTGAGGAAGCTGGGATCCGACCCGGAAGACTGCGAAAGCTCCGGTCCATCAACATGGGTCCGGAGCTCGGCATCCTGCATCCCTTCGTGAGTGAGGGCTACAGAGGGAAGCCACGCCTGACAGATCACGAGAACATCGCAATCGCCTGGGTGGGTGTGGACGATCTCAAACGCTACAAGATGGTGCCCTTCATTGAGCGCATCATCCGGAACGTGCTCAGCGCGTGACGGCCTTGTTGGGCTGACGGCAGCCCTTCGCCCAGCTCCACGTCTTGCCGTAGGCGCACTCGAGGGCCGGAAGGTCCTGAGCCACAGTGGAGCCATCAGGCGTGGCGGTGAGGCTGCAACGGACAAAGCCGTCCTCATCCGTGTCCCGCTCCTGACAGGCAGCGGCGCAGGTGGAGCCCGCGTGGAGCTTCTCGCAGTGGGCAATACCCGTGGTCTCTGCCTCCGTCACTTCACCAGCGGTGAGGTTGGAACAGCCGACGAGCAAGGAAAGGGAGGCGAGGAGAAGAAGGCGACGCATTTGTGCGCTCCGGGTCAAGGGGTTCAGGGTCAAGTCAAGAAACGGTGAGATCAGCTTCAAGTGCGAAGGGGTCGATATCGTCGGTAGAACTTCCGCCAGATGCGGTAGCCAAGGAATACGAAGACGCCTACCAAAGCGCTCCAGGCCTCCAGAGCCATGAAGTAGAAGAACCAGCCGCCCTCCTTGGCGTAGAAGTACCGACGCTCCCACGCATAGCACTCCACAAGTCCATCGATGTTGGAGCCGAGGTCGTACCTCTGAGCCTCCTTCTCTGCGAGGCGGTCAGATACCTGGGAGTGTAGGAAGCTCATGAAGACGCCATAGACTCCAACCCACTCTACTGCCCCCTTGTCGCTAAAGAGCGCCACGGTCACAAGCACGGCGAGCACCGCGCCTGCTTCGAGCATCCAGGTATGGATCTTCATCTACGCGCCTCCAGCCAATCCTCTACGGCGTCGTAGCCTTCGCAGAGGTCGAGGTGTACATCGATGCCAACCATCTCGCAGAACACTTCTACGTTGGTGGCGCGGAAGTACTCGGGCGGGCAGACGGTGATCATGTTCCCTTCCTTCCCGTGCTGGAATCCGAACCAACCCTGCTCAAGAAGCGAGATGGGGGAGATGGTGCCGGGCGCGAAGTACATGAAGATCAGGTCCACCTTGGAGAGTGCCTTCAGCTCCCACTGGATCTGAGCGATGAGCGCGGGGTGGCGGTACTTGCTGTGCTCAGGATTCCAGTCCTTGCGGCGTGGGTTGACGATGGTGCCACGCTCACCCTTGAAGCGCTCCACGAACTCAGCCTGCCACGGAGGAGCGTTGCCGCCCTCAATGGAGCCAGCGAGGAAGATGGTCGGGCCATCGGTGTCATGCCAGCTCACTGCATGGGGGCTACGGATCTCTTTCATGCTTCCTCCATCAACAGGTCAAGCCTGCGACTGTAACCGGGGACGATGTGCTCGGTGGTCTTCTCGCTGTTGTTCTTGTGGTACTGCTGGTCGTACTCCCGCCCACCCGCGTCCATGCAAGCAAGGCGGCTGAAGATCTGACGCATGTTCGCCCACGGGGTGCTCTCGTAGAGGATGCAGCGTTCGATCCACCCGTCGTTCACGTCCTTGCCATCAACGAGCGCCTGGATCACCTCTGGGATGCGGGCGTGGTCCATGCTCTTGTACTGCGGCGGGTTGTCTCGCAGGTAGGTGTAGGCGGCAAGGCGAGCTTCCTGTCCCCGGACGTAGGCGGACGGCCCGTGGTCGATGTACTGCGCGTAGGGGATGTCGTACTTCGGGGGGAGCATCGCCAAGAGAGGGAGCATGGCGGCATCGACTGCCTCATGCTCTTGAGCGGCACGCTTGTCGTCGTACCGCCTCCCGTCATCCGTGACGTAGATGGTCAATTCGCGCATAAGGGTTCCGGGGTGCAAGTTGTTCAGGTACAGCCATAGAACCACAAGAGCGGCCCAGAAGTGTGTAGACGTCGGACTTGAGTCATGGACGGGTCAGGACCAACGACGCCCGAGCAGGTCTCCCCACTCGGGCGTCGTCCGCATCAACTCAGGAGATCAGGCGGTGGCCTGGTTCCCCGTGCTGAAGCGCTCTTCCTTGATGAACACGCTGATGAGGCTGCTGCCCACCTGGAAGAACGTCCCCTCCTTCTCGCCCTTGGAGAGCTTGATGTTGGGGAAGCTGCCCGCGAGGTCGTCAGCGGTCATGGCCGGAGCATCGAACTCATCCGGCACGAGGCCGGTTGCGCCGATGTAGAAGGCCACGGGGCTCACGCGGTCCGCGAAGAGCGCCTTCTCAGCCGCCTTCACGCAACGCTTGGCAGCGTTGAAGGCCTCAACCTGCTCCTCGGGCTCGTTGGTCTTCACCAGCGAAGCTTCGATGGAGGCAACCAAGGCCGCATCCGCACCCGCAGCAACCAGGATGTCGGTCACCGCCGCCGAGTTGCCGAAGCCGAGGAAGCCCTCGAAGATCGGCATCAGGATGTCGTCGGTGGCGTCCAGCTTGGTACGCGCGGTCAGCTTCTTGAGTCCGACGCTGTAGTTGTCGTCCCACCACATCGCCCAGGTGCCCTTCTTCTGCGCCACGTTGTCCAGAGCCACGGTGAAGCGGCGCACCAGGTAGGCGTTGGCGCTCTTCAGCTTGCCGGTGCTCACGATGTCGGTGTTGCCGATGTCCACCTTGTAGGAGAGGCGGGTGTCGACGCTGCCGTCCGCCATCGCATCGTCGAGCTCCGTGTACTCGTAGGTGGTCGGGAGGCTGAGGTAGAGCGCCGGGCTCAGGTAGTGACGCTTCAGCTCGGTCACCTGCTCGCCCGTCAACGCCTCGGAGGTCGTCGCGGTCAGTGCGGTCAGGATGCTGCCGAGCGCCTTGTACTGAGCCAAGGTGTCGAACACGCCGTCGATGGAAGCGTAGGTCTGGTCGAAGGCAACCAGCGGACGCCCGGCGAGGCTGATGGTGTAGGAGGCAGTCGGGTTGTAGTCACCCGTCAGCACGCCCAGCGCAACCAACTCGCGGAAGGCACGCTTGTCGCTGATCTGCACCACGATCTCGCTCACGTTCAAGCTGCCGTCACCCACGAGGGTGTAGTTCCGGTAGCTCTTCAGGTCGCTGACGTCCACACCGCTGATGTCGAGGATCGCGTTGCCGCTCTCCCGCTCAACGATCTGCATCGAACGCTCGACGCGGATGTTGGCCGTCGCCGTGTTGCGGTTCACCTCAACCGCGCCAACCTGGGCGAAGTCATCGGTGTCCGTCTCCACGGAGTCGATCCAGGGCAGCTCGAGCGAGCCGTCATCCAGACGCTTGCCAGCGACGCGCTTGAGGCCACGCCGCTTGTAGCCAGCGCTCAGAGCCTTGGTGTCGAGGCGCAGTGCCCGGCTCCAAGTGTCCAGCACGCCGAGGATGCTCAGCACGGGGGCAACCGAGGTGTCCACTCCGTAGCCATCGCTGAAGGTGTGGTCGGGGTCGTTGAAGAGCACGTTCTCGAGGCCGTTGCTGAAGGCCGCGATCTCCTCGTTGGTCAGGGCGCGGCTGTACTCGTCGAGGAGCGTGCCGTTGCGGGTGCTCACCAGCGCGTACTTGGCGGTGTTGAGGCTACCCTCGGCCAGCATCGCACGGCTGTAGGCGTACACCGGGGTCAGGTCGTCGTTGCCCTCTCCACACTCGGGCAGAGAAGAACTGTTGTACTCGGCCTCGGTGACGCTGCGGTAGCGGTAGATGGTCTTGTCGCCGTCGTTGCTCAGCCCGGTCACCTGCAGGTCACCGTCGGTGCCGTTCACTCGGCCGTCATCCACGCTGACGAACACCTGGTAGTCGGCGTTGCCGATCTGCTGGGCGATTGCCGGGGTGCGCTGGCCGCTGAGCAGCGTGGTCGTGTCGTGGAGTGCATCGAACACCGCGCGGATGTCACCCGCCTGCACGCACTTGCCACTCAGGGAGTTGGAGATGCTGTTGAGCAGTCCGAAGTCGCTCCACGCGCGGTGAGCGATGGTGTTGACGTACACGTCCTGCATACCGGCGAAGTCGCCAATGATGCGGTCGATCGTGCGGCGCTCCTGAGTCGGGGAGCGGTGGTTGGCGTAGCCGTCGGAGTGGAGGGTGATGCAGGTCAGCTCGCCGGTCTGGCAGAGCTGGCGGGCACCCTCGAGGGCCTGGCTCATGCAGGTGAGGCCACGCACGCGGAGGTTGTCGATCTCCTTGAGGTAGCTGCTGTCCGCTGCCATCACGTCAGCTACGCGCACGCGGCTGAAGTGGGTGCGGAGGTCGCCCTCCGAAGAGTAGCTGAGGAGGCTCACGAGCTGGTTGCTGTTCTGGAACTCCTCGAGGGTCCAGAGCTTGCGCACGGTGGCCTTCATCGAGGCCATGTCGCGGTACATGGAGCCGGAGGCGTCCAGCACGACGATGTGATGGGAGGGGTTCGTATCGGTGTCGACCGTGTCGGTCGAACCGCAGGCCAAAGCCTCGACGAAGAAGTAGCGGCGAGATGCGCCGCCGAAGTTACGAGTGGCAAATCGGCTGTCCATGGATTAGCTCCGTTTTCTGGTTCACTGTCGCGTTTTAGCCCCAGGTGAGGCGTATGTCATTGAACAACAAGTCCGGCCAGAAGTTGCGAAGCTTCGAACTGGATAGCGGTGGTCTAAACCCTTGTGGTCAGGGCGCTTTCAGGCACGTATCCGTCAAACAAGACGAAGACCTCGAATGCCCCTGCGAAGAGCAGGGGCACCGGGGAAGTACAGGAGGATCTGGGGTGGGTTCCTACAGGGCGTCGGGGGAGATCACGGTACAGAGTCCAGCCGCGTCGTGGAGGTCGAGGTACGCTCCCCAGGCCACGCACTCGGTCTCCGTGCTGTTCCAGAGGATCAGGGTGCTGTTCGTAGCAAGCCAGGTCATCAGGAGGTCGCCTGCTGATGCCATCGTCCCGCAGCCTTCGTCACCCGCCAAGAGGCTCAGGCAGGTACCGTCCACGTCCACCTCGTAGTAGCCGTAGTAGCTCTCGTCAACGCCACCCTCTTCGTCGATCACGGTGTTCCACATTTCGATGAAGTGGCCGCTGGGGTCGCCGTCCTCAATCTCGATGGTCGTGGTAGAGGCTACGGTGGTGGGTGCAGCCACCTCCATCTCCAGGTAGTCAGCGTCTCCATCACAATCGCTGTCCACTCCGTCCCACACGTCAGGAGCGTCGGGGAAGATCACGCCGTTGATGTCGTTGCAGTCATCGCCGCCGTAGCTCTCGCTGTCGAAGCCATCGCCGTCCTGGTCGTAGTCGCTCCACCCGTCGCAGTTCTGGTCGACGCCGTCGTACCAAACCTCGTCCGCGTCGGGGTTCACGTCCGCATCCAGGTCATTGCAGTCCGCGCCGCCGTAGCCCAGGGCCACCTCGCCGTCACCGTCGAAGTCGTAGTCGTCCTCGAGGCCGTTGCAGTTGCTGTCGATGCCATCGTAGGGAGTCTCCTCCGCGCCGGGGTACACGGTGTCGTCGTAGTCGTTGCAGTCAACGTCGTCGAAGTATCCGTCCTCGTCGTTGTCCACGTCGCTGTCGCCGTGGTCATCATCGTCGCCGCAGTCAACGCAGGCGCTGTCGTCGTCATCACCGGTGTCGCCGGAGTCGTCGTCATCGTCCACCACAACGTCGTCATCTTCGTCAGGGCAGCAGTCTTCGGTGGGGTCCTCTTCGATTTCGAGGATCCCCTGTGCGGGCATACAGCCCACGGTGAGGGTGAGTAGGGCAATCATGAGGGCGGGATAGAGTCGCATGGTTTTGGTTCCTTCTGTACTTCCCCTTGGGGGTTACATAAGGAAAACGAAACCATCCGCGAGATACTCAGAGTAAATCGCAATACGAACTAAACTTTCATGAAAGTGCCGAGTTGTCGGCTACTTAGCGGCGGGAGCTTCTACGCGTCTTCTTGGGGCGTGGGAGCTTTCCGGTAGCGAACTTGCGCTTCGCCGTCGATGAGGCCTGCTGAAGAAGGGTCTTGCCGTCAAGGTGGTCCATCTCGTGCTGAAGCACGATGGCGTCCATCCCCTCAAAGCGGCGGGTGTGCTGGCTGCCGTCAAAGTCGCGCCACTCAAGCACGATCCAGGCGTAGCGGTGGATGTTCACCTTGAGCTTGGGGTAGCTGAGGCATCCCTCCTTGAAGCCGGAGGGTACGGTGTCACCATGAGCGGTGATCACGGGGTTCGCGAAGAAGGTAGCGTCGCGGCTGGCCTGATGTGCGGGCTTCTCACCCACAACCGCGAGCAGGATGCGGCGCATGTCGCCAACCTGCACACCCGCGATACCAATGCCGCCCTCGATCTTGCGGAGGTGGTTCATGGCCTGGGCGCGGGTCAGCATGTCGGCACCAAACTCACCCTCTTCAACTGTTGCAGAAACCTGCTCCAGTCGGGGGTCGGGGTGGCGCACCATCTGAAGTGTCGATCCGAACATGCTGTCTGCCTCCATTACCCGTACAACGAGCCGAGGGGTGGGAAACTCAGACGGTTTCTATCGGTTCTTCGCGAGAGGCAGGTAGCCTTCTTGGTTGACCGATCCGAGCACCAAGGATAGCAAAGCGGCGCGAACCCACAAGCCTCCCTCAATCTGCCTGAAGTACGCGGCGCGAGGATCGCTGTCCACTGAAGGGAGGATCTCACCGACGCGGGGGAAGGGATGCATCAGAGCCATCGAAGCCTTCGCACGGCTCATGGTCTCAGGGGTGATGACGTAACCACCGCTCAACCCGTGGGCGGTGAGGTCTTCAGCACTGAGGCGTTCCTTCTGGACGCGGGTGACGTAGAGGACGTCCACCTGCGGCACGGCTTCCTCAAGGGTCATGCACTCACCTTCGCAGTAGCCCTCAGGCATTCCCATTGCGGGAGGACTCACGAGCACGAACTTGGTGTCGTATCTGGAGAGCAGCTTCGCAAGAGAGTGGACGGTGCGTCCGTGCTTCAGATCACCAACAAGCCCAACGGTGAGGCCATCCAAGGTGCCGAGCTCCCTGTAGATGCAGTACAAGTCCAGGAGTGCTTGTGTCGGGTGCTCTCCAACCCCGTCTCCGGCGTTCACCACAGGTACCCCGGCCACCTTAGCCGCTCGTGCCGCCGCGCCGACGTCGGGGTGCCTCAGTACGATGAGGTTGCTGTAGCAGGCAAGCGTGCGGACCGTGTCCTCCAGGCTCTCGCCCTTACTGATTGAAGAGTAGGCGGGCTCCGTGATGTTCAGCACGTCAGCACCGAGCATCTGAGCAGCGGCCTCGAAGCTCTTGGCGGTCCGGGTGCTTGGCTCGTAGAACAGGTTGGTCACCCGAGCGAACTTCAAGGTCTCAAAGACGTGAGGCCAGGCACCCTGAAGGCCGTCCGCCCTCTTGAACAGCTCAACGATGTCCTCTTGGTCTATGTCGTCGATGCTGAGTACGTTCCGTCCAATCCAGCGGGCCATGCTTCATCCTGTTCAAGTGGATGCTTGTAGGACGCAACTGCCATGAGGAGTCAAGCCTCCAGGGAAAGAACTATAGAATGAATTCGCTATCCGCCGATAATCCGCGTGTACTACTTCATCGAAGCACCACCTACGAGCAGGAAGCCTGTCGCATTTGATCGAGCATAATCAAACGCCCCAACGCCTGAGTAAATCGAAGCGTGATGTCTTTATCTGCTGTGGAAGCAGAGGTCTCGTCTATGGGTTCCGCGAGCCTAAAAGAATTGTCCAACTCCGCTCATGGCGGAAAGGTGAACTCCATCAGGGAGGGCAGATGTTCCACACCGAAGCGTGCTCAACGAAGCTCCGGTGTCTGCCATCCAGAAGTAGCATGACTGACTCTCTATCTACTCTCTACTCAATAGAGAGACTCAGATACAGAGTCAATACAGTGAAGCTCCCTGGGTCTAAAACTATACCTCCGACAGCCCTTGATCCGAATACCTATGCCAGTACCAACGGTACCAGTGCTACAGCAAATGCTTATACAGCAGCCGCTTCAGCAGATGATCCTTCAGCCCCTACGCCCGCTACTCAACTTCAGGGGAGGCTTCGTAGGAGAGCTCACCTCCAGCGTCACTCAGCATCTTGGCTGTCTTCTTCTGGATCGCTCCGAGGAGATCAGCGTAGGCAGCTTGCGCGCCCTTCAGGATGATCATGTCAGCCGTGGCAACATCAGCGTCGAGAGGAACTACCACCTTGGGTAGACGGGCACCGCCCGAAAGATCCTGACCCCACACTGTGCAGGAGAAAAACCAGGAGACCGTGATGCCTTCAGAGGCTTCCTTGCGGCTCTCTTGGTAGAGAACACGTAGGTCGAGCGTCACGGGACGTGGGTACCGTCCTTCCTTGTCATGTTCGAGCGCTTTCGCGTTGCATGATCGGCTCAACTTCTCAGTTGAGAAGGCACGGTCCAGGCTGACGTTGGAGGCTCTCCATTCCTTCCCGGTGAACCCGAGTGCGCGGAGCATTCGAGCCATCATCAGGAGCCCTTCCATAGAGAGGGAGAGGTTGTGGTTCTGTTTGGTACACTTGTCGTCTGAGGGCATTCCCTTTCCTACTGGTGGATGGTCTACTCGTCAGCCGCAGCGGCCCATGCGTTGAGCTCTGCGCTGTCGGAGTCTTCGAAGGTGTAGAGGAGGCTGTAGTAGGCTTTGGTGGGGGAGTCGCCACGTCCCTCGTATTCGGTGTACAGGTGCTCGCCTTCCGCGTACCAACGGATGGTCCAAGCACTCACGATGCCGTTGGCACGCACGAGCTCAAACTTGCCACCGGGAGCCTCAGGGAACTCTCCACCGTCGGCCTCAAGGTCGAGTCCGAAGGTGTACTCAGATCCACCGGCACTACCGATGTAGTCCCAGCCTCTTCCGAGGTGTGCTTCCACATTGGTCAGTGCGTGGGCTGCGGCTTTGAGTTCTGCGAGCTTCATGGTGCCTCCGTTACATAGGGATAACGAGGTGAGGCACTCAGAACTCAGAGGCTAATCGTCGAACAGGATACCCATCCGACCCTTCAGCTTGGGCTCAGGGAGTGGAGGCAGTCCTACTTCTTCCCGAGTGGCAGGGATCTCAACCAGCCTTCCCACCACATTGACGCGAGCTGCTCCCACGGTGCCCGCACGGAGCTTGTGAGTCTTGATGTCCAGCAGACTCTCGAAGGTGGTGCCGTTCCAGCCCACCGCCAAGAACTGCTCGCCGGGGCTTGCACTGAAGACCTCGTGTCCGGCTTCGGTCAGGGTCACTACGAGGATGTCCATGTCACTTCCTAATCGTCGAAGAGGATGTCCATCCGCGCTTCTGCTGCGGTCGGCTTGATGATGTTGAAGATCAGGCCCACGGCATCCATCACATCCACGGGGACGGCACTGGAGGGGATCTGCTTCCGTCGGCAGGGTACTTCCTGGGGGTGGAAGGCGCGTAGCTCCGCACCAATCACTCCGGTCTTGCGCTGATGCACATGGGCGATGGTCATCACCCACTTCACGCCGCCCTGGTGGGCAAGCAGGATGTACTTGCACGAGCGCGCGTTGTGCTGGTCCTTCTTGTACCAAACCATCGCCGTCGTGGTCAGGTCGAGCGGAAACTCTCCCTGCCCCCTGGCGTGCGCGAGACCCGCCTTGAGGGCTTGGTCTCGCTGAGGCTTGGTCTCGCCACCTTGCAACCTCAGCCGGAAGCCGATGGGCAGGAGCTCGCAGATATCAGGCTTGATGATCATGGGGTCCTCTCAGGCTGTGTTCACCATGCGGAAGAAGCCCGCATGGTCGGCGGCGAAGTCGTCAAATCCCAGCAGAGCCTGGTACCGCAGGGCGTCCCGGTCCTCCTCCGGCACGAAGCCGAGGGCGTAGCGGATGGCGCGGAGCGCATCCTCGAAGTGAGCGCTCTCAACAGCGCCACCGAGGTCACTGTGAATGCGGATCCAGTAGTAGCACTGGTAGCTCTGGCTGTTGAAGGTCACCTCGTTGCGCTCGAGGTACTCCACCATGTCCATCATCCGGGCGCGGAAGCTCATGTCGATCTGCGTGAACTCCTTGGCGGCGAGCACCTCAGAGCCCATGTGGTAGCCCATGGCGCGGAAGATGCTGGGTCGGTCGTCCGGCGAGCCGTTCCCGTACCCCACAGCCACCTGATCGCAGAGGCCCTGCAGCCAGATCGGGATGTCGAGCAGCTCGTCCAACTCACCGTCGGCCCAGCCGAAGGGAGCCTGAACCGCCGTGCCATCCTCAGCGCGGGTCACGAAGGAACCTGGCGTCAGGTACTCAACGGAGCCCTTGAGCATGGCCTGTGCGAGGCAGCGGTGAGTGTCGAGGGCCTCGGTGCCGCTGTCGTCGAACTCGTCCCGTGCCGCGTTGAACACGTAGGCGGCAACGAGCACACCACGGTCAGCGAGCGGAGTGATCGTCTCCTCGGGGTCCATGAAGAGCCCACGGGAGCGCCCCACCTTGCCCGCCAACGTCGCAACGCCGGAGCCGAAGAAGCCATTCCACTCCGCGTACCGATAGAGGAAGCGCAGGAAGCTTGCAGGTCCGGCGTCCATAGCCGCTTCGATGGTGTCCTTGACGCGCCCGTCGCAGGAGGGGAAGTCGTATCGGGTCTGGAGGTCGTCAACGGTGATCTGGGGCATGGTTCAATCCTGGTAGATGACGGAAGGTCCGGTGAGGACGTTCCATGTGAAAGAGTAGGAGCGGCCGTCCTCCCGAGCAATGCGGTACACGCGGAGGCCGTGTGCGGCTACAGCTCCGTACCACACTATTCCGGCCACGATGCACAGTTCGAAACCGCTCACGAGTTGCCGTCCATGAGCAGATCCATCCGGGGGTCGCGGTGGAGCGTCTTGCCGAGGCCCATCTCCGCGAGCTCGATGTCCAACTCTGCGCCGAGGCGTTCCTCCACTTCCAGCCGTCCGAGCTGGTCGTCGAGGAAGCTGCTGGCTTCACCGGGGCTCGCCAACGTGCGGGAGTACATCTCTTCGATGCCGTCCGCCATGGTCAGCATCCGGGCCTCGGCAGAGTCCCGCTGAGAGGAGAAGCTTGAGCGCCGGTCGAGCACCTTCTGGAGTCCATCTCGGGCCGAGGCGAGCTTGCGCTGCTCCAGCACATTGGCGTCCTTGATCTGCTCGTTCAGGCTTCGCACCCGCTTCGTGAGGTCGCCCACGTCGATGCTCTGTCCACGCTCGTGAAGCGTGTAGGTCACGAGCCACAGTCGCAGGAAGTCGACGCTGAGGTCGTCAAGCCGCTCCGCATCCGTGTAGGTGAGGGCGGATCCTCCCTCAGCACTGAGCTCGTAGAAGCGCTCCACGCGCTCCCGAATCCGGTTGTACCGGTCGAGGTGCCCTGAGCTTGGGCGGCGGTCCTCGCGTCGCTGTCCCCACTCATCGGTAGGGTGGCGGTACACCTGCACTCGGCTGTTGAGCTCTTCGAGCAAACGCTCGCGCTCCTTGTCCCGAGCGTCGCTCCGCTTGCCACGGTTCACGAACTCCTTGAACACCACGCTGCTGGGCACGAAGAGGGCTGCAATGCCCTCCCCACCAACAAGGGCGACAAAGGGGAGCGCCGCAGCGAGTGGTCCGGCAGTCACGAGCAAAGCTGCTCCTGCCAAACCCGCCACACTCGCGGTGACGATGTTGGCGGGATGCGCGAGCATCTCAAGCAGGTAGGAGACGTCGCCATCTTTGGGGTCGTAGCGGCTCATCGTGTTCCCTCTCTTGTGGGGATAGTAGTCATCGAAGCCCTCTCTAAATCAGCCGCGCATCAAGCGCAGAATCTCACGTTCGGTTGCACGCGTCGGCGTGGTTTCCAGCCAGTCCTCGCTCCGCATGGAGCGTGGAGTTGCGATGTGGAACTCCTTAGCGACGGTGGCAGGCTTGGTTGTCAGCACTGTCACACGGTCCGCAATCAGGAGCGCCTCTTCAACGTCATGTCCAACAAACACCACCAGGCACTGGATCTCGGTCCAGATACGCACCAGCAGTTCCTGCACTTCGCGCAGGGTGTTGGGGTCGAGGCCACGGAAGGGCTCGTCCATGAGGAGGATGCGTGGCTTGAGCACCAACGCCGAGGCGAGTGCAATCCGCTGGTTCTGCCCACCCGAGCACTGCGAAGGGTAGTTGGCCCTCCGGTCGGCGAGGCCCACTGCTTCGAGGATCCACTCCACTCGCTCGTCCTGCTCCTTGGCGTCAACCCGCGCGGCCCACTCCCCGGTCTTGAAGGCGAAGCGGATGTTCTCCTCCACGGTGAGGAAGGGGTAGTTGGCGAGCTGCTGGAAGACGGTCACGCTGTCAGGATGCATTCCGATGCACGGCTTGTCGTCGATGGTCACCGTACCGGAGGTAGGAGTCACCACGTTGGAGGGTCGCACGCCTCCCATGAGCCTCAGCAGGGTGGTCTTGCCACAGCCGGAGGGTCCCATGATGAAGTTGATGCTGGGCTCCGGGTACTCGAGGCATACGCCGTCAGCAATCCTCACCACGGCACCCTTGTTCAAGGGGTCGGGGTACTCCTGCACAATGTCGTTGAGTGTCAGAATCATGTCACCTGTCCCGTGGTTGGGCTCTGTTCTCATGTAACGAGTGGAAGCCGTTGAAAGTCAGAGAGTATCGAACTTAGGCTTCGTACTTGTAGTCCGGGTAGAGCTTGTTCCGCAAGGCAACCATCGCCGTGTAGGAGATCAGAGCCAGCACCATGATGGTCAGGATGCCTGCGAAGACGCTGTCCATCTGGCTCACCTTTCGGTAGGTCTCGATGAGCTTCCCGATGCCGCTGTCAGCGTTCACGAGCTCCGCAACCGTGATGTAGGTCCACATCACGCTGATGCTGGTGATGAGTGCGTCAGCGATGCGCGGCTTCGCCATAGGCAGCACGGCGTACACCAACGCTTCGGTGTCGGATGCGCCCCGGTCCTTTGCTGCCTTGAACCACCGGGAGTCAACCGCCTGGATGGCATCTCGCACCATAGGCACAAGGTACACCACAGCACCGAGCCACAAGAACACCACCTTCATCGTCTCTCCGATGCCAAACCACATCACGAGGATGGGGATCACGGCCACGATGGGCGCGGAGCGGAAGGGGTCAACGAGCGGGCTGAAGAAGGCATTCACAGCCTTGCTTGAGCCCATCAGGATGCCCATGGGGAAGCCAACGAGGATCATGAGCACTGCTGCGATGCCGATGCGGCTTACGGAGGCGAAGATCGCTCCCCCGAGCTGTCCCTTGGTGAAGGCGAGTGCCCACCATGCAGAGGCTACGTTCCAGGGTGCGGGGAGCTTGGCGGGGCTCACCATGTCGAAGCCCGCAAGCGCGCTCCAGAGGGTCAGCACCATCAGGATGCTGGTGGCACCGAGGGCGTATCCCATGGTGCGGGTGATGTTCTTGTTCGGGTTCATCTCAGGCTCCTATGCGCAGGGCCGAGGTGGTGTATGCCACCTCGGCCCTGCCTTGGGTTCAAGTACCGGTCGCCCGGCAAGGGTTCAGCGGGAGAGAATCTCGAAGCGGGTCGTGCGGTTCGCCGCCCGGCAGGTCTCGAGGTCGTCGTAGCCGTCGCCGGTCGGGTTGCTCTCGTCACAGATCGGGTTGTCCTCGCCGTTGCCAACCACCTCGAGGCGGTCACCCGGAATCTCCCACTCGCTCTGCAGCCACTCGCTCACCACTCCGGCACGCTGTCCGGAGAGGCGGGTGTTGAGCGCCGCACCACCCGTGGAGTCCGTGTTGCCACTCACTCGCACGTAGCTTCCAGCCGTAGCGTCGAGCAGGGGGATGAGCTCAGCCTCGATGGTCGCCTTGCCTCGTGCGTTCAGCGTGGCCTGTCCCGTGGCGAAGTTGATCGCGATGGGCTTGGTCAGAGCCGAGCCACCCGTCTGCACCACGGTCGCCCGTTCGGTGGAGGTGAAGGTGAACTCGGGGGCTGCCGCAGCCGTTCGAGCCTGGGGTGCGGTGTCCATCAGGGCGCGGATGAAGGTGTCGTCGAAGGCGTCACCGGAGCTCACCTGAGCCATGCCGTCGAGCAGGTTGGTGTTCGCCCGCCAGATGTCGTTGCTCTCGCTGTAGATCCGGGCAATCTGGTCGCCACCGCTTCCGGCGAGGCCCAGCACTCGGATGTTGTCCGCGAGGTCGCTCCACACGATGCCGCCGAACACGCGGTCGGTCAGGAAGTTGCGTCCGTTGTCCGCAACCAGGGCGGCGAAGAGCGGCTCGTTGGCGGTCAGCACGTCAGCACCGGCACCGGGGTTCGCACGGGCTGCCGTGGCACCCTCCATCCATCCGCCAACGAAGCGCTGGATGACGTCGGGGTGGGTCTCGATGGTGCGGGTGTTGCACACGATACCGTCGTAGATCAGCGAGGTGGCTTCGGCGGTGGTGAACACGGGGGTCGCACCGTCCACGGTGGTCAGGGCGATGCTGGTCTCGGGCTCCCAGGTGATGAGGGCGTCAACCTGTCCGGCGCGGAAGGCGGCGAGTGCCGTCGCGTTGTCGGGGAAGCCCCGGAAGTTCACGCTGCTCTTGGCGCGTCCGCTGAGGGAGCTCTGCTCCACCGCGTAGAGGCCGAGCATGTGGCTGGGCGTGAATTCGGTGATCGCCACCGTCTTCCCGGCCAGGTCTTCCACACTCTCGATGGTGCCCTTGCGTCCGATGATCGCATCACCGCCTCGGGAGTTGTCCACCACCATCACCATGCGGCCGTCGAGCCCCACGCTGCGGAGGGCAGGCTGCTCCTGAGCCCAGAAGTCGACGGTGCGCCACATGCACTGCGCGTCACCCGGCTCGAAGCGCTCGGCCATCGTCGGGATGCCGTCGTCGAGGATGTACTTCACGTACAGGCCGTTCCGGGCGTTGATGCTGCCGGGCTGCGTGGTCAAGCCGCCGTTCGCGGTCAGCCCGCCAACGTAGCCGTGCCAGCTCACGATGCTCACGGTGAGGGGGTTGCCCTCGGAGCCGAGCGGGCCGCTGTTGCCACCGCCCCCGAAGATGCCGCTGAAGACGCCGCGATCCTCTGCCTGAGCGGGAGCCGCTTCACCGGGAGCCGAGGCCACCGTGGTCGCCGGGTCGTCGCCGGAGTTGCTGTAGATGTAGAAGCCAACGCTGCACGTCACGGCGAGGATGGCGAGCGCGCCAACTCCCTTGACGATGTTCTTTGCGAGTGGGGTGAGGGCCATGTCGTATTCTCCAGGGTGCCTTTTCGGCGGGTATGCTACGGGAGTCGCAGCAAGATGAACAAAGTGTTGAGGTTCGAAGTGTAGGCGGTTCGTGTTCAGTCGAGGTACTGCGAGGCTTCGGTGAGGCGCAGGGTTGCGTTGAGCACCCGAGCCTTCTCACGAGCGGCCAATGCGGTCGTCGCTTCGAGTGCGGCTTCGGCTCCGGCCTTCTCGGCTCCGGCCTCCTCCGCAAAGGAAGTGATCTGGGCTTCGAGCTCTGCAATCTGCTCGCGGAGCAGTGAGGTAGCCTCGGCCACCGTCTCATCCGCAGCAGTCACCGCAGCATCCCGTGCCGCCGTAGCAGAGGTCACCTGAGCGTCCATCTGTCCGTCGATGCCCGCCAACACGCCGAGCTTGGCCTGCTGGTCAGAGCGTACGTCAGCGGCACTCCAAGAGGCATCACCCGCATCCATGGCGGCGAGTGCCTGCTTGGCAACCTGAGGTCCCATCGCCTTCAGCCCGTCCGCAACCGCAAGGAAGCGCTCCACGGGGTAGCTGCCAACCGGCACACCGGCCTCAGCGTACAGCTCCTCGAACGGACGTCCTTCTACCCACCCGCCAGTCGCCACCACTGCAACCGGAGCCGGGGTCGGCGCGGGAGTGGGAGGCGTGATGGTTCCGCTGGGGGCAGCAGCGGGCGAACCGTGGAGGTTCGCCAGAAGGGCTTCAACGTCCGAAGTTGGAGCAGCCGTGGGAGTATCGGCCCCGCCTTCGTCAGAAACGAAGAGGGCGTCACGGATTGATTTGAACATTCGCTGGGCTCCTTTGGCCGGTATCGTTGGGCTTAGGTCCCTCTAACGACCCTCTGAGGTTAGAAGTTAGAGAGTATCTCACTTATTTCGAGGTCGCCGCCCCAGCGAGTGAGTGTGGGACTCATATTCCGTTTGTATGAAGCGGTTGATGGAGGACGCGATGTCACTTGGCAAACTCAGCCGTGTTCAGAACATAGATCGACGCTTCGGGTCATCTACCGATTACTGGTTCATCAAAGTGCAGTCGGACTTCGGTCTCGAGGAGTACTGGTTGGTGACTGATACCGAGCGGGTGAAGTTCACTACCCGATCCTCTACGAACATCGAAGATACTGCACAGACGCTACGTCGCGGTGTCCTATCAGTAGTGGAAAACAGCCAGCGCCGTTTCGGCTCTGACATCTCCTATTTCGGTGTCGCCGTTCAAGAACGATTGAACGAGATCTGGATGTTGACCACCAACGAACTTGAGCGCATCCGACGCCGGGCCGAGACCAATAGGGAAGACATCGAGGCCAACCGGGAAGGGTGGCTTGCGGACCTATTGGACTGATATGATCAAGAATGCCTCACCACTGGACGGGAACAAGACCGGAGACTATACGTCTGTCGGGCTGTTCATGCCGATGCCTATCTGGCTCGCCCACCAGTTTCCCAAGCTGCCGAACGACCGTTCCCCGGCGCACATCACCTTCCTGATCGTGGGCAACGTCCCACCCGAACGTGAGCAGGAGTTCCTCGCTCTGGTTTCCCGACAGGTACGACGCTTCGGTGACGTGATCTGTACGCTGCAAGCCAAGGACGAGTTCAAGAACCCCTCCGGACAGAGCATCCACCACATGCCCATCGCCTTCAGCCGCGACATGGGCGCACTGCGCAAAGCCGTCAAGCGAGAGCTGATGGATGCTGGCTACGACATCTCGGACAGGTTCCCGAACTACCGTCCACACGCGACACTTTCCTACTCAGACGGCGACGCGCCCTACACAGGACCCGAGCCGACTGGGACGTTCTCTCCTGTTCTTGAGGTGTGGGGCATGAGCAAGGTACATCGGTTCCCATTCAAGAGCCGGACGGCTGACCTCAGTCCTTCACTGGGACTGCCCACCGAGGCTGGACCTTGCTACCTGGCTGAGCGCGTCTACCGCAACGTGCGCAACCCCCGAGTACGTGACCAGCTCATCGCTGAGATCGAGGAAGGCGGACGTGACTTTGATGGCAAGGACGAGCAGATCGTCTATGACCTCTTGGCTGAACGCGGACCGAACAACAGCAAGCTCGTTCTCACACCGCACACCCAGCGTCGAATGGATGAGCGCGGCATCACCGTGCAGGACATCCGGAGCGGCATCAAGAACTGGCAGAAGTGGCTCAACCGTGAGAAGTCCATGCAGACTCCCGCAGGCAAGCGGGTGACTGAGGAGTTGGAGTACGGCAGGAAGCTTGTATGGGAAGACCCCAAGGACAGGCTGACCATCGTACTTCGCGGCGGGCGAAGGAAGAACGAGTTCGCGATCATCTCGGTGTTCTGGACCGACTTCTACAACACCGACCGACGTCCCAAGGATTGCCCCGTGCCTGAAGAACCCCCCAAGAATGCAGCCACGAACGACTACAAGGCCGCAGGCGTATGCTTCATGCGCGACAACAAGATCCTCCTTGTACGACGCGGCATTACGGCTCCATGGATGCCGGGCAGTTGGACCCTCGTTGTGGGCGGCGTAGAAAAGGGTGAGAGCCCCGCACAAGCCGCCAAGCGTGAAGCCTACGAGGAGACCAAGCTGAAGCCTACGGAGCTCAAGCTACTCGGCGTAGCCAACTCGCCCGGTGAGGACACGGTCCACATCTTCCTCTCGCGAAAGTTCACAGGTGAGGTTGAACTGGACTGGGAGAACGATGCATTCGAGTGGGTAGGCAGGGATACTCTTGACACCTACGCGCTCCCCCGCCTACAGAGGTGGTTCGCTTACAAAGCCTTTGAGGCCTTCGGGAGTACCAAGGTGACAACATCCAGTCAGATTCAGAAGCTCGCCCGTGTAGTGCGTGCAGACGACCACCTCAAGATCCGACGTGGGGTACTGGCTCAGTACCAGGAAGCCCGTGACGCAGTGGTTGTGAAGGTGCAGGCAAAGAAGCGCAACGGCGCGCTCAACAAGGCTGAGCAGAAGCTGGTAGCCAATGGGCAGGCGATGCAGGACTTGGGCGAGTACGTGGTGGCTCAGGTAGCCAACGAGTACGACAGCATCATCGGAAGGATGATGAGTGCCTCCCGAGATCAGGACGCGAAGAAGTTCGGTGAGGGCCTCAAGGACCTCCGGGCAATGATCCGCAGCCACGACCTGATCAAGCGGTTCCAGGTGATTGCCAAGAACCGCCGCATCTACCGGGTGGACACACCGCTACGTGCTGAGCTGAAGCAGACGTGGGGCCAGATCATTGGAGCCCGCGACAACGCTGAAACCTGGCTGAAGCGCCACTCCATGAGTGATGCCAAGCGTGACCAATCCGACGCGGCTTCCCGCCGTATGCGACAGAGGTGGGCAGAATGACCGTATCAACTGAGATTCAGAGGCTTGCCGCTCTCAACCGTGAGAGCTTCAACAAGTTCCACCCCGCCGAGCTCATCGGACAGGCGATCAGCGTCCTTGAGGACCCTCGCTTCGGTGTAGAGGAAGGCAGCGTGCTTGCGGACGAGCTCCGAGCATTCAGCCGCCGCCTCGAGCCCGCGTGGAAGCACCGAGATAGGAGAGCAACCGTGGCAGGACGACGAAGCCCTCCGAGCCTTGTACTCTCCGGACCCAAGCGGTACGGGCTGATGCCTATGCGCTCCGTGTTCGGTGAGATGCACGAGGACCCTCGCAAGCGCGTCCTGATGCACGGCGACCAAGTGCGGGACCGCAATGGCAAGGACTGGCTCTTTGCCGGACTGAGCGAAGACAACCAGCCGATCCTCGCAACGGACGGGCGCGATCTGAACCGCAAGAAGGTTGAGATTGAGAAAGCCCGGTTGCGGTACGAATCGCCGTCTAAGACAGTGGAGTACTGATGCCGTTCACACAGGAAGACATCCTCGCGGGCACCTTCTTTGACCTCGCTGACAAGGTTCAGCAGATCTCAGAGTCGGAGATCGCGCAGTCGGTAGAGACCTTCAGCGAAGAGGACTACGCCTCCTTGATCGCATCCATCCTGGATGCGGGCTACTGGATTCAGGCGGGTCAGCTCGGTGACGAGATTGACGACGACGAGAGCGGCCTCTACGTCAAGATGGAGGTCTACACCGACCTGCTCTATCGCGGCTTTGAGCCCAATGTGTGCTGGGAGGAGAGCGGGCTTGAGACGCACTTCGAGCTCGTTGAGCCTGACACCAGCGGACCCAAGGCTGACGGGAAGAAGAAGGGGAGCATCGCCCGCGAACACTTCAACCGTGGCGACTACGTCCAGTTTGACATCGCGCCCGGACAGATGCGCGCCGGTATGCTGATGACGTACCCCGAGGTACTCTGCTTCGATGGCGTTGTTTCATCGATTGAGCATCTCCCGGTGAAGAAGCTCACCCGTGAAGCCGCCCTCGACGTGTTGGGCGAGTGGGGCAGCGACATCACCGACATTGTGAGGAGACGTGTAGATGCCAGTGGATCCGAGCGAAGCAAGACTCCATCTCCTCTGGACTGATGAGATACATCCAGACTGCGTAGTAATCGCCCCGCCGATACCCGCAGCCTTGCCGGTGCCCTCGGCATTCACCATCACCACCCGCAGCTCAACCCCCATCCAGCGCCTCTTGATGAAGCTCTGCATGGGATTGGAGCTTGAACCTGTCGAGAGGGCCTATCTTGACAGGCTTCAGGCATCTGACCGCTACAGGTCAGACCCCGACCCCGAAGTGATCCTGTTGTGCTTGGGCCGACGCTCGGGCAAGACGGACATGCTCACTCGAATGGGTGAGTTGATGCTCAGCGATGGATCTGTAGCAGCGTACTCCGCGTACCCGTACACGAGGGATATGTTGAGGAGGGCGGGCATCGATGCACATGCTTGGTCCTCTCGAACGATGGATGTAGGACGGGCGGACGTGGTGCTGTTCGACGAGGTTGGGGCCATGGCGAACTGGAGCGACCACCTACGAGGAGACAGCGGACAGAAAGTCTGCATGTACTCGTACACCGGCACTCCGATTCACGTCCCCGCGTCGGTACGGCTGATGGCAATCAGCTTGGACACGGAGTCAGTCCGGCCTGGTATCGGGGTTTCAGACAGCGAAGAGTTCTACCCGCCCGCACTGTCAGACGTACTGGACCACCAGTTCCGCGAGTAGAGATCCGCCACTCATAGTCCATTTGTACTCCAGGGTGCTTGAACACCTTTGCGAGCGCAACATGCCCCAGACCCTACAAGACCTGCTGGCGAATGACTACGTCACGCAGACGGCCCTCAAGAAGATCGATCACGGTCTGAAGAAGCCCCGTCCCGGTGGACATACCATCGTTCGGGAGCTCCAGAAGGACTTGCTCGATGAGCAGGACAGCATCCACGGCGGCAACCGCAAGGACAAGGCGAAGAAGTGGGCCACACCGAACAAGGTGCTTGGCACTTCTGACCTCTACGCCGAGATGTTGAGCGCCAGCGGCATCGTTGCAGCGGTACGAGATGAGATCGTGGACGAGACCACGGACATCCTCGAGGTAGGCGGACAGCCCCACATGGAGCACTTCTTCAGCTCCAAAGTGACGTTCCACATCAACGTAGCCTCCCTGCTCGAGACGATGGGCGAGACTGATTCCCGCGTGTGGAACCACACCGCATCCTTCCTGGCAGACAGCGCTCCGGACTTCAGCCGCTACATCCACAAGCACGGCGCAGAAGACCTGCTCGACCGGTGGCTACCCGTTGAGCGTCACGAGGAAAGCTACTCCCTGCTCTGGGACGTGGTGAGCGCATCCTACAGACCCGACAACTTCGTAGACCTCGTGGTGAGTATCCGCGAGCGTCGCCTCGTACCGGGAGTGAACCTTGCCTAATGAGACCTACAGGCTGAGTCGGGAGACCGACCCAAGAGAGCGCGATGATCCGCGCACACCCATCGCACCCCTGAACATGTTCGTGACCTCACCGGACGTGGGGATGATGGACGTGCGTTGGGACAATCCCGCCCTCATCCTGGGGAATGGGAAGTGGACGGTGCTTGGCGTCAACCTCTACCGATCCTCGGACAGTCAGTGGGCGACCTACACCAAGGTCAACACCGTACCCATCGGAACCACCTTCTTCCGTGACAGCACCCAGAACCAGGCGGTACTGAACGAAGACGTCAGCGGAATGATGACGGCTCGAGGCGCTGACCACCCTGAAGGTCTCTACATCATCCAGGTGCCGAACCCGATTGTAAAGGAAGGATCCCAAGCGATCCCCGCCAACGTCCCTTCCGACGTGGTAGTGAAGATCGACGGAGTGGCTGTGCCCGTGCGCAGCGTGAACGGAGCTACCGGCGAGGTATTCCTCAACCAGGCCCGCATTTGGGACAAGGTGACCCGGAAGCTCGTGACGCCTGTGCTCCCTACCCTCTCCTCTGTTGTGACTATGAGCTACCGCTTCAACACGACGCTCCTCACGGGGCAGATCGGACAGCGGACCTTCTACAAGCTCACCACCGTAGTAGATGACGGCACGGGAGCTCAGATTGAGACTCCGCTCAAGGGTGTAGAGGGCGTCAGCGCGCATGAGATTGAGAAGTTGGACTACATCTGGAAGGAGGGCATTCGGCGCAACCGCTGGATCCTCGAGCAAGGCGGCGAGGCCGTCAAGCTGTTCATCCGGAAGTGGGTGGGAGTGCGGTGCGCTTGCTACTCGGACGTTCACAAGCAAGCTGAGAACGACTGCCTCAACTGCTTCGGTACGAGCATCCAGGGTGGCTACGAGGGACCCTACGACATCCTGATCGCTCCTCAGGACGGCGAGCGCCGCATTGAGCTGACTCAGAACGGGATGCAGGTACTCCACCAGTACGAGGTTTGGACTGGACCCACCCCGATGGTCAGCCAGCGCGACTTCATTGTCCGGCAGAACAACGACCGCTACTCCATTGGCGCGGTGAACGTTCCCTCCAACCGTGGCAACATCCTTCAGCAGCACTTCATGATCGGCTACTTCGGTGAGAAGGACATCCGGTACAAGGTTCCTGCCAATGCTGAGATGCTCGCCAACCTGGCCTACCCTCAAACCCGCCAGCACGGTGGGTTCGGTAAGCCCGGTGCGGAGGGCACCGTGTACCCACAGATCAACGACAACACCAACACAGGCGAAGAGAAAGCGCGTGATGGTATGCAGGACCGAGGTCGATCCCCGACCTACGGTCGAATTGTGAGGTGATTATGAGTACGAGTCGAGATATTGGAGTACTGAGCCGCCGCCTGACGGCTCACCTGCGAGAGTACGGATTGTTCCGCGTCGCCTTTGACCCTACCAAAGCATGGGCCGAGGACATCAACGAGAATGGTCGATACACAGCCAAGGTCGAGCAAGTGACCGTGCTTCCGGGGAACACCGCCAAGGCGACCCAGGACACATGGGATGACGGAGCTCCCGTGTCCAAGAAATTCAAGCGATCCCGTCGGCGTCCGATTCCTCCTGGACGCCACAAGGCTGTCATCGTCAATGATGGGGCCGTGTACATCTTCGACGGCCAGTGGTGGTACCAATCGGACGAGACCGTCATAGGAGATTGAGTGGCCCTCGTAGAGAACAACGACATCGCGGTTGCCAATCGGGCCAACGAGAACCGGATGCTGGTCCGGCTCGGGCAGCTCACGGTTGAAGAGCTCAAGATTGCCATTGGCAAGACCAACCTGGAGAACAAGGAAGAGATCAAGCGCAGCATCAAGTGGAAGATGTTGCCCGGCAAGATCCTCGTGTACTCCGACCACCCTTCCTTCTACCTCGATCAGGGTGTCAAGCCTCACCAGATGCGGTACGTGCGCAACCGTGTCATCCCCATCGACCTCAAGTCCCTGAAGGCCATCCCTACCGCCCGTGAGCGCCGTAGGGGAGTAGCATTCCGCCGCCTCAGCGACAACCCCAAGCATCCGGGCATTGATCCTCTCAACTTCGTGGCTGACGCCATGGAGAAGGCTCAGGACCGACTGGCCGTTGAGATGCTCGAGAAGTACATCATGGTGGGCTCCTGATGATCACACTGAAGTGCAACATTGCCGGACTCCGGCTCAGCGACGTCACTCCCAACATTGTGTTCAGAGTGGGTACGGTTGAGATCGACGACCGCATTGTACGTCGGAGCGCTCAGCTCAGGACTGCCATCAAGAAGGGCGAGATCAAGGTGGTGCCGCCAGCGGTGCAGAGACCCAAGCCCGCCGAGAAGGGACTCAAGAGACGTCGCGGCCCCGCACCGATTGAGGAGCCTTCTTACGAGGAGCTTCATAATCGTTTTGTGGAGTCCGTCAAGGGACTGGACCGAAGTACGGCTCCGGATGTGGAAACACACAGACTCCTTCGGGAGTTGATCACATCGGTAGATCGTCTCGGGAGTCAGATTGGAAAAGTTAGCTACGTCCCGTCCCGAACCGCGAACCCCAAAACCTCAACCCATGTAGACCGAGACGTCCCCGTATTCATCCCTTCCGTACTTGCCTCTCCTGATGTGAAAGGTTCACGCATCAAGGTGGAGGAGAATGAGGACGGTAGCCTGGGAAGTGCTGAGGACGACCTTCGGAACCTGATGGAGAAACCATGAAGAAGCTCGCACGCGAGATCTACAAGCTGGCCTGGGCGGTTGAGCATTCAGCTACGGTCAAGACAGCCGACAAGTGGGCTCGTTTCAGGGACGAGGAAGGCCACGTCTTCTTCATCCCCTACGAGCTGACCGGCAAGGCCCGTTTCATGCACAGCCCGTACACACGGCGTCGTGCTCCAAGGGACGGACTGTTCAACGTCTCCACGCCCCCTGCACTCGAAGAAGCCTTCGGAGTGACATCAGGAACGAAGATCGCCGAGAAGATGGTGATTTTCCGGTGTGACGACGGGAGGACCTTTGCACTTCCCAAGGACGCCGTAGGGACTGCCCGATTTGCATGGTCCCCCTGGGACCGCTCCCGAGCCATGAGGGAGTCCCTTGTGAACATTCCTCTGAGCGGCAAGCTCGAAGAAGCCTTCGAGCTGAACTGATACACACCGGAGATACACATGTCTGAAGATACCAAGCCGGAGGCCACGCCTCCCAAGTCAGCTCCCGCCGCCGCACCCGGCGTAGGTCTGGACGTTGGCACCATGAACTTCCTTTCGGCTCGCAAGACGACCGACGGCAAGGTAGCGACCAAGAAGATGCGGGACGCGTTCCTCGACCTGGAGCCGGGCCACACCCAGTTCCTCAAGCTGAGTGACGTCAACTACATCGAGAAGGACGACAGCATCGTGATTGTAGGCGACGAAGCCCTACACATCGCCAACATGTTCAAGCGTGAGGTACGACGCCCCCTTCAGGACGGCGTGATCTCGAACACTGAGCTGGACAGCTACGGCGTACTCAGCCTCATGATCGAGCAGCTCCTCGGCAAGCCTTCCGTCAAGGATGAGATCTGCTTCTTCAGCGTACCCGCTGCACCCATTGACCGCCCCGACCAGGACGTGATCTTCCACGAGGGCGTCTTCAAGCGTCTCGTTGGAGACCTTGGGTACGACGCGCGCCCCTTCAACGAGGCCGCAGCGATCTGCTTCAGCGAGGCGAACAAGGACGGCTTCAGCGCCCTCACCATGAGCTTCGGAGCAGGAATGGTGAACGTGGCTCTGACCTACCGCACCATCACCACGATGAAGTTCAGCCTCGCCCGTGGCGGCGACTGGATTGACTCCTCTGCGGCCCGCGCCGTGAACAGCACCGCATCGAAGATCGCGGCCCTGAAGGAGAAGGAAGCGGACCTGCTGGACTTCATGGAGGGCGACCTCAAGAACGCCCGTGCCCGCGAAGCAATCCAGGTGTACTACCGCGCCCTGATCGACTACACTCTGGACCACATCGAGAAGGAGTTCATCCGTGGTGACGCGGACGCCCCTGAGCCGATTCCGCTGATCATCGCGGGTGGTACCTCGCTGGCCAAGAACTTCATCCCCTTCTTCAAGGAGGAGTTCGCCAAGCGAACAAAGTTCCCCATCCCCATTTCCGAAGTACGCCACGCCGAGGATCCCCTCGGTGCGGTAGCTAAGGGACTGCTCGTGAATGCGAGCATCAACTACTGAGGTTCCTATGCCTTCTGACAAGCCATCCGACCGTCTCGCTACGCTCCGCGCGGAAGTGAACACCATCGTTGCCGAGCTGAACGACAAGACCGGCTCACGAAACAACCTGCTCAAGCTCCGCAACAAGGCGGACAAGGGCGTGGAAGCCATCAACGACTTCTTCAGTGAAGCACATGAGATGGTGAGTGACTCTGGAGCCCGGCCTCAGTTCACGGACGACTTGCTTCAGAAGCTGCAAGACCTTCAGTTCAGAACGATGCATGATCTGAACGATGAGATCGTTAGCGTCTACGACGACGCCAAGGACCTTCTCGAGTAGTACGTTTGACCCCCCAACCAACCTGACAGGAGCCAACCATGGCAACACCAGCACTGAACCGTATCTCCAACGAGCTCGACACCATCGCCAAGGAGCTTGAGATCAAGCCTGAGGTCAAGAGTGCCGCGCAGCGTCTCGCTTCCGACATCAACCGCCTCGCCGAGGAAGTAGAGAAGGGTGACGAGGACGAAGACACCAAGGAGTAGACCTTGTACTACTACCTCTCCAGGGCCGTCAAGCGACGTCTGATTGCAGAGCTACAGGATTCCTTTGGTCGGCACCACCACTACAAGAAGTTGGTGCCCTGGATCCAGGATAAGTTCGCCTATCAGGAACAGCCACAGTACGGCATCGTTGTCAAGAACATCTCAGCCTCCAAGGTTCAGATGTCGGCGGACAACTTCGTGGGCCACCTCATCTCCTACATCCAGAAAGCAAGGGTGGAAGGCAAGACGGGGAACAGCATCGAGTGGGTCCGAGAGGACACACGCGCGGTTGTAGCCAACGACCCAACGGGCGCAGCCTTCGCGAGCCCTGCGGGAGCCTACTACATCAACTGGGACTCCGACACCACCTTCACTGTAGATCCTCTACTGGCGGTGACGAGAGAGTTCCTGGCTGAGTACGACCCTGGGGACAACAGCATTGGTGCGACCGTGACCGTTGACGCGGGCATGATCCATCCGGCCACGCTGTTCATCTTCGTAGCCGACACCACTGTGCTGGTTGAGGGAACTCACTACTCTGTCGACTACGGCACCGGAGTGATTACGTTCCTGACAGACCTGGCCAACTACACACGCATCTATGCCGACTACCACTACCCAGTAGCGTCCCGTGGACCCTACACGGTGACGGACAACTCCTTCAACAACACCGCCATTCCTGGCGTGATCATGGCCTTCGGGCGCAACATGCACGAGGGTGACGGGAGTGCGATCATCGTTACCGAGAAGCGCACCCTGACGGCCCTGGAGTACGGTGGGCAATGGGACGTGAACGTCAGCTTTGACGTACTCGCTCGAGACCCCATCCAGATGGAAGAGATCGCTGACCTCTGTCTGATGTACTTGTGGGGCGAGAAGAAGAGCAAGCTGGAGTTCGAGGGCCTCAAGATCACGGACATCTCACACGGCGGTGAAGCTGATGAGGTATACGACGAAACAGGCCAGGACATGTACTACATGGTGTCCATGGACCTCTCCCTTCAGACGGATTGGAACATCCATGTGCCCGTACCATTCGCCATCCACTCCTTCTTCTTTGTTGAGGACCTCCAAGCACTGAGGACAGCCTCAGATGCGGACGTAGCCAACCTTCCAAGCAGCTTGACGGTTGTGCCCTCCCTGACTCCGTACATGCCGAAGACAGGGCTGAGCCACAACTTTGAAAGGATCATCTGATGCCAACCTACAAGTACGACTGCTGGGCTTGTGGAGTACGCTCCGAGGCCCTACGAGGCATCCGAGACCGTGACGCTCCGTTCAAGTGTCCCGACTGCGGCGACCTGGACACCAAGCGCACGGCCTCGGCTCCCATAGTACAGACACCCCTGGATGGAAACCTCCGAGGGTCTGGAAAGCGGGACATGGACCGCATGATTGGGGCAGATGCAGAGAAGCGTCACGACAGCTACGACACCGAGCGCGAAAAGCGCAACGACGTACGCCGAGCAACGGGCCAGCGCGCCGTTGGACGTAGAGTCGATGGCACGTATGCCCCCATGAGCAAAGCCCAACTGGACGCGCGACAGGGCGGCTTTGACAAGTTCGAGTTCGCCAAGCGAACAGGGAAGAAGGTGATACACTGATGGAACCGCTTCAGCTCCGACTACGCCTGGGATTCCTTGCGCTACGTCCTCGTTCGCGTACCGCCTCCCGTATTGCGCGCCTGATCGTGGCGCTGTCCGATGCTCAGAAGAAGCGTCTGGACGGCAAGTTCAAGAAGCAGTACCAGAAGTACAAGAAGGAGCACCCAGACTCCAAGAAGAGCGAGGGCGATTACATCAAGGGCCTCTGGGACAAGTACAACCGCGCCACCACGCGGAATGAAGATGACTCGGCAGCCAAGAAGAAGAACACCGACGACAAGATCGACAAGATCGACGAAAAGCACCAACGCAAGAAGGACATTGCTGACAAGGCCAATAGCCCTGAAGGCAAGACCCCTGACGTCGATGATGACGAGGGCACCGAGACTGAGGAAGAGGACATCAAGGAAGAGGCCGACATCGATGTTGACATCGACGAGGATGACCTACGCGACGCACTTTCCGAGATTTTGGGCGACAAGGACGACGACGAGAAGGACATTGGGGAGCGTCTCGAGGACGCAGCCGAGACTCTCACTGACGTGGTGGAAGTAGACGAGTACATCACTGGTCTACCCGCGAAAGCCAAGGAGCTTGCCCAACACCTGCGCAAGGTTCAGGAAGAGAATGAGGAGACCGCTGAGAAGGTTTTGGGTGAGAAACCCAACATCTCCTACAATGACTACGTCAAAGAGATGGACGGTGCTGACAAGGGCCACATCACCCGCAAGGACTGGGAAGCCATGGCGGCGAAGCTGAAGGCCGAGGCCGACAGCAAGCGTGAGGAAAAGGAAAGCGAGGCCGACTCTAAGAAAGATGAAGCCGCCGCCAAGCGTGAAAAGGGCAAGAGCCCCACGCCGGGCGAGGATAAGGCAGAGACCGTACCGAAGGGTGAACCCAAGGATGACGGATCGAAGCCCTCCAAGAAATAAGGGAGAGCGGGTGACAGGAAGACCGTGTCGATGCGATTTGCCCATGGGCTACGAACGCCAAATCCACGGTGCCTTATGGCCGGAGCCAACCTACGAACTCTCCGACCTCTCAGTAGAGGATAGGGAGAGTCCGACTCGATTCTCCCCGGCACATAAAGAGATTATGTGCCAGTCACTAACTTGTTTATACCTCGTCTGTTGCAAAAGCAAACAGACATCCCGTAGCCCGAGCGGAAGTGCGTCCACCTTTGCCGGAGGCAAATAATGTCTCAGACCCCCGACTGGCTGGAAGCAGCCGTATTGCGGTGGGGTGCTCTCGCCAACACTGGCATCAGCATCCGCCGTCTTTCTGCTACCACTGGCCTCTCGAAGTACAAAGCAGGAACCCTGATCAAGCATGTCAAGGCCAACGGTTCGAGCCCTGACCAAAACGAGGAGACAACACAAGACGAAGACTCTGCCGACGAGGTAGAGGTCAGCAAGTACCTCCACGCTACGGAGTACTACTACAACGAGGAGACGGACACCTACGTCACCTACATCAAGAGCTCACCGAAGCCCATCGTCTTGCCGGGGCACATGCACCGCTCGATGAAGCGTGCGTACTCCAACTGGGACGGACAGCCCGGCACCATCAACCAGATTTGCCGGAGCTTTGAGATTCCGCGCCCCTGGTTCGTTGAGTACAAGGCGAAGCACGGCTGGACACACGACAGCGAGCCCTTCAGCAATGAGGAGATGCTCGAGAAGGACACTGACGAACTGGTAGCTGACGCCCTCCAGATCCGGAAGATGGTTCTTTTCCAGCAGTACGAGATCGCCAAGTGGAAGGCCATCCAGAAGGACGCGAACAAGTGGAACAGGTTCGAGCAGGAAGTGCTCGGCTCCCTCATTGAGGGTATTGGCGAAGGAGCGGGCGGCTACTCCGTACCAACCCTTGAGCTGATCGATTCCGAGCACCCATTTGTGCTCGTGATGGGATTGACCGACTTCCACTGGGGAGCCTACGCCTGGGGACCTGAGACCGGCGACGGCTACTCGCGACCCAAGGCTGAGCGCCGACTGAGGGAGACCACGCAGGAGATCTTGCGCCGCCTCCCATCCGCCCCTGACGAGATCATCCTGCCCATCGGCAGTGACTTCTTTGACGTGGACGGAGACTCGGCATCCACTACCAAGGGCACACCGCAGGACAGTGACGGCACTCCCAGCGAGATCCTGATCACTGGCTGTGAGATGACCCGCCTCTACATCGACTTGCTCCGACAGGTAGCCCCTGTTCGGTGTGTGATGATGGCGGGCAACCACGACCGGCACAACGGCCTGGCTCTTCTGCTCTACCTCAACGCCTGGTACCGTGACACGGACGACGTGACGGTGGTGATGGACTACGCTCCCCGCGTGTACGTGGAGTACGGCGACAACCTCCTGGCCTTCAGCCACGGTGACGGTAGCCGCACGAAGCCCCGTGACCTTGCTCACATCGTTGCGACAGAGGCTCGCCGCATGTGGGGCCGCACCGAGCACCACCTGGCGTTCGGAGGCCACCTCCACCACCAGAAGGTTGAGGAGCACGGCGGGTTGGTTCACTACCTCATGCCGAGCCTTGCGGGACACGACCGCTGGCACTCGCGCAACGGCTACGTCACCGCGAAGCCCGCGCTTCAGGCGTACGTCATTGACGAGGCTGGTGGTGTGAGCACTGTGATCACGGCGCAAGCGAAGTAAGCAGCCCTGGGGTGGGGCGACCTACCCCAGGATGTTGTACGAAACCAGCATGTCCTTCCCGGCGAGCAGTACGCCGATGGCGTGCCACGTCATGAGGGCCGAGTACACCGAGAACACGAACCCTACAGCAAGGGTGGCTGCTCTTTGGTACTTGGTCCGTCGTGTTCCGAGGTAGAGAATACCGATGAGCGCGGTGACCGTGACTATTTTGAGAACCAGGAAACTGGCCATGCCGCCGTTGAAGTCCATCACCCAAGCAAGGGCGGGATTATCTTCCGTTGCCATGCCGAAAGTGATCCACCCCCACGTCATGAGGGCGTCGAGGATGTTGGCTCCAGCTACCAGGGCAAGGAACGCAAGAGCGTTCACCTCGATGTAGGCGAGGGTTCTACCGAGTAGGGAGGGAACTCTCTTTAGCGTCCTGAGTATCACCTTCGGTCCTCCATACAACTGAGCATATACTCACAGTCAGCTACGCCCCCAGCACATTGGACGGCTCAACAAGCACAAGTGCAGTGTCCTACCGACGTAGGTCGCGGCGGCTCTCTCAGAGACCGTCATATTCCATTTGTAATCAGAGGGAGCTGATGATCATGACCTCCTATATTGGCGGTCTCACAGCTTTCCACTCCGGAGGCAGTTGATGCCGGGTCCATTCACCAGCTACGTTCCACCGGGCGTGTACACTCGAACTCTGTTTGAGCCAGCCGTCAATACGCTGATTGACACCATTCGCCTTCCCGTCTTCATTGGCGTAGGGCAGGAAGTGCTGTGCCGCGACGACTACGAGATGATTCGCGGCAGCTCGGCGATTTCTGACAACCTCATCACCAAGGAAGATCTGAGTGCGCGGTGGGTAACCTCGCTCGCGAACCCTCAGAGCCCCGTCCTTGGAGCACAAGATGGAGCACTGCGGCAGTTCCAGGTAACGAACTACCCAATCGTCAAGGGCGATGGGCAGGGTACGACCTCGACCAGCGCAGCAGATGTGACCGTCACCGTAGACGGCGAAGAAGTGCAGGTTACCGCAGTGAGCGGTACCTTGGGACTCGTGACGCTGAAGAGCTTCCCGAGTGCTTCTGCCGACGTGCGTTGCACCTACTACTTCAACCGTACCGACACTTCCTTCACGGACGACGTGAGCGATCAGTGTGACGGCACCGCGACCACCATCAAGGTGTTCAATGTGCCGGTTGTTGACGGAACCAACGGCGGCGTAACCTCCACTACTGCATCTGATGTGGTTGTGGAAGTAGACGGCGTTGCGGTGACCGTGAGCAGCGTGAGTGGGAGCACTGGCGAGATCGTACTCGCCGCAGCTCCCGCATCCGGCGCTGTTGTGTTGGTGACCTACTACCACAACACCTGGCAGGACACGTTCGATTACCTGCCCGATGCTGATGTGACCGAAGTATCCCGTGTAGGACTCGCCCCCGGCGATGCCTCCTACATCGAGGAGACTGACTTCGTAGTGAAGAACCAGAGCGCAGGCCCGGCCCTGATCTACTGGGGAAGCAGCTACGCAATCAACTCCGTGATTCACATCGACGGTACCGAGTACTTCGACGAAACCCAGATCACCGTGACCCTTGTGGACACCAAGGTGTATCTGGATGCCGCCGCTTCCTACACGGACCCCGCTACCTCGGCAGTGAGCAGCGACGTGTTCCGCCTCACCTACGTGCCCACCTTGGGCAACGGGCGTGACACCACACTCGGAAGCGACACCTTCAACGCCATCTCCAATGGGCGTCTTGACCTTGTGACTGACCGTCCCGAGCTCATCACCGCCTACGTGGGTGAGGATGTTGTAGACGCCATGAGCCGCAACCCGGTGACGGTGATCAAGGTAGACGGAGCCAACCGGCTCATCACGCTCGCTGAGGACGTACAGCCCAACGAGAGTGTGTTCGCTACCTACTTCACCAACTTCCTGGTTGATGACTGCTACACCCTGACCAACGTAGTTGCGGGAGCCTCCGGCACCGGTACCTACACGGTTGAGAGCGAGCTGCTCAACGACTTCATCTACGACGCCAAGTACATCAGCAAGAGCGCGATTAGCCAGACCCTGAACTGGGGTACAGGCAGCCAGACTCTGCTGGGCATGTTCCACGATGGCTCAGGCGTACCTGTTGAAGAGTACGTTGAGATTGAAGTGGAAGAGCAGATTGCTCGCGGCGCGACCTTGTTCTGCGGCGAAGATGGACCTTGGGCCTTCGAAAACGGCGTGAGCGACACCATCAGCGTGAATGGAACTACCATCACCCTGACGGCGGCGCGACCCGCAGTTGTGACCGGTACTGGTACTCAGACCTTCGACCTTGACGGCCTGACCTTCTACCTCCGTAGCGATGAGAGCAGCACACTGACCGAGGTGATCTTCCTCGGCAACGGGCTCACCGCTGAAGAGGTTGCAGACCAGATCAACGGCGCACTTCGAACGGGCATCACCTCCAGCGGCTCTACGGGCACCACCGGTTCTACCGGCGTTGTACCTGGGACCGACACTGGAGTGGTTGCCACGGACGACAGTGGCGTGGTTGTACTGACCAGCGTGAACGTAGGCGATTCGGCTCTGATCCTGATTGCCTCCGGTACCGCGAACACTGAGCTTGGCTTCGATGCCGATACCACGACCGGTAGCTCCGTGAGTGCGACCACCGTGGCAGCAGACATCAACCTCGCACTGGGCGATGTGACTGCTACCGTTGAAGGCGACTGCGTGCGCCTCACTACTGACGCAACGGGCTTGAGTGAGACTCTGACCCTGAACGCGGTTGCGAACGATGCCTACACACTGCTCGGCTTCGAAGCCGGACAGACGGATGGCGGGGAAGACGCATACGCTCAGTTCGCCGTTGAATCCTTCATGGACGATGCCTTCAGCATCAGCCACCCGACGGGAACAGGTAGCGGCACCGTTTTCGAAGGCGTTGTGGGACAGACCTACATCGACGAAGTGACGGGACTGCGGATTAGCTTCTTGCTCCCCACCGAGGCATCCTCCTACGACGACGGAGGCGTGATCCGCTTCAGCGTGCTCAAGACCTTCGTGACGGATAGCAGCAACCCTGTGTACGCGATGCACGGTGCTGAGGTGAAGGTAGCGAACACCGCCGACATCGGAGTGGGCGACACCGCTTGCATTGACACCTTCGACAAGGCCGGAAACGAGCCCGCCAACGGTGACACGTACTACATCTCCTACTGCTACGAGAAGACGAACTACGACGCCAAGGTGTTCACCAAGTTCGGTGACATCACCGCTGAGTACGGCGCGTTGGATCCGACCAACCGGCTGACGCTGGCCATGTTCCTTGCGATTGCCAACGGTGCCCTCCTGGTTGCCGGAAAGCAGGTTGTGAAGGAGACGGGCGGCACGGACGGTACCGTGACATCGTACATCGATGCCATTGACAGCCTCCGCAAGCCGATTGAGCGCAGGTTCCGCCCCGCACTCATCATGCCCGTGACGACCGAGCCGCAGGTGATTGCCTTCTGCAAGACGCACTGCATCGTACAGAGCAGCCCTCGATGGCGTCAGGAGCGCATCACGATCTTCGGATTTGCTGATGGTACCACTCCTACCGCCGCTCAGAGTGCAGCACAGGGTTACGCCAACGAGCGCCTGTGGGCTGTGTACCCTGACTCTGCGATTGTATCGCTGACGGATGAGCAGGGCGTAGAGACGGAGCACATCGTTGATGGCTCCTTCCTGGCTGCCGCAGTTGCGGGCTCCAACGTGAGCACGGCATACGACGTAGCATCGCCCATGACCTTCCGACAGATTGTTGGCTTCAAGCGCCTCGTGCGTGAGATGGATGAGGTAGAGAAGAACCAGACCGCCGTAGCCGGTATCACCGTGCTCGAGGACCTGGATCCGAACATCCGCATCCGCCAGGCATTCACGACGAACATGAGCTCCACCCTGAAGAGGGAGCCGACCGTTATCACGATCTCTGACCACGTTCAGCTTGTGATGCGCTCTACCCTCTCTCAGTTCATTGGTATCAAGTTCCTTGGCGGCGTACTCGGTGACATCGAGCGCGCGGTTAAGACCACAATGAAGAGCCTCATTGCCGCTGAGATCATCACGAGCTACACCGCCGTGAAGGCAACCCCCGATGCAGCGGACCCGACCGCCGTGCAGGTTGAACTGGCCTACGTGCCTGTGTTCCCCCTGAACTACATCGTGGTGACCTTCAACCTCCGTAGCCGCTGATGGACGGTATCCAAAACCGCATATCCGATCTCGCTGATCGGATTGCAGCCTCGCTGGACAAGAGTGCAGCGCGGTCGGTTGAGGACCGGGTGGACTCTATCGAGGACAAGCTCGACCGTCTCCACCGCGCGTTCTATGATCAGATGCGTCAGCATACCGAAAGACTTCAGCGAAAGCGGCAGCGAAGGTACTGATACAAATGGCACCGCCAACTGGGAAAGTGTTGGAGGGTGGCTGATGTACTCTGAGACCACGCTTGTTTACTCCGTTGTTGAGACACGGAGTGTGAGCATGGTTGATGACGGCTTGAGCACCTGGCTGCCTTTTGAGTGGGATGAGTACTGGGAGTACATAGGAGACTCCATATTCGACTACCCACCCTTTGACGCACCCGAGTGGGATGAGGATGATGGGTGGTTGGACGACTGCCCACCCGAACACCAAGACCGGTGGTACTGGTAGCCAGCCTGTTTGTGCTAAGAGTTAAGACTGAACGAGCCCTCCTGAGTTACTCAGGAGGGCTCGCTTGGTCTTGCTGTCAGTAACCGTACCCAATGTATTAAGGTACATTAGGTAAGGTTGGACTCAGGCGCTCCCCACGAGTTACTCAAGAGGGGTGGGCTGAGGGTGTTGGAGGCGCCTCCACCCGGACTTCTCTTAGCAAGCGGCAGAGAGGCCCAAACCCCTCCAGTTTCCCGTACCTGTGTGCCTTGCCAATGCCGTACACTTAGCCTTAGTAAGTTACTGTCATACCGCTTAAACGTCCAAACGCGGCACGAACAGCATGTCCTTCGGCCCAACAGCAATGCCGATGGGGAACGTGTCACTACGGTTCCCGTTGGTCTGGTCCGGCCCGCCGAAGCCGTAGAAGGGTAGGTACAGACGGTCCCCAGCTTCCCAGTTGGACCCGATGTTGTTGATGCGGCCCGACACAAGCACCAGTGCGGCGTCACTGTCGTCGTACCACCCAAGGGCAATGCCGTAGCTGTCAAACTTGCCTGGCATACGGCTGGCCTTGACACGCCAACATCTCCCCTTGCGTATGCCGAGCACGTCACCGAGCCTGAGGCTGTGGTCGGCTGGGCTACCCTTGTGGGCTCCAGAGTAGGTGACCGTGATGAAGTGACCCTTCGCGGTATGGACACCGTTACTGAAGTCCCATTGACCGTCTTCCAGAACGTTCCACTTGAACCTCTGTAGCAGGGTGGCGTTGTCGATGTCACCATCATCGAAGAGCAGGTCGAGCTTTGAGATGGGCTCTGAGTTGTCAGGCATAGGGATCGTTCCTCCAGTATAAGAGCAGTCTACCGCCGAAGGATGGAACAGTCATGCCCAAAGAGACACCGCGAATCGATATCGACTATCCTGATGACGCCGCTGCCGGAGCTCTGTGGGCTGCGGACATCGCCAAGGCGTTCACCAAGGCCGAGGCGTTCCTCGAGGCTGTGAAGTGGTTCTGCAACCGTGGCTGCCACGACCTCCGCTTCCAGGCGAAGCGTGATGACGACAGGGGGTTCGAGTACGGACCTGAAGGCGAAAAGATCTACAGCGGTGAGCTTCACATCCAACACCCGTGCTACGGCATCCTCGAGGTAGGCACCGCTGAAGAGCGGGAGAAGGGCTTGTTCCGCTGGCCTGAGACCGATGATGACGACAAGCCGATGTACACCCGAGTGGGACGCGGCTACAGCACCGGAATGCTCTTCGAGGACAAGCAGCCCTGGGTTCCCGCCACCCAATCCGGACCGCATCGCTACAAGCACGAGAGCATGATGGTTCACCCGGCGCAGATGGCCTGGGAAGTGATCAATCGCCGCCTCAAGATTGGGGAGTGCTCCAACATCTACATCATCAACGGGCGGGACCGTGAGGCCGCAGCCTTCTTCTTCCCCTTTGATTGGGGAGAGCAGAAGGACGTCTACATCATCCAGTTCTACAACTGCGGCTGGCAGATGATGCTCTTCCAAGGGGACCCTGAGCAGTGGGCGAAGTACAACAAGCGCCGCCCGCGCAACGAGGAAACCGACGAGTACTTCGCCACCGACCACCGCCGTGAGCTCGACTCCGAGTGGGGGCCTCACACCGCTCCCGTGTGCCTCCCCATCGACCGCATGGATGACAACTGGCAAGAGTTTCAGGAGCCGCGAACCTTCACACTGCCTGAGTACCAAGAGGTAGCCAACCGGCTCCGGAGCCTCGAGTACCGCGAGGGGCTGAGCTTCCTGAGGGCCTGAGTTTCCTGCGGCAGACGCCGTCATATTCCATTTGTATCTCCAGGGGATCGAGTCAAAGGCGCTTCAATGCGCCTGACTGGATCTATCCCCAACCCTGGAGACACGTAATGAACCGTCAGATCCGACACCAGAAGGCGGCAGAGATTCGTCAGGCGATCACTGCCATGCGTTCCGAGCTGAAGACCGCATCCACCCCCCGTCAGGCTGAGCTGTTCACCGACATCGACGTTGCCATGGATGACTACGAGTCGTTCATGGATGACGGCCTTTGGGGTATGGACGAAGACCATCAGCCCGCACAGCCGCTTCAGCCCGAAGTGGGAATGCTCGAGGAGACCGTCGAAGACGCCCTTGAGGAGCCCGTTGGTATGGGCGTAGAAGACTTCGGCGGCGTGGAAGAGGCAATGGGCCTCTACATGGACGACGGACTCGTTGCCGGTGATGCAGAGGTGCCCATGGGCGCTCTGGATGACCACACCAACGTCTACGCTGACCACAACCAGCAGCACGTTTCCTACATCCTTGACCGCGTATCTGAGGTGGTTTCGGCCATTGAAGGCTACGAGGTTGCTGCCAAGCAGGCCAAGAAGGCGTCCCGCTCAAGCGGTGCCCGTACTGCCATTGCCGCGCACATGAAGGCTCTTGCCTCCGTGGTTGCGACCGCTGACTTCTCCGACGAGACGACCGGCGACGCGCTTTCGGCTGTTGGCTCCAAGGTGATGGAGATGCACGCATCCGTCAAGGCTGTGAACGCTTCTGCTGTAGCTGCCTGAGGCGGCAACTCCTCGGGTACCGAGGAGGACGGCATGGAAGACGTTGACCCTGAAGAGCTGCGTTTCCTTGAGAGATGATCAGACCCCTATGGGTCTGATCTCTCCCGTCCTATACTGGGACTGATACATACAAGCACGCTCACATCAGATCACATCAACCTCAAAGACCCGTGAGGCGTAGCTCATGCAGACCACCTCCTATGTATACCGCGAAGGCGCGACGCCCAACACACGGGCCGTCGTAAGCTCCAAGAACAAGATTTGGGCACCCGCTGTGGCTCAGAACCAGATGGTTCAGATCGGCGTGATGACCAACTTCTCCATGTCGGAATCCCGAGCCGTTGACCCAATCCGGGGCGTTGGCTACGGAGACCAGGTTGCGGAGCTCATCCCGAGCGCCACCGACCCCGTCACCCTCTCGGTGGAGCGCACGATGCTCTACCTGGCCAACATCTTCCAGGTGTTCGGTTACGCAGGTGGCATTGACGGAATGGTGCGCTCCTTGAAGCACCACCGCTGGCCCTTCGACATCAAGCAGGAGATCGTGTTCAGTGAGCTCGTGAACCAAGAGTTCCCGACCACGAACCACCTCGGACCCGCCGAGCTTCAGTTCTCTGCTGCTACCTCACATGCTGACTCCGGGCTGTTTGCTCTGGTGACCCTCTACGAGGCTTGCTGGATGAACGACTACTCGGCTGACTTCCCTTCCGAGGGAACCGCAGTAGCGGAGAGCGTGAGCATCATGGTGAGCGACATCCTCGATCCCAACTTCGACGGTGAGTACGGCGAGTTCCTCGACAGCGGCAACAACCCGTTCGCTGACCAGCTCGGCTCCGACCGCTTCCCCCTCGCATGATCCTGAGCGGCATCCTACTTCTTAGGAAGTAGGATGCCGCACGGTTCGTCAAATCAGATACAAAGAATCGCAGATCAGATCAGAACTAAACCATCTCACGTAGTGCGTCCTCTGGTTTGACCAGAGTAAATCAAATCCAAACACGAACGAAGATGAGTATCAGACCCACATCCCGGCATTGCCGGAACCCCTGATCTACTCGTCCTCGTCGCGGCATAGGAGTAGACCATGTCTATCGCGACGAAGCTGAGAAAGCTCAAGAACGCCAACTACCGGGAAACCGAGCCTCTTCAGCTCCCCGATGGAATGTTGGTTGTGATCTCCTCCCTGACTGGGGCGGATGACAAAGCGATTGCCGACTACCTACGGGAACACCTCGGCAAGAGCCTCGGCCACTACACCAAGCTCGAATCCCTCGCGTATGCGATCAAGTGGATCCAGCCAGCGGAAGGTGAGCCCATCGACCTACGCAACCTCACCCACATTGAAACGGGGGAGGTACTCGGCAACGGCAAGCCCATCAAGCTGCCCCGTGCGATCTTCATGCGTGAGATTGTAGACTCGTGGCCCGACGTAGTGATCGACACCCTGTTCGCCCGCTACGCGCAGTTGATGGACGACATCGACAAGAGCCTCTCCAAGACCATCAAGGTTGAGCTTGGCGACACCTCCCTTCAGATGAAGGTGCAGGCGCTATCTGACGAGCTCCGCGACCTTGTGCAGCAGGCGCAGCAACGTGACGTCAAGCTCGACGATGAGCTTGTACGAGTGTTCGGCGGTGGTACGCTGGACAACCCAAGCAGCGACGCTCTTCTCCGCGCCATCCGGTTGCGTGAGGAAGCCCTTGCTCCTGCTCCTGAGCCCGCCGAAGAAGTACATCCCGTTGACGAGCAGCTTGCCCGTGAGCGTGAGGAGAATCCTGAGGTATACCCCGTCCCCTTGGCTCCCGAGCCGGAGGTTGTTGACGAGGCACCGCAGAGCATTCGGAAGTGAGCGAACGGCGTCACAAGGACGTCGAAGAGCTGATTTTCCGTGGGTTCCTCTCCACAAAGGTACAGCTCGGTGACGTGTATCTCGTCGTCAAGTCCCTGAATCCCAGGGAGTTGGACGCTATTCGTGAGCGCACACCACTCAAGAGCAGTCCAGAGTACGAGGAGATCTTCGAGGCGTTGATCCTGGCCTACGCTCTGTACCTACTTGAGGGTGAGAACGTCATTGCCGGACGCCCCGGCAACCTGTCCGAGCTTGTAGCCGAAATGCGGGAAGTACCTCAAAACCTGCGCGCCGAACTCATGGGCGAAGTACTGGTTCTTCAGAAGGCCCAGGACTTCGCCTTGATGCGTCTGGAAGCCTTCAGCTATGAGGCCAGCTCCCGATCCATGTGGGGGAGCTACAAGGGCAGAAGCATCAACGACCCCATGCTCACAGGCATTGCGGGGACGCAGAGTCTGGGCCTCAACTCACATCAGATTGCTTGGGCCTACCTCAACGGGGAAGAAGACAACCGGACCGAAGCTGAGATGCTCTGGGGGTTCGCCAAGTTCGTTGCCTCGGCAGCCAACTCCAAGGGTGTCAAGAAGATTGAGACCCGAGACGCGGCACGCCTCAAGCGGTTGATGGAAGAGCGTGAGCGCGTCAGACTGGGACAGGAGTACGAAGGGCCTCAGCGCATTGAGCGTAGGACCGTCGTTGATCTCCGTGCTCAGCTTGAGTCCGACATCACGGGCAAGCAGGACCTTCACGACAAGATCATCTCGCAGTACGAGACTTCCTTGCGCAAGCGCCGTGAACAACGCGAAGCGCAGATGGCTGCTATTAGAATGGAAAGTATTGACGCCGCTCGCACCGAACGCGAGGACCTCACTGACGAGGAGCTCGCAGCGCAGATCGCAAACGGAGATGGATTCGTGAAGGTATTCACCAAGGACCAAGTAGACGATATGCGCAAGCGTCAGGCTCAGGAATCCCTGGACTTCTCCCGCCGCGCCCGCGAAGGCCGGTACGAGCGCGCGAAGGCGTACAAGCAAGACCGGGATGAGATTGCGGGTGAGCTCCAAGAGCTCGCCGCCCTTGAGGAGCGTATGGCTGCTCGTGAAGATGGACGACCGCCTGACCGTCTCGACCTGGCAACCGGACCACAGGGACCCACTGGACGTCAGCCTGCACCAGAGGTAAGCCGTAGGCCCGCCAGGAACACGCGCATTCCTACTCCGGGCAACCAACCGCCCACACCGCCGCAAGCCGCCAGGGGGCCTGACACGGCCCCGACTCAGCGCGGACGGGGCAAGCAAACGGGTTGGAAGGAGCTCCCCAACGGGGATCGAGTGCCTGTGTATGCGAATGCGGGTGGAGTGTCTCAGAAAGGTGGAGACATCTCGCACGGTGGACCGAGCAAGCGGTTGACACGCCACAACTACGGACCTGAGCAGCAACGAGAGCAAGGAAGACGCGTTCAGGGCAAACGAGTAAGCGTGAGGAAGACAGGAACCACCTACACTGAAGTACCGGGGGAGGATGACTTCTTCGCCGGTAGCGAGACCTCATTCACCAACAAGAAAGCGAAGAAGTGAGATAGATGCCTAAGACACGCCACGAAATCGAACTTGCGCTGAACTCAGCCGCTTACCGCCGCGTCCAAAAGGCGCAGGAGGAAGTGTTCGGTGGAGCGTTCTGGCGTCAGAGCTATCGTGAGGCGAGCAAGGAACTCAAGAAGCACATGAAGGAGGTCAACAAGGTTGGTGATGCCACAGCCGAGCACCTCTCACGTGAGTTCGATGGCATGTTCAAGCGTGCAGCGGGCAACTTCGGTGACGACATTCAGGACGCTGCTCAGAAGGGTTCCAAGGGCTACATCAAGGCGATGAAGAAGGCGGTTGACCGCATCGCCAAGATCCAGTCAGACAACTTCGAGGACCGCGCCAAAGCCACTCAGCAGATCATCGACCAGGAACTTGACGGCCTCAAGGAGCGCATCAAGCTCGAGAAGCGTGCATCTCGCGACAGTGGTGGCGGTGGTGGCGGTGGTGGCAAGCGTGGCGGGCAATTCAAGGACCGGGCTGAGCAGTTGGGCGGCGCTCTTTCAAAGGGCAGCACCAAGGTAGGAGGCAAGGCCGGTGAGCTGATGGGCAAGGCCGGTGGAGCCATTGGAAAGCTCGGCAAGTTCGCAGGTATGGCTGGCGTTGTCATGGGAGCCGTGGCCGCGCTGGGAGTGCTTGCCAAGAAGGCGCTGGAGATTCAGCGTGAGATGAAGGCGCTGAACACTCAGATGACGCAGTCCATCTCAGCTACCGACCTGATGGGTGCGGGCTTCCTCGACGTGGGGGAGGGAGTGAAGGTTCTTCGGAAGGAGTTCATGGAGAACATCCAGACGAACTTCAAGTGGCGCATGTCGACTGAGGAAGCCTACGAGGCTATGAACGCACTCACCGCATCTGGCGTCACCTTGGGCAAGGTGAACCGTCAGCTTGGGCGTGACGTACAGGGCGTGGGCAACACCGCACGGGACATCGTTGACACGACCCGCACCTACTCGACGCAGTTCAAGACCAGCGTGGGGGACATTGGCTCCTTCATGGGCGACATCATGCTCAACTTGGGCTACTCCTTCGGACAGGCGCGCGACTCACTCGCAGCCATTGATCAAGGAGCCCAGCGAGCCGGGATCAGTGCCGGAGTGTTCTTCGGCAAGGTACAGAGCCTCAACACTCAGCTCGGCCTGATGAACGGATCCCTCGCTGCTCAGTCCGACATCCTCGCTGACATTGTACGCTCCGGCCCGCTCGGGCTTGAGCAGGCGGCTACGGCAGCGGCAAGCATCATGGGCAAGCTCGACGAGCAGAACGCCCGGACAGTGCTTGCCTGGGTTGGTGAGGCAGAGGCCATTCGGATCGCACGCAACGAGTTGGAGCGTGTAGAAGGACGCCTGGCAGACGGCGGACTTGACCCCACCCTCCGACGTCGCCTTGAGATGGAACGGAAGCAGATTGAAGAAGCTCTGAACGGTGGCCTGTTGGAGCAGATGCACCTCTTCGAAGGCGGACTCCTCGGTGAGGCAGCCAACCTTGAGACCCGCATGGCTGCGGTAGCGAAGGTGCTCGGCAAGAGCGTGGACGACCTGAACTACTCAGATCTGATCAATGTGAACGCTGAGAACACCGAGCTCCTCAAGAGCTTGGGCGTTATGGGCAGCTCCACGGACGAGGTGAACACCAACCTCGCAGCCATGGCAGCCATCATTGAGGAGAACGGCGGCGCTGCTGAAGCCATTGAGGACATGCACAACAAATCGATGGCTCCCATGGCTAATGAGGTAGCTGAGGACATCCGACTTGCGCAGGAAATGCTCCGCGAGACCACCTCGATCGACATCCTACTGAAGAACATCACCGAGTGGCTCAAGAGCAAGCTCTACGACGTACTCGTTGGCATGTACGACATCCTGGTATCCGCCTTCGGCAGTGACCAGCAGAAGGCCGTACACGCCTACGACAAGGTTCTGCGTCAGATTGACAACGAGATCCAGGACGCAAGCCCTCAGCGTCAAGAACGGCTGCTCCAGATGCGACAAGATGTTGCGCAGGAGCAAGAGGCTGTAAGGGGTTACGGCGACACTGACTTCCAGAATTTCGTTGACGCATACGGCGGTGGATCGAGCTTCTCGAGCGGTAGCGTTGATACAGCGGTTGACTCCAGGCTTGGTACGGGCCGAGACAATCTTGCTGGTGGAGCTCCTGGTGGATCCCTCACTCACGAATCCGGCGCACTTCGAGCACCCCTGAGCGTAGGCGGATCAATCAACCCGACCAGAGGACCCGAGGCGCGGGCGGCGGCTGAAGAGAGAGTGCAGGCCGCGCACAACATGGGCGACCTGAGCACCACGGCTCGGGACTCCGCTCTTGCTGCTCTTTCTGCAAGCGGCTGGACGCTCGACGACGTCACGACAGATGACCCCATGTTCGCGTCTTGGAGAGACCAGCACCCTCTTGCGATGAAGGCGAACACCCCTTCGATGGCCTTCATGTACGCAGGCGACAGGGGGCTCATCAACGACACCCCCGAGGCGCACGCTGCTCAAGCAGCAATCAATTCGTACTGGGCAGCTTTGGCTAACCCCATGGCAGAGGGAGGCATTGTCAACCGCCCCACGATGGCGCTCATTGGTGAGGCGGGACCTGAGGCTGTTGTGCCTCTCAGCGGCGGCAATGCACCGGGCGGATTCCATTTCCACGTTCACGGCAACGTCTACGGCATTGATGACATCAAGCGGATGATGGGCCGAGCCTTCCAAGAATACTCACGTAGCCAGAGGGTCTGATGCCTAAGATTCCCTCACCAGTAATCAACAACACGGGGGCTCCCACGGGCGGGAGTGTTGTTGCCGGAGCCGTGGGTACCATCACGGATGCGGTTGGTAGTGCTCAAGGCACGAACCCAGCCGGTGGCTACATCGACAAGCTGCGTCAGTTCGTGGTGTTTGAGCTTGTCGACGTGAGGCACGGCGAGAGCAGCGTGGTTCAGAGTGGTGCGACTTTCCCTTACATGGTGATGCACGTCAACCCCTCGACCTTCGAAGAGCAATACACCAAGCTCATCACCCGGCAGATCACACGCGGCGGCTACCTTGAGCAGCACTGGGGCGAGGAGCTCGACTCCATCTCATGCAACGGCTCCACCGGGGCGTTCATCACGACCACTTCTGGCATCTCGGCACTGAACCGCAAGGCCAGCATTGCCTACAGGAAGTACCTTGAGCTCGTAGCCCTGTACCGGAACAATGGACTCGTCTACGACCAGCGCGGCAACGTGATCTTCAGCGGCTCAATCAACCTCCACTTCGACTCCAACATCTTCAACGGCTACTTCGAGAATCTTGTGATCGCTGAGAGCTCCGCAAGCCCCTTCGTGTTTGATGTGAGTTTCACTTTCAAGGTTCACCATCAGTTCCGTACTGTGGGGCGCTGATGGCAAAGACTGAGAAGAGCCTGACCCAGCGGTTCGTCGACCTCATCCAGGTGCCGGGCGTGATGGAGGTGTCCTACGCGGGGGATGTTTCCCGCACGGGGAACGTCGAGCCCGTGCGCCCGAGTTCCAAGTCGTACCTCCCGATGACCATCGAGCTGCTCCCACCCAAGATTGAACTCGATATCAACGGTGCATTCAACCAGAACGCCGAGCTTGAGCGCTCCCAATCAGACGTCGGGTTCGTAGGCGACAACCTTGTGAGCTCGGACGGCTTCTTTGAGATGGCTGAGGACATTCAGTTCACACTTCAGACGTTGGACTTCATAGAGCCGCTCATGCTCTACATCAACCCCACGGACCTCACCCGCACCTTTGGACGAAGAGTTCAGGAGCAGATGGCTGGACACGGCCACATTGAGGAGCACTGGGGTGAGGAGCAGGACAAGCTCTCCTGCAACGGGAAGATCGGTGCCACCTACACCAACAAGACCGGCCTGACGCGGTACTTCAGGCGTAACAGCGCTTCGTATCAGCAGTTGATGCACCTGTTCACGATCTACCGGAACAATGGCTACCTCTTTGAGGTGACGGACACGAACCGCATCTCACTCGTAGGTGCCGTACAGATCACCTACGACACAGAAACTTGGATCGGCCACTTCGACACTTTCAGTATGTCAGAGAATGCTGACAACCCCTACACCATGGAGTACTCATTCGAGTTCACCGTGCGTGAATACTTCAACGATACCAGCCTGAGTACCTCATGAGTACGACCTTCGGCGACTTCAGCATGTTCCTCTCTATGCGACACCCTGACCAGCCCGGTCAGCGTATGGTGTTCCAGATCACTAAGAACCGCCGTGTGCGGGTGGTGCTGGTGCGTGGCTCTGAAGACAACTCTGACACCTGGGAATGGCGTCCGGAGTCCGTAGGGGACAGCCTTCAAGGGCAGGAGTTGATGACCCCCGCCGAGGCCAAGGTTCGACTCGCAGAGCTGGAATCTGATGGGTGGGTTGACGCAGACAACGACAACATTCTGGGTACATGTCCCGCCGTGGCTGGCGTGAGTGGAGCGCAGATGGACGCCATCAACCTACTCCCAACCGTGACAAGACAGGAACTACTCAATGATTGATTTCCGTTTGGCAGCCTACTACTTCCGAGACAAGTTCTGGGACATCGTCCACAACTGCATCTCGCACCCGCTGCTCCCCTTCTTTGGGGAAACGGCAGATAGGTTCCACGACTGGACCATCGCGAAGTGGAACCCCTCTGAAGAGCCTGTCAAGGACCTTGAGATCGTTGCAATCAACCGGCTACTCGCCACACAGGAAGGACGTGAGAGGGTGGCCCGGCTCCTCTCCGAGGCTTCCGAATAGGAGCATCCATGGGCAAGGCAGTACACCCCGACGTAATTCGTTACGGCTTGGAGGAAGCCCTCATCCATGTAGCGCGCGGCGACTCACGAACGGCGCATCAAATCCTGTACCTCCTCACCGCAACCACCTCACAAGAGGACCGGGTTGAAGCGGTGGCGAAGGTGCTCCACCTGACACCAAACGACCTCCTCGCCCGGATCTGGGCGCAGGTAAATCAGAACACACCGGGAGAAGACACATGAGTTCAAGCGACTTCTCAGCGGACATCCGGGGAAATCCTTACCTGGGGACGTACAACACGAAGCCCACTGTGGTGCAGGCTCCCGACGCGATGATCTACGTCAACGAGGAGTACGCGATCCCGTTCTGCCTTGAGTGTGACTCCAAGGTTCCAGTCAAGCAGTACGTCACCTCAATCTCGACGTCTCTGGACACGGACGGAGCTGGCGGTGGCAACGCCTCGCTCGAGATGGTGGTACCACGCTCGGCCAACGTCTCCTTCATCCGTGATGGACAGTCCGTTCTGACCAACATGATGGAAGTGGAGATCTGGTTCAAGGGGGCGTACACGGTACACGGATTCCCCCGTTACTACCGCGCGTTCTGGGGCTACATCAACAACATCAGCGAGAACTACTCGGACGGCAACCACACGCTCAGCATCAACTGCTCTGACATGCTGAGCTTCTGGAACATCATCAAGTTCAACCTGCATCCCTCACTCCTGAGTGACCGCATCAGTGGGCGCAACAACCAACAGGCATGGGCCACACGATTCCAGCGGAGCAATCCGTTCCAGATCCTCGCGGCCCTCTCTACCGTATCGCGCGTGGACCTGATCGAGGTACAGAGCTTCCAGAACGCCAATCTGGTATCTGAGGACGCTCGAGAAGTGTGGAGGGAGAGCGCAGACCAGCTCATCAAGTACTGGGGCGCTCGGATGAACAAGATTGCCCGCGCAATCCGTGTGTACGGAGTGGCCGGAGACAGCATCTTCAACTCCGCTGCCTTCTATGCAGGCGATCGAGACACCCAGGCTCAGATCGCGGCAGAGCTCAACAACGTCTCATCGCAGCGCCTCTTCGGCGTTGACCTTGCGGTGAACGAATCCCACTTCAGCCCGTTCCTGACCATTGGGAACATCGACAACTTCCAGAGCGAGCACCGAGGCCGTCTGGACATCATGGTGCAGGTGAAGGACCACATCGGGTGGGAGTTCTTTATGGACACCACTGGCGAGATCGTATTCAAGCCACCGTTCTTCAACATCGATGCGCGCCAGAACTTCCCGGTGAGTTGGATCAGGGACATCGACGTCCTCAACTGGAACTTCGAGGAGTCAGAGCCGGAGGCCACGCGCGTAGACGTTGTGGGACAGCTCAACTCGATGTTCGACAGCGGCATGTCCGCTGAGGTACAGCCCAACGGATGCTTCCAAGACTTCCACCTCTGCCGTCAGTACGGGGTGAGGCAGGAGAATATCCAAGCACACTGGCTGAAGACCGGCGAAGCCTGTGGTTTTTACGCCGTCGACAAGGTGGCTCAGTACGCAGCCAACCGTTTCACCGGCTCAATCACCATCCCAGGACGTCCTGAGCTCCGGCTCGGTCTTCCTGTGTACGTTGAGAGCCGTGACTGTTTCTACTACGTTCACTCCATCAGCCACTCCTTCGCATTCGGAAGCTCCTTCACGACCACCCTGGGCCTACGCGCAAGGCGTACACGGTTCAGCTCCACCGACCTGCTCTTCAAGAACGGTACGCAGGCTCCGAACGGTGAGATGGTTCGGGTGGACAACAACGGCGTCAACCGCGACACCGACGGTAGGAACGTAGGGTTGCCCAACGTGATCATGCGCCCAGCTTCGGTGGAGGAGTTCAACGCAAAGTCCTCACTTGACGACCCCTTCTCCATTGGCGTACCTGACGCGGAAGGCGTCCCTCACAAGGTTGCTCGTGTGGGTGGGTACGTGGACGTTTCCGACAACAAGCTTCAGCTTCAGAAGGGCTGGGACCAGATGCGGCGCGGCATCACATGGGACATCAGCGGTGGCTTGTGGGTGTACGATTTCGACGATGATCAGACCGCCATGCACGTCCATTGGTGTCCGGAGGACACCGTCAGCCCTGACCTCCGACAGGATGTGAGCAATGCGCTCATCCCAGTATCAGACTCCAGCGGCTACGAGCTTGTGGGTGCTTTCCCCTACGGGCGCGGCCTGATCATTGACGAGGTAGGCGACATCGCCGCAGCATCCGGTAACACGGACGAGGATGGGCAGGCAGATGGAAGTACGGACGCAGCCGCAGCCGCGCGTGCCAATGCCGCTGTTCTTCTGAGGCAGATGACTCCCGATGACCAGACCGAGGTGACGGAGGGAACCCAGACCCGATCTACGGCGGGTGGCGGCGTCATGACCGGCGCGGGTGTGATGAAGATTGACCAGACGGACGTCGGTCAACTATTCGCATCCATGTCCCCGGACGACGAGAGCTCAAACGTCTGCGGATGCCAGGACAACTACACTATCGACAACGTGCTCACCCTACAGAACCTCGGCTCAACCCTCAACGATGTGTTCGAGCGAGTGTCTGACATTGACTCGTTGCTTGACGATTCCTACCAGGTATCCGACTCCGAGATCTGGGACTACGAAGCCGAGAAGAGCCGTGCTCAGGAAGGGGATGGAGGCTCATCGACACCCTTTGGGCAGTTCGCCTCTCACACGCTTGGCAATCTTCTTAGCCGCCAAGCGGGACCCATTTCGCCATCTGTGCCCGCTGCCGAGCGTTCTACAGGGAATGGGAGCCCCACAACCACCGTTCAGGTTCCGGCCAACCCCACATCCGCCATCATTCGGGACATCCTGGGTGAGGACTCTTGAGGTATTAGATGCCTGAATTTCTTGATGAGAACTCCACGGGCTATTCAGAGCTCAAGAATCTTCAGTACCTTCGCCTCCGCGTGGCAGAGATCACCCGCGTTGACACGGCGAAGTACAAGATCGACTTCCGGTACCTCCAGGAGACTGGAGGTCGAAGCGCCGTCCACCTCACGTCCGCATACTGGAGCAGTGCTGCCTTCATGGGCGTGATGCCGGAGGTGGGAGCTCTCTGCGTCATTGGGTTCTACCACAAGGGCGCAGACACTTGGGAGCCCGTGATCCTCACGTACCTCCCTCTCGGCGTGCAGGCAGCCCGGCGCGGTGAGTCCCAGTTGATTGGACTTCCCGCCACCGAAGAGGATGACGTTCGCGAGCGGATCAGCAAGACCATCCGAGGCCGACTGCGCAAGCTCTTCCCCGGCCAGGTTCTGCTCCAATCCACGCAGGGCTCTGACCTTGTACTGACCGATGACGTACTTCTCAGCAACTCCGACGGCAACGAGCTCCTCCTCAGGAGTGATGACGGCACCCTCGTAGGGAACTCCATTGCGCGCGTAGAGAACGTTTCTGGTGGCTACGTTAAGACCGGACCCATCACTCGGAACCTTCTTGCCGTAGACGACCACATCCTGCAGCCGGGAAGTGACACCTACGACATGGAAGAGGGCATCCCCCTCATGGATACCAGCACCTACGAAGGTGCGGTATCGGCCCGGCTGATCAATCCCATGACCCTTCCCAACGGGAAGAAGGTCAACTACGTCTGTGCCCTCCCAATCTCACCCCTTGAGCGAGGTGTGCCGCTGACCGAACGCCGGTTGGAGCTTCACGAGCTTTCGCCTCTGTCGATGAGGTTCACGGAGGATACGGAGCACTTCGCGGGGGACAGCGACGCCCGCATCCCCCTGATTGAGCATGTGCAGGGAACCCTCGTAGGGAACGACATCACCGACCCTGACATCTACGGACGCGTGCTCAAGGCTCAGCTCTTCACTTCGATGACCCAGGCGACCGGCGTTTGGGCACTCAATGAGGCTCAGAGCTCGCGCGGTGTGTTCAGGGACAACGAGATCCACTCCGAAGCCGTGGCTGATTACCTCCGTGTAGGCAACTACCGACGGGCCATCACCAAGACCGGAAACGTCTACATCAGTGTGCCACGATCCTCCCAGAGCGGGTCGTTGGGCGATGGGCACTCCGTCCATGCCGCTCTCGCGGGCGCTCTCAAGCTGACGCTTGGGAAGGAAAACGCAACGGGCACGTCGGCCTATATAAGAGCCGAAGGCGCTGTCAAGGCTGTCATTGGCCGAGGGTTGACCAACGATCAAGGGGAGAAGGGACGCTCCATCGACGTGACGGCTGCTGGCGGCGTCAACATGTCCATCAACGGCACGGACTCTGAGGAGACCAGCCTCCGGACATCGATGACTGGCAAGGAGTACAGGACTGTTGGACGCGACTATCACGTCACGACCAAAGGCAGCTACAACCTGACCATTCACGGTGCATCCAACGAGAAGATCCTCGGTAAGAAGAGCACGAGCGTCACGGGCGACTTCCACCAGACCATCGGTGGCGACCACAAGAACACCGTCACGGGTGAGCAGAACGAGCTGGTTGGTGGACCCCGTGACGTTACGGTATCGACGCCCGGAACAGGCACCAACGCTGACATCCTCCTGCTCATGGTTGGTGGCCGTTCGGCAACCATCACACTCGGGAACGACCTGACCACGATTGCGGCGGGCAACATGACCGACACAATCGGCTCAGGCAACAAGCTGACGTCGATTGGTACCGGAAGCTACTCCGTGTCGGTAGGTACGGGAGCCATTTCGATTGTGACGGCAACGGGGGCAATCAGCGTCTCGACGGCGGCGGGAGCCATGTCAATAGCGGCCTCGGGAATCATTCAGATCACGGGCGGGGTGATCAATGTGACTGGCGGCGCGGTGAACCTCGGAGCTGCTCCGATTGGCGGCGTGGTGACCTCTGCTCACCCCTGCCTTGTGACCGGAGCTCCGCACATTGGCTCGCTCACCGTAAAGGCGTCACTCTGATGGCGATGGTACCCTCCATATACACCGGGCTCATCATGACGAACACCGCGTTCGTCGGACCGCAGGCTGCTCAACTGGCGAACGGGATCGCTGTCGGCTTCACAACGTATCTGACTGCCCACCCAGCCAACATCATCACGACCGTTGGAGACGTGGGCGCACCCGGAGCGGGAGTAGGGAATGGGGTTCTGTTGGCTCCTACCTGCACACCGCCGATCCTCTACGGTATCCTCGAGGCCAACCTCAAAGGTGCTGGACTGCTCGGACCTCAGATGAGTCAGTTTGCACTCGGCCTTGCGTCAGCTACTTGCACGTACCTCGCGAGTGCGCAGACCGTCACCGCACACGCTGGTGTAGGAGCAGGCGTAGGTATCGGAAGTATCATCGGCATTGAGCCAGCGGGGATGGCTGGGGCTATCACAGCAGCGGCGGGATTCACAGGGGTGAACTGGCCCCAGATGGTACTGGCCATCAGCTCGGGGTTGGTCACTTTCATGATGACCAACGTAAAATACACCGTCGTAATCGCTGGGCCTGCTGGTCCCGGTGTTTCATCAGGAACTGGAAGCGGCAGACTTCTGTAGACCAGCCAAATAGAGATCAAATCACATGGCACTTGAACTATCCACATTCGTCCGTACAGACGAGTTTATCGTGAAGCAGCCGCGCGTGGCTCTGACCAACGCGCAAAGCACGCTGCCTGCGAAGACTCGTCCTCTTGCGGAGTCCCCCGTCTGGCCCCTTCCCAACAACATTGAGGAAGTGGGTGCCTATCCGTACACGCCCGGAGACGAGACTCCTGTCGGAGATGAGCGAGAAGGCACCAAACCGCCGCCCGACTTTGCCGTCGAGTACATGGTCTACGTCAGCGACGAGGGATCGGGCATCAACGTCAGCTCAGAGCAGACGTTCGAGACCATCGACGGGTGGGTGGCAATCAACCAGGCCTCCGGCGTAGCTTTGACGAGCCGGGACCCGCAGCAGGGCTCCAAGAGCATCGTCTTCAACAAGACCGGAACGGCGGGCACCAACGCAGGTATTGAGAAGGACCTCACCGTAGCTGACTACTCAGCCTACGACGACCTTGACTTCTTCGTGGACGTGTACCTCGGGACCTTGGTTGGGTTGGACGACATCCGATTCACCCTGGAAGACACCCTTGGGAACAAGCGCATGTGGAGCGTGGATTCCGGCTCCTTGAGCGTAGGCTGGAACACCCTCACCTTCGATGCAGACGCTCCCAACGAGACAGACGATGTAGGGTTCGCCTCAACCTCCGTGAGGTACGTGAGATTCAAGCTCAAGACCCTTGTGTCTGCAACCGTTTACGCGGGCATTGAGTTCGATGACTTCAAGGGCACCGAGATCCTTGAAGGCAAGATCCTCGCTGGGGACGTGACCGTCGATTGGGCACGGAACAGCAACTGGCAGACCAAGTTCGAGTTCACTCAGAGCCTCAACCGGTGGACCCTCGTTGACTACGAGCTGGGCAAGATCTCGAACAGCCCACGCCTTGAGGTAAGCACTGACTACCTCAACGACTTCTCCAACAGGCCAGCCGACTTCACCATCAAGGTGTCGGGCATCTCCCTCACGGTTGCAGCCGTAGCCGATGAGCTGGCTTTTGGCACTCCAGCATCCGGCAACGTGGAGTTCGCCATTGCAGAGGGCACGTTCAACTTCAACACGGACGACCTGGACACCTACACCGGGAAGACGGTGGACTACGCTGAGGTGGAGGACGGAACTTCCACCGTGGCCTACAGCGCAGGCACAGGCGTTGCCACCCTTGAGCGCAGCATCGACATCACCTTCAAGGAGAACCCCGTACTCTCGCAGAAGGACCTCAGCCTGAACTTCTCCCTCGAGGACGAAGTGCTTGCCTCTGAGTTGAGCGGCGTCAACAACGTCCGGATGAGCTTCGTACCGACGGCGGGCACCATCAGCCTTCGCTATGACCCCGTGCCAGATGGGTACACTGACCCACTCGTTGAGAACGTGGACTTCACCATCGACGAGGACCTCCCCGCGATCCTGTTCACTGCCACCATTCCAGGCGAGTTGGTACTCACCAACTTCGACAGTGCTCCCGGCGCTGCGGGTGACGCTGACAGTAGCCGTCGACAGTATGAGATGCTTCAGCTCGCCAACATCGACGCGGTGCCGAACACGATCGTCCTGAAGGACACCACAGGCACTCCCGTTACTCTCACCGAGGACACCGACTACATTGTGGACCTCGGGGTTGGGCAGGTGCTTCTCACCCACGGGTACACGGAGGAGACTCTGCTCGGCAACGTGTTCATTGAGGACACCGCGTTCGTAGACATCAACTTCTCCTTCTACGTCAACGGTGTGGAGATCGACGAGTACAACATCGTGCCGCAAGCGGGCTGGATCAACATCGACCGCCCCCTGTTCGAAGGTGACCATCCCACCGTTGACTACACCACCGACGAGGAGGGGTCCGAGGGGACCGTAATCACGGGAGCGGACGTCAAGAGCCCTTCCGTGGAGGTGCCAGGCATTGGACGTGTGGGCATCCTCATCACTGGAGCGGACCCCGCTGCGGGCGGTGAGTTCAGCTTCTCCGTGCAGAGGCCGCCAATCCAGCTCAACCGTGTGGAGTTGGAGCCTGACGTGCTGACAATCGCCGTTGACGGCGACCGTACCGCTGAGTACGTTGCCGGTGTGGTGTTGAAGCTCGAGGACGACCACTACCACATCGTTTCCTCAGCCTACGACGGCACCACACTGAAGACCACACTGACCCTCGGAGCGGGCACGCGCACCAAGTACATCAACCCGAGCACCTTCCGTAGCAAGAGCACCGTGACCTGGATGGATGCGGTCGGAACTCACGATGACATCTCGGAAGGGGTGAGTACTTTCACGCTGCTCAACGAGGCCGTCAACGAAGCCGCCTACTACGAGGGCATCCTGCTCCGGGTGAACGACCTGGACGTCTACGCCATCAAGGGCGCGGTGACCGATGGCACTGACCTGATCGTATCGCTCACAAAGCAGCTCACACAGCCCGTCAAGGCAGCCAACGTCATTGAGATCACGACTGTACCGATCCCGACAGTAGGAGATGAGGACCTCAAGACCTTCTACACGCCCATCCACGAAATCCCTGACCGCTATAACGGGAACATAGATCTCCTGACTCTGGAAGATAGATTTCCCGGTTTGGGTGGGCGCAGCATCCGGGTGATCCGGAATGCCGTAGACCTGGACTTCGGAATCGACTACACCGTAGCCTTGGACGGCACAATCACCTTCCGTGATCCTGTGGACGCATCTGACGACACCATCGTCATCCGGTACGTGCCATTCCGCCTCTCCGCGCTACGTGACGAGCTCACCATCGCCTACTCGTACTACAGCGTCTCACCCTCCGGTGTGGGCTTGCGCGGATCGATGGACTACGTGGTGCCTGACACCTTCTACTTCAGGGTGGTCAACAACTCCACCCAAGCAGCCATCTACCAGGCGGTGGTTGAGAGTGCAGTACGGCAGAAGGCTGGGCAGGTATCAGCAGGCTCCTCACCTGCGGTTGCAGCAAGCGGCGGGAACCACCAGAGCGGACTCGAGACGCCAGTGACCAAGGTGGGAGACCTCTACGACAATGACCTGATTGCACAACGCATCTACGACTTCATGACCACCCGCGTTGGATACTTGGAATCGGAGAAGCAGGAGCTCAGCGGTGAGGTGACAGGGGGCTACGGAGGACAGCTCACGAACGATGACCTTGAGGAGAGTGCTCGGGGGACCGGACGCCTGTTCCCCATCACGGCAAGCATCATCCTCAGGATCTTCAAGAAGGGACAGGACATTGCACTGCCCGCGCGCCCCTACCGCCTTCCGGTGCTGTTCGGACAGTCCCTTGAGGACGACGGAGGGCGGCTCGTGATGGATGACGACTACCCGACCATTCCTGTAGTGACCTTCCCGCCATGGCCCCCGCAGGGCAAGCATTACAAGGGCGCGAACCAGGAGCCGACAGCGTTCGGCATCCTCGGCATCTTCAGCATCGGCTTCTCAGCATCAGCGCCTACGACCTTCATCGAGAACTGGTACCCATTCTCCTTGGACCCGACCTACGTTCATCCCATCACCGCCGACGACTACACCAACTACGCGATCTCACCAGCCGACGTTGACATCGAAGCCCAGGCTCCAGTACAGGATACAGGAGATCCGAGCGACGCTGTTCCCATCTTCCCACCGGCTGAGAAGGAACTTGACCGCGCTGATTGGGCGGGCTTCGACGTATCCTCCCCTCCCTTGACCACCTACGAATCCGCAGCCCCACGCTCCATGAGCTACGTTCCGTCCTCTTACGAGGGCATGGCTATTGGAGCCCTTCAGACCATTGACGATGCCATTGAGGCTGACACTCTGAAGGGCACGCCCCACCGGAACATTGAGGCGGATCCCACCACCTACTCGGACTTCTTGGGGTGGATCTACCGGGACATGAACGAGTACGACCTGCTCAAGAACGGATCGGCTGCTGAGCTTGTACTACTCGAGGCTGAGTGGCAATCGGGCGGACGCCCCGCTGACCTCACGGCCATCACCGACAACGCGAAGCAGCAGCTCCTGGTACTCAACCTCCAGAAGGAGTCCCTGACCCGACAGCAGACCTTCCTCACCAGCTTGACGGGGCAGATCACCCCGGTTCCAAGCGGTGACCCCGAAGTGACCACCTACGACGACGCGGTAGCCACTCTGGTTCTGGTGGGCGAAGCTATTGTGGACGTGCAGGCCGCTCTGGACAACCTTCAGACGTGGTACGATGACGTGATCGTCACCGGCTCAGGCACCTCAAGCGATGCCCAGATCCGGACCCGGTGGACGTTCCTCACCGGAGTGGATGTGAGCGCCGTTTCGCCACCTACCGTGCTGCCCGTCACTCCCGTGACTCTGGACAGCAGAATTAGCCAGGTGGAGGCCCGGATGGTAGCGATCGTCGCCCGCTTGGGAGAGATCAACACCGCCCTCGGGTACGACAACACGGACCAGCCTGATTTCAGCGCAGACAGCACATCTGAGGACCTCTACACCCAGAGGTTCACGTTCCTCGACCTACGAGTGAACAGAGAATCAGGCACACTGTTCAAGGCACTCGCCGGGCACGCTCAGTACGTGCGGGACGTACAAGAATCCAGCTCGTTGCTGAGCATCCTATCGCTACTGGGAGGCTGATATGGAATTCAGGGTCAACTTTGACGACATCAACATCGATGAGCTTGAGGTAGCCGAGTTGAAGAAGCTCGCAGAGGAGATGCAAAACCCCCCGAAAGAGGGGTGGACCTTCTCCAGCGGCAAATCTCCGCTGCGCATTCAGCTTCAGATCGTGAAACGGTTGATGGAGATGACCAAGGAAGAGTACGAGAAGGAGCACGTCCGCCAGCTCAAGAAGCTGGAAGTGATGATGCGCTCCCGCGCCAACAACGCCAAGGGGCACACAGTGAGGGTCAAGAAGAATGGCAACAAGCGGTAAGTGGGTCTCCGTATCCGTCGGACTCCCTGAAGAGCTACTCGACGCGCTTGAGGCTATTGGCGATGTCCTTGAGGCGGTGTCCACCATTCTTGAGATCGTGTCCACGATCCTCGAGATCATCAAGGTGTTCCTGCTCGACATCACCAACATCCTGGCAGTCGTTCTGAAGGCTCTCTTGGCTATTGTGGAGGGGCTCCTTGCAGACCTTTCCCAAACGGGCCTGTATATGTACGTCGACGCCCCTAAGCCTACCGACAAGGGCTTTGGGGCTAACGTGTTGGGCGGTATGTCGGGTTGGCGCGGTCGCATGGCCTACGCCCTTCTCAGCCCTGACGCGTCCAACCGACCGAACTTCAGCTCTTCGGCCTCCGTGATCAGCTTCCACCTCGTAGTCACCTCAGGTGATATTGGCGAGTTGATGGCGTCCTTTGGCTTCCTGATGGCGCTGTTCAAGCAGAAGGCTGCACCCAACCTGAACCCACCCAAGAACTTCAGCGTGCGTGCCATCAACGGGGAGTTCTACAACGAGTACTACGACGACGGGTACGGCAGGATTGATGGCAAGCTCATCAACGCACGCCAGGACACACTCCTGGCCACAACCGCGACTCTTGCATCTCAGTTCGAGACTGCGGGCGTAGCAGTCGACCCCGAGAACATGGAGCTCGTGCTCAGGTTTGATTGGTTCACTGGGGAAGAGCTGATCGTAGAGAAGAACTCTGGTGCCATCCTGACCACAGGTGGCACACCGGACTCCGCGCTACTCACCTGGAAGCTTGACCAGAAGCTCATCCCCAACACCTTCACCATTTCACGCTCCGAGACCCAAGGCGGGGAGATCGAGACCTACGACGTGCTCGACTCGGCTGGGGAAGTGGAATCTGCCGGGGAGATGGTAAGAGACGAGGAAGGAGAGCCCGTCCGCACCTTTGATGAGCTCGACACGGTGGACGTCAACTTCGGCTTCGGTCAGTCGATGGTAGGCGCATCCCACGAGCAGTTCGCCTACTTGGATGAGACCGTAGAGGCCGGAAAAGCCTACTGGTACCAGGTGACTCCAAGGTACGGACCTTTGAACCCGTTGACCATTCCGGATGTGAACCCCGGCGCAAGTGACGTGGTGAAGAAGATCGTGGCCCTCATTCAGAGCATCTTGAAGGCCACCAGCGGCACGGGCACACCTTCAGAGGTGAAGGGCGTCTACATCCCAGGTGAGGGCGAGTCCACTACGGCGCGCTCTATCGCCTTTGCAGAGGCCACCGCATCCGACGGCAAGTGGTGGATGAGCTCGGCAGACTTCACGGGCGAGGGGTGGACCAAGGTTGGCATTGGCGACCTGTTCGAGCCCGTGATCCTGGCCGTTGAAGAGCTACGCAACTTCGTTGAGATGATGCTTGCGTCCATTGCGGGAGTAGTGGATCAGATCATCGCATTCATTGAGCTCTTGCAGACGAAGATCAACACGCTGAACACCTTCATTGAGGTGATCCAGGCGATCATCGCGCTGTTGCAGGTGTTTGAGCTGATCAGCTTCGGATGCCTGTTCACCACTACCGACAACGGCAACGGCGGCATCCTACAGGCCCTCAACGATGACTCAATCGAGGGGGTGCCTTCCGCTGGGTCCAAAGAGTACGTCGCCTCTGTCACCCTGCTCGGTGGCACTGCCGGAGTCGGCGGCGCTCTCAACGCTGTCAAGCTGCTCTTCGGCCTCAGTTGAAACGCCACACCTGCGGAGGAGATCTTGGCGACGCTCATCAGGGATGCCTACCATCGCGCGGATGGCCTCGGCCATGGATGCCTGGCCATCTGCCGACATCTGCTCGATGTGTGTGTTGATTTCGAGCATCTGCTCCTCAGCCCGAGCTTCATACTGGGCCGTTGTGGCTCGACGCTCAGCCCGCATCGTCACCAAGCGTGTGCGCATCCCAATGGAGAGGATGTTCATCATGGCAATCACAAACCACACCACGGCAAGGATGTAGCTGCCGTCCATCAGCTCGGAGAAGAAGATGCCCACGACGCAGGCGAGCACGAACTTCATCCAGAAGATCTCGCGATCACTCTCCGCACGCTTCGCCCTCCACTCCTTGAACACCCCGAAGGAGTAGAGGATGATGAACACGATGGAGATCAAGCTCCAGTAGGCCGTTTCAGGCTCGATGACTTCCATGGTAGGTCTCCATACACCAATGAACGCGGCATCTGGTATGGATGTGCAGCGTCCTCGAACATAGTCCTTTTGTAGCGAGGGGGAGCAATGCCTTACGATTACCTCGGAACATTCACTCGGAACCAGCTCCTCGAACGCAATGCGTTCCTGAACGCACAGGTTCACTCGCTTCCAGGGGTGATTGCGACTCTTGAGGCGAAGAGGGACCGGCTCGGGTCTGAGGTGCTAAAGGACGCGGCAGAGAGTTTTGAGATCACCGCTGAAGTGTGTGGACGCACCTACAGCCTACACACTGTGACGGTGCCCTCCTTTGTGCCGGGCACCGAGATCTCCGCGCTACATGACGGCGCAACCGATAGCCAGTTCCCCATGCGCTACGACAGCCTCACCGGGAACCTATCTCACGGCGACACCGCATGGCGCTCCGAGCCTCGACTCCTACAGGTTGGCGACCTCCAGTCTGATAAAATGGACGGCATCCCCGATGATGACGCAGTTCCCGCTCAGCGCTCCCTTGAGATCGTGCAGGAGTTCCGGGGCGTAGGCAAGCGCGCAGACCAGCTTGAGGACCGAGTTGCGAAGCTCAGGTATCGATACCTGGCACTCAATGACGAGATCGACCGCAAGAAGACCATGCTTCTTCGGTACACCGAAGAAATGGCTGCCGTCACCGCGTTCCTGACGAATGAGGTGGAAGTGACCGGGGCCGACGGGGTGGTACGCACCGAATCTGACTACCCAAGCGCCGGAGTGGATCTCAAGACGGACGTCACCTCCCCCGACGACATTGAGCGCATCTACGACCTGCTCTTGGCTCCCGTGGCTGAGTCCGACGACGACGAGCAGGATCAGGTACGCGGACAGCTCGTGCCTTCTGATGTAGGCTTGCAGATCCTATCGGACGTCACGGACTCCTCTGACCCCGGCGACCTTTCAGAGCTCGATGGTGAGTTCCCTGATGTGTCCTTCGCCAACATCCCACGGCGCAAACGTCAGCTCGTTGCCAACGTGTATGAGTACGGATTCAAGACCGGAGTGATGGTTGAGATCCCTACGAGCGTTGCACTGTTCAGGAACCCTACCGGATCGGGTGGAGATGAATCGGGCCTGTTCTATGCACCTCCCAACGTAGCCGCTGATCTCGCCAACTTCGCCTCTGAAGTATACTCCACCTACAGCATCGCATTCCGTGTCACCGAGGCCTGGCCCCCGACGGCAAACCACGGCGGCGTTGCCCACTTCACTGGCAACGCTATCGACCTGGTGTTTGACCTGATCGGAGAGGACGAGGACCGGACGAACCTCACGCTGCCTGAGCTCGCAGCCGCCATTGGCGCACTCGGAGTGAGGCGGGGGTACATCCGCTCGTTCTACAACGAGTACGCTCACGAATCCACCCACAAGACTGGCGACCACCTACACTTGGACATGAACGTCCAGTATTTCAACGACGGCGCTCTCTGGAGACTGCGGTGACCCAGGAACTCAAAATCGAGCAGGTTTGCACGCATCTGGTGGTGGACGAAGTGTCCACCATTGAGAATGACTTGCGCACGGTCAAGACGCTCCGACCCCTTGCGAACAGTCAGGTGGAACTCAAGATCAACGGGTTCCTGGTAACGGACGTGGGCAACACCACTTACGGCTTCCGGTTGGTACGTGACGCCTCCTCACTTGACCCCACCGCCCGGCTTGTTCAGTTCCGCAGCCTACGCCGCGCCACGGATGAGTTCTACGAGCTCACCTACTACACCAGATCCTCTGAGTGCCGCCGTTGTCACGGGCTGCGGATGGAGCACGATTACCGGTACAACATCAACGGGACCCTCCTCACCGTCCGCAACGAGAAGAAGCTCGTACAGGACATGAAGAAGATCGTACTGACGGCCATCAGTTCCAACCCCTTCCACCGTTGGTACGGCACAAGCATTCCGTCCCTCATTGGATCAAAGGTGACGAACGCAGCGATCATTCGCTCCAAGATGGAATCCGATATCCGTGTGGCTATTCGCCGGTACACCGACACTCAGACAAAGCAGATGAGAGCACTCCTGAGCATCAGCGGGGCATCCGTTGATCCCAGGGAGCGGTTCGGCACGCTTCTCAAGCTCCAGGTGCAGCAAGACACCTTGGAACCGACCGCCTTCAATATCCAGATTGCATTCACAAATCGATCCGCCGAGATCGTGACCGTAGACACCACGGTCGCACTTCCGGATCCAGTGTCCCTCGTATACAACACCCCTCAGCAGGGTGCTTTGGATACGAGGTTCCAGCGTAGCGGGTGATACATGGCAAACGAAACTCCAACAATCCCTCAGATCCACAAGCCCCACGGCACTGGTTCGGATACGACGGTCCTGTACTCGACCAACGCATTCAGCCAGACCATCACGGGCACAGCGGATGAACTGACCAAGCGAGTCCTCGCCAACGGCAGTGACGCTGGGATGGACTTCAACGCCTTCCCGCTCGATGATGGAAGCTCTGGCACCACTGGTACAACCGGAGGTACCGGGACTACGGGCACCACGGGCTCTACCGGATCCACCGGTTCGACAGGGTCAACAGGCGGCATTGTACTCTCAGATGGCGAGTGGAGCTTGACACTTCCCTCGAACCCGCAGCTTGTGGAGGGGCAGAACGTCTTCCTCATCCAGGCGGAAGGGTACGACGGCTCCCTCAGCACGGCAGCTACGCTCACCATTCATTACGTCTCTGACGGCTCCCTTGGGTTCCTCATTGACGCACCAACCGGCATCAAGATTGACCGGTACGCGAACCGCGTGGAGTTCCTGGCTACCCACATTGAGGACGTGCTGCTCGCTGATGTAGAGCGCGACACGATGACCGTAGGATTCAACTTCTACTCAGCTTCCGAGCCGGGTGGCGGACTTGCGGGCTACACACTGCTCAACACCCGCCTCGTAGATGACTACAAAGAGGTGGTGGAGAAGGTAGTGTCCACGGTGGAAACCACCGACCGAGAAGTGGACCCAGACGACAGCAACGTCATCATCGACACGAGCATCAACGTTCAGACCCTGAACAAGTTCTACGTGTACGCCTTCAACCACGTCCGCGCCAACGACTCCACAGCGACGGACTACCCGCAGCAGGATGCGGCGCAGGCTCTGTTCAGCCCTATCGCACTGACCCAGGAGATCTACTACGTCGCTACGGCATTGGCCTACGACCCAAGCCTGGCCATTGAGTACGAGAGCACCTTCTCGAGTGAGCTTGTAGGACTGCCGTTGGTGCTGAGCACGCGGGTCAAGGACCTCACGCCCCGCAACCTGAACACCATCCAGCAGGGACTCATCACCGAGATCCTCAGGGTTCAGTCGAACATCGATGTGCGCCCCGGCTCAGTGACCCGTGACATCCACGTAGACCCGCCCGCGTGGGAGATGAACCGCATCTGGCTGCTCATCGACTTCATGAGCCGAGCCCAGAGCTTCCTGACGCTCATTCAGATCGATGACCCTCAGCAGACGGGCACCAGCATCGCCTACAAGGAATCGAACTACAAGCAGGCACTCGCCCTTGCGGTAGCTCTGACCGAAGCTGAGGTGCAGACGCTCATCGACGAGACGTTCACCAAGCTCGCCATGAACTCGCTCACTGAGCGTATGGGAGCAACCAAGGCCATCGGACAGGCCGTCATGCGCCGGACGTCGGCCCCGAGTAAGGACTTGGTTGTGGATGCGGGCACCACACTGACAAGCCGAGGAGATAGCGCTGCGGGCACCAGCTCGCAGAGTTTCGTGACCTCTGCGAGCAAGACCATGTCAGCGGCCAATGGTAGCTCGTATTTCAACGCGAACACGGGCTTCTACGAGCTGACCGTCTCCATCTCTGCCGTGACCGCAGGGGCGACGGGAAACGTGGCGGCGGGAGCCATCACATCTACCTCAGCCTCCGGGTTCAGCAGTGTCGTCAACAACGAGGCCACCACCTTTGGACAGGATCAGGAGAGCAACCTCAGTCTCGCTGAGCGAGCCATGCTCTCCTACGTCAGTGTGGACCGTGGCACCTCAGGAGGCTACCTCCGCACGGCACTTGACACCTCCGGCGTACACCGCGCCCGTGTTGAGGAAGCGGGTGAGAGCCTGATGATGCGGGACTGGGACGATGTACGTGAGAAGCACATCGGCGGCAAGGTGGACCTCTGGATCCAGGGCACGGCAATCATCGAGGTGCAGGAGACCTTTGCCTTCCAGTACCTCCAAGACCTCAACGTGCGTTTTGAAGCAGTGGGCGAGGCCTCGCTCCTGACCTTCCGGACGACTTCTGCCGCAGTGACCGAGGCCACTCCGATCTTCGCCATGCTGAACGATGCTTCCTTGGGCTACGGGCTGAGGAACACTTCTACGGGACAGGACTTTGACCTGAGCGGCGTGACGATCACGGACTACCGCACCATCCAGCTTGACGTGAACATTCCTCAGCCTGATGTGGATGAAGATGACATCCTCATCGGCGACTACAAGTACCGGGACAGCGATCCGTTCGAGCCCGTAGTGCAACCCATCCGAGATATCTCCGGCATCACAAGCTCTGCAAGCACGTTGACCACGGAGAACTACTCGCTCAGCAAGACCGAAGACCCACTCCTGTTCGGCTACTCCGTTGAGGCCAGCGACCAGATCAACGTGGTACAGGCGAACGGGGTTCCCACAGGCGACCCGACCACGGTGACGGACGAGGGTGTAGTGCTCGTAGGCAGCACCTCCGTCAAGCTCGGATCTGTAGGCGTCGACGAGACGACCATCGTGATCACCAACACGGCGGGCACCGTCACCTACACCACCGACCAGGGGGATTCTGCAACACCCGACGTGTTCCTCACCGGAGGAGACCTAACCACGGCTCCGAAGATCGCCCGCAACGAGTCAGGCACCATTCTCAACGGTGAGAAGGTGATTGTGGCCTACACGGCTGAGGAGAACTTCACCGTATCCTACTCCGTGAACAACGTGCTCCAGCTCGTAGCCGCCAAGGTGGACGTGATGCGGCATGTGACGGCGGATGTGCTGGTGAAGCAGAGCATTGAGAACGAGGTGGAGATCTCGGCGACCGTAGTGCTCAAGGACAATGCAGATCAGGCGGACGTGGACATTGACATCCGCACCAACCTCTCCCACCTCGTGAACCGTCTCCAGATTGGAGAGGATCTGCACCAATCGGATGTGATCCACGCCATCGAGGAAGTGAATGAGGTGAGCTACGTGGTGCTCCCACTCACCCTGATGCACAAGAGCGACGGCTCCCTGATCCTCCGTGACGCTCTGGACTCCGACTCCACAAAGGTAGTTGAGGGACAGGAAGCGGACGTGTGGCTCATCAACCAGCAGCTCACCTTCAACACCTCAACGGGTGGAGGACCCAACACACTTCACCGTGGCGTCTTCATGGACGACCAGCCGATGACGCTGTTTGAGCTTGAGAGCGACTTCTGCGAGCTGGAGAGCAACCCCGGCTCCGCTCTGATCGTTGGACGTTTGGGCTTCGACGTATGTGACTGCGGCCTGGGCGGTTTGCTGTTGGATGCTGGCATTGTGACAGCGAACCGCGTGTTGGTGAGTTTGCCGAAGGGAGAAACGCCTGAGGACCACACCTGGGCGGCTTCCTACATCGTTGATGGCGAGAGCGGCACGGGTGACATTGAGGCTTTCGTGATGGAGTACCTCACACTCGGCCAGGTGCAGATGACCTACACCGGCACGGGCGATGAGTACGGCAACGATTTCTGATCAGCTACCGCAGCTCCGAGTAGTACCTCCGCACCCTGATGTAGAGCTTGCCACCGAGGCCCGCACTGGCTCGGGCACTGGGAGCTCGTAGGGCTCGTCGGTGGTCCATCCGGTAGTCATCCTACCGTCGGGCTGCAGAATCACCTCGTACACAAGGCCGAGATCATCGCTTGGCTCGAGCGTGCTGTACTTCCAATGCACGCGCACCCCGTCGATGGTCATGACGAAGTCCTTGCACGTCGGGCAGCCATGCTCCACCGTGGCCTCTTCGCTGAAGTTGTCCTGCAACGGGTGAGTGTCGAGCGTGCCGTGAAGCTTGCGGAGGAATACCGCTCCGGCTCCAACGCTCTTGCACTTGGCGAGGAATGCGCGGGTGTATGCCTTGTCGGCTCCTACCCACTCTCCGAGGATCATCTCTCCCCACCAGATGCCGAGCACGGCGCTGATGGTCACGTCGATTCCAACCTCAGCCATCTTGGTGCAGAAGGTCTCGGTCTCTTCCCAGTTGATGGTCTTGCAGTCTCCGAAGGCCGCACGGTTCTCAAGCTCGTTGAGGGCGTGACGTGAGAGGTTGATGTGGTCCACCACCCCGTCGAACAGGTCCCTCAGCTTGTCGAAGTTCTTGGGAGACCCCCCGTTGGTGGTCAGCACCACTCGGTCGAAGCGCTCCTTGTGGAGCTCGATCACACTCAGCGCACGCTTGAGGTAGGGGCTGAGTACAGTCTCTCCTCCGGTGAGGGAGAGGGTCTTGAACTGTGGGGGCAGGGCTCCCAGCACGCGGTTCAGCTCAGATGCCCACGCCTTGAGGCGTAGCTCATTGTCCGAGCGTTTCCAATAGCAGAACCCACAACGAGCCTGACAGGCTCCGGGTAGGACGATGCTGAAGTTGGGGTTTGCGATGGTCTCAGTCGGCACTGTCTATCTCCTTCAGCCAGAAGTCCACCTCCATCACGTCGCGGTTTTTGCCGCTGCCCTTGATGAGGTAGCCGTGGAAGCGGACTGTATGCAGCCACTCGGGTTTGAACTGATGCGGTCGGTTGTAGCCGTCGAACTGGAATCCGGTCCAGTTCACACCGTCGCCTGTCCCTTTGACACGAAGATCAATGAGCCCGCGCCCACTGTTCGTGATTTCGAGTTCGAACTGGGGCTTGGTCCCGTCCATCGGGTAGCAGGTGATGGTGCGTCCGATCATGAGGCAGCTTCCCACTTGCGCATGATGGCGTCCTTGGCGTCGTAGCACCCGGCCTCATCAGCGATGATGCAGTAGCACCCCACGAGGTCCGCGCTCTCTGAGCGCGTCCAGTCTTCCCAGTCCTCGAGCCATGCCACGGGGAAGTCCTGCTTGCGCGCCTCTTCGATGACGGTTTCGATCTGGTCGGTGGTGCTGTCTTGTCGCTGGGCGAGGGCCATGTTGTGCTCCGTGCTGCACAGGTAACGGACGGAGCGCCTGATCACTCAGAGGCTATTCAGGATGTAGCGCGGTCCCGTGCAACAGCCTGCATGTCGTCGTCACGGTCAGTCTCGTCAACAATCTCTTCGCCAACAACGATCTCAAGGACGTCCTCGAGGGTCACCAAGCCATGTACCGCGCCGTACTCTCCCCGCACGAGAGCCATGTGGTTCCGCGCGGGTAGGAAGTGCCGCATGAGCTCATCGGCGGGCATGTCGGGGCTGACAAAGGCGGCAGGCACAGGCTTCGGTAGCAGTCCGCCATTCATGAGCGAGAGGAGCAAGTCCCTCAGCATCACCACGCCCACCACGTCGTCGAGCGTCTCACCCACAACGATGATGCGGGAGTGCTGTGACGCCTTGATCTGGGCCTCCTGCTCCTTGGCAGTCAGGTCAGCGCGGAGGTAGGTCATCGCGGTACGGGGAGTCATGATGTCGCTGGCGGTCAGGTCGTTGAGGCTGAACACCCGGAGGATCATGTCGCGCTCATCCTCCTCAATCTGGTCCTCACGTCCGGCTTCCCGCACCATGAAGCGCAAGGTAGCCTCGTCCGCTGCCGTAGCACCGTTGGGTCCGCCAATGAGCTTGGTCACCTGTTCGAGCATCCAGAGTGCCGGGGTCAGCAACCACGAGATCGCACTGAGCGGTCGTGCAATCAGGAGGCTGATGCGCTCCGGGTAGTTGGTGCCGATGCTCTTGGGGATGATCTCTGCGAAGAGGATGATGGCGAAGGTCAACACGGCTGAGAAGGCACCGAGGTAGGCACTTCCGAGCACGTCAGTAGCAATCCCACCAACCACGATGGAGCCGACGATGTTGGCGATGTTGTTGAGAACCACGATGGCAGCAATGGGCCTGTCGAGGTTGTCTTTCAACCGGAGCAGTATGGCGGCTGTTGAGCCACCTTCCTCCGCGAGCTGGCGAACACGCACGTTGGGCATTGCCATCAAGGCGGCTTCAGAGCCGGAGCAGAGCGCCGAGGCAAGTACAACTGCGGTTACAGCGATTACAAGGAGTATCATGGTTGGGTATTGGGTCTCCGAAAGGGGTTCAGAGACTCAACGGACCATGTGCCCGTATTCTCAGGGAAGGGGTCGTCTTTTTCGCAGGGAGTGGGAATAGTCTCTTCTCGTGTGATGACAGAATGCCAGTACTCCATTCTACAACGGAAAGCCGTTGATAGTGTGGAATACTAAGGCAGCTCGAAGCGGTCGGCGCGTCCGTCGAAGTATCCGAGCCGAGCTTCGAGGGCGGCTCCGCGCACGTCGGTATAGCCCCGCTTGAGGAGCTTGTTGCTCAGGAAAGGCTTGGCTCCGTCCGTGGCGACAGTGACGTGGGGGTTGTCGTTGGTGGAGTAGACGCCTTCCACAACCACCGCCTGCACTCCCAGGTCCGCGTCCTCGGCGTAGCCCACGATGCGCAACTGAACGGTCTCACCTACGCCACCGAGGCGCTCCATCAACTCGTACAGCTCCTCATCTGAGGGCTTGAACTTGATGGTCATGTGATGGCCGAAGCTCTTACTCTCCAGCGGACTGACGTTGGCTTGCCACCAAAGGCGCAGCGCGGTCTTGCCACGGGAGGTCAGGAATGCGCCTGCATAGACGGCGAGGGTTTTGGGCATGTGTCGTTCCTCCGATTTCTCATATAACGGTGATGTGGTGCTGGAAGTCAGAATGGAAATGCTGTCATACTGCATTTGTAGGTCAGGCTTGACAGATCAGATCCATAAGAGGACCGAACATGGCCGTTGATTTCTTCAGACTACTTGACATCCGGAACCGACGGGCGTTCAGCCAGGTCGGTCGGGAAGGCAAGGTCTTTAGGACAAGGTTGAAGGACAAGTCGCTCGAGATTGAGAAGGATCTCCGCAACGTCCTCCCCTCCAACTACCAGAGCTCGATCACCGGACCCAACTACGCCATCGCACTCCGGGCCTACGCCATCGAGTTCGCTCGCATCCGGTTGGCGATTGAGGACCTCGAGGGCGACACCTACTTCAACACACCGGCATACTGCGACAACCGCGCTGACCTGGCCTACCAGAAGCTCGGCTCCATGCTGGCGTTGAACAAGAATCTTCAGCTCAGCATCTTCAGTAGCCAGGAGTTCTGCGACTTCGTTCAGTCGCTTGTGGCGATCTTCTTCGGAGGATCCACCCCCGCGAACATCGTGGCGGGCATCGAGCGCTTCGTGGGCGAAGAGGGCGTGGTTACGCTCAGTGAGAACTTCAAGGACGCACGCAACCCGCTGAGCGCCTTTGACATCAGCGATCAGTTCGGCTTCCGGGTGGACTTCGAGCTCACCGAGAACATCAGCCGCAACTTCCAGGACATCAGCGTCAAGCTGGACTTCCTGCTCAAGCTGGTGAAGCCCGCACACACGCTCTACGTGCTCAGGTTCATCTTCACTGACCTGATGGAGTTGGTGAAGAACGCCGACGACACGGTGAAGACCGAGAACATCTGGGACCACGACTACGACGATGCACGCAAGTACTGTGAGGGAGTAGAGGGCCGCGACCGCTTGGGCGTCAACAAGGCCATCCCGGTCACCGAGGACTTCTCGGGCATGGCGGGGCTACTCATCTACACGTCCAACGGCCCCATCACGGACGCGGACACCAGCCCCAACATCGGCGGCGCTGACGACGTGACAGTCACCGTCAACGGCACCGTCGTGACGGTAGCGGACGTGGATGGTGCATCCGGCATCATCACCCTGTCGGCACCCGTGGTCCCTTCAGACACGGTAGTTGTCGAGTACAACTACTGGAAGAACACCTCCTTCGGACTGCTGCTCAACCAGCCGGGCCGGACCATCTGGGGCGGTGGCTACGAGAAGTTCCCGGTACGTTGGGTACTCAACTCCGTACAGGCCATCAACCCGAAGCAGGTGTACTGGAGCTACGAGGGCTTTGAGACCGCCTACACCGCAGGCCTCAACGACCCCACGCGCCTCGTACTGAACGAGCCCCCGCACCAGATCAGCGATACGGACGGCCGAATCTTCGGACACCGTCACGTACTCAACTGGGCCAACTACGTTCTATCTCCGGACCAGACCGATGCGAGCGGACTCGAGCACCCACTGAACGAAGGGACACCGATCGTCGAGACGAAGATCGCGGGCAACCCGGTGTTCGAGCTTGAGGACGGCATTGACCTCTCCGAGTACGGCTCCTTCGGCGATGTGGATTGGGGTTCCTCTGCATGGGGCGGCGACACACCTCAAGAAGTAGCATCCGAGAACCCAGCACTGACATGGGTGACCCTCACACCGGGCGAGCACTTCAGCGCTCCTCTGAACCTGTCCAAGACGGAGACCGGAGAGGAAGGCCTCATCCATGTGGCCTGTGACGATGGACTCGTTGGGCTGAGCATCGATGACGGCTTGGAAGAGACGTTCACCTTCCCGAGCATCCCCTTCTGCGACGAAGATGGGCTGTTCATCTTCAACCAGAGCGACCTCAACGGTACGGACCTGCTCAACAACTTCGAGGGAGTAGAGGGATGTCAGCTCACGCAGACAGCCTCAGTGACCGTACCTGACTCCGACGACTTTGACACCGCAGCCATTACAGACTCCCCACTCTCCAACTTGGGCATCGGCGGCGAGACAGGGCGAGGCGAGAGCTACGATCTGACCGGCATGTTCGTGATGAACGAGAGCAACTTCAACGGCTCGGACGTCCTGTTCAACAACGAGCTGCTGGGGCATTGGAATGACGAGGGTGACATCACGGTGATCCTCGGAGCAACCACAAGCCACCTTCCCTCAAACGAGCGGGACTTGGTGCTGGGCTCACCGCCGTAGGATCAGAGGAACATGTCGTAGGGATCCTCTGGAGGGTTGACCGCGTCACTGTTCGAGTCAGCTTCGGCCTCTTCGTCCTCGACTGCTTCCCCATTGAGCACCCGCCACAGCATGTCCGAGTTCGTGTCGAACAGCAGGTCCACTCTCCCCTCCGTAGTGGCCTGCGACTGTAGCCTGAGCCCCGGTGCCGCGTGCATCAAGATAGCTGCCGCTACAGCATCCGCGTAGGGACCCTGAATGGTGACCCTGGTCGTAGGCACATCCGGCAAGGCTACTCCCTGCTGCAGGGGTATTGGACCCCCATACGAACGGTCAGGAATGGTTTCTACCTGAGGAGCCGATTCCGGGGCGTCCTCAGGAAATAGGTCTGCTGGCGGCTCCTCAGAGCCGTCATCAGTCAGAACCCAGATACGCTTGTCGACATCATGTGGCATGACCGTATGACGGCCAGATTCCCTCGCTGTCATAATCCGTTTGTAGCTGGGGCAGTTCACTTGGGAGACACCATGCCCAGAGCGTCGGACAGATTTCAGAAGCCCATCCGTGCGGATGTAATGGTCGTCAGGCTACAAGAGCCGGACGGCAAGGCCGTGAACGTTGACCTGCGTCAGGGCTACACTGCCAAGGAAGACACAAAACCAAAGCCAGAGAAGAAGACCAATGATTGAGCAGCTTGCACACCCCCCGCTCATTGAAGTATCTCGGTCGATCCCTTTCACGGGTCAGATCTGGTACAAGATGGAGCGTCCGGGTGAGAAGAAGGCCTTCACCTACCTCGGCAAGAACGTCATCACCAACGACGCGAGCATCCTCGTGGCCCGTTTGGTGGCTGACCCTACAGAGCCCTCGGCTGGTGCGTTTGCACTCGCAGTAGGAACTGGGGACGCCGGGTGGGACCTACAGAGCGTCCCAGCAGCGGCAGCCACACAGGGCTCCCTCTACGCTGAGATCGACCGCAAGCAGTTCAGTGCCATTGACTTCATCGACGCTGGTGGCTCCACATCGGCCATCCCGACCAACATCCTCGACTTCACTGTGACGTACAGCACGTCTGAAGCCGTAGGGCCTCTGGTTGAGATGGGCATCGTGTGTGCCGCTGTAGACATCACCCCGCCGCTTGTGGCTACTCCGATTGCTCAAGGCTCTTGGAATGACCCCTCGGTGGACCGTAGGAACTACGACTCGTTCCTCAACGTCCGCAACTTCAACGTCATCAACAAGCCAGGCTCCATGACCCTGACGTTTGTGTGGCGCGTGACCTTCTGATAGAGAGGTACCGATTGTGACCACATCCGCTGAGATTTCCCTCCTTGCTCGCTCCTACATTGCCGACCGCGCTCGCTACATGGACATGGACGTCCGCGACACCGGCAAGCCGACCGTAGTTGTGAAGCCTCTTGTGAAGGAAGTTGATGAGATTCTGGCTCTGCTGAGCTACTCGCCCGAAAAGGCGCGTGACCGGCTGCAGGACATGCGGAAGACGTTGCACAGGTTCTCTTCCATCCAAGAAAACAAGTAGGAGCTGACATGCCCGGTGGCGTAGTTGACACACCCCGCGACGAACACAAGTGGGACCGTGCCAAGGAAATCGCTGCTGAAGCGGGCAAGGGCGGCAACTATGCGTACATCATGGGAATCTACAAGAACATGAAGCCTGACCACACCTTCAAGGCGAGCCTTTCTGACAACATCAGCCGCCTTGCGCGGACGGTGCAGGCCTCGTCGGACCCGATCTACCGCAAGCACTTCAAGCGTGCCATGAGCCGACTTACCGACGCGCTCGGTGACGTGACTGAAGAGTTTGATAAGCTACCGGACGAGATGGGAGGCTCCAGTGCCATGGACGCCTTCCACTCTGAGATCGTGGCGGTACAAGATGCCATTGAGGACCTCGACTCGGGACTCGGAGACATTTCAGGAATGCTCGGTGGGGGCACGACTGCTGCTGACAAGGCTGTGACTTCAGCCAAACACTCGCGCGGCGGCGATAGGTACTACGAAACCCACTTCAAGGATTCTGTCAACTGGCTCCACAGAGGCATCGGAGGTATCGCTCACGAACTTGAGCTCCTCTCCGGCTACGGCCCCCTACTCGATGGACAGGACCGCCAACTGAAATCCCTTCGGGCCGAGATCCAGAAGACTGCCTTGAAGCTTGGAGAGTTGTCCTACGAAATCCATGAGAGCAGTAATTCGGAGTAGGGACCTTACGAGGCTATACTCCTCAGATACACACATCCATCAGGCAATTCGACGTCGAAAAACCAAACTGGAGAGAAACTCATGGCTGTTTACTACAACCGGCTCAAGATGCGAAGCATCAGCCTCAATGGCAAGGTGAAGACCAGCGTCAACACGCACATCCCGTCTCTCGGCGGTGGTCCTCCCAAGCTCAACCCCGGCCTGCGTGCAGGCCTCACCGTGAACAACACTGCTTCTGCAAGTGCCGCTGTCGGCGCGAACCAGGAGAGCGGTGGTCCGGGTGCTGGTGGTTGATCCAACCTGAAGATCGGAATGGGTGCTGGGACCCCGGACCCCAGCGCCCTGTTCCACCCCCAAATACACACCACATCCAGATTAGAGGAGCAACATGAGCAAGGACTTCGGTCCCGTGAGCGGATACCTCGAGCCCGACAACAAGTCGCTCGAACAGGTAACCTGGCGCACGGGCAGACCACCGCTGGACAAAGAGTTCAACCTCGCGGGCGAACTTTTCCTCAAGCACCTCTACCGATCCGGGCAGATCTGCTCGGGATTTCTGTTCAGCCGGGACTACTTCAGCCCCGACGTGTTCCCTGTCGGCACTGGCTACATCGATGAGCCAGGCAACTTCAGGAACGAAAAGACCTTCGGCGGCGGCACCACTGCCAATACCTTCTACTTCGGACCCGGACAGGTAGCTCACGTAGCTGACATGCTCGTGAACCTGCAGGAGAAGAACGAAGAGTGGCTCACCATCACGCTACCAGCGGCCCCGACAGGCGTTGGTGCGAAGCGCTGGGACCTCGTGTTCATTGAGGTATGGCGTGCGCCCCTGACGGGCACCGCTGCCACGGACACCACCAACGGACACCGTGACGCCAACGGCAAGATCTTCTACAACGGTTGGGTAGACTCCCCTACCGCTGACAACTTCGTCGATGACGTGTTGGACGGCGGTGTAGGTGCGGAGACATCCAGGCGTGTGCAGATCCAGTGGCGCATCCGCATCGTTGAAGACGTGGACATGTACTCCTACCCCGACGGGCTGGACGACACCGGCAACGTACTGGCACAAGGCCCTGACTCCTCCCCGTCAGCCATCGCATTTACCAGCAGCAACGTCGATGGTGACCCCGGCCTTTGGGTATCCAGCGGACACAACACGACCACCCACACGGTAGACGGGAACATCTACGCGATCCCGCTCTGCGCCGTGGCACGTCGGAACCAGACCACCTGGGCTCAGGACACCAACCAGAACGGTGGCTCGGGCACCTCACCCACCGGCTTTGCTCACGATGACGTCGTTGAGCAGGACATCCTGGACCTCCGCAAGACGGTGAGCGCTGATTGGGACATGGAAGCCATGCTCAAGAGGAACTTCGCCTGGCTGCTCGACAACAAGCTCAAGACCGACTTCGAGGACCACAACCTCGGCGGTGGTGGGCGCGGCACGTACATCCGGGCAATCGACGAGGTTGGACCCGTTGACACTCCTGGCGCTACGCTCATTGGGGAGGCAGACGCCTTCCGCAAGCACTTCAGCGACGCGGTGACCGGCAACGAGGTGTTCCAAGAGATCACACTCGGTGACCGAACCGTAGCCATCACGGGCGGCATCTGGGGAGCCGGAGACACGTTCGACATCGGCCTCCCGGTGGCATCTGACGGGCTGTTTGAGCGCATTGAAGTGATGGGGACCCTCAGTGGGTACTCCTCCGTTGACTTCTCCGTGACGGGTTTGAACACCAAGACCCTGACCGTCGTACTCTCCCCGGACTTTGACACCAACATCCCGGTAGGTAGCCGCACAGGCGGCACGCTATTCGTGAAGGTGGGCGTCATGTTCCCCGGTGACGCGGGCCTCAGCCGCACACCGCACCTCTACCAGGAAGGCATCGGCACTTCGGGTGACATCACTACGCTGACTGCGGGTGATGGCTTGGTGTACGAGAACGTGGTTCCAGGCGGCATGGTATCGACTACCATGGATCCCGACAGCCTGTTCTACAAGCCCAGCCGGACCGCGTGCCTGGTGGTGCAGTTCACCTACACGGACCTCGCCATCACCTCTCGGACTACAGGAGAGACACACCTGCCTCACCAGATCCGAACGGTGACCGGCATCTACGACGGCGTGGCAGACCCCGGCAAGAGCACCAACCTGTATCTGGGCATCGGCACGGAGGACAACATCATCCTCCACACCGCAGTACCCGCTGCTCACCGTGCGATGATCGTGGACTACATCAGCAAGGAGCCGCTCCCCGCAGTTTCGCAGTGCTCCCTGTACTACCAGAGCCCCGCACAGCAGAGCCTCAACGTGGGCGCGGGCGGCTTGAACGTAGCCGACGTGAACCTCCACATGCTCTACGCTCCTGATTGGCTCTACACCACTACCGCTGGATCGGGTGGACACAACGCGGGCTACCCCTACGTTTCGCCAGCCTCCCAGTTCCCTTCCTCAAACGCCTCCATGAATGCCGGAGACCACCTCCTGAACTTCGATCAGGCGTTGAGCGTGGATGACTTTGGTACGGACGGGGGCCTCATCAGGTTGCCCGTGAATGTGCCCTTGGCGCACGTACCCTTCCTGGCCTTCACGAGTGTGGGTACAGACGGCGAGGGACGGAGCTACTACAGCGAGTTGAGAGGCAGCGCCTACGACGATGTGGTGCTTGGAAGCCCGGTTATCTACCAGCCCAGCGTCCACGCCAAATCCCTTCAAGGCGACAAGCCACATCGTGTGCTCTACCCATGCATCGCTGTTTGCGTAGAAGACACACTGGTTGGAAAGCGAGGAACTTTGCTCCTCATGGTTTTCACCCGTACATCAAATGACGAACAAAACGCCGTAGCCTTTGACCTGGCTGGTGGCGGAGATAGCTGTGTCGCTCTGTACCGACTGAAGGGCAACCCCATCGTTAGCCCCCGGAAGTACCAGATCGGCCTCGGCCTCCTCTGATAGACTCAGAAGCATAGGAAAGAACACCAATGCCAGTATCCAAGGACCCGATTGATCTCAACAAGGTTGGCCGACCCGGACGCGATCTCGACAAGACCGTTTCTGAGCAAGCCCTTGATTTTGATCTGACGACATCCTCAGGGCTCACCGCCCACCTGCTTGACCCTGTCGATGCTCACGATGCGTCGGCAATCAGCCTGCTCGACACTCAGGACCGCTACGACGGGGATGAGGTTGAGTCTGCACTGACGCAGGTTGGGGCGACCCTTGACGAGCACAGCTCGCCTGGCGTGCTCGGAGAGTGCGGTACCAACACCGCAGGACTCTCCGTGACCTTGGTGGCGAACTCCAAGGTACTCATCAACGGTACCGCCACGGACGTATCCGGACAGCAAGTGACGGTAGACGCCACAGCTACGCGATACCTCTACATCGACCCCGCTGACAACGACATGAAGCAGAGTGCGGGCATCCCTTCCGCAAGCAGCGGCAACGTCGTACTGTGGAAGCTGACTACTGACGGATCGGGCGTCACGGACGTCAGCGATCTCCGTATGTTCGTGTACGGAGCTGACCGCAAGCCCTCCATCACGGTACGGGCCGGATCCTCCAACCCGACACACGACGAGCGCTCTGAAGGCAACTTCATGAGTGTTGAGGCCGCGCTTGCCTGGATCGAGACCTACCAGCCGAGCGGAAGCGAACTCCGCTCCGAGATCGTCCTCCGTGGTGGGCATGTACTTCAGGACGTAGTGCTCCCCGTAGGCAACATCACCATCCGTGGTGAGGGCTCAGGCACCATCATTGAGACGGGGGCGAACACCACCTCGAACTTCCTGCTCAACGGACAGGACAACGTCACCTTCAAGGACCTGGCCTTCAGCAGCAAGCACACGGGCTGCGAGGCGATCAGTGACTCGACGGGGAACTCCGATGGGCTGACTATTGACCACTGCGTCTTCGTGGACGGTGGCACTCCCTACACGTATGCAGTGAACCTCGCTGAGTTTGGATCGGCCACACAGCGATTCCGGATGTTCAACTGCAACGTTCAGGATGTATCTGACACGGGCATCAGCATCCGACGGCCGGATCGGTGCATCATCCGTGATTGCATCATCAAGAGCGTCGGTGGGGGATCCGGCTCGGCTATCGAGATTGGTACTACGGCTCAGGCTCCTACGCCGGGCGAGGGATCCAACAAGGTAGACGCCTGCTACATCTCGAAGTTCGATACGGGTGTATTTCTCCGTAGTGAGAGCAACACGCTATCTGACACCGTCATCGACCTCTTCGGGGGCACGGTAGGAATTGAGCTTGGTGGTGCCACGCTGGGGAACACGGTCAGCGGGTGTACCGTCCGAGATGCAACCACGGGCCTTGAGACTGACGGTAGCGTTGATGGCTTGATCATCTCCGACTGCCAGATGGTTGACACGGCAACGGGGATGTACTTGCAGGGCGGGAACACGGTGGTATCCACCTCCTCGGTTACGGGCCGAGCGGCTGACGGTATCGTTGGAATTCGAATCGACGGATCGGGTACCCGGATTGTTGACTGCCAGCTCGTTTGCACCAAGACCTCCTGGACTACCGAAGACCCCTTCGGCATCGACCTTCGGGCTCAGAACTGCACCATCACCAACACTACGTTCGGCAACTGGTACAACGACTCCGGCACTCCCAAGGGCTGTGGCATCACTCTGAAGAGTGGCTCTGACATCACCGTCCTTCAGGGATGTACGTTCATCGGCAACTACTACGACATCTACAATTCGACCAGCAACGCGATCGACAAGGTTGTAGTGACGGGTTGCCAGTTTGAGGCAGCAGAGAACCACTCGATCTTCATCACCACTGCCAATGAGGTACAGGTGACGGGCAACCACTTCCGCTCAGGGGTGGCAGAGGCGGGCGCGTTCTACGTGTACCTCGACGAGATCACCAGCGGTACCATCAACGACAACGTGATGGACTGCAACGACGTGGGCGGCGGCATCTACCTTGAAGGTGCGAACTCAGCCAGTGACCGCACCATCGGAATGAGTATCGTAGGGAACCAGATCAACTCGGTTGCCACCTTCGGTATCTCACTCTCCCAGTACGTTCGAAACACCAACATCAGCGACAACATCATTGACGGGTTCATTGGATCCAGCACTGATGTGACCGGTGTTGGTATCCATGCTTCTTACAGCGGCGGATCTCCCGGACATCGTCACATCTCAATCAACAACAACCAGATCACCCGGCTGATTACGGGCATTGAAGCTCAGGGCTCCAATGCCTCGATGCTGAGCCACTTGACCATCTCAGGGAACACGATCTCGAACATTGCCGTAGCCTCTACCACGAGCGGTGAGACCTGGGAGAACACGGGCACCAAGGCCATCGGCCTCGAGTATGTGACAGGAGCCCTTGTTTCAGGCAACAACATCTACGACATTGGCCAGCTCGTGAACAACACGGGCACGAGCTACCAGCCGTCTGGCACTCACGTGAACGCCTACGGGATCTACGCTGAGAACTGCGATAGGTTGAACATCACAAGCAACGTCATCGCACAGTGCCTCATCAAGGGTACCGCTCGCGGCGTGGGCATCGAGGTTGCGTACAGGAACGATAGCTCCGGTACGACCACCAAGCAGGGCCACAAGGTGACTGGCAACTCTATCACCAACACGGACGACGCCGGTATTGTGGTGCGGGTGGAGCCCGGAACCATCTCAGCCGGAACCTTTGTGCTGAAGATGGTGACCGTCACCGACAACACCATTGACAATGTCCGAGGCAACGGAATTGCCGTACTGGCGGATGGGACTGTGGGCGACCCGTGTGTTCTCCGGAACTTGGTGATCAGCGACAACCAGCTTGACCTCATCACCGATAACGCCATTGAGGGAGGCACTGATGGGTACGGTAGCTTCTACTCCGTGACCATCACCGGCAACCACATTACGGATGCGACAGCAGGCACGGATGACGGCATCAACCTATCCGCGCAGAGCATCAACAGTGGAGACTTCAAGGACTTCGTGATCAGCGGCAACCAGTTCCAGGGATCCTCGCACGGCGCTGCGATCTCTTTGAGCTCACACACTGCGGATATCGACAACGTCACCGTGAACAACAACCACTGCACTGAGTGGAACACGTTCCTCAAGATCTACGCCGGACACACCGGAGCTGGCAACCTGAACAGGTTGATTGCCCTGGGCAACAACATCTACAAGACGGATGACATGAGCTTCTCTATTGAGGCTCAGAACGACATCACGAACGTCAACATCTCAGACAACATCGCTGAGGCGCTGAGCGACTCCCTGTCGGACCACCTCTACTTCGGATCCACGACGGGCGGCGTTGTTCGAGCCACCGTGAAGGGGAACCAGTTCGTAGGCTCCGGTGGCCGGATGGTGCATTTTGAGACAGATACGGTGTACCGAACCACCATCACGGGCAACAACTTCGAGGACACATTCAGCACAGCGACTCTTGAAGGCATCAAGCTGAACCTCGCGGGTGGCACCTCACCGCACCTCCGGATGCTGACCATCACCGACAACACGTTCTACCTGATTGGCTCGTATGGAATCCACATTGAGGATATCGACGCCGCGAGCGGTACCATGGACGACATTCGGATTCAGAACAACACGTTCCACCTGGTTGCCTACACGAGCGTCAACTACAGCGCTATCTACATCAACCCGACTGGTATTCGGGTGACTCAGATTCAGATCATCTCCAACTTCTTCGACAACTGTGGGACCTCGGGCGCAGCCGTTGGGCAGATCCGCCTCGGCAGCTCAACCGGTGACATGGGCATCTCCGATGTGGATATCAGTGGGAACATGCTTACCGGTGGCAACGGCCACGGTATCCACCTCGACATTGAAGACCCCATCCTATCCGAGTTTCAGAACATCTCAATCTGCTCGAACCGGATTGAGACAGAGGCGGACGGCATTCTGGTTGAGTTTGGGACTACGACTACCTCCCCGGATCAGATCAACATCAGCAACAATTCCATCTGGGATTGTGGCGGCTCGGGCATCCTCCTGGACCTTTCGGAGACCGCCAGCCCTGATGGCATCCACGTGAATGGGAACAACATCTGGAGCTGCGGTGATCACGGCATCTACATTTCCCCTTCGACGACTGCCACGGGCCAGCTACGCGGGCTCAGCATCACTGGAAACTCCTGTAGCGACAACACCAACCACGGCATTTTCATTGACGGAGTGAACACCGCCACTCAATTCTCCGTGCGCGGAATGAGCGTGTGCTCCAACGTATGCACCAGCAACGGTGAGGACGGCATTCGATGGCGACACTCAACGAGCTCGGCCAGCGTCAACGCGCAGATGACGGGCATCCTGTTCAACGACAACAACTGCTACGGCAACGGTGAGTACGGCATGTACCTCATCATGCGTGGCCGCGTGATGGAGTTGAGCGTGTGCAACAACACCTTGAACGTGAACTCCAACGGCTTCCGGATCTACACCGGAGTTGCGGGAGAGCAGGATGGAGGCGGATCCCTGGTTTCCACCATCGCGGGGACCATCCCCGGAGGCGTGATCATCAATGGGAACATTGCTCGAGACAATGCCACCGAGGATGTGAACAACAGCATCGACGGTGGACAGCGGGGGACCAACTGGCCACCCGCTCAGGGCGTCATGGTAGGCAACATCGACAGTGATTCTGGCGATGACCAGTGGCCCGATCTCCATGACAACACCTGGACCAATTCCGCCAACAACCTCACCGTTGTTTGATACTGAGGAACACACATGAGTAGCCTGCACTTTCTGATCAGCAAGTTCGACGAGAGCATCGTCCACCCCTTCGTGGGCGACGTGAACTTCTCTGTCACCGGGCTGTTCCTTGTGGACCTGCCTGACGGGTTTGCCATCGACACTCCGGCGACCTATGCCGACCTCAAGACTGCGAAGCAGGCTGAGTTGGTAGCGTTCTACCCGGACTTCCCCAACATCGAGTACAACGAACTCGACAACGCGACGAAGGTGGACGACACCGTCGGTTCGCACCGTGCCGAGGTTGGTGCCTACGAGTGGATGGTGAAGGCTCAGGGCACCAGTGATGGAGAGCTCACTACCAAGGCCGTAGCAATGGGCGGGACGCCCGTGCAGCTTGTGCCATACTTCAGTGTCTACAGCCTGACCTACGCAATGGGACAAGCCAACGACACGCAGGCTCAGTACGTTGAGGAAGCGTCCTCAGCCATCAAGGTTGAAGCTTCTACAGACAACGGCTCCAACTGGGACACCATCACGGACCAGACGGCGTTCACCTCTTCGAACCCGAGCACCAATCTTCGCCTACGGTTCACCAACACGACAGCTCGTGATTTGTACCTCGGGTACTACGCTGTGCTGTGGCGGACCTGAGATCAAAATCAAATCAGATGAGGACACCTAATGGCTGACAATCTCGGCACCGACGTAACCATCGTCCTTGATCCCAAGGACACAGCGTATCAGCTCCTCGTTTGGCAGCGCAACATGCCGCCAACGGACGCAGAGCTGAACCTTGTCGGTCAGATCAACAATGAGGAGCGCGCCAAGAACATCCGCGCGCTCATGCCCTCCGGCTTCATTGGCGCTCCCAACCTGGCCCACCAGGATTGGCACTTCCACACCAGCTTCTCGAACTACCTGTTCTTCGGACGGCAGAAGGAGGTAGTGACCGACACTGCGTCCAACGAGACGGCAGGACTTGAGCCCATCACCTGGGCCAACGTGAACGGCTGGATGATTCCCGTTGTGGGAACCAACGTCAATGAGGAGCTGACCCTCAACGACGACGACTTCCGGAACAAGATCCTCCTCCCCTACGGACCGACCAGCGGCTTTGAGACCAACTTCGTGTTCCTCGAAGTGTGGAAGAAGCTCATCACGGTGAACAGCAGCACTGAAGGGAAGCCCAGCGCAACGGGCATCTACAAGTACGGCAACACCGAGTTCGGAGGCACCAACCTCACCGATGACCTGCTCCGCGCAGACATTGGAGCAGAGACCACCAAGCGCGTTCAGATCCAGTACCGACTCCGCATGGTGGACTCCATTGACGCCGTTTCATTCCCCACCGGGTTTGAGGACACAGCCAACGTCACCGCTCGTGCCAACCTGACGCCCGGAGACGCCCTGACGTTGGCGGGCGCGGCTGATATGGCATTCTACCCCGTGGACGGAGACGAAGGCTTGTGGCGGGCCGGAGACGGCGACCCCACCAACGGCCTTGTGAGCGTTGACGGCTACACCTACGCGATTCCAGTGTGCATGGTGCGACGCAGGAACCGGGGCGGTTGGGGCATCAGCACCATCAACGGCGGCGTAGCTCGCACATCACCCCCGACCGGGTACGTTGAAGGAGATCCCGTCAACGGCTGCCCCCTGACATCGGGTGAGCTTTCCGCTGCTCCCGTCTCGGACCGACCGGACGGCATGTTCTCGGACTTCGTGACCTCTGACGACGTCATTGACCTCCGAGCACACGTTCAGCCCGGCGCGCATGACTACGACTCCATCCTGATGGAGAACCTTCAGAGCCTGTTCAGCAACTTCCTTCAGACCACTCCGAAGTTCACGACCGTTGGCGGCAGCCAGTTCGGCACCTCCTACCTCGTGACTGACGAGCTGAACAACACGGGCACGGACAACGCTTCCACCATCCTGATTGGCGAGCCCGACGGCACCCGCCGCCTGTTCACTGACGTGCCTATGTACCAGGGCCGGAACCTGAACATCACCGCTGCAGCCTCCAAGGAAGCAACGAGCCCCTCGTTCGGTGTGGACCCCAGCAAGTGGATGCCCGGCGACATCATCTCGATCACACACCCCGACAGCCTCAACGGTGAGGACTACCCTTCCCAGATGCTGACGGGTGAGATTGAGTTGACCTACCTCGGACATGAGCCCGTAGCGGCAGGAGCGGTTGCCTCCTCTACTTCGAGTACGCTGGTGAGCACGGGATCCTTCACCACCTTCTCTGCTGACTCTGACCAGTGGGCAGGATGGGCCGTAGAGATCACAAGCGGATTGGGACAGGGGCAGCAGCGCACCATCACCCTGATCGACAGCGCGAACCAGATCAGCGTCGACCCGGTGTGGGGAACCAACCCAGACACGACGTCGAACTTCATCATTCGACCCCCCGTGTTTGTTGGTACGGCTGTGGCAACCACGACAGAGATGCTCGTGACTCTTACCAGCATCAACGGTGAGACCTCTTCTTCCTCCTCGACGCTTCAGACTGCCAACCTACAGCTCGACCTGTGGATTGACTTCTTGATGCACTACCCAGCCGGACAGGGCCTCTCCGTGATCCCGCGCAAGGTGCATCAGATCAACTACACCAACCCCACCAGCTCCGTGCTGACACGGTTGGCGAGCACCTCAGGTATCAACTACCTCGACGTGCGCAGCTTGGCTGAGAGCCCCGACTTCGCCAACCCCGCCGCATCCAGCGCTGCCTGGGTTGAGGCAGAGGCATACTTCGACGAGAGCTCCAAGACCGCCGTAGTACAGCCCTTCCAGAGGGTGAACGTAGCTCTTGTACCCCGAGAGAACGCTACCTTCTCCCCGACACACGCCTTCTACAGCCTGTTTGACACACGGTACTGCCTCGAGGTACCCAAGGCGTACCTCCCGAGTCTTGGCTCCCATGCGATCCCCATTGTGGCTGCCTCTACTGGCGTGTTCCACACGGGCCTGCACGTTTGGGCCATTGACGAATCAGATGCCTCCTCGGAAGTGGTGCTCAACCTACTTGGGCGCTCCGACTTCGACGACGACACCTTCGTAGGGAACAGCGTACTCGCCAGGGAAGACAGCATCGCCTACGAGGCCCTTGACTCCGGCACCCCGGACAAGATTGGCTGCAAGGTGAACACCGTCACAGGAGGCATCGAGCTTCCTCAGTACATCGGACTGGGACGGGTGATTGGCATCTTCGAGGCGAGTGACTTTGACACCAACAGCATCGCGGGTACCAACCTCCTCAATGCCAGCATTGAGACCTCGAACATCGACCCGAACATCTGGATTGGACGCACCGGGACCAACCTGGACGTGACCTTCACGATCCTCCCCGGCGCAATCACTGGATACGCGGCAGCGACCGAGTACGTGGTGGTAGCGAACCTGTTTGGCTTCCGAGAAGGGTTCATCACCTCGAACGGCATCCTTGCCGCACACGAACAGGTGACTGGAGTGGATGAGACTGTGACGTTGAGTGTTGTGGTGCCACAGGCACTGCCCGCAAGCGCCATTGCTCAGATCACCTACACCCGCGTCCCATACCAGGGAAGCATCTACGACAGGTACGAGCCCTTTGGCTCCACGACACCCGAGCCGTTCAACAATCGCGGCCTCGTGAGCCCCACCGATCTCACGGACCTGGACACCGCACTGACCGGCTACGATCTGGGGACGCCCTTCCACTACGAGGTACTCGCCACCGCTGAGTTCTTCACCTCCCTGGGCACCGCACGGTTCAGTGGGCTTGCGGGCGGGCGGTACTATGACCAGAGGAACATCGGGAACAGCATCCCGGCAGACGCACCTCGGCATGAGACCCTCCCCCTGAGTGACGTATCCCCTGACCGGGCTGGATTCATCACCCGACTCCCCCTTGGCGCACGCTACCGCGATGCCGACTTCGTAGGTGAGGATCTCGAATCCGGCTCCGGAGGAGGCAGCTTCTTCTTCATCGGTGGGCAAGGCAGCAACCCCAGTAGTGAGATTCAGGACAGCACCCGCGCCTCCGACGCTTTGGGTGCGGGTTCTATGATCACCCTCAGCCAGGGCAACATCTCCACCAGCACTCTGACTCAGTTCCGAGTGACTCGAGGAGGTGCCGGGTACAACCAGGCCGGAGACTTCTCCGGAGGCTCTTTGGAAACTGGCAACAGGGACATCAAGGTGGGGTTCCGTGGGCTCTACTGCACCGCGATGTTGGTGAGGAACTTCAAGGAAGAAGCGCCCTCGAACTTTGCACTGCCTGAGCACGTCACCACCAACCCGAAGGTACTCAAGGGACGTGGAGGCGAGCTCCAGATGGTGATTCTCACCTCAGTTGTGAACCCAGTGTTCAACGTACAGAACCTCTACCGGGAACAGCGCGCGGTAGCCCACATCAGCTCCGCAGGTGTGGGTGAGGGAGCCTCTGCTATCGACCGGTACCGCTGCATCGGACGGCCCCTGACCCACCAGCCCCTCCTCGTACCCTTCATGGAAGACGATACTCAGGTGGTGGTGCCATCTGCTACGGCGCGGGTTGGGATGCCCAACCTCTACGAGGTGTACCCACGCGTCATGTCTGTAGGGGACGCCATGACCGTTTCGGGCGTCAACCTCGCTCCCGTTAAGGCAGCGGACAAGGGCAACGGCGTCGAGTACTTCATCCGATCCCGCGCGGCTGGAGCCACCGCTGACTGGATCCAGCTTGACCAGTGGATTGTGGACTACACTGACACCCAGGTGGTGTTCCGCAACATCGGATCTCTTGGGGCCTTTGACCTCATGGCCCGAGCAGGTGACGGTAAGGTATCCATCCTCGAAGACGCCTTCTCAGTAGGCACCACGCAGCCCGGCGTCTTTGAAGTGAGCTTCCTTGACAACTTCATGTCATACCCGGTGGGCAAGTTCCCCGTACAAGCCCTGAGCGCATCCGAAGGCTGGAGCACGAACCACCCACGAGCCTTCAGGGTATCTGACGCAGAATCCTTCATTGGGGATCGCAGCGGGTTGTTCACGGGAACCGGACGGGTTGGTACAGACACCGCGTTCCGAGAGATCAGCTCTTCGGCGGGCGAGTTCGGTACGGATCTTGTGAACCTGCAGTTCAGCTTCAAGCTGCTCAGCTCCACAATCCCGACCGGAAACACCTTTGACCTCAAGTACCAGAGCAGGCAGGGAAGCACCTACAACGACCTGATCAGCGTAACGTTCAACCCTGCGACGAGCTTCTACACCATCACCGTCCACAACGAGCTGACTGGCACGGGTGATGTGACCATCCTCACCACGACGGTGCTGGATACTGAGTGGCACCGCGTTGGAATCCTGGTATCTGCGGGAGGTACAACTTCCGTGAGCTGGGACCTGACTACAGTGGGCACTGGCACCTTTTCCGGTACTACCATCACCTCAGGAGATGTTGTAGGGCGCTTTGTTATCGACAACACGGGCTCGGCAGCCAATACTGCCGTGAGCTGTTACGTCGACAGGCTCTACGCAACCAAGGTGTAGGAGACGCTAAGTGACTGAACTCATTCCGATCAGCATTGAATCCATCTACAAGGTGAAGGGCAACTTCGTTGCGCTCCCGAAGCGGATGGCCCTCTGCACCCCTGACTTCATCAGCTCCATTCGAAACATCGAAGATGATGTGAGGGTGGCGGGCGGCAAGTTGAGGCTCTCGGACCTGTTCCGATCCTACGACATGCAGCTCAAGGCTCACATGGACTACAAGACGGGCCGAAAGAGGAGCTACTCTCCACCGCCCGGATCAAGTTTCCATGAGGCTGGCCGAGCAATGGACGTTGACCTTGGGGCACTCCGACCCTTGGGTGACAACTTCCTTGAGGTGTTCTGGGGTATCGCCGCACGCTACAACGTGGTGCCGATCATCTCTGAGCCCAACTCCCGCAAGAGCGAGGCCTGGCACTTCGAGTGTCGTGGGGAGTTCCAGAACGTCCGACGCCTTGAAGGCTACAAGATGGCGGTACGTGCAGCCATCCTGGACATCGGCGTTGACATTCGAGAAGTGAAGGACGATGAGGCCGCGTGGGTGCAGGGCCAGATCCTCGCCTACGGAATTGACATCGGTACTATCGACGGCATTGTCGGTAGGAACACCAAGGCAGCCATCACGCAGATCAAGCAGGCAAACGGATGGGTATCTGCTACCCGTGACCCGGATGCACTGGAGATGATCGACAGTTGGCTTGTATCCTTCTTGAAGGCAAACGGCGCGTCCGTCCCAAACACATAGACACCAACACGACAACCCTATTCTGTAGGTAAATCTCATGGACTTTATCCACTGGGATCTGTTCGGTGTGCCCTGGCTTGGAACCGGCCTGGTTTCCGCACTCATCCTTCTTGTAGTACTCGCCGTGGTCTTCGCGGTGAAGAAGACACGTCAACAGTTGTCAGCTCCCCGAGCGACAACTTCTCGCGCCCCGGTCATCACCGCGCGTCGAGAGTCACCGCTCCATTTCGACGACCACAACGACATCGACGGACCCGGTGCGGGTGCTGAACACCGTCCTCGAAAGAGGTTTGACCGCATTGCCCCTCTGTTCTATGAGAAGAGCAAGGACGGCAGGTGGAAGGTCAGCCTTGGACGTGTGAGCTTCTGGCTCACGATGGTGACGTTCCTCACGATGTGTGTGATGGCGATGGTTTCGCTGCGTACCTCTCAGGACGTGAACAGCCCGCTTGCTACGCTGTACCTTGGCGTGCTATCCATGCTGTTCCTGACCAACCTTGGACTGCTGGCTTACAACCTCGGAACCAAGTTCACTGAGCCCATGAAGGCGTTCATTGATTCCTGGAGCAGCAAGAACGCTGGGGGCTTTAGCCTCCCAGGTGGTGGAGGCGGCGGTGGTGGCTACGGAGGCGGCTTTAGTGGCGGTGGTGGGGCACCGGGGCGGGACGTACCGTTCGACTTGCCAGACGACGCCATGGAGCCCGTAGACGAGCGTACCGATCCCGGCATGGTGATTGGAGAGACGCAGCCTACCGTTGGTGATGCTCCTCCTTGGGGCGATACTCCGTAGCGTCGGTTCATAATCGTTTTGTGGCGGGGGAGGGGTAGAACCTTCCCCCGCAGAGGTCTGGCACTATGGCTCTTCGATTTGCTCGTGATGAGATGCTTTTCTTTCGCACGGACCCGGCTCAGCCTGGGTCTAAGAAGGGAATGTCTTTCCGTAACGACAGCGACCTCGACACGGTCGCAGAACTTGAGAGCGCCGTTGACGACCTCTCCGCTGCCCTCGATGGTGCATCAGGCTCAGGCTTTGAAGAGAAGCAGAAGCGCAGCCTGATTGCCGTTTCCAACGCTGACTCCTACGACGATGCGAAGATGGAGTGGGCGCTGAAGAAGCAGTGGGCAGAGAGCAACGGCAAGTGCGAGCTCTGTGGACACAACCCGATCGTCTACCACTTCCAGATCGAGAACAAGCTCAACCATCACACGATGGTTCTGGGCTCCTCTTGCATCCTGACCTACGTGGTCCTCAGCGGGTTCACCAAGCAGGAACTGAACATCTACCTCAACAGGTTGCGTGCCCGGTTGCAGGACAGGCGCTTCGATGCCGTTGATGCCACCACCCTTGACGTGTGGGACCGACAGGACGCCATCTTCGCCTCGCTGAAGACCCTTCAGGCTGACCTCCCCAACGGATTCGACATTGGCGAGTTCCAGGCGAAGCTCGCTACCTTCCGCCGCGTGGCGGGGTTCCAGCTCTCTGACTCCTTCGCCAAGTGGGTACGGAACGTGAGCGTCATGCGCCGCGTGATGGAAGACACCTACAGGACTACGTTGGTGAAGGAAATCCCCGACAAGATTCGTAGGAAGCAGAAGATCGACCGGGTGAAGGTGAGCGACGAGAAGAAGCTTCAGCTCTTCGTTGAGTACGAGACGCAGCTCCGACTGCTCTTGCAGTACGGCACGCCTACGCAGGCATACGACCTCATCCTCCGTGAGTACCGCAACTTCATTCAGGGCCAGATTGATGACCTTGAGGACAAGCAAAGCGACGTGGAAGGGGATGTGATCTCCCACTTCGCCACCATGAAGAAGGAAGTGGGAAACCGTACCCGCCTCAAGGGGTACATCGACGAGTGGAAGGAAGCAACGATCCACATCGTAGATGAGCAGTACAGCGACTACGAGGCACGGCTGACCAACATCGACGCCATGCTCACCAACAGTGGAGGCCGCAGGCACAACCTGACCGCGCCAAGCACTGACGCCAACGTGTTCATCCGGCAGTGGACCTATGGAGACTGGATCAGCCGAAACCCCGGACACGCTCAGCTCTACAACATGCTCAAGTGCTCAAGCTGGGATTACCGCCCCGCGAGCTCGTGGAGCAGCTCAGTTCCACCCGACCACCCCATCCGCAAGGTGACCACGATCTCCTCGGTGGATTTGAAGGCCGCTGTGTTCAGCACCATCGACGCGGGTGACATCAAGCTCTCCGACCTCACGCGCCTCGGCCTCTCCGCCACCTACCAGCGATGCAGCGTCCCCGCCGAAGCATTGGTACGGAACGGTGACCTTCTGAACCGCCTCATGGGTAGCTCAGACGCCTTCCGTGACGCCATTGCAGACGCCCGCGCGGCACAGCAGCAGCAGACCAAGGCAGACGACGACGCTGCCAAGCTGGAAGCCAAGCGTGCAGCCGCAGCCGAGCAGCAGGATATCCGCGACCTTCAGGAGTACAAGGACCTGGTTGCGGAAGCTGACCGCCTGAAGGACCCAAGCGCCCAGCGCGAGGTACAGTTCGTAGAGGACATGCAGCGCCGGTACAAGAGGATCAAGGACCTCAGCCCCGGACAGCTCCGTTGGCTCCGAGGCATCAGCTCCCGTAGTGTGGTACCGACTGCTCCCGCCTCTGCTTCGAGCGCCGCTCCCGTAGCCGCGCCTGGCAGCTTCACGAAGACGCCCACCAACGGACGCATGACACTCGATGAGTTCTTCACCTCCTGCACGCAGACGATGCGGGCGGGTAGCGAGGCAGGGTTCATCAACAGCCTTGTGAAGCGCCGCCGTGTGAAGAACTGGGACGACCTCAGCGACCGACAGAAGAAGTGGCTGACCGACATCTACACTCGTGGCAACAAGCGAGACATGCCAACAGACATCCGACGCCGATAGGGGGCAAGATGCCCGAGACTACTGAGCCGACCTTTGGTGACATCACCAAGCTCTTCTTCCAGAACCTCCTCAACGGTTTCAAGACCGTTCTGACCTGGCTGGTTCGTTACCCCGTAGCGTTGGTGCTTGCGATCTTCGTGGTTGTAGGCGGCTTCATGCTGCTCAAGTCGGGTATCGACATCAACATCGGCGGCATCCTCAAGTACCTGTTCGGACGTCCCAAAGGCTCCGAGAGTGTGGTAGCGGCTGCCAACACCGTCTCCGACAAGCGCGTTCGTGAGGATGGCAGCGAGATCCCTGTCGGTGAAGCAGACGACAACGGGTGGACGCAGTGGGAAACACGCGAGTGGACCACGCCCACCAACCCCTTCCGTGACAAGGGAACCATCACAGTGACCACCGCTGAGGGGAAGGACCACGAAGTGCAGCTCCCCACGGGAATTCAGGACACGGATGTTGAGAGTGTGATTGAGGTACGCCCGCAGGTGTACGTGGTGAAGACCAATAGTGAGTCCAAGCACTCAGCGCGGGACCTACTGAACGGACTGCCTACTCCGAGGGCTTGATCCCTCGAGAAACTTCCCAATCGCCATCTACGACGGTAAGCTGTACCACATGAGACTACTGCTTGTTGCTCTACTGACCCTCCTCTCTGTGCCTGCTTTGGCGCAAGAGCCGCTCCCGGTGGATTGCCCCGAAGGCTACGTGTGCCTCACGGATGAGCAGTACGCCGACGTGCATGACAAGCTCGAGGAGTTTGCCGTCATTGAGGAAGGCACCCCAACAATCACATTCAGCGAGCCCGTAGTGATCACTACGGATGAACGCTACCGAGTGTACAGCAACGGCACGGGCGCGCAGCTCATTCCGGGCCTGTTGACTTGGGGCACGCTCAGCGCAGAGCTTGAGCTTGGTGTTGATGTAGATGTGCGGAGGAAGGAGCCGCCCCAGGGAGGCTTCCGCGCGCGACCCAAGCTTCAGCTCAGTTGGCTGGTTCTTGAGAGTCCTCACATTGTAGAAGACCCGATGCGTCTGTTTGACCTGGGCGTATCGCTGGACTTCCTCTACTTCCGCAAGTTCAATGTCAATGCGTACGTCGGCGCACGCAGCTTCGGAGCTGGTGTGGGCTTTGACGTCTTCCGTAACAGCGGTATCGAAATCGATGCGAGGTGGACTTGGCCGTTCAAGTTGGGAGAGGCAGAGATCACGCCCCCGGTGTTCACACCGTCCCTCGGCTGGTACTTCGCGTTCTAATACAGACCCTCAAGGAGACAAACGAGTTGTAAGGTACTCGTGCGCCATAGGTGCGCGCGATTAGACACAAGAGCGTAGACCACTGAACCAGGAGTTTGGAGTGAAGCGAACCTACGTCCTCGACACCAACGTTCTGCTATACGACCACACGGCACTCAGCCGCTTCGAAGAGAACGATCTTGTAATCCCCATGACGGTGATTGAAGAGATCGATACCTTCAAGAAGGACATGAGTGAGATTGGGTACGCCGCAAGGTATGTATCCCGTTTCCTCGATGGACTTCGCGAGCAGGGATCCCTCAGGGAAGGCGTCGACCTCCCAGGAGGCGGCACCCTGCGCGTAGCGTTCACTGACGACCCATTGGCTGAGAGCAGCAACGACAATCAGATCATCCGTGTAGCCCAGGACCTCCGCAAGGACGACGACAACGTCATTCTCGTGAGCCGGGACACCAACATGAGGATCAAGGGTGACGCCATTGGCGTGACCTCGGAGGATTACCAGACTGCCGGAGTAGGCGTCGAGAGTGATGGCCTCTACACTGGCTTCGCTGAAGTGCATGTAGACACCGCCACCGTCGACCGTCTGTTCCGCGACTGTTTCCTTCCCAACGACTTTGAGGGGTTGGTTGAGAACCAGTTTGTGCTGGTGAAGAACGGGAAGCAGAGCGGCCTCGCTCAGCTTCAGGATGATGAGCTACACCTCCTGCCCAAGAACGATGAAGGTGTGTGGGGCATTCACCCGCGCAACAAGGAGCAGCTCTTCGCTCTCCACCTCCTGATGAATCCCGACATCAACCTCGTGACCATCAGCGGCATCGCTGGTACAGGCAAGACGCTACTTGCTCTGGCCGCAGGAATGGCGCTCACGGCTGACGCGCACAAGTACCGCAAGGTGCTGGTGAGTAGGCCCATCTTCCCCATGGGCAAGGACCTCGGCTACCTGCCGGGCACCATCGAAGAGAAGCTGAATCCCTGGATGAAGCCGATCTTCGACAACCTTGAGCTGATGGTTGGATCCACCAAGAAGGACGCCAATGGGCGCGGTGGCAAGAACTACCAGTACCTGCTTGACACCGGGGTGGTTGAGGTAGAGCCTCTGACCTACATCCGAGGCCGCTCGATCCCCAACCAGTTCATGATCATCGACGAGGCTCAGAACCTCACACCTCACGAGGTGAAGACGATCCTCACGCGCGCTGGCGAAGGGACCAAGATTGTGCTCACGGGTGACCCGGCACAGATCGACAATCCCTACGTTGACAGCCTGAGCAACGGATTGACGTACGTCATTGAGCGGTTCAAGGGACATGCCATGGCAGGACACGTGACGCTCACCAAGGGTGAACGTAGTGCTCTGGCGGCTTTGGCGGCAGAACTGCTCTGAGTTTTCTCAATGGTACTCCGTTGGATATACAACACGGAGTACCATTTGAGTTTCAGCGCAGTTGACAGTGTAGAAGAGGCAGCGAATCTCATCACCGGGAAGGAATGGGTACAGACCCCACCCTCCCCGAAGCCGTTTTCCCAACAGAACTACACCAGCATCTTCTGCGATGACGCGCCTGGCGTCCGGCACGAGATCTGTCACTGGCTCGTAGCGACGGAGGAGGAACGGGCACACCCGAACCTCCTCCTTCCAGCGGGTGCTGACCGGGTACCCTTCAATCGAGGGCCTCGGTTGGCTCTGCTGCGCGAGATTGAAGCCATTGTCCTGGAATCGACCGTGCTGGGGATGGGATCTCCAGAGGCCGCAGAGCTTCGCTCCGTGTACGATCGCCTGGCGGGAAACTACTCCGACATCCTCATGCCCGGCTACGACGCGTTTGTGCAGCAGGTACAGGATCGAGTTTCACCGGAGCACATGACAATCCTTCGGAGCTTGCGGCGACTTCCCTGGGAGGATGGCGGCGGTTACGAGGATTGAGATTCCCCCTGCAGAATCGCGACTGAGGCCAAAATGCTCCCGTTCAGGGGAGCATGGCTCCACCACCGAAAGTAGTTCTACCCCAACCGCCGCGCCCGAAGGCATACCCGTCGCTTCTGAAGCTTCGGGGCCAAACGGGCGTCAAGCTGAAGGGGAATCGATTCATCAAGGACTGGGTAGACTTCAGGTACTACCAAGTCATCGGCATCATGCACATGCTCAAGATGAGCCGCATGGTACTGGGGGATGGAACCGGTCTCGGCAAGACCATTGAGGTGATCGGCGCGTACTCGTACCTTCTGGAGAAGGACCCGACGCTCAAGATGATCGTGATCGCACCCAAGTCCGCTACGGCGCAGTGGGTGGATGAGTTTGAGAAGTTCACGGATGGCATCGACTGCCGCCGCCTTGAGAACTTCGGCAAGGCCAGCCGGGTCAAGCAGTACGAGGACTTCTGGAACGACCCCACCGCCAACGTCCTTGTGATGCACTACCACTTCTACAGGGAAGACTACCGGCTCTACGAGCACCACATCAACGCCAACGGCAACTTCATGCTCGTCATGGACGAGGTGACGGCGTGCAAGACCTACACGAGCAAGACCCACAAGGTAGCTCGGATGGTATCGGACAAGGCCCGGCGCGTGTACGGGCTGACCGCCACCCTGCTCAAGAACAGCCTGCTCGAGGGCTACGGCATCTTCAAGGTGGTCTACCCGCCCCTCTTCCAGGGCATCACGAAGTTCAAGCTCCACTATTGCATTGAGAAGAAGCGGGACATCGGCGGACGCAAGATCCCGATGGTCGTGGGCTACAAGAACGTCGACCATTTCCGCGACATGATCGACCCCTTCTTCCTTGGGCGCAACAAGTACGACGTGTCGACCGAGTTGCCTGACCTGGTGACCAAGGAAATCCCGTGCGGCATGAGCCCAGGCCAGTGGGACCTCTACACCCAGGCTCTGGGCGACGTACTGACCGTCGTAGCTGCGGACACCGGGGAAGAGGTTGAGAAGGAGATGACGCCGCTGACCCGCATCGGGTACTTCCAGCAGATCGTCAACCACCCTGAATGTATCGGTATGCCGGGCACCTCCGAGAAGGAGAAGGAGCTCTACCGACTGCTCAACGACGAGCTCAAGGGCGAGAAGGTGATCATCTTCAGCCGCTACAAGAAGATGATCAACATCCTACAGCGCGAGTTGCAGCACCAAGACTACAACACCGCCCGGATCACCGGAGACGAGAACGAGCATCAGCGCACACTGAACAAGCTCATGTTCACGGAAGACCACGCCGCTCTCAAGCGTTTCCTCACCAAGACGGTTGGACCAGGGGCCGATGAGCGTACCAAGCGCGAAGTAATGCGGACGTGCCGCTCTCAGCTTCGAGGCATACGTGACAAGCAGTGGCCGAACGTCATTCTGCTGACACCGGCTGGAACCGAGGCTCTCAACCTTCAAGCTGCGTCCGCCTTTGTGTTCTACGACATCCCGTGGAGCCCCGGTGACTACGACCAGCTACTCGGACGGATGATCCGCATTGGCTCGGTGCATGAGACCGTCGTAGCCTTCCACCTCATGTGCAAGGGCACCATTGACGACTACGTGCTCGCCGCCGTGAAGAAGAAGAGCAAGGTGATCAAGCAAGTGCTTGGAGAGCAGACCAAGGGCGCGCTCCAGTTTGACACCTCGTCAAACCTCAAGGACCTCATGAACAGCATTCGAGCGGACGCTGAAAGGCTCCGTGCGGGCGGCAAGAAGAAGTTCAAGGCGAGTACGACTTGATGAACACTATCCAAGTTCGCCGTGTCACGGGTGGTCGAACGGTTGAATGGCCTGTGACCAACCCCACCCAACCGGAGGAATAATGCCCGCAGATGCCAACTGCAAACGCTGTGGCGGCACGGGGCACATCTTCGTGGACAGCCTGAACGCGAAGAGATGCATCTGCCTGCAGCGGAGCCTCTATGCCCGCAAGCTCGGAATGCATCTGTACCGTGTGCCTCCCGCGAAGAACAGCTCCCTGCTCAAGAAGCTCAAGACCAACACGTTCCTCGTGGTGGACGATGACGATATCAACCCCCACCTCAAGTCAGCGTTCATCAAGCTCGGCCTGAACGCCCGCTGGGCCTACGTCACTGACACCGACGTGTTGCAAGCCTTCCTGGGCAACCCCAACTCCATCAGCGCCCAGAACGTTGCCGAGATCGCTGAGTACCCCTTCTTGGTGCTACGCCTCGGAGTGCAGGGCTACAAGAACATCGCCCTCTCCGGAGTGATCTGCGAGCTGCTCATGCTCCGGCTAATCAGCTTCCGCACCACCTGGATCGTTAGCCCACGCCCACTCACTGAGCAGTGCCTTGAGTGGAGCGATGAACTGGACAACCTGTTGCGCCGGAATTTCGAGAGCAACGGGTGGAAGCGCAAGAAGGATGAGGCCCACAGGCCCGAGGCACGGGTTGCTGCTATCCGCGCGGAAGTGATCAGGGAGAAGGTGCAGGCCGAGCCTGATTGGGAAGACACGTATGACCCCGACGACGACCCGGACTACGAGCCTGAGAAGGACCTTGCGGAGTTCACCTCCAAGCGTACCCGGAACGGTGAAGACGGGAAGGGTGGCGGCGGTGACCGTAGCCACAACTCGCGCACCAACAACATCATCAAAGATTTCAAGCTGTAGGCCCACATGAAGCGCATCCTCCACTCCCTCATTGACTATGCCGATGGTACGTCCCAAGAGAACCTGCGTTCGAACTACTTTCAGTTCGTTGAGAGCGGGATCGAGTTCCTACGGGAGCAGGACGAAGACATCTACCGGTACGTGCAAGACTTTTTCGGCGAGAGCCGTGAGAGCGAGCTGCCCTCCAACCAATCCGTGATTGACTACTTCGAGGCTGAGGGGAGACCCGATGTGTCGGAGCGTCTTGCGGAGATTCGGGAGGGCTCAGGCTACATCCGCTCCAACTTCAGACGGTTGTGCAAGACGCTCTACGCAGAGCAGAAGCAGCGCAAGCTCGACAGCCTGCTCCGTGAGACCGCCGTCATCAAGAGCAGCGGCATGAGGTTCGAGAAACGCGGCCCCTTGAAGAAGGGCGTGCGTGACGCGGTTGAGCACTTCATTGCTGGGGCCGACGAGCTACTCACCGTAGAGAGCAACGGCAAGCTCAAGGGCAACATCGTTGAGGACGGCGACGAGGTACTTCAGGAGTACGAGCTCCAGAAGACCAACCCGAAGATCGGACGGCTCATGGGCCTCAGCAACATCGACCACATCACCAAGGGACTACGTCCTGGCGAGCTGATGTTGATGCTGGGGTTCGTTGGAGAGCTCAAGACCACGCTGGCCCTCAACTACGCCTACAACACCGCCATCCACTACGGATGGAACTGCATGTACTTCAGCCTCGAGATGAAGTACGAGCAGGTACGGCGCATCCTCTACTGCATCCACTCCACCCACGACAAGTTCCGGACACGCTCCGGCAACGCCCGCTACATCGACTACGGACGGCTCCGTGATGGTGAGCTGACTGGAGAGGAAGAGGCTCTGCTACGCGACGTGGCGGCTGACTTTGAGGACCGGATGTCGCAGGACTACGGACGCATCATCGTTGAGCGCCCCGCTGGCGAGATCACCGTGCCCGAAATGAAGCTGAAGGCTGAAGTGGAGCACCGCAAGGCTGAACTCGGATTGATCATCGCAGATCACGCCGGACTCATTGAGAACTCGACGGGCCGCTCGGTGAACAACTTCGCCATGGCTATGAACTACGTGATGAAGGACCTCAGCCTGCTGGCGCTGAACTTCAACGACGGCGAGGGTATCCCGGTGTGTACTCCCTTCCAGGCCAACCGTAACGGTTGGAAGGAAGCCTGCAAGAACCAGGGGCACTACAAGCTCGACGCTCTCTCGTGGGCAAACGAGGCAGAACGTAGCGCCAGCCTGATCACCTACACCTTCCTCGGGGACACGACTGAACTTCGAGATAACAACGAAGTGAAGATTGGTTGTCTAAAGAACAGAGACGGCAACCACTTCAAGCCATTCACCGCTTCAGTTCACTTCCAATCGCGCCGAATCCGGAACCCCGTGGACTCAGAAGATGATGATGGCAACATCCTCGACGAGCTCGGCATCGGGGACTCACTGGTAAACGAGTAGGACCCACATGGCACCCGTAACAGCACATCTGAGAATGTTGAGAGTCTACGACAGACTCATCATCCACGGCAAAAGGCTCGTAGTGGGGACGGATTACTCCGACCCCTGCACCTACATGGGTCACGAAGCTCTTCTCGGCTGGCTCAGCCTCTATACCGACGACAGCTCGGTGCAAGACGCGAGCTACCATTGGGATAGCGCATCGCTCGGCCACTTGAACCACATCATGAAGTGCAAGCACTGCATGAGTCGCGTGTTCTCCATCCCCTCCGTCGAGGTACAAGAGCAGGTAGTACCGATCCTCCTTCGCGCGGTTGCTTGAATGCTTCTGTCCCGCGAGGACTTCTTCCGGCACCGCATTGACCGGGTGAAGGAGACCGCATCGCTCCACTCAGCGATGATTGAGTACGGTGCTGAGCCCAGGTTCGAGGACCGCTCTGCTCAGATGCGCTGCTGCTTCAGCACCAGCCACGCCAAGTCAGGCAAAGACCTCAAGCCGTCTGCTCGGTACTACCCGGCAGGCGAGAGGGACGACTACGAGACCTACTACTGCTGGGTCTGTACTGAACGCCCCTTGGACGTGATCGGCTTCATCCAGCGTGCGCGTGAAGCCAGCTTCGTTGAGTCCCTCCGGTACCTCGAGCAACAGTACCGAATCAGGTACGATGATATCGAACTCGCGGCTGATGTAGCTGACGAGCTCAAGGGCATATCAAACCGCGTTGTTGCGGTGGACCCCAAGAGACAGTTCGCCGTCTGCGAGGCAATGCTCCGCACCAATCGGACATCGATTGGCCTGAAGAGGTTCGTTCGTGTGTCCTATGTACTTGACAAGATCTATTTCATGTACGACGACGAGAAGCCAGGCCCCACCAACAAGCGCCTCCTACAGTGGATAGGCAAGGTTCGGGACATGCTACCCCCCGAAGAGGACTTCGATGCCGCACGGTAAAATCACGCTACACATCGACATCGACCACGAGGTCGTCGGCAATCTGATTGAAGAGGGTTGCACCACACTCAAGCAGGCTCTCACCCTTGCGGTAGCACGGATGGAAGCCAAGATTGCACGGATGGACGACGTAGACCTCATCAACGTCAACACCTACGACGTGACCCTCTCAGTGGCCTTTGAGGACACCGCCAAGGGTGTCGAGGAAGTACAGCCCTCCAACCGCATCGACCTGCTCTTCAAGGACGATTGACCACACCTCTGAGTTTCCGGACACTGGATGCGTTTCCAGTACAACACGGAGGTTCAGAAGTGCTGAAACATCTACGACGTGCATGGTGCTGGGCTGCCGGAGAGATCTGGGAGAAGGTCAACATCTTCGAAACTTGGCGCGAGCTCAAGAAGCTGCTCAAGAGCCAAGGCCCCCGCTTCTTCGTCTTCGCCGTGGTGTGGGAACTGTTCGAGGACGTGGTGATCCCCATCATCCTCTGGAACGTCGGCCTCCCCGAGCTCATCCCCATCGTGCTGCTCCTACACGGTGAGCCCATCGTGTACCCCATCGCCATCTTCGGCTTCCGCACCTACGACCGGTGCCGTGGACGTGTGCCTTGGGAACCGGACCGCAGCGCCATGAGCACCGGCTACCGGACGGCAGCCAAGATGCTGCTCTACCGCACCCTCGCACTCGGAGTATTTTCCCTTGTGCTTTGGAAGCTCGGACTGAGCCTGTGGCTGCTCACCGGCTACTCGGTGATGATGACCTTCTTCAGCCTGGTGCATGAGCGCCTGTGGCACGACAGCAACTTCGGCATCACCGAGGACGATCAGGTAGAGACCAAGCGCAGCGCCGCCAAGGCCCTGACGTACCGGACAACAAGCGCGGTGGTGATGCTGGGAGTGTTTACCGCCCTACTCGGCTCGGTGCCTTGGGTGCCCGTTCTCACGTACCAGATCACCATGCTCGGCGGCTACTTCGCACTCGAGACCTTCTGGGCGAAGAACACATGGGGCATCAGGAGTACACTCCCGGTGGAGCGTAAGGACTCCTAACCGGCCCTCATTCATCCTCTTCGTAGTACTCATCATCCTCGGCATCGTCAGCTTCGGGATCTTCCGCACCGACGGCAGCCAAGCGCAAGGCGAGATCCTCAATGACGGCCTCGATGGTGCTCTGGAAAGCAAACACCGCGAGGATCACCTGGGCGCATTGATCCAGGCTGAAGCCCTTCGTCTTGATCACCCAATCCTCTACGTCGATCTCTGCCGCGCGAGCGGTGGGGATCTTCGCATTGAAGAAGGCACGACGCTCATCGTCGCCGGGGTACATGAACTCCACCTGGAAGGGGATGCGCCTCATGCGGAGGAAGATCCGGGGCGGGATCATCTTGATGTAGTTGGTGGTCATGATGTAGAAGACGCCGGGGATCTGGTTCCCACCGTCGAGCAGCTCCAACAAGGAAGCCTCCCGGTGCGTCACTACGTCCTCGAACTCTTCCCAGATCACCATGATGCCACGATCCGGCTCAACCGCACGGATGGCGCGCAAGGCGTCCACCAGTAGGTCGACGTTCGTGGTGGCACGGATGACGATCCATCCCTTCCTGATGGCGTCTCCGGTGATCTCGAAGATCGTCACCGACTTGCTTGTCCCCGGCACACCCCACAGCAACATCGCCATCTTCTTCAGAAGGCCCATGCTCTTGAGGCTCTCATCGAACTCCCCTGAAAGGAAGCGAGATGCGAGAGTCTTGGCGCGGAGCGCCTGAGGGTTCGGCAAGGGCACCACCTCGTCTACCTCCATGGTGGCGGGTACGAGATGAATAGCTCCGAACCGCCCCGTAGACAGGGAGTACAGGTTGGCGGGCAGCTTCTCAAAGACCGCACGTCCGTCGTGGAATTCCCAGTGGCCGTCAGGGCTGTGGTGGAACGCAGTGGAATTGGCTTCAGACATTCATTGACCTCCGTGGGTCATGGAACTGATGTGACCTCTGTTTCACGGCTCGAGCCCTAATCCCAGTGTAAAATGGAGCATGAAGTTCAGCATCACGCAACGCTTCTCGGTCTACGACGAGTTCGAGAAGGTACACAAGATAGCACAGGTAGCGTACACCGACGCTCCTGAGTGGGTCGATAGTCTCGTCAGTTTGGTCCTCGTCAATGACATACGCCTCGCCCTTGACAGGTACGCGGTTCCACTGCTGCTTCAGGTGCGCTACTACCCGAAGCAGTGTCTGGACCGAGTCCCGAACAGGCGATGTCATCTCTGGGGGCCGGGCTGCTTTGGCTGGCACGAGAAGAAGTGTCAGGACCTGCGGAACAACGCCTGCGACCTCCTCCGCATAGTGGACGCCAACGACGAGCACTCCCCGGAGCTGACGGAACTCATCAACCTGTGGCGGGATGGATATATTGCGGTCCGCGTGGCAAACAAGAACGGTGGAAGCGAGTGAACCTCGCCGTTTGAGGGCACATGATGAACCTACAAGCAAGGACGCCCCATGGCTCGTGAATGGAAGAAGGGCATTGAAGTCCAATTCGACCCCTTTGGTAATGCCGTAGGCGGGCTCAGTGAAGAGGCCATCCAGCCATGGATGCAGGAGAAGGCCTTCGTACTGATCGACGATCTCGCGGTGCTGACCGAAGTGGTGGATGCTGCTATTGCATCCGGCGCGGTGGTCATCGACCTCGAGACCCAGGGGCTGGATACCCGTGTCTACGGAGGACACCCCTTGGAAGGCGGTAGACCCGTCCACCACATCGTAGGGTTCGCTCTCTGCTACGACGGTGAGGTCGGCTTCTACGCGCCCGTCAGGCACGTTTCCGCTCACGACAGCATCTCCAACCCGGACAACGGAAACCTCCCGTGGAAGCCGGTGGCTGAGCAGATCCAGCGTCTACTCGACAACTGCATCTGCATCTACCACAACGCCACCTTCGACACGGAGATGATGTGGGGCGAGGGCTTCAACGTACCGGAGCAGCCCGACAAGTTCGACGACACGCAGGTCATGGGTTGGCTGGTAGACAGCAACAGGAAGCGGATCGGCCTCAAGTCGCAGAGCAAGGACATTCTCGGTTGGCAGATGATCGAGTTCAAGAGCCTGTTCCCCAAGGGGACCAAGATCCCTCAGTTCGAGGAGCTGCACCCCGAGGAAGCCTACGTGTATGCCTCCGGTGACGGCATCTGCACCTGGCACCTCTGGAACCTCTACAAGGACAACCTCAACCTGAAGGCTCAGGGCACGATCTACAAGATCGAGAAGATGTTGATTGGAGTCTTGCGCCGCATGAGCCGCAACAGGTTCCGCATTGACGTTGACTACCTTCAGGGCTTGGATGACGGACTGAAGCTCGAAGCGGAGCAGATGGAGACCGACATCCGGAAGCTCGTAGGCGACAGCGAGCTCAACATCGGGAGTGCCAAGGCACTCGGTGAGGCCCTGTTCGACAAGCTCAGCGTCCCCAACGCGGGCAAGACACCCAGCGGCGCGCAGTGGAAGACAGACGCGGGCACGCTCGAGGAGTTGGACTCCAAGTACAAGGGCAAGTATCCCGCTCTGACGATGGTGGTGAAGTACCGACAGCTCCTCAAGCTGCGCGGCACCTACCTCAACAACCTCATCAACAACGTCGACCAGTTCAACGACGGCCGCTTCGGCATCATGGCTTGTGGCGCTCCTACTGGGCGGTTTGCTGCTCCCGGTGGACGCTCCGACCAGGGGTACACGGGCGTCAACGCACAGGCGGTACCGAAAGTCAAGAAGGGCAAGCCGAATATCCGCAAGGGGTTCATTGCTCGAGACGGCTTCGTCATTGCCGCGATCGACTTCGCTGGTGTTGAGCTCCGCATTGCGGGCAACCAGAGCGGTGAGTCGAAATGGGTGACCGAGTTCAACCACAACGAGTGCAAGAAGAAGTACGGCGACGACTACGAGATCATCGGCAACAGCCCGCTATGGCATCACTGCCCCTACTGTCACGAGAAGGTAGGGGACATTCACTCCCAGACCAGTGTGGCGGTGTTCGGCACCTCTGAAGAGCCGTACCGTGGCAAGAGCAAGGGCGTCAACTTCGGCATCCTCTACGGAGCCGGTGGCAAGACGCTGGCGCGCAACATTGGCGTCCCCGAGGATGAGGGCTACCGCATCCAGAAGAGCTTCCTCGACAACCTGCCGGGCATCAAGCGGTGGATCAAGAAGCAGCACTCGCAAGCCGCCAAGACCCAGATGGTGAAGACCTCGTTCGGGCGCATCCGGCTGATCCCCGAGATGTTGGAGGACGACAAGCGCCTCCGCTCGTTCGGTGAGCGCACCTCCGTGAACACGGTGGTTCAGGGTACGTCGGCAGACATCACGAAGATCGCGATGGTGATGTGCGACAAGCTGATCGAGAGGAATGGCTGGCGCGAGGACTGCCGCATCCTCCTCACCGTACACGATGAAATCGTGTTCGAGGTGCGGGACAGCATGAAGTTCATCATCATGCCTGAGCTGGGCCTGGTAATGAGCCGCTGCGGACCGAAGGGGTGGAAGATCCCGCTGACCGTGGACATCGAGTGGGGATCGAACTGGGGCGAAGCGAACAACGCATGGAAGCCGCCCGCTCCCGTACTGAAGTGTCTGCGAGAAGGTGTGAAGCCCCTGCACCCCGGAGACCTCTACTTTGACGGACGCACCTACAACGGACCTGACCAGGACCCGACGCCCGCAGGTGAGGCACCACCGACGCCTGCTGCTCCGGAAGTATCCGGAAGCGCACCGGAAGCTTCCACTCCTCCACCTACTCCAGAGAACGTGGAGACGTCAGCGCCCGCACCGGAAGCTTCCGGAAGCGCACCGGAAGCGGAGCCGGAGCCGGTTCAGGAGGTTCCCACTGTTGCATCCGGTGATGAGGTGCTTGAATACGTAGTGTGCGGACCGTACACGAAGAACAAGCTCCGGAAGCTCGAGGCTCTGTTCATCCTGACCGGTTCAGGCACCACGAAGCTCGTACTCAAGAGTGAGACGGGAGCCGTGCTGAACGCCACCCGTGAAATCAGGGTGGACTCACAGTACTTCCAGTACAAGGCGGTTGAATGGGGACTCTAAGAGGCCAGGTTGACTTGATGGGGGAATGCAACCCCGGAAGCAAGGTCAACATCGACGAGTTTGTGGCTGTCGTCTGTACCCAAGGGTGCGTCAACAACCGATGTTTCCGCTCGGGCTACACCGACAACGCCACACAGGCGAAGATCAAGCGACACGAGCACCTCCTTGAGTTCGTAGATCCCGAGGCTGAACAACCACTCAGTCCGCTGTCGAACTACCCGGACGAGATCGTACACCGCGCAGACCCCGACACAGTGGTAGAGCCCTCCGTAAAGGTAGACGCGGCGGTTGATGACCTCGACAAGGCCCAGAAAGCCGCACAGCGCCCGAAGGACCCTTGGTCAGCGCCTACCGCTGCGACCATGCACAAGGAATGGGAGACGCCTGAGCAGGACCCATGGAGTGTGGACTTTTCGGGTGCTATTGACGCGAAGGTGGGCAAGAATGCCACCATCCGCATCCCCGGCAAGAAGAGGAAGTGATGACAGCCACACTCGACCTACTACAGATTGAGACGTTGCTGACACCCCTCGTCATTCCCCTGATCAGAGACCTCTGCGAGGTAGGGCATCCCACACCGGGCAACCGGAAGGGTGCTGGAGTTCGAATCCGGTATCAGACCCACGACGTTGTCTTGACGACAGACCAGTACGAGCTCCTCCGTGTGGAAGTGCTTCAGTACGTTCAAGACCGGCTGGGTTCCGATCCCCGCCTGATGTACACGCTGGGCAAGTGGGAAGTGGAAGCCATCATCAAATCCCGACTCAGAGTGGTGTTCGCAGATGTCTGATGTTCAGAAAGTAGAGCTGACCGTGCCCATCGATGAGACGGAGCTGCTCCGTTTCCTACTGGACCGCTTTGGAGCTGATGAACTGCGCCGCGCGGGTGTGTTCCCTGAGTCATCCGTGATCCGGGGCCTCGACATTGAGCCGGGCGGCAAGTGCTCGTTCCGCGTCTGCGCCGTGTCTGTCAGCGATCCTACTGCCCTCGTGGAACAAATCCACGCCGAGGGAGTGGCTCTTGAAGCAGAAGCAAGCCAGACTGATGGGGAAGGGTTGACGATCGACTACGAAGCTCCTGAGGAATCCGCAGACGGTACGCCGAGAAGCACAACACCATCTTGTCCGGTAGCAGAGCAGACTCTGGTTCGAATTAGAAAGCGAAAAGAAACTCTCTAACTCTCCACGAGGTGAGCGCGTTAGAGGGGAAGCAAGCAACCTGGCCCGGCAAGCAAGCCGGACCGACTTCAGAAGGACAACGACATGAGCGAGCGAAGCATCTACGAGATCCGCATTGGCGACAAGGGCACGGTTACGACCGACCTCAAGACCGAGGGCACCCAGCAGACCCAGGCCTGCGCCAAGATCCTCACCCTCACCCGTTCGTTGGGCCAGGTGACCGGCCACGATGAGCTGCAGGGAACCCCGCAGCCCGTGAACGTCGGCCTCAGCATCCCCGGCGTCAACTGATCCGACTTCGATTCTAACTTCTCCGCGTTTACGAGCGTTAGAGGAGTGGACAACAAGTGCGTAACCCAAGGGGACTTCAAGAGCCCCTAACTCGAGCAAGGACAACACCATGAGCCACAAGATCACCGTTCAGGGCCACTTCGGCAGCGCAGACTCCCTCAAGGACGAGCTCAACGATCGCGGCATCGCGTTCAGCGAGAGCAAGGAGGGTGGCGACACCGTCCTGACCTTCTCCGACCGGAAGTTCAACCGCTACGGCAACGCCCTCAAGCTGAACCTCGACAACCCCTCGGCGTCCTCCATGGACTCGGACATCGCCTACGTTGTGGGCGAGTGGTACCGCAACTCCATGGCCCGCCACGTCCGCTACAACCTCGCGATGCAGGGCCACACGGTTCTCTCCGAGGTGACCGAGCGCGGCGAGATCGTGCTGCAGGTTGCCGTTGGCTGATGCTGCCTCCTGAAGCCGCCTTCGGGCGGCGGACGGAGACCGGTACCAGGACCCCCTCCCCCGTACCCGCAAGGCGCAAGCCAAGCGGGACGGGGTTGGGCCAGTGCAGACAACACATACAATCAACACGGCACGTCGGGTTTCTCCCCCGACAGGAGGGCCTCCAAAATGCCGAAGACAGACAATCCCGAAGTTCGCCAGGTAGTTTCCACCCTGGCTCCTTTCATCTACGTGGTGACTGACGAGCCCGGACGCTTCCTGAAGTGGCTCCACACCGAGTACTCCAGCAAGAAGCGCCACGACTTCCGCGTTTGGAAGCAGAGCCTGGGCCGCAAGACGCTGGCCGAGTACATCGGCTTCTGGGACAACGTGGCGGGTGCCCGACTGGACACCGCGACCAGCGACCCCAACACCTTCCTCGCCGGGCTCCTGACCGAGCCGACCCCCGACGGACGCCTCTACACGGTGATGCTCGGGGCCGAGAAGACGATCCTCAGCGGGCGTGACCCGATGCTGAGCCGCCGCCTCGAGGACCTCGCCGAACAGTGCCAGATGAACCGGCAGGCCTTCAAGAGCCTGATCTTCGTGGGGCACACCCTCCAGATCCCCGCTGGCATGGAGCGCATGTTCCGTGTTGTGTACTTCGACCTCCCGACGGTGGCCGACCACAAGGCGATGCTCGACGGCATCCTCAGCTCCGACCACCTCAGCCGACGGCTGAAGGGGCCTGTGAACACGCAGGATGTGGCTGAGGCCATGGCGGGCATGACCCACTACGAGGCCGAGCAGTGCGCCCTCGCTTCGCTGGCTCAGTTCAAGATGCTGACCGCAGCCCACGTTCGCCTCGCCAAGCGCGAGGTGATCAAGAAGAACCCGCTGCTCGAACTGGTGAACCCCAACCTCACCTTCGAGGACGTGGGCGGCATGGGTGCCCTCAAGAAGTACCTCGACGAGCGCAACGGCTCCTGGCTCCAGGAAGCCAAGGACTACGGACTGCCGCGCTTCAAGGGCGTCATGCAGGTTGGCCTCCCCGGCAACGGCAAGAGCCTCATCTGCAAGGCCATCGCCTCCCGCTACGGACTGCCGCTCATCAAGTTCGACCCCGCACGCCTCTTCGGCGGGCAGGTTGGACAGAGCGAGAGCAACATGCGGCGCGCGCTCAACACGATGGAGAGCATGGCTCCGTGCATCGTGTGGATCGACGAGATTGAGAAGGGCCTCGCGGGTATGCAGAGCAGCTCCTTCAGCGACTCCGGCACCACCGCCCGCGTGATCGGTACCTTCCTCAACTGGATGCAGGAGTGCGAGGACGACGTGATCCTGATGGCAACGGCCAACAACATCACGGAGCTCCCGCCCGAACTGCTCCGGCGCTTCGACGAGATCTTCTTTGTGGGCCTCCCCGAGGAAGCCCAGCGGAAGCAGATTTGGGAGATTCAGATCCGTGCGAAGGGCCGCGACCCGGCTGACTTCGACCTCGACGCCCTCGTGCAGGCCTCGCCCACACGCTCCGGCTCCGAGATCGAAGGTGCGGTTGGCTCCGCGCTCTTCACGGCGTACTCCGACGGGAAGCGCGGACTCAGCACGGAGGACCTTGTGAACGCTGTGCGTGCCAAGCCCAGCCTCCTGGTGACCATGCGCGAGCAGCTCGAAGGAATCATCGAGTGGGTGGGTAAGGACGAGGAGACCGGAGACGGCGTCCGCGCCCGGTTTGCCCACGCGGTTGATTCGGGAGACAGCTTCGAGGTGGAATAGCCCTCCATAAGCCTTTGAGGCCTCCCCGGCAGCCCCTTGAGTTTCACGACTTTGGGGGCTGTCGCTTGTCTGACGGAGCATGGCACATCCGAAGCTTGAACTACTGCTGGGAGTGTGGCAACCACCGCCACAACCACCCAAAGCTCCAACACCACCGGAGCCAAGCTCACGGCTTCGAGGGCAGTCCAACCTCGTAGCCTACTACGACGACGCGGCTGACTTCAGCGGCGGGACCAGCGGTAGCTTCACGGCTGAGGTAGCAGACTACCTCCACGAAGACCAGAGCGTGTGGTCGGGCAACACCGAACAGTCACGGTCTCCCGTCCTGACCAACATCATGGTCCGGAACATCTCCCCTCTGGAGCAGGAGTTCATCACCCACCGCGTCCTCACTGACGAAAGCAGTGAGCGCGTAGTGACCCCGGTCATCACCCGCACCATCCCAGTAGAGATCACCGATGAAGTGCGACGTGACCGAAGCATGGAGGCGATCGACAGAGCACTCAGCCTGGCGCGCTCTATGATGGACAGGGAGCTTGAGGAGGCATACTACGAGCAGCTCACCGCAATCTCCGTCCCCGGCACCTTCAACGAGGCCTGGATGAACATTCGCGACCACGACCGAGCACGCGTCGTAGGCGACCCCGGACTGCTCAACGCCCTGATGGTTCGTGAGGTGCAAGACCTATCGAACCTTGGTACGGGTCTCGATATGTATCGAGGCATTCGCACTGTCTCGCTGGTAGGGTGTCCTGTGACTATAGTGGATGGATTGGGGTGGCTTTGCATGGACGGACCGAGCGTACAAAGCCAGGACCCTGAGCGGCCTGGGGACCCAGCAGTGGTAGGGTTGACCTTCCGCTACGCTTTCATCCTTGATGGGGTGACCGCCGTGGCTTTCTAAGCGAGTTCGAGGTGTAGATTTTAGGTTTCTGCATGATTCCGGTGTCTGAGTGATGTGGTCCAAGGTACGGGCCTGAGTACTTAACAGACAACGAATCTGGAGATTCCAACATGGCACTTACCATGAATACCCTCGTCGCTGACATCGTCGGCTCCACCAACCTCAACGACGCCCAGGTGCGTGAAGCCCTGAAGGGCTTCGTCGGCTCCCTGCAGGGTGAGCTCAACGAAGAGGGAGGCGCTGTGACCGTCACCGGCCTCGGTACCTTCCGCTCCGTCAAGAAGGGCGACCGCCAGGCCCGCAACCCGCGCACGGGTGAGAAGAGCTACGTCGAGCCCTACCTGAAGGTCACCTACAAGAGCTCGAACCTCATGGCCGACAAGGTGAACGGCCGTCGCTGAGAAGTTGAGTTCGCTACTGCGGGCTTGATTTTGGCATTTGATGGAGCGATGGAGGAATACCTGTGCCGCTCGTAATCATCGAAAGCCCGAACAAAATCCGCAAGCTCAGTTCCATCTTGGGCGGGAGTTTCAAGATCATGGCAACCAAGGGCCATGTGATTGATCTTCCGCCCAAGAAGGTCGGAGTCAACACCCGTAGCAAGACCTACGATCCCACCTACGAAGTCATCAGTGGCAAAGGTGGTACGATCAAGGCGATTGTCGATGAGGCCAAGAAGCACGAGATCATCTATCTCGCTCTTGACCCCGACCGTGAAGGCGAGGCTATTGCCGTACACATCGCCTCCAAGCTTCCCAAGCGCGGGAAGACCGTCCACCGCGTCCTGTTCCACTCCATCACGAAGCCTGCCGTACTCGCAGCCATCGCTGATCCGGGTGAGATCGACAACAACCTGTTCGAGGCTCAGCAGGGCAGGCGCGTGATTGACCGCCTTGTCGGCTACCGTGTCAGCCCTATCATGTGGCGTAAGGGCATTGCCGGTGCCTCAGCCGGACGTGTGCAGAGCGTGGCGCTCAAGTACGTTGTCGATAGGGAGAGGGAGATCGAAGCCTTCATCCCTGAGGAGTACTGGCTGATTGACGCAGTGTGCGACGGCTACAAGCCTCGGCTGTACGGCGTCAACAACAAGGCGAAGACCATTCGCACGGCGAAGACCTCTCAAGGCATCCGGCAGCTCATGAACGAGAGCTGCAAGAAGCTCCGTGTGTCGAGCGTGAAGCGTTCAGAGCGTAGGCGCAAGCCCGCCGCTCCCTTCACCACCGCGACCCTTCAGCAGGCCGGGAACAACATGCTCGGCTGGAGCGTCGACAAGACGATGATCACCGCGCAGAAGATCTTCGAAGCGGGCGTCATCACCTACCACCGTACAGACAGCACCTCCATCGACAAGGAGAAGATGGCTGCCATGAGGGACGAGCTTGAGAAGGCTCAAGGCAAGGACCACATCTCCGACTCGGAGAACAAGTACAAGAACAAGAAGGCCAGCCAGGAGGCTCACGAGGCCATTCGCCCCACGGGTGAAGACCCCGGCGCATTGACCGGTGACCAGTTCAGACTGTTCGAGCTCATCCGCAACCGCTACTGGGCATCTCAGATGGCAGACGCCGTCTTCGAGCAGCTCCGGGTTGAGCTTGTGAGCATCGACACCAAGCTGCCCGTCAACTTCAAGCTCAACGGCTCCAAGATGCTGTTCGACGGCTTCCTGAAGGTGTACGGCTCCGGTACGGCGGACGTGATCCTCCCTGACATCAACGAAGGCGACGAGATTCCCTTCACCGACATCGAGCTGGAGCAGAAGTTCACCCAGCCTCCGGGCCGATACAGCGACGCCTCGCTGGTGAAGAAGATGGAGAGCGACGGAGTTGGGCGACCCGCTACCTACGCGTCCACCCTCAAGACGCTCCTGACCCGCAAGTTCGCCGTCAAGGCCGGACGCTCTTTCCAGGCGACAGACCTCGGCAAGATGGTGTTCGACTACATGGTGACCTTCTTCCCGAAGCTGGTTGACCCCACCTTCACCGCTGAGATGGAAGACAAGCTCGATGAAGTGGCTGCCGGAAGCGCCACCTACGTCAGCGTGCTCGAGGAGTGGTACACACCCTTCAAGGCGGACCTCAAGGGAGCCCGCGAGGGTGACGCCAAGTTCCTCTTCCGCACTGAGGACAAGTGCCCAGCGTGCGGCGTCGGGTACATCCTCAAGAAGCCTGAGACCGGTGGTGAAAGCTTCTGGTACACATGCGACCAGTACCCGGACTGCAAGACTACCTGCCTGACTGATGACGCCGGAGTTCTGCTCCGTGACGCCAACGGCCTCCCTCAGATCCACGTCCCTGAGCCACCTCCTGAGGTTGGCGAGGGAGTTGAGATCCCTGAGTGCCCGAAGTGCGAGGCTCCAATGGAGCTCAAGGCGGGTAAGTGGGGCAACTGGTGGGGATGCACCAAGTACAAGGAGACGAAGTGCAAGGGGAAGGCCTCATGGGTTGACCCGAACGTCGAGGTTGTGCCTGACGAGATCTATCCAGGCATCGTGTGTGACAAGTGTGAAGATCCGATGGTCAAGACGACGGGACGCTACGGCGAGTACCTGAAGTGTACTGGCGAAGGCTGCCGTGGTACGCACCCGGTTCCATGTGGCATCTGCCCGAAGTGTGAAGACTTCGTGGTGGAGCGGTACAGCAAGAAAAAGAAGAAGGCCTTCTACGCTTGCAAGAAGTGGAGCGAGCACTGCGACTTCGTGTGCAACGCCATAGGGGACTACAACCCTCTTCCCGAGACGCCTGCGACATAATCCGTTTGTAGACCCGCCTCATCAACGGAGGCCTCATGAACGTTTCAGACCGCATCAGCCATCTCTCCCGACAGGCGAGCAGGTACTCAAAGTCCGACCTGGCTGCGGCCGTCCGAATGGTTTGGGATCTTGCGAACAGGATCAACCACACTGACCCCAGCAACTCGATTGAGTACGTGCAGGGACAGCTCAAGTTTTACCGCCCACACCTCGGCTCGATTGAGAGTTTGAGGGAGCTGCTCGACGCTGCCTCGGAGAAGGTACTCGCCGCTGAAGAGGTGGCAGAGGACCTTCAACGTGCGGGACGCTCTCTGGAAGCTGCTCTTGACCGCGCCAACGACGAACTGGTTGAGCTCAAGAGGGCAATCGACGATCACGAGGCGGATGCCAAAGAAAGGGCGGAATAGTCTCTGAGTGCTGCCGCTCTCGCCTCGTTGTAGAGATGTAAGGGGCTGAGAAGCCCCGAAGACTTTTGCCAGCGCCTGTGAGTGGCCGGTTCGAACCCGGCAAGTGTTATGCACTCTATGGATCAGCGCCTCGAGAGGGGCCTGAGCACCATGGGCGGTTAGATGGGAGCCATGCCAGCCCCCTGTATGCGAAGCGGACTCCCAAGGCAAGGGAGCGAGTGGACTGGCGATCTTTCGACTGGGCACCCCGCTCACACCTTCCCTCCTCCGTGCAAAGAATGGGGTTGGACGTGAGCGGGGTGCCTTCGTCGGTCAGAGACCCTTGATTACAGCCGCACGGAATGTGTAGGCTGGACAGCCCGTTCGCGGCTGGAAAGACTCCGATGATCGTCCCCAAGGAATACCGCTGCCCCTCATGTGGGCACACCTTCATCAAGCGCGGGCTCATCCTGCGCCCCTCATGCCCCAACCCCGTCGAGTACGCAGGAAGAAACGGGAGGCAGGTCGTTGAGCCCTGTGGCACCCGGATGATCTGCTACGGCATCGCTCTCAAGAAGAGGTGATCCGATGCGGTTCCGAATGCCACTGCTGAAGTCGATGTACATCTGCGACACCTGCGGGTTCAGAGTGAGGTGGACCAGACTCCCCCTCCGGAAGAGGTGTACCAACACGTCCATTCAAGACAAGGACGGGAACCTCGCCTGTCCGGGTAGCTACGTGAAGGACGTGTCATAGTCTCTGAGTCCTCCGTACCTGCTCTCGTTGAGTGGGTACGGAGACACCATGCACTACCTCAAAGACCAAAGCGGCAAAGACATCGCGGGCTTCAGTGAAGAGCACCAATGTGTGCAGCGCACCGACGACCCCAAGCGCCGCAAGACCTTCACCCGCATCGAGCAGGCGATTGCCTGGGCCGAGGATCACGTCGGTTGCGGCTTCGGCCTCACCGCTTACACGCTCGAGGTTGTGCGATGAACGGATACATCTATGTGCTGTACCGGCTGACGTCCAAGACGCCCGTCTTCGGCACCATGCGACATGCCAGTGACCTCACCCTGCAAGCCGTCTACTGCAAGATGCGGGACGAAGCAGCAGCAGACGTCACTCCCAACACCAAGGGCTGGGGGTCCGTGCCCAAGAGCACGCCACAGCGCATCGTGGTTCGGGAGGTGTACGAGGACAAGCCTGGCAAACCTCTCAGCCGCACGCTGCTCGGGGAGCTCATCGGCGTCACGAACCTTCAGGCTTAGAACTTGCCCTTCACGTAGAGGTACGGTCCGGAGGTGACGTCCGTACCTCCGGAGGCACCGCGCCCCTTCGTCTTGAGGGCGACGTTGCGCTTGAACTGTCCATTCTGCATCAGGCGGTCAAGGTCCAGCGACATGAGGCCAACCACCTTGCCTGTGTCCCAGGTGCTCGCGTTCTTGAGAGCGTCCTGCTTCCTGAAGAAGTACCGTCCGTAGTCCAGAGCGATGTGGTAGTTGCTGTAGTCAATCTCCACGCCGGGATCGTGCATGTCGGTCCAGTACCTGTGTCCCTCGGGTGGGTCCCTGAAGAACCAGAGTGTCACCTTGTCGCCCTGACGTCGAGGTAGTCCGCCTACCTGGAGCAGTGCGTCAATCCGCACAGGCTTGGAGTTGTACTTCTTGGGGAGCAGAAGCCACTCTTTCGACTCAGGGTCCTGGTACACCTCGCCAGGCTTCGGGGCGCGTGGCTTGCGAGCACTAACGGTGCCGGAGAGGTTCTTGATGTTCGCTGATGTTGTCATTGGTTAGTCCTGGAATTCACGGGGGATTCCGAGCAGTGTTGAAACTGCTTGGAATTCTCCTCCGTGGGCGTCAGCCGCGTTGGTCGAGTTGAGTAGATAGTGGACAAGTTCATGGGTGAGTACCGTTTCGAGATACTGTTCACCACCCTCGTCACGTAGAGCCTTCGGGTGAATGCTGATGGCACCCTCGCACTGCTTGGCTTTGCAGTCGAACCGTTGGTAGACGGCGATCTTCCCATCGGGCGGAACGATCTCCGAAAAGGACACGCTCAACTCACCAAGGCTGGGGTCAAAGCCGCGAACCTTGCGGTACGCCTCAATAGCTTTGGGGAGGATGCGGTCAACCATGCCCTGCAAGTACGTCACGCCCGCGAGTCGGCCTTTGACTACTCGCTCCACACCGGCATAGGGCTTTCCGTTCGCGGCGTGGACAGCCAACGTCGCAAGCACCCAGTACCACACACGGGTCCAGTGGTCTCTGTGGCCGATGAACTCAAGCGACCGGGCGTCGGGCCAGGGTGCCATCCCAACCTCGTAGTACCAGGCCTCAGGCTCAAGATTGAACACAAGGCCCTTCATCTCTACACCAATGCCATCAGGCATGACGTAGACCCACTCTCGCATCGGCCCGTCCCATGTAGGTCCGCCAACCGCGATGGTCTGAGTGCTCTTGGCGAGCTCATAGCAGAGGTAGATGACGTTCTGCCACCGGGTCGGGTGACGAAGTTCGTTGTCACCCCACGTCTGGATGTGCTTGGTCACACTCTCGACGTTCGCGCGACGGGTGAGTCCTGCGATTTCAGTTGAAAGCTTCACGCTACTCCCTTGGTGTCTTGCCTTCTTGGTCCATTGCCGCGAGGCAAAGCTCCTCGAAGGTCTGAGGCACAGCGGTGTAGTGGTCCTCGCTGTAGCCCTTTGTTTGGAGTCCGCTCTTCCCTGAGATGAGGTCAACGTCCCTACCGGGACGAGGTCGTACCTCTGCCCCGGTGAACTGCCCCACAAGCTCGTCGAAGTGCTCGATCACATCACGCCCGTGGTACGGGGTGTTCGCCTTGAACCACTCCTCACTGTCCTCTGACGTGGTCTTGGAGTGTGCGATGGCCTCTGGGAGGGTCCGAACCTTGGGTCCGTTCACACCTGAGTAGGGGAGCAGCTCACGAGTATCGTCCTGTCCAGTCTGCCCGGCCAGGAGGAACTCACGTAGGGTGCGGGCGGCGGTCTTGTCGCTCATGAGGGGCTCCACTTGAAGAACTGTACGTCAGGCGTCCGGTCGAGGAACGTACCGCTCTCCGGTGTGTACTTGCCCATGACGTCCCAGAACACCTTGAAGCCACGTCCGGGGACGTACTCGACGTAGTTCGAGGCCACAAGCCAAATGATGCGCGCCATGAGAACCGGTCCCATGAAGCCGTATCCAATCCCCATGCTGGCAAACACCAGGCCGATTGCACTCTCAGGCAGTGAGGTCAGTACCTCGCTGAAGGGCATCTGCCCCGTGAAGCCACGGAAGATGCTCTCCATGTCCCACGAGATCTCAGAGACGTTGATCCAGATGAAGATGAATGCTGCCGCAAGCACCGGCTTCGACATCCCCTTGATGATAGGGTGCTTTTCAAGCCATACATCTACCGACACCGCCTTGCTCTGTACCTTCTTGAGCAGGTCTCCAATCCGGGTGCCGTTGACGATGTTGGCGATCATGTCGCTCAGTGACGGAAGCTTGCTCTTGGGGAAGAAGAACATGGCCAGCGGCCATGACTTGACGGCCTTCTGAATCTTCCGCCCGGCAGCACGTACACCGTCCTTCGCCCACTTCAGGATCGTGCGAGGGTCAAGATCTCCCAGGAACTCTTTCATCCGCTCGAGCAGCTTGGGCGCGCGACGGAACAGCTTCACCAGCTTGGAGAGCTTCTTGACGATGTCGCCAATGCCTGCCTCACGGACGTTGTGTGGCTGCTCACAGAATCCCTCTGCAAAGGCAGTCAGCACCTCCGGAGTGAGGTGTCGAACAGATGCCTCCCGCCTACGGTAGAAGCTCTTGGCTACCACATGGCGGACCGCCTCCCTGATCTCAGCCGTGCGGAGCCGGACCTCAAGGAGTGCAAGTCTGTTCAGGGTTGGGTGCATCAGTCGAGCCTGAGGTCGAGGATTCCGTTGTAGTGGGAGTGAACAATCTTGAGCCCGTGGCGGTAGAAGCCACCTCCGGGCCAGTAGTCCTCAACGCTCTTCACCCTGCCATCCTTGATGGTGGCGAGTGCGTAGCCCATGTCGTTCGCCTGCTTCTTGACGGCAGCCTTCCGAGGTCCCTCTGAGGAGTAGCGTCCGTAGCCATCCTCGTCTTCTCCGTACTCGTCATCCTCGTCGTACTCTTCCTCACCGGGCCACAGGTCCCAACCCATGACGAAGAGGTCCTTCTTGGGGTCGTACCCGAGATACACCTCTTGGAAGCTGTCGATGCCCTCATCGTCTCGGAGCTTGTCCTCAGCCTTGTCCTGCCACTTCTCGTAGAGGTTTCCACTCTTCATAGGGTGGATGGTGTCGCCCTTGTAGGTGAGGTTCGGCCACGCCTTCGAGATCTCCTTCTTCGAAGGGGTCTTGCCTCCCTCCGGTACGAGCTCGAGAGGCTCCTTGCTGCCCAGCGCCACCTTGTCGGCGAGTAGGCTGATCTTCTGAGCAAATGCAATGCGGTCCATGATGCCTCCGGAGACGACTGGTCTTGCATCCGGCGTCTACAAAAGGATCATGATCCATTTGTAGGTCTGGCTCTCCAGAAGGAGATACACATGAAAGGAGTCATCTTGGCAGGCGGGTACGGCTCGCGACTACTACCGCTGACCGCCGTCACCAACAAGCACCTGCTTCCGATCTACGACAAGCCCATGATTCACTACCCAATCGCGACACTCGTGGGCGCAGGGGTGACAGAGATCATGATCGTGACCGGGGGCAACTGGGCAGGTGACTTCCTTCAGCTCTTGGGCAACGGGAAGAAGACCTTCGGCCCCGAGGTGAACATCCACTACACCTACCAGGATGGAGCTGGCGGTATCCCCGCTGCTCTGCATTACGCCAAGGACTTCGTTGACGGGGATGACGTGTGTGTCATCTTGGGCGACAACGTGTTCGAGCCTGGTGTGACCGAGGACTTCATCCGCTCCTTCGACAGTGGTGGGCGCATCCTCCTCAAAGAGGTGGACGACCCTCACCGCTTCGGCGTAGCTGTGGTGCGCGGCCCCAAGGTGACCCACATCATCGAGAAGCCGAAAGAGTACATCTCCCCACTCGCAATCACGGGCCTCTACTGCTTTGACCGGCGTGTGTGGGACGTGATTGACCGACTTGAGCCCTCCGAACGGGGCGAGCTCGAAGTGACCGACCTCCATCTCTACTACCTCCGAAGCGGCGAGCTCAGCTTCAGGGTATGTGACGGGTGGTGGACGGACGCTGGAACGTTTGAATCACTGTTCAGAGCTGGCGCGTACATCCGTGACACCCTGAGGGAGATCTGATGCAAGACCACGTCATCCGAATTGACACCTTGAAGCACGCTGAACTGCTGGCTGACCTCCCCCATCCGAACTGGAAGGACATCCTCCGGGCCGCTGACCGACGACCACGAGGCTTGACCGACTCCGGCAAGTACGAGTACACCTCTCCCGACGCGGATCGGAAGGGCGCTGCTCGAGATGGTGGACAGCTTGCCAGGCGGATGGCTGATGGAGACCACACCGCGCAGGTTGTGGCACTCATTCACTGGGACAACGTAGAGTCCAAGGGCGGCAAAGAGAGCCTGCCGGACCTCTACCAAGCAGTAGTCAAGGTGACGAAGCGGGTCTGATTGCCTACTTGGACCGTTTTCGACCGTTACTGGACTCTGAGCACCACTCGGAGGACAGTACGTGGATCATGTAACGGACCCCAAGGCCCTCACCCCTGTTGAGAAACACGGGGATGTGTGGGTCAAGCGCGACGACAAGTTCATTGTAGGAGGAGTACCGGGTGGGAAAGTTCGCACCTGTTGGCACCTCGCTCAAGGAGCGAAGGGTTTGGTGACGGCGGGTAGCCGATCCAGCCCGCAGGTGAACATCGTCGCCCACATCGCCCAGAAGCTCGGCATTCCGTGTAGGGTTCACACTCCCGAAGGTGAATTGTCGCCCGAGGTACTCGCTGCCAAGGCCGCTGGAGCTGAGGTGGTTCAACACCGCGCGGGCTACAACAGCGTCATCATCTCTCGAGCTCGGGAAGACGCCAAGAGGCTCGGGTGGGCAGACATCCCCTTCGGAATGGATTGCTGGGAAGCCGTGCAGCAGACCCGTGGGCAGGCAGCGAACCTTCCACGAGAAGCGAAGCGCATCGTCATTCCTGTGGGTTCAGCTATGAGCCTGTCCGGCCTTCTCCACGGACTGCTCGACATTGGGTGGGACGTACCCGTGCTCGGCGTTGTAGTGGGCGCAGACCCCAACGACAGGCTTGGAAAGTACGCTCCCATCACCAACGACTACTCCTCCATGTGGGAAGAAGCTGACAGCGACGTCATGGTCAACATCCGTGACACCCATTGGAAGGACATGGTCACGCTCGTTCGCTCTCCTCTCGACTACCATCAGCCCTACAAGGACCCGTATTGGCGTGGTATCGCTCTTGACCCGATCTATGAAGCGAAATCGATTCCCTTTATCGAGCCAGGTGACTTGTTCTGGGTAATCGGAGTGAGGCAAACCTTCATGCAGCCGGACAAGATGAATGACTGACATTCAGACGACAGACATGACCCCAGCGTCAGCGGCGCGTGTAGCCTCGCTCGTACCTGAGGACAGTCTGAGCTACTACGACTGCCCTCCCTACGCACTGGGAGCGAACAGCTCCTTCAAGGCGCATCTCTACGAGAGTGACACGGCGGCATTGCTGTTTCACATCAAACGTGGCAAGGGGAAGACCTACTACCGCGTCTACCGCTCTTGGGGACCACTGCCTGACCAGCTTGAGCTGCTCAAGGCGTGGATTGCCCGCTATCGCGACGAGGCTGACAAGCTGATCTTCATGTACCTCGCGGAGGAGACCGGACAGGCACTCTTCCCGTACCTCGACACCATCGCTGGCTCCGTGGAGCGCAACGTGTGGCCCGAGGACGTGATTCCCATCGACTGCATCACCGAGATGCCGGGCAAGAAGTACGTCAGGCTTCGCCGGGACCTCAATAAGTTCAAGAGGGACAACCCCGAACGGGAAGTGATCCAGGTTGTAGAGGACGTCACGCACACGGAGGCATGGTACGTCATCAAGGAGTGGGCACGTCAGGCAAGGAAGGTGAGGAACGTCTTCAACCTCAACTTCAAGCAGTACACCTACGCCTTCGACAACTTCAGGACCGACGATTGTATGCATCTGCTCTACAAGGTGGCGGGAGAGCCCGTAGCCCTTCAGATCATGCACAAGATCACCGACACGTGCTGGGCTCACACTCTTGGGATTGCTTTGGGCACCGAGCAGGAAGACGGCACGCTGTTCAGGCCCCGAGGCCTGTGGGAGTGGTCAAGCTGGGAGGCGTTCTGCCTTCTTCAGCAACGCGGCGTCACGCACATCGCAGATGGACAGCGTGTCGCCAACTTCAAGAACAAGGACAAATTCCGCCCTATCGAGGGTGCCGTGTCCGGTGTCAGGCTGGCCATTGACGGCAAGTATGAGGATGATGAATGTCTTCCATTCCAGTAGCAGATGAAACGATCCTCCGTTGGCGGGACTCCTACACTCGGTCAGCCGGGAAGTACGAGGACCCTGACGACACCACCCGCTTCAAGTGGTACAAGTACTCTCCCGAGGACATGGTTGCTCATTGGCAGGGCCTCATCGACCTGATCCCAGCCAACGCCACCTCCATTCTCGAGTGTGGGTGCGGCACGGGCACGCTGGCTGAGATGCTACGCGACCAGAGGCCCGAGCTGAAGTACCAAGGGTTCGACATCGTCCCTGCCAACGTGCTGGACGCCCGAACCCGAGTGCCGGAGTACGACTTCCGCATCGGGAACTACTGGGAAGAGCTGAACAAGGCCCCGACGTGGGACTTCGTCCTCTCTTGCGGCGTGCTGTTCACCACCACCGGACCCGAAGACGTTGGGATGCTGTTCGACCTCTTGAACGCCAAGGCCGAGAAGGGCTACGCAGTCATCACGCTCAAGTTCAAGAGCCAGGGCATTCCGGTTGCCACTCTTGACCCGCGCATGGAAGCAGCCATCGCTGCATCTACCGGCGTGGACGGTTTCTACTACACAGGCCCGAGGGACTTCCTCCCTACGACGGTTCTCAAGTACAACCGGCCCTTCTACCTTCACCGGGAGACCTCAGGCGGCGCAGAAGCTCCCGACGTTCCCGAGCGCCTGATCCACCCGGACATCTTGGGTGGTGATGACCACGAATACATGAGCCTCTTCGATGAGTGAAACTACCCCGCTGACCACGGCAGACATCCCCTTCATCCGTTCACGTATGGACGGTGTAGCTACAATGACCGACTGCCTCCCCTACACTTACGGGTTCATCAACCACGGAGTGTTCAAGGGCAACAAGGTCGTCAGCGAGGACACGCTTCTCCTCTTCAGTGTGAAGTACGGGAAATACTACCGTGTCTACCGAGCCTACGGTGACAAGGACGCAGTCATTCCCGAGTTGGTTGCGTGGTGGCAGGCGTACAAGGGAAGCACGGACAAGAACCTCAAGATTGAGAACGTCCCAGCCTCCTGGGCCGCTGATATCGCTGCGGCCTTCATGGCAGAGGGCGTCAAGCTCACTCCTGGGAAATTCAGTGAGTACGGCGAGTACACCTACGACATTGCAGGGATCGACACACTCTCTGGAAAGAAGTGGCGTCGCCTCCGAGCTGACATCAACGCCTTCAAGCGGACCACCACCGGCTACACGGCTGAGCCCATCGACTCCGGAAACCTGGAGGAGGCCCGCGCGGTGATGAAGCGTTGGGTCAAGGAGTCCAAGGAGCGCGGCGGCATGAACATCAACTACCGGAAATACGAGTACATTCTCGACCGGCACTACGAGGACGGCATCAACCGGCTCTACCGCATTGACGGAGAGCCGCTCGTGATCCACCTCAACCAACCCATGACAGAAACGTGCTGGGGCCACACGACAGGCATGGCATGTGACAGAGGCATACCGAACCTGAGTGCATGGGCTCAACACGACTGCTTTGCCGACATGGCGCGACAGGGTGTGACCCACGTAGCTGATGGAGTAGCCATCGGTGAAGGTGGCAAGCATGGCTTCAACGCGACCTACAAGCGCAAGTTCAATCCGTTCGACCCCTCACCCCGCTACGTCTCTTTCCTCCTGCCTGCTCAGCCGGTAGTAGAGGAGAGCCCGTTCTTCCTGTGAAATCGTTTGGGGAGGACCTGTACATCATCCAAGCGGCGGTGACCGGGGTGGTGAAGATCGGACGCACCAAGGACATTGAGCGCCGCCTCAACGAGCTTCAGACCGGGAACCCCTACACGCTGAAGGTCATCCTGCTCGTCCCCAAAGAGGGACCCACCGAGTTCTACATCCATGGGCGACTTCGCAGCTACCGCATTCGGTGGCGTGGGGAGTGGTTCAGGGAGGAAGGGCTGTCGGAACTTCCAGACCGCCTCTACGAGATGCTTGATTTGGAAAGCCAGGACTGGTGGCAGGACCCGAAATACCTCTGAGTATTCCGTACCTGACCACGTTGAGTGCTTAGAAGGGGAGTACATGCTTGACACCTGTGAGGTACCGATCCCGTTCATTCCGGAGATCGTGGGACTGACCGTAGAGGCTCACCAAGCCGCGCAGAGCACTATCCAGGGATTCTCTCGCTACCCCAGTTGGGTGGCCCGACTCCGAGAGCGAGGGTACAGCGACCGAGACGTGTCGCTGCGGCCCCCTGACCATGAGGGCTTCCGGACGTATTTCGAGGCACAAGGCTGGTTCGTGGTGATGTATCGCCACCATGACGCCACTCCCTACCACACGGCTCGGTTCTACCTGGCCGACCCGGACATCGACCGCACCATCTCCTACCTCAAGAGCGAATTGGATGGCGAATAGTTCGAAATGAAAGTCTAACTTTCTGCACATCGCTGGCGTTATACTGACAACAAGGTAAAACGTACCAAGTAACAAGTAGGAATAACCAGCGTGCCCGACGAAACCCACATCACCGACGAAGAGTACTTTGCGGACTACGACCGTTCGCAGTACAAGAACCCGCCTCTGGCGGTGGACGTTGTAGTGGTAGACCCTGAGCTCCGCGTGAAGCTCATCAGGCGGCGCAACCCTCCGGCGATGGGCCAGTTGGCGCTCCCCGGCGCGTTTGTGAAGCCCAACGAACTCCTCTTTGATGCGGTACGCCGCTCCCTACGACGCTACGTGCCCGAGGCACACGCGCAGGTTCAACCGGTACAGATGCACGTCTTTGACGGCTTCGACCGGGACACCCGCGACAAGGTGCTCAGCGTGGCGCACATCTGCCCGATCTCCCACGTATTCAGGGGACACGACGGGTGGACGCCACTCGCCGCTGCGCTGAACATGGACCTTGCATTCGACCATCGGGGCATCCTTGAGTTCGCTCAGGAATTCCTCAAGAAGCACCGCTACGACCCGGACGTGGTTGCGGGCTTCCTCTACATGAACTTCAACATGAGCGACTACCGCGACCTGATGGGACACATCACGGGCAAGGCGGAAGACAGCTCGAACTTGAGAAAGAAGGCTACTGCGCTGGGCGTCATCGAACCGGTGACTGAGCAGAGCAAAGGCCGACGAACAACCTACCGCTTCTCCAAGGAGACCTGATCATGGCCCGCTACATCAACGTCGACGTCGACACCGCCAACGCCTTCGCACACAAGGACGGCAACCTCTCCGTCGCTGACGACACCGTCAACGACCGCATTCGTGGCCTTGTGGCTCGCGCCCTTGCCACCAACGAGCCCCTCATTGGCTGCGTGGACAGCCACAGCTACGACGCTTGGGAGTTCATCGACAACGGTGGCATCTTCCCCACCCACGCCGTCAAGGGCACCTGGGACTGGCTGAAGCTCGACGGCACGCTGCCTCCCCGCTTCCGCTTCCTCCCCATGAGCTGGGGTGGCGACGGCTGCATCGGCGAGGACAAGGCTGGGAACGGCCCCCGCGTGTACGGCTCCACGGAGTTCACGACCGAGGCTCTTGCGGGCGTCGGCCTCTACTTCGAGAAGGAGGTGTACAGCGCCTTCAGCAACCCCATCGCTGAGGCGTACATCGCACACCTCGTGGAAGAGATGGGCGGCAAGGACAACGTGATCTTCCGCGTGTTTGGCTACTGCCTCGGCGGCTTCTGCGTTGACGGCTTCGTGACCGGACTGCTCGAGCGTGGCTACACCGTGGAAGTGGTGACCGACGCCTGTGTGGCGCTCGATGTGCCTCCCGTGAGCGGTGACGAGGGTGGCATGAACTTCAGCCTCCGCACCCTCGGTGATGCGGGCGCAACCTTCGTGACGGCCGACAGCGTGTTGGGCGACAAGGCTCGGGCGACGGGCTGATCCAGAAACGCTCTGAGTTCGACGCCGGTTGAACTCGTTGCACTATTGAAACCCGATCACCGTCCTGTGAAAATGACCTCAACGGAGCACCAAATGCCCACTCGTGAACAGCTCGAAGTACTCGCCTCCCTCGGCGGACTGCCTGCCAACTACAACATCCCCGTCGTGGTGGAATCCGATGGCCGAATGGAGCGGAGTTTCGACCTGTTCTCCCGGCTCATGCGGGACCGCATCATCTACGTCGGCACCCAGGTGGACAGCGTTTCGATGCGCATCGCCATTGGGCAGCTCCTCTTCCTCGAGGCGGACGCTCCCGGCAAGCCCATCATGATGTACATCAACAGCCCCGGTGGCTCGGTGATCGACGGCCTCGCGCTCTACGACACCATGCAGCTCATCGACAGCCCCGTCCACACGACCGTCGTGGGTATGGCGGCTTCCATGGGTAGCTTCCTGCTCAGTGCGGGCTCGGCGGGCAACCGCTCGGCGCTCCCCAACAGCGAGATCATGATCCACGAGCTGAGCTCGGGCAACCAGGGCAAGTACAAGGACATGAAGGCGGCGATGGCGCACACAGACCGCCTCCACCAGAAGCTGACCCGGCTGCTGGCCGAGAACTGCGGCCAGAGCTTCGAGAAGCTCGAAGCCGACATGCAGCTCGACAACTGGATGACCGCCGAGGAGGCTCTGGAGTACGGGCTCATCGACAAGATCGAAGGCTGCGACCGCGCCAACAAGACCGCGCGGGAAGCTGCTGCCGCTGCAGCCGAGGCCGACGAGTAGAGAAAACCTCTGAGTGCTCCCCCGCGTGATGCGTTGGGGGAGCACTACGGACAACGACCCAAGGAACGGACCCAAATGCCGAAACAAGATATCACCGTCAGTGGCTTCTGCAAGAACCACCACCGCACCGGAACCTCTTTCACGGAGTTCCTGTGCTTGGACGACGCGGGCACCCAGCGGTGGGACATCCTTGTGGAGGCAGTGCAGCTCGAATGGGCGGCTCAGCGTGAGGGCTACCGGGACGGTGTGATCATCGTACCGCTGAACGTGTTCGCGCTGTTCGACGAGACCTTCTTCACCTGCCCCGTGGTGGACATCACCCCGGACGACCGCTTCGTGGTGGAGTACAAGGCTCGGCGCGAGGGTGAGAAGCCCCGCAAGAGCTCCAAGGTGGCTCGCATCAACAAGCTGGGAAGCCCGCGCATCCCTTCTGCGGCGATGTGGGTGGATGTGGTGCTCTACAACCGCTCGGTTCTCGAAGAGGACACGGAGCGTCTGGACGAGCTGAACGGCAGCGAGTGGGAGGTGGTGACACTTCTCGGCAAGCTGACCGAAGGCGACCAGCCGATGACGCCGGGTACGCTCATGGCGAACCACTTCGGCCTCGACGGCGGCTCGAGCACCAACATGGACGCCGTGCAGTTTGAAGCTGCCCTGCGTGCTGCCGTGACCTTCTGGAACGGCAAGGGAATGCTCGCCGCGCGGGAGACTGCCGAGTGACACCACGCACCCAGGAATTCGTTGCCGAGCTGTTCGAGCTCTACCTCGACCTCTTCTCCGACGACCCACATGGCGTCGGGGAAACGGATCTGGGCAAGGAGCTCGAGAACATCGAGTACGTCGGCAAGGAACTGGGTGTGGACCCGTGGACCCATTGGACCGAACACGCGAGCCCGTTTGAGCTCAAGCGACTACGGGACATCAAGGGCGTTTGAAAAGTATGTGCGTCGGCGGGAACCTATCCCGCCTTCAACCGTGAACAGTAGGAGGGTATGAACCCAAGGGCGACAAGCCCAATCACGGAGACACAAGATGGCAACCATCTCAACCTTCGGGCCTCTACGCAACGTGCGTGGCGAGGCTCACACTTTTCTGATCGCATCTGCAGGTGGCAAGGTCACCAAGAGCGGCACCGGCCTCAGCTTCTGGCTGTGGTTCTGGACCAAGGGCACGAGCCTCTCTGAGGTACCAGTCGTGGACCAGACCGTCCCGCTGACCTTCAACTGCCGCACCAAGGACTTCCAGGACGTCACCGTCAGCGCGACGGGCCAGTGGCGCGTAGGAGTTGAAGCGGCGCTCAACATCGCCTCCCGCTTCAACTTCGCTGTGGACACCGACACCGGCACTCCGCTGGGCGACCCTTCCACGGACATCGCCACGGTGCTGACCAACACGGCGCAGCAGGCGGCGTGGAGCTACATCTCCCAGCAGGAGCTCGAGCCGCTGCTTGTGGATGACCCCAAGGCCATCTCCGACGTTGTGCTTGCCGCCCTCCAGGCGCTGGACATCGGCATCGAGGTGTTCGCCGCAAGCGTGACCAGCATCAAGCCCAACCGGGACGTTGCTCAGGCCCTCCAGACCAAGACCAACGAGCGCCTCAAGCAGGAAGCTGACGAGGCCACCTTCGACCGGCGTGCCAACGCTACTGAGAAGGAGCGTGCCATCGAGGAAGCGGCACTGAACAACAAGCTTCTGCTCGCCAAGCAGCGCGAGGCCCTGATCGCTCAGGACCGCGTGAACAGTGAGGCCTCGGAAGCCAGCTCCGCTGCTGTTGTGAGCATCCGCACGGACGCCGAGTTGGAGCAGGGGCGCAAGAAGACTGAGGCCAACCTCAGGGCTCAGGAGCTCACCTCCGCACGTCAGCTCGAGGACGCCGCCAACGCCGAGGCCCAGCGCCTCGAGAACAAGGCTGCTTCCGACGAGCAGGCACTCGCCATTCGGATCTCCGTGGACGCTCAGACCGTCGCTCAGGAAGAGGCGCTCGGTGAAGCCCGCGTGGCCGAGGTTGAGGCTCAGCTCGCAGCCTTCGAGGAGAAGGGTGAAGCCGCACTCGCACTGGCCATCCAGGGCATCCCCGCAGGCCTCAGCAACCTCAGCTCCGTGACCATTGGTGGCGGACTGCTGGAAGCTGTGCAGCAGCTCAGCAAGTAGGAGGCAGCCGTGGAACCTCGAGTAGTAGTGGTTCGCAGAACCACCGAGTACGAATCTCTGCTCGTAGAGCACGGGACCGTTCAGATGGCGAGGTTCAGGCTTGAGCTGATGGGGCAGTCGATGGACAAGGTGGAACGGATGCACGCCGTCACCTTGAAAGTTGCTGCCCGTGCCCTCCGCGATGTACCACACACCTGGCGAAAGACGAGCTGCCTCCGGAGCGATCTGGACAGGTTTGTCTTTCAGCCCGGTGACATCATCGTTGCTGTGGGGCAGGACGGCTTGGTCCCGAACGTAGCCAAGTACCTGGACGGGCAGACTGTCGCCGGGATCAACCCCGACACCTCCTACAAGGCGAAGATGATGGTGTGGCGTGAGCGGGAGATCCCCTTGCTCTACGGCTACCTCAAGAACAACACCGCCAAGCTTCAGCGCCGCTCAATGGTGGAGGTGGAGATCAAGGACGACGAAACGCAAGAGGAGGGACGGAAGATCATCGCCCTCAACGAGCTGTTCTGCGGACACCACTCCCATCAGAGCGCCAAGTACGACATCGCCTACGAGCAGCACACCGAGTACCAGAGCTCCTCTGGTATGATCATCAGCTCCGGTACGGGTTGTACGGGTTGGGCAAGCTCCGTCGCATCACAGCGCCGGAACCCTCTGCCCTTCCCAGATCCCGAAGAGGGAGTGCTGATCTTTCAGGTGAGAGAGGCTTGGGACAGCCCCTTCTCAGGCGTTTCAATCCAGCAAGGGTATGTGGAGCCGGATGCTCCTCTCAAGGTGACGTCGCGTATGCAGGAAGGTGGAGTCATCTTCGGGGACGGCATCGAATCTGACCGGCTGGAGTTCGCATGGGGACAGACAGCCACCTTCAAAGTGAGCGGGAAGACCCTCAACCTGATGGTGCGTACTGGTACCCGCCGCTGAGTTCGAAACCTACAAGTTCTCTCTAACTTCCTCGGGGTATCCGTCGTTGATGGAGTAACTGGACACCCGAGGAATTATGAGCATTCTACGACAACTACTTGCAGGCAAGCGATCCTGGCGCGAAAGCACCCTCGGATCGGACGGCTACAAGTGGCCCATGATGGCTGGCGGACGCCCCGAAGAGAAGGAAGTGTTCTATCTGAGCTTCCGACGCGGCGGGCTCATGTTCATGCCTGTGGATCCCGAGACGGCGATCCGCGAGATGATCCCCAACCCCACCTCAGCGACCGTGAAGGAAGAGTGCGCGCTACTGCAGCACTTCGGCTTCAACGTGACCGAGAAGATGCTGTGGGACTCCGTGGACGGCTCCAGCCTTGAGGTGCTCTACGCGACACCCTTTGGCGAGTACGCTGCTCCCCGTGAGCCCGTGGCTACCGTGCGAGCTCCTCAGGCCATCGCAAGCTGGCTCGAGCCGTTGGTTTCGGGACGCTTCAGCTACCAGATGCAGGTAGCGACCGCCTACATCAAGGCCCGCGAGGGCGACACGATGCCCGCCTTCCTCGAGACCATCCGCACCGTGACCTGTGAGCGCCAGAAGGAGCTCACCATGGAGGCGATCCTCGGTGCCCACAAGGGCAGGGACTTCGGCGATGCCGACTTCCGACAGGAGCTGCGGGACATCGAAAACGGCATCACCGTGGACGAGCTCAGCTACTACAACGCGGTGCAGTTGCAGGGCATCAAGATGCTGGCCTCCGGCGTGAGCCCGAACCGCATCTTCGAGGTTGGCCTCCGCGCCGCAACCTGCATGGAGCAGCACCTCATCGCGCTCAAGGCTCTGAAGGACCTCGGCTTCACGCTGACCTCCAACGCCTACGGTGCCTACGTGCTGGACATCAAGGCAGTTGGCACGCTGGGCCATGAGGGCATCATGCGCCACGGTGGCAACGACGAACGCGCCTTCCGCGCACACATCGCCGCAATGCCCCTCGTGATCATGCTGCTCGACACCAACGACACGATGAAGGTGGGCATCCCGACCGCCCTGAAGCTCATGGAAGAGTTTCCGGACCGGAACGACGGGATGCGACCCGACAGCGGCTCCCTTGAGGAGCAGTTCCGCTACATCGTGAGCGAGATCAAGGCACGCGGCATCCGACCCCGCCCGTGGGTATTTGAAGACGGCATCGACGACAAGGACGTTGCACGGTACGAGGCGCTCCGCATCGAGGTTGACTACCCCGAAGAGGTGACGCTGTTTGGCGCGGGCGGCTACTTCATCGACCGCCCGGAGCCCACCGGCTACCGACGTGGCTTGGTGAGCATGGTTTACAAGCTCGCCTGGACGTCCAAGTACGGACCGACCATGAAGTTCGGCGATGAGCTGGAAGAGGGTTGGAGCGGGAAGCAGAGCCTCCCCGGCATCCCGGTACTCGCCGTGCGCGAGAACGCTGCTCACCCCTCACACGGACCCGCTACGATGGTGTGTCAGTACGGCAACCTCCCGAAGGGCTGGCGTGTGTACGGACCCGGTGACTCGGCGCGACGTGACGGCTTCGAACACCGACCCGCCGTGGACGGCATCACCCTGAGCTTGATCGAGACGTGTACCCGAGCCCGCGCGGAAGCGGTGGCTGCGGCAGCCTAATGCCACACATCACACTCGAATGGCGAAGAGACTACTGTGATCAGTCTACTGCTCGACTGAGATAGGGTTCGCACGAATAACACTCTGTCCCCGTCCCAGGGGTAATGCAGACCTACGGAGGGCTCCGTGAGCGAATTTGAACCAGCACGGCTGGAAAAGTTGGACGCACTACGCGCTGAAGGCGTAGATCCCTATCCCGTCTCCAAGGACCTCAGCCACCGGCTGCTCGAGATCTTGCGCATCGGTGCTGATCTGAGCGCGGAGGAGTTGGAGGCGCAGACCACCGTCTACCGTGTGGCCGGACGCATCGTCCAGAAGAACGAGATGGGCAAGATTGGCTTCGCCTTCATCGAGGATGGCGAAAGCCGGATGCAGTTGTTCGTGCGCCGTGCGGGCATCGGCCCCGTCATGTACGCCGACGTGTGGAAGAAGTTGGACATCGGCGACTGGGTGTACGCAGAAGCGCAGCTCATCCGTACCCGACGCGGTGACCTGAGCCTCAAGGTGGACAGCCTTGCGCTCTACTCCAAGTGCATCAAGAGCCTGCCGGACAAGCACGCGGGGTTCACCGACGTGGAGCAGCAGCGCCGTCAGCGGTACCTCGACCTCATCGTGAGCCAAGACACTCGCGACCGGTTCCGTGCGCGCAGCACCATCGTATCCTACATCCGGAGGTACTTTGAAGACCATCGGTTCATGGAGGTGGAGACGCCGATGATGCAGACGCTCCCAGGCGGTGCGAACGCACGACCATTCGTGACGCACCACAACGCTCTCGACAAGGACCTCTACCTACGCATCGCCCCTGAGCTCTACCTCAAGAGGCTCATCGTGGGTGGCTACGAGCGAGTGTTCGAGCTGAACCGCAACTTCCGGAACGAGGGAGTGGACGGGACGCACAACCCCGAGTTCACCATGCTGGAGTTCTATCAGGCCCACGCCACACCGGCTGACCTGATGGACACCACCGAAGCCATCATCCGTGGTGCCAACAACCGCGTCATCTACGAGGAAGCCTGCCGGGTTGGCGAGTTCCTTCCGATGGACGTCTGCACCTACGACGGGCACGAGCTTGACCTGACCACCTTCAGGCGCGTGAGCATGGCCGACCTGATCATGGAGCACGCGGGCATCAACGACCCCTTCTCCATGCCCGAGATGCGCTCGAGGTGGGTACAGGACCACCCGGACGCTACCAAGCTCCCCCGGACCATCGGGCGGTGGTTCCAGCTCTACTTCGACGAGTACGTTGAGGACAAGCTGATCCAGCCGACCTTCGTGACCGGATTCCCCTTGGACATCAGCCCACTCTCTCGAGCATCTGCTGATGACCCAGAGGTAGCAGACCGCTTCGAGCTCTACATCGCCGGTATGGAAATCGCCAACGGCTTCCAAGAGCTGAACGACCCCGTTGAGCAGGCTGCTCGTTTCCAGGCCCAGGCTGCTGCCAAGGCACGCGGGGACGATGAAGCCATGTACTTCGACCAGGACTACATCGACGCGTTGAGCTTCGGTATGCCTCCCACCTCCGGTGAGGGGATTGGCATCGACCGGCTCGTGATGCTGTTGACAGACACACAATCAATTCGGGACGTGATTCTGTTCCCGACAATGAGGTGACCATTGCTTAGATCCGGTGAAACCGCCTACGACCTACTCCTCAAGTGCGACGTGCTCGTTGAGGCGGTGGTCGATGGCATGATTGTAGTCAATGGGGAGAGTTTCCCCCACGACCGTTTCGTGCGTCCCGCCCTTGCCACCGACCGACGTTCGTGGCTTGAGAAAGAGAAGGAAAGCCCTGACGGCATCGCTCGAGCAGCCAAGCGTGAAGCGGAGAAGGAGGCGCGCGGTGACAGCCCGCTCCTCGACTTCGCGGAGGCTTTGACGCTGAGCGCAGCACTGATGGAGAAGATGCCATCCCTGCTGGAGTGCAAGGACTGGAATGGTCACTGGGGTTCCGGAACGGCTCTGCCAATCTCCTCCTACAGCAAGGAGTTCTGGCTGGACCGTGGCCTCAAGGAGGACTTCCGGTTCCGGGTGATCACCAAGGAGCAGGCAGTAGCCTACCAGCACTTCATCGACACCGGAGAGTGGACCCTCGAGCCTGAGATCATCCGCATCGGCATGTCGAGCGAATGCACCTACTGCGGCAAAGGCTACAAGGTGTCCTTCGACGGCACCTGGAAGGTAGTGGGCGCTCCCTGCAAGTACCCCGAGGGACTGCCCACGACCACCTGGGAACTCAACGTCCCAAGCGGCAAGCTCGTTGTCGCCAACGACCTGCGGGACGTGTTCCCCATGAGCGAGTCCGTCAGCTCCGTGAACATGATCCTCGGACAGCACGAGACCGCCCTGGCCTACAGCCGTGTAGGCATGAGCCACGCAAGCGTCGGCAACTCCTGCCCCAGCGTGTACCGCAGGGACGCAGAGCACTACACCATCTCCGGAGGCGTGCCCGAGGAGTACAAGAGCAGCACGTACCTCGGCAAAGAAGGTGACGAGTACAAGTACGAGAACGTGGAGTGGGCTGAAGGCGAGTACGAAGCTGCCGTAGAGGCCATGGGCGAGGATGTGGCTTCCATCTGTACGGACCTGTGGTGGTACAGCATCGTGGACTACGACGAGTACATCCGGCGCAGCGCGTTCGTGTTTGGCGAGGATTCAGCGAGGCGTGTGAAGGAAGAGCTCGACGGGTGGACCGTGAGCGTCGTGGACGTGAAGCCAGGCGTCTACAAGTTCGTTCACAACAACGCCCGTGACGACGACACCACCGAGTACGCGACCTTCGAGTGGGTGCGTGCCCCGGACGAGTTGACCGACTATGTGACCCGCGAAGCAGGACTCGAGGCACCGCCCGAGAAGGTGCTTGTGGCCGCGTTCTTCAACGGGTACAGCTTCCGCGACAAGCCCCGCGAGGAGATCCTGGCGAAGTGGAATGCCATGGACGACGACGCCAAGGCTCAGAGCCTTGCCTACTCGGCGGACCGCATCCTCAACTCCCGCGAGGACGATTGGCACGAGACCGGACAGCCTCGGTACGAAGCACCCGAGTTCGACCTCCCCGAGTACGAGATCCCTCAGTTCCTCTTCCAGCAGAGCCATTGGAGCACCTGCGACAGTGCGGGCTTCTGTATGCCCACAATCGCTGCCGGACTCAGGACTTCGATGAGGTTCGGCACAGCGGGCGACAAGCTCCACCCGGACTGGATCCGCCTCAGCTACAACGTGCTCCAATCGATTCTGAGCTACGGCGTCACCCCCCGTGAGAGCGAGGGCTACGAGTGGGACAAGAACGACGAGGGTGTCAAGCCCACGGCACGCTGGGTAGCTCCCGTGCGCAAGCGGATGTTCCTGGCAGCCGTGACGTACCTGAGGCTCCGCGAGCGCAACCCTGACGTCCCCGTGATGGACGTGGCCTTCGACCGGTGGATGAACGGCGGGTGCTGGATGACTTGGGTGCTGAACTACCAGCTCGACGACCCCTCCCGACCCGACGAGGTGCTGCTGTACGAGAACCCAGGCTCTTTTGAGTGGTACTTCGCCGACCCGAACCTGCTCCCCGAGTACTCCAAGAAGCGGGGTCAGGAGTACCGCCACATCGGCATCAGCGACATCCTGATGCAAGCCGGACGGCTGGAGTTCATCACAGTGAGCGCCTTCAGGGAGGCACTGGCCCTCATCGAGGCGAGCTCCTTCAAGGAGGCGGCTGAGTACATTCAGGCGAACCTCGAAGGGCGTCAAGGTGCAGCGCTTGAGTGGGACTCCGTGGAGACGGCCATCACTCACTTCCTGAGCGATGTAGATAAGAACATGAGCTACGACATGTTCAAGAGCTGATTGCACTTCTCGCCCTCTGCCGCCGTTTGAGGGCGAGAAACTACTACGGAGTCTTACATGCCCGGTTGGGTGATCGAAACGGGCATCGAGCCTGAGTACGAGAGCAAGCTCGCTGCCTCCGCTGAGGCATTGGGGTGGAGTGTTTACGCTCCCAAGTTCATGCCGATGGACGGAGGGTTCGAGATGCTCGCCGCCACGAACGGCGTCTACCCGATGGTGTTCCACGGCTCTCTTCAGGCAGTGGAAATGGCGCGGGAGCAAGGATGGACGGTCTACGAGAACGCCGACCAGCTCATGTGCTCCTTCTACTACCCGCGCATCAGGGACCGTCTGCTCAACCGCGACCACATCTTCATGCCGTTCGGCCTCCTGACTGCACACAAGGAGATGCTCTTCGCCGCGTTGGGCGAGGACGGGTGCCTGTTCGTGCGCCCTGACAGCAACCGGAAGCTCTTCAGCGGACAGTTGTTGAAGAGGGAGACGTGGGACAGGGACATCGAGCTGATGGGCTTCTACGACGACGTGGTGAAGCCCGAAACGATGGTGGTTGTCGCTCGACCCATCAACGTAGAGGTGGAGTGGCGTTTCTTCGTGGCCCAGGGGCGCGTTGTCACCGGCTCTCTGTATCGACGCGGGTACAACCACCCCCGCGAGCTTGCCACGGCTGACGCCCTACGACGTGGCCAGGAGTTCGTGGACTACTGCTTGGAGCAGAAGTACGAGCCTGACCACGTTTGGGTGCTCGACATGTGTCAGACCAAGGCGGGCAACTACCACATCCTCGAAGTGGGCAGCTTCAGCTCCGCAGGCCTCTACGCCTGTGACACTGACCTGCTCGTAGCAGAGGTGAACCGAGTGACTGAGGAGATCTCGCCATGACCGGATGCGAAGAACTGATCGCTGCCTTCACCATCTTTGGGAAGTACACCGACACGAAGTGGCCCACTCACTGTGAACACGACGTGATGCAGGTGGGCGTGGAGTACGACTCGGTGAGTGACGAGGACAAGAAGGCCCTCGGGGCGCTTGGCTTCATTGAGGACACCGAGTACCAGATGTTCAAGTCGTACAAGTACGGCTCGGCTTAGAGTCCTCTCTGAGTTCGTGGGGGCAGCGGGCGTTAGGTATGTAGCAAGCAACCACGCACGGAGCACCACATGAACAGAGCAATCGCCCGCATGATCACCGCAGATATGGAAGCCGCCTGCGCCGAGGTTGCTCGCAAGCATGGGGTGACGATCACTTCGGACGGTGGCAGCTTGGGCCTCGACAGCCTCACTGCCAAGTTCCGCATCGAAACCATCGCCGTGAACGGTGATGATGGGAAGCCCGCCGTTAGCGCAGCCTTCCTGAGCGCGTGCCGTGGCTTTGGCCTCCCCGAGGACCTCATGGGCCGGACGTTCAAATCGGGGCCGACCACCTACACGGTGACCGGCTTCAAGCTCACCCGCTACAAGTACCCGGTGAGTGCTACTGGGCCGCGCGGCGGCAAGTACAAGTTTCCCGTAGCGACCGTGAAGGCCGGACTCATCTGATTGGAAGCCCTCTAACTTCCAAGGACGAAAAGTGTTGGAAGGACTCTGGAGGACACTATGCCGCGAATCAAGACCACAGACGCACAAGACCGCATCCTGCGACGGTTGTGTGAGGGAGACGTTTTCGACGCTCCCAAGGCGACCAAGGACGCGCTCGTTCGCAAGTGCCTCATCACCGACGACGGCGTCCTGACCGAACAGGGTAGGGACTACTGCGTCTCCGAAGGCTGGCTGGACGTCAGTACCCGGAGCATGTCCCCACTCGCTGTGTTCGTGACCCGTGTGAAGCGGATCTGCGAGGAGGCTGACATCAGTGTCGGCAACTGGGGCAACGGCTTCCGTGAGCAGGACCCCACCTTCCGGGCATCCTACGGCTATGGACGCAAGGCGACCAAGACCACGAAGGATGCGTACCTGTTCTGTGAATGGGAGACCGGAGGCATGAGTGGGGGCTCGTGCTGGGATGATGCAGAATCGACCGGCTACTCCACCGGCAACCAGCCCGAAGAGTTGGTAGCTCTGGACAAGGTGCTTGAGGAGATCAAGCCTGATCTCAGCTTCTTGCAGTACAAGAGCCTGCTCCACTCCGTAGTGAAGACGGGGACGCGTGAAGAGAACGAGTACTACGGCAACTGCACCAACTACGCCTACAAGCTCTGCAAGGTGGAGGACCTGTTCTCCTACTTCCGGAACAAGGGGTGGATCGAGTGAACGTCACCTTCATCGTGGGCCTACCGGGCTCCGGCAAGACAGAACTGGCAAGGCGCGAGTACGTCACGCAGGGCTACACCCTCATTGACGACCCCCGCACCATCTCAGTTGTCCGCGCCGAGGTTCTGACCGCCTACGCTGAAGGTGTCGGAGTGGTGATCACCGACCCACATCTCATCGGACCGCTCCACCGTGGCCGGGCACTCGGCTCCATCATGAAGTGGCTCCCGCGAGGGACGAGCTTCCAGTGGGAGTGGGTGTACTTCGCCAACGACCCTGAGGCTGCTCAGGCCAACATCGACCGACGTGCTGATGAGCGTGGACGTATCAACGTCATGCACTTCAGCCACAACTACAACATCCCCGTCGAAGGGGACTACACCTTTGAGGAAGCACGCTTCCTTCCAGTTTGGAGCCCAGATGCCAGCTAAGATCCCCGCCAACACCAAGCCGCTCAAGGCCCCTCCAATCAAGGACGTAGGTGTCGGAGGAGCCATGGCCCGCCTCATCTACAAGAAGGTGACCCGCGACAAGGCGTGAAAATGGGCGAGTTCCTCTCTGAGATCTCCCCCTGTCGCTACGTTGTCCGAGTATAGGAGCGCTCAATGATCGACCGACTTGCACTGCTGATGGATGATGACGACGACCGCGACAACGAGGTTGCCGGACGCACCGAAGCAGCAGAGTGCGCCGACCCCGCTCACCGCATGTTGACCGTCAGCCGCAAGCTCGGCCTGTACCAGATCTACAACGTGCGGGCCAAGAATCGGCGCAGCGGTGGGGTGATGATCGTGGGTGAAGTGGCTGAAGGCCATCACGCCTACGTGGACGAGTACACCTTCATCCGCCTACACGGCATCAACTCCAACCGCGTAGACGGGGCCGCTGAGTACCGCCGCACCTTCCATGTGGGTGACCGAGCCGAGTACCACAGCTACAACCTCAGCTACATCGGCACCATCACGGGCATCACCAACAAGACGGTGACCATCCAGCCTGATGGACAGAACGAGAAGAAGCGCCGCCTCAGCATCTACGAGTTCAGTTGGCGCAACCGGGATTTCAACGAGGCGGAAGCCAAGCGCCGCAACACTGACACCATGCGACACATCTGAATAGAAGAACGTATCTGACTTTCAGGGCCTTCGTGGCGTTGTATAGCTGTGCAAGGAGGCCACAATGGATTTCGACCTACATGACTCTGCGATCCTCGTTGGAGTGGCTGGTTCCCGAGCTTACGGGCTCCACACCGACACTTCGGACGTAGACCTCAAGGGCGTCTGCCTACCTCCACGTCCGTACCACTTGACCTTCCGCAAGCGTTTCGACCAGTGCGACAAGCCTGGGCAGATGGAACCCTTCCGCAAGTACCTCGACGCCGAGCAGATGGACGCCGCCGAACGCGAGAAGCTCGAGGGCGTCGTGTACGGCCTCGGCAAGTTCATGAAGCTGACCGCCGACTGCAACCCCGGAATGCTCGACGTGCTCTTCTGCCGCGACGAAGAGCTGCTCATGCACAACTGGGCCGGGCAGTTGCTCCGCGAACACCGGGACCTCTTCCTGAGTGGAGCCGCCAAGCACCGCTTCACCGGCTACGCCTTCCAGCAGCTCAAGCGCATCAAGGGACACCGGGCCTGGTTGCTCAACCCTCCGACCCACAAGCCGACCCGCGAGGAGTTTGGCCTCGGTGAGGAAGTGGTGACGCAGCATCAGCGCAACGTGCTCCTCGCCGCCATCGACAAGCAGCTTGACGAGTGGAAGTGGGACTTCGGCGAAATGGCCGACAGCGAGAAGATCCGCGCCAAGGACAACATCGCTGAGACCCTCGCCACCATCGGCGTGACCACCGACGATGAACTGTGGATTGCTGCCGCACGCTCCATCGGGATCGACGAAGGACTGCTCGAGGCCCTCAAGGGTGAGAAGCGGTACAAGGACGCCCAAAAGAACTGGAAGAGCTTCGAGACCTGGAAGCGTCAGCGGAACCCCAAGCGGGCTGCGCTGGAAGCTGCCTCCGGCTACGACACCAAGCACGGTGCCCACCTCGTTCGCCTGCTCCGCATGGGACGGGAGATCTTGACGACGGGCAAGGTGCATGTGTGGCGCGGCGGGATCGACCGTGAAGAGCTCCTCGCTATCCGCAAGGGTGCCTGGACCTACGACGAGTTGGTGGACTGGGCTGATCGCGAGAACGCCGCTCTCGGTGACATCTACACATCGTACTACGGTACCGAGAAGCAGCGTGTGACTGCGCGGGTGAAGAAGGGCCTCGAGCCCCTTCCCGAGCTCACTCCCGTGCTACCTTACAGCCCCGACATGGACAAGCTGGATGACCTCTACGTTCGTATCGTAGAGAGCGTCCTCTAAAAGGAGAACCAACGTGCCTCTTCTCTTTGCTACCCGAAGCTACGAGTACCTCGCCCCTACGTTTGTTGACGTAGACCCCTGCTTCGACCGGGGCGAGGTGCTGATCAAGACCTTCCCTGACGGGGAGCGGTACCAGCGCATCGAAACCTCAGTGCGTGACCGTGACGTGGTGTACCTCGGCGGCACCATCAACGACAACGACACGATGGAGATGTTCGACGCTTGCTGCGCGATTGTGGCCTACGGAGCTCGCTCTCTGACCATCGTGATCCCCTACTTCGGGTACAGCACCATGGAGCGCGCCAAGCCCAAGACGCGTGAGGTGGTGACTGCCAAGACGCGCGCCCGGCTGCTCAGCGCCATCCCCGAGGCCTACAACGGCAACCGGATCGTGTTCCTCGATCTCCATGCAGAGGGCATCCCCCACTACTTCGGAGACCGAGCCCACCAGATCCACTCTCGTGGACAGCCGATCATCCTCGACGCGATCCGCGAGATCGTGGCTGAGCAGGGCGTCGCTGATGCCGTGATTGGCTCCGCTGATGCCGGTGGTGCGAAGCGTGTGGAGTACATCGCCTCCGAGATGGGTGGCTGGCTCCCGGCCTTCATCGGCAAGCGACGCATCGACGGCGGGACCACCGAGGTGACCAACGTCAGCGCCGACGTCAAGGGCAAGTACGTGATCCTCGTGGACGACATGACCCGGAGCGGTAGCAGCCTCGTGGGTGGAGCGAAGAGCTACATGGACGCGGGTGCCATTGGCGTCAGCGCGATCCTGAGCCACGGCGTCTACACCAAGAGCCCCGCCGACACGCACGCCATGTTCGACGGCGTACTCGACGCGGTGTACTCCTTTGACAGCCACCCGCGCGCCGTGAAGATGGTGAACACCCTTGACAAGCCAGGCACCTCCGGCATCTTCCGCATCATGCGATGCGCTCCGGTGTTGGTGGACTCCGTGCTTCACCACCTCCCGCGAGGCTGGGGTGGCTCTCGATAGGCTTCACCTCCTACTTGAGATTGACCCCCCTCCGGAAGAGGGGGTGTCAGAAGGAGCCATGCAAACCCTTGCAGCTACCGAGGCTGCAAGGGCAGACCTCAACGTCGAAATGACCTCGTTGCTGTCCATGTACCAGGTCCGGTCAGCGTACCTGCTTCGGTGGCGCGAACTGGCGAACAACGAGGACAAGAGGCTGCTCCTCGTCTTGGACAGGAGGCCCTCCACCATGGAGCGGTACACCCCTGACATCCTCCTCGCGGAGGGTCAGTGCCTCAAGCACAGGGACCAGATCATCAACCGGAACACCTACGACGAAGTGATGGCTACCATTTTCAGAGATTTGGACGGCATCATCGCCATCACCAACACGAATGATCCTCAGAACCCATACCTGGAGATTGGAGTATGATTGCCGTGAACGACCGCGTGCTCACCGTGCGCCCTGAGTCCATATCGAATGACTGGATGCCCGAAGCACTCCTCTCGAGGAAGTGGGGCGTGTACGGAATTATCACCCGATTGAAGAACGGGCACGGCGCGGTGTTCACCGTCCGTCATGACGACGGGACGACGGGCTATTACGAACCGCGCGAACTGGCTCCTGAGGTTGTTGAACCACCTGTACAAGAAGTGGACAGGCTCGCGCTACTACTCGAGGATTGAATGGAACACGAAATCGTCATTGTCATGGGACCTCCGGGCGGCGGGAAGACCACGCACGTCCAATCCCTCGTGAAGCAGGGCTACACCCGCATCAACCGTGACGAGATCGGCGGGAAGCTGAACAGTCCCGACAGCAAGATCTACAAGGTGATGCAGGAGCAGTACAAGCGCGGGAAGCGCCGCTTCGTGCTTGACAACACCTACCGGAACGTCGCCGCACGCCGGGGCCTGATGGTGAACGCAAGGCAGCTCAACCTACCTGTCCGCGTGCTGTGGCTACAGACCACCCGTGAGCAGGCTCAGCTCTTTGCGGCCCGGCGTCAGATCCAGAAGTTCGGTGTGCTCTTCGGCAAGGCCGAGTACAAGAAGCACCGCAAGAACCCGAACATGTTCCCGCCCATGGCTCAGTTTGCGTACTGGAAGCAGTTCGAAGACCCGACCATGGCCGAGGGCTTCGACAGCATCGAAGAAGTGGACGTGGTGACCGACTTCGGCTCCGAGTACACGGGGAAGGCTCTGCTGCTCGACTACGACGGCACGTTGCGCCTGACCAACAGTGGTGACCACTACCCCAAGGAGATCGGGGACGTGCGCGCTCTGGAGGGACGTACCGCCATCATCCAGGAGTACATCGACAAGGGCTACCGGATCCTGGGCATCAGCAACCAGAGCGGTGTGAGCCAAGCCTCGGACAGCCCCAAGTACGTCAGCGACGTCACCTGCCGCGACTGCTTCGATGAGACCAACCGGCAGCTCGGACATGACATCGAGTACCTGTTCGCCCCTGACCGTGGTGGACCCCCGAGCTCCTACTGGCGCAAGCCGATGGCAGGCATGGGCGTCGTGTTCATCGAGAAGTACAAGCTCAACCCGGACGCCTGCATCTACGTGGGCGACATGAAGAGCGACCAGACCTTTGCGGCACGGGCGGGCTTCCAGTTCGAGTGGGCGAAGGACTTCTTCGGTGATTGAGACCGGCACCGAACTTGTGGTGGTATCCAACGAGGCCATCTTGTCGCTCCTTGAGAAGCGGGCTGTGGTTCATGGGGGTGGCGTTGCCCTCCTCATACGGAACTCAGTCAAGGACTGTGAGGAGGGCCACATCCCCTTCTCTTCGCTTGCTGCTCTGCTGTTGATTGTTCAAGGAGACTGAGAGATCATGGACCGACGCCGCTTTGCACGTCTCGCCTTCTTCTGGATGGTGTGGCCCGTACTTCGACTGCTCATGATCCCCTTCTACAAGGTGGACGTCAAGGGGCGGGACAAGGTTCCCAAGGGGCGTCCGTTCGTCATTGCGCCGAACCACGTCACCTACGCGGACTTCTTGTTCGTGATGGCAGCTTTCAAGGTACCCGTCACCTCGCTCTTGTGGCACGTCCACTACGACCGAGCCAAGTGGCTGTTCTCCTTGGCTGGCTGTCTACCCGCTGTGCCCCGAAGCGTGGACCGGTTCCTCTGCAACCAGACCATCCAGACTGCCCAAGAGCGCCTGATGGACGGTGAGTGCATCGTGGTGTTCCCCGAAGGCGGGCTCCGAGAGGAGGCTACGGGCATCCAGCAGATGCGACAGGGCTACAACTACATGAGACCCACCATGCACGACGGCGGATACGTGGCCCCAGTGCTCCCGGTGACGATCTCAGGGTTGTGGGGCTCGCATTGGAGCCGCAAGGACGGTGAGCCCACTCAGAAGAAGGCGCGCTGGTTCGGTGGACGGCGTGTGGTGACCGTGATCATCCACGACCCCGTCTATGAGATCGAGCCGAACGCTTTGCAGCAGATCATCGAGGCCAGCCACCCTCCGGGTAGCCCCGAGTACGATCACAACGCAGAATTCGAGGCCTGAAACGCAAGTCAGGCACGTCCTGTGACCAAATGGAGGCCATGTGCTCGACTACAAGACCGTGCGGGAAATGACGCCCGCCAACTGCTATCACAGCCTGATCTTCGGACAAGTGACCGGTAGCCTGGAAGGGAAGCCTTCCATTGGCGACCCTCAGAAGACCTTTGGTGAGATTGTGGTGGACGCACTCCGCGACGAGCTCACACTGCTGGAGAACAGCCGCGCGATCACGGGCAAGGACCTTGACACCGTGTCGGCTTACTTCTGCACCAAGGCCGAGCAGCTCCCCGATGAGCTGCGTGACATCTCCCTGTTCAAGATCAAGGCGGCTACCCATGTGCTGGCGACCCGCGACGAGGTAGTTTCATGAGACGCTTTCTGTTTGTGTTCGACACCACGGGTTCCATGAACTCCTGGATCCGAGAGGTGCGCAACAACGTCGCACTGATCGCTGGCCGTGTCCTCGACGAGGATGAAGATGCAGAGGTAGGCTTCCTGGCCTACGGTGACTACTGCGACCGGACCAACATGATCCAGGACTCCACCAACCCATCCTTCTCCTACACGGGACAGGTACCGGGCGAGGCAGAGACCGCAGACCTGAGCTTCTTCTACGACTCGAGCTCCATCGAGCGCTGGCTCGCCGCCAACCGCTCGACCAGCGGCGGTGACCACCCTGAGTGCGTGGAGTACGTGCTCCGCTACCTCCGCTCCTACCATGTGCCCCACGCCAAGGCTGCGGGCGACGAGCTGATCGTCATGTGGGTAGGCGACGCACCTCCGCACGCGCTGAGCAATGGACCCTACGGGAACAACCCCCACGGCCTCAACTGGCAGACAGAGCTCGCCGCCGTCAAGGACGATGCGACCTTCTACATGGCGCTGTGTGGTCCTGACCCAGCGGCTCGGGCGACGTGGACCACGATGGCTACCGACTCCGGTGGCGTGATGATCGACATCCGCAACATCAACAACCTCGCGACCACGATGATCGCCGTAGCCAAGGCTGCCGGTGGCGGACTGGACGAGTACGCTGATGAGCTCCGCGAGGGCGGCGCGGATGCTGAGATGGAAGAGATCCTCGTTGATCTCGGAGCAACCTGCCACGACTGAGGGAAGCATGTCACGTAGCAAGAAGCTCGTATTCGGGCTGGATGCACTATCAGATGCCGGAAGGGCTTACCTCCGTCAGGGGTGGTGTGTTGATGAAGACCCCAATCACCTACAAGTTTCGGAGTGGTCGTTGCTTGACAACATCTACGACAGCGGTGAGGGCGAAGAGCTGGACTCTGTACCGGAGTCTTTGTGGGAAACCCTCGGCCTGTCTGCTGAAGACCGTGCTGAGATTGCAGAGTTGTGGGCTGAGAATGCCGACAACGAGGTGGAATTCGAATGACTGACGGCTACGCACTCATCGACCTGAAGACCCGAGACCTCATCCGTGTGAAGGGGCGTGTGGTGCATGGCACTCGCACTCCTTTGGAGCACTACCTCGAGGAGCAGAACGGGCGTCACTTCGATTCTGAAGCTTTCGAAGAGGTTGACCCCTCCCGAATCTCCATCATCCAGGTGTCCCTGGATGTAGAGGTGGAGTTCCCTTCACCCAAAACCGACAACGAAGATCCACGGTTCCTCACCGAACTGCTGTAGGAGCAACAATGCCCACGCCCAACGCTGAGTACTTCCCCGACCTCAACATCCCCTCCATGGGTGGGCCGGTGAGCCCGCAGATGACCATCATGGTTTGGGCAGATGCCACCAAGGCGTTCGCTTGCACCGCTGCTGAGATCCCTGACTCTGAGAAGAGCAAGATGCGCGGTGACGGCTACCCGGCGCTCCACATCGGTGAGCGCAACCTCGCTCTGATGGGTGACCACCTCGGGGTGTGGGCGCAGACGTTGAAGCGTGCGGACATTCCCCAGCTCGCCACCATCGACAGCCACAACTGGAACGACCCGCTCCAGATGAAGGAGCTTGCCGTGTACGGCGAGCACGCTGACGAGAACTCCTTCGAGGCCGAAGTGGTGGACGCCGTTGCGCCCTACATCGACTACCGAATCGCCAAGACCACCTTCGACAGCTTCTTCGAGACCGACCTGAAGGAGCAGCTCGAGGGCTTGCATGAAGGCCTTCACCCGCTCCAGGTGTGCGTGGTTGTGGGCGGCTTCGTGACGCACATCGTGGTGAGCTCCATCGTGCAGCGGGCGACCGCCATGGGCTATCAGGTTGTGGTGCCCAGCTTCCTGGTGGGTGACTTCAAGCGCATCCACCACAACAACTTCCTTCGCAACGTGTTTCCAGCATGGGGCGTCAACGTCGTGAGCTCCGAGAGTGAGCTCTGCGACCTTCTGGGCATCCCCGCAGGACTGCCCGCTGAGGTGAGAGGATGAGCGACGAGATCAAGACCATTCATGTGAACGGCAAGGTGAGCGACATGTGCGGCATCACCTGGCCCGATGGCAGTGACCATGACGGCTACGTGCCCTCTGGCATTGGCATCGGTGGCGGTGACTACCTCGAGCTGGAGATCAACGCTGCTACCGGGCAGATCCTCAACTGGCCCGGCCTTGAGGCCGTCGAAGCGGCTGCAGCCGAAGCCGCTGAAGAGAAGGCAGAGCGCGCCCGTGACCACGAAGAGGCTCAACGCAACCGACGGAGCCGATTCGGGAACGAGTTCTGAGATGCCCAACGACCCACCACACCGAAGGCGAAGACCCTTCATGGTGCAATCTCTGGGACGGCAGCCCTACGACGATTGGATGACAATCGTTGAGGATGGGCAGGCTATCCTTTGTGGCGTCTGCAAGATGACTTCATGGTCACCCGGCGACGTGGAGAACGGGTACTGCGGCAAGTGCCAGAAGTTCTATCAGATCCGCACGGCGGTAGGCATCAACGTCAGGGAGTGTGAGCTCTGCAACGAGACCATCTTCAACTCTGACAAGCACGAGTGCGGAGACTCTGAGTGGAAGCCAGGCCCGTACAACAAGCACCCCTTCGAGCCACGTCTACGTGCTGCCCGATCCACAAGACTCGAGATCAACGAGTGCAAGTGCGGCACGACCTTCATGGACGATGGTGAAGGCCTCTGTACCGCATGTCGGGACGGCAACGCCTTCAGGCTGAAGATGCTGTTCGCTGACGACGAGGAGGACTGAATGGAGCGTGGACCTGAGGTGGGCATGATCATTCACTTCGTGGGACCATGGCACGACCTTACCGGAACAGTCGTGTTGACCTATCCCGAGAACTTCGGTGCTCGGATTAGGGATGCGAACGGTGACTACTGGTGCGTAGGTGACCTGCCCATGGGGAACTATGAGCACGGCTGGGAGTTCATAGGGTGGGCTGACCCCGTCGACCGTCTTGAACTGTTGATGGAGGTTTGAGTGGCACGAATGGTACGGGTGTTCTGGAACCCCATCAACGACTTCGTGATGGCAGAGATCATCGAGGAGATTCCCGAGGGTGTGACCGTGTATGCAGAAGGACACGGCACATGCAGCTTCACCTGGGCAATGGTGGAGGAGATGGACGCCAAAGGGCTCGATGAGTCAAGCCCTTCCCGCCGCCTTCTGCACATGCACTGGGATGACGAAGCCGAACAGGAGAGAGTTGATGCCCTTGGACTTACCTGAGAATCCTGACATCACCGAGAAGCGTTGGCACATCCGGGGGGCGAACAACATCGTCCGGGTGATCATCCGCAACCGCTACGCTCACATGGGTCACGAGGACCTGCTCAACCTTCGGATTGAGTGTAGGTGGGACACCGGACCCGAGAGCTGCGAGTGGCGCACCGTTCCCGGTACAGTCACCCGGCTCATGAAGAAGGATGAGGCGTACCGAAGGGCGGCTGTGATCTATCACGGCGATTGGGTTGGAATCATCGAGAGGGCTGGCGGCGACTACGCTCACTATCTCGTAGCCGCGAACCGCGCTCAAGAAGCGTCTCATCCTGATAGGATGACACTACTGATGGAAGGATGAGCTATGCGCATCAACGGCATGACAGGACCCGCATTTTGGCACGGTGAGCTCCCCAAGGAGATTGACCGGCTACTCGCGGGACGTGAACAGAACCTGGACCTCCCCGAGGAGTTTGAGGTTGCGGCTCCCATGACCCGTGACGTGGTACGCGCCACGCTGCTCGGAATGGTGACCGACTACGAGCCCGACCTTCAAGGCGTCGAGGTGACTTCCATCCGGGTGGTTGACGGCCAGCAGAAGGGTGTCGGGCGCAAGTTCAACATCCGGAGGTTCAGGCGTCAGGTATCGGACGTGAACACCGTCGCTGACGTGGCAGAGGCACTCGTGAAGATCGCCTCCTTCTACGCCCCCGACTACGGCAAGGTCGGACACCCGTGTCACCAGTGGTGTCCCGTGTGGGGTAGCTGCCCCGACATCCAGCAGGTTGCGATCACCAGCCTCATCCAGCACTTCTGCACTGCCTACGGAGAAGCCTCGGCATGACCGAGTTCCTGGCCAAAACGCTGATCATCGCGTGCCGGACCGTTTGGTGCATCGGGATGCTCGTCCTGTCTCTCTTCGGCTTCGTGTATGTCGTAGAGCTTTTGCCCTGGCAGGTAGTAGCGGGACTCGCAGTGCCCATAGCCCTTCTGACGGTGTTCTATTTGGTGGTGATGCTGCGTCTGGACGACTTGCGCGGGAACGACCGAGCGACCATCATGGAAGAGAATCGGATGGTGTTCAGCCTACCGCTGCTTGTCGTTGCCTTTGTTCAAGTCATCTACTGGCTCAAGTGGCCGAAACGCTCGGAGGACCCTGAATGAGAGGACCCCACCACATCCGATCGACAGATTGGACCTGTGTGTTCTGCAACAAGCACCGGGACGCCATGCCTCAAGAGAGGTTCGAGCTCTGCTCCCGCGCTCCTGAGTTCACCGACCTACCCCGCCCCGGACAGATGTGGTTCATGGGGACCGGATACGGTGAAGGCTACGGCATTGTGACTCACGTGGCTCCCTCTGGGTCCTATCGGACTGGAGCGTGCGTAACCGCCCGGAACATCTACACGTTTGAGCGCAACGATGAAGGTGGCTGCGACTATGGACGTGTCGCCACCAACTGGCCTCCGCGTAGGTGGCGTCTGATTCAAGACGTGGACATCAACCCGTGGAACGAAACTGACGTGGACCGGATCGAGCTGCTTCTTGAAGCGTAGGTGAGGGTTTCGAACTCCTCGCCCTTTCTTGGTCCAGCTTTGTCTTTTGACTGAAAGAGGACCAACAATGCCCAAGTGGAATTCCCGCACTCCCGTCCGCCCTGGCGCAGTCCGCCCCCGCAAGGTCAAGGTAGAGATTGACCTTGACGTGGACGTGCCCACAGCGGCCCCAGAACCCGCGCCTGTCGCCCCTGTTGCTGACGGGCGGACACCGGCCCCGGCTCCCAAGCCAGCGCAGACACGGCACGAGTCCTTGCGCGTGACTACCACTCCCACGCCCGATGGCGTGCATGTGGAGATCCTCAACAACACGGACACCACCTACATCGTGTTCCTCACCCACTCCGACAGTGATGGTGTGTATGGCGCGAAGGTGGCCGAGCGGAACGTGGTCATTCCGGTGACCGACATCACTCAGAAGCACGGGACGTGGACGGCGACGCTGTTGGACGCCACGGACATGAGCCTGCTCCACACCTCCGACTTCGAGCTTGAGCTCAGCGTGGAGTGGTTGGCCGAATCCCTCGGACGGGTGGACATCCGGTTTGCAGAAGCTGATGGAGTGCTGGACCGGCTGGGGTGCATCGCCATCCAGCCCGGACCTCCGAATGAGGAGCCGATGTACGGCCCCGATGTGGAGGACTTCTGCATTGCGGTGCTGTGGCCTGACATCCCTGATGACTTCGACACGGACGGCATCGAGTTCTCAATGGAGATTCACCGACCCGGTTCGGGCGGGATCTACTACACCGAGACCGGACCGCTTGCTCGCCTTGCTGGCTACAAGGTGATGGTGGAAGACCACTTCCCATCCTCGGAGCCCGGCAACTGGGGCGTCAGGGTGATGCTCGGCTCCCGTGTGATGGGGCAGGCAGTGTTCCGCATCGGCGGTGGCGGACCTGGCACCCCGGCAAACTCTGAGATTGCAGTTGAGGAATTCGGCATCAGCCTCGTTAGTGGGTCATAGGAGGCCAGGAACATGGGTTCGAGTGTGTATCGAGGTAGGAGTGCGTCCCTTGACGGACGGTGGCTCAACATCTGGATCAGCCGTGAAGAGATGGTGTGGGGTGAAATGCGGTGGACAACCACCTCGCACAGCCTCGACACCGAGAGCATGGAGGTTTCAAGCTCTCGTAGTTGGCATCAGTACCGGACTCAAGCCCACTACATTCCGACGGCCGACTTCACCCTGAAGGACTTCAAGACCAAGGGTATTGATGCGGCCCCGAGCCTCCGCAAGAGCGACTACATGGAAATGGACATGGGGTACTACCATCAGGAGACCCTCTTCCGGACGCTCAGTGCTCGCACCTTCCTCCAGATGTGGGCCGCGATCCCCGCACGCCCTGGTATCCCCCTGACGGACCGCTTCATCCTTGTACTCTGCTCCGATGCGCTCGACGAGAGCTCCCACATGGAGAGAGCCTTCAAGGCAGCATCAATCAAGGCTCAAGCCCTACCGCCTGACAGCCCCTACGCACACATCTTCGACCAGAAGAACCTGAACATCAAGGACTACAATGCCAACCGTTGAACAGCTCGAAGCTCCGACCTACCGCACCTCCAGCCTCTGCACCGACATCCTCGTCGCTACCGACATCCCCGAGGACGACCTGCCCAACTGGGAGGGCTGGCAGGAAGAGGGACGCGCTCTGCTGGGCGACACGATGGTGGACCGTCGTGGCCCCGCTCCCACCCGCGCGGGACGACACTTCCTGCTCATCGGGCGTGCGAACCCTCCCTACTGCCACACCGACGGCTTCGTCTGCACTCCGGGCGGGTTCGTGGACTACGGCGAGGACCCCAAGGACTGTGCCCCGCGCGAGCTCAAGGAAGAGACCGGCCTCGAGCGGGACTTCATGACGCTCATCGACGTGTACGGAGCCACCGACCGTGACCCCCGCCGCCACGTTGTCAGCCTCGCCTACTGCTGCCGTGTGACGCCCGCTGAGGCCCGCAAGGCTCGGGGAGACGACGACGCCTTCTGGACCGCCTGGATCCATGAGGAGGACATCCGCTCCGGCAAGATCATCTTCGGCTTCGACCACGGGGACATCGTGCGTGACGGCATGGCAATCCTCGCGATGATGACGGTATAATGGAAGCCCGAGGCTACCAAGGGTGCTGGGACCGGGCCGTTAAGCGACAGCTCGATGAGCTCGGTAACACCGCCAACGGCTACATCACCGACGCGATGTTCCATGAGGAGATCGCCAAGGAGAAACGGGGCAGGTTCCTGTTCGCCGCCGTGTTCGTGGTAATAGGTGTAGGAGCCACCGTGCTTCTTCTACTTGAAATCGTGAAAAGCCTCTGAGTACCTCCCCCTTGGGTACGTTATCATGAGGTAACGGAGGTGCCATGTCAACCGAAATCCTGAAGCCGCTCGAGTGGGGATTCCCCATCACTTTGAGCCGCAACACCGACATCCCCGCCTTCTGGATGAAGCGATTCTTCCGGTGGTTGGACCGTGGGTACATCGACGCGCCACACCCTCAGACTGGGATGCCCGCACGGTGGAGCCTCGCTCCCGAGGACATGCACTCCCTGTTCTGGTACTCCAAGGACTACCGACGCTTCCTCAAGAACCCACGACGCGCCGAGCTGGACGCGAACTACCGACAGTTCTTTGCGATGACCATCTGCGGCGACCCCTCCACCGAGCTCAAGGTGCCTGCGCTGGACATTCAGCTCCAGTGCTTCGCTGACATGGTGGCAGAGTACGGCGTCGAGAAGATGCAGTGGCGCTACTCCCCCGTGCCTGCTGACTGGAGCGAGTTCGAGCGGGTGGCTCAATTCATGGCCGACCTGGGCGTGCGGGAGTGCTACTTCAGCTTCCTCCACAGCGAGACCGCGATCCCCGAGACCCGTGACGAAAACGAGCGCCGGGAGATCTTGCGGCAGATGTGCGCCATCCTCGACAAGCACGACATGATGCTCCTCGGGTGCTGGGACGACGACTCCTTCAGGGGAGTTGCGGACAACTTTGGACCGGCTACGTGTGTCAACGCCTACTGGATCGACCAGATCTATGGTATAGACAACCTGGGGCTGATGCACCCCAAGGTTGACGACTGCCGTTGCTCAGCCGCCATTGAGGTAGCTACCCAGACATCACTTGCCTGCCCACACGCCTGCACCTACTGCTACGCAGCTCCCGCCAACATCGAAAAGGCGCGGATCCTCGAAGAGGGTAAGAAGAAGGCTGCGCTGGGCAGGCTCAACGTAGTGGAGAACGACTGAATGCCAACCAAGCACTCGAACCCGATCGAAATCAAGGGCAACATCGTCAAGGTAGATTCCGCCGACGATGGTGTGTTCCTGAACCTTCAATCCTTCACCAAGCTCTACCGGGTATTCGTGCCCACATTGCTTGCGGACGGCTTGGACTTCCCACTCGAGACAGGCAGAGAGATCAAGGCCCTGTCCATCGAGAACTGGCGTGCCGGTTTTTGGGTTGCACAAGGGGTGAAACTTCAGTAGACTTCATAGAATGCGCTTTTGTGAAACGGGTCATGCCGTTACAATACTGCGCCACCCGACAAACCTGTGTGACGATGCCTGTGGTTGGGCAATAAAGGCTCTGAGTTTCTCGTAGGCTCAGTTCGTTACGCTGTGACAAGACCGAAAAAGGGGTACAGATTCAATGGCACGCACACACACCGAGACGGACTTCGTCCCGACGGACGTCAACCAGCTCATGGCATTCCGCAAGTACATCATCGGTGGACTGCGTGGACAGAAGGTTCCCGAAGAGGACATCGACGACAAGTTCCAGGACATCATCATTCACTGCATGGCGTCCAACTTCTTCCCCCGTGTGAAGGAGAAGGTAGATGCGGGGCTGATGACTCCGCGTCAGTTCCGTTCGTACCTCGGTACGACCATCCGGAACTGCCTCGTGAACGGCTGGAAGAAGGACAACCGGGACGCCAACACCAACGCCATGAGCCTCTCGGTGCCCTCGGACGACTCCGAGCCCGCTCGCGGCACGGTGGACCTCGACCGGTTGCAGCAGACCAGCAACCTCTCGGAGCTCAGCATTCCGGCAGAGGTGGTGGAATCGGATCTCATTCGGTACATCGCGGAGCGCAAGCCCGCGTTCCTCCCCACCTTCATCCTGCGGACCATGGGCTACCGCCCGGCAGACATCAGCCGGATCATCGGCAAGCGCAAGGAGACCATCCACTACCGCGTGAAGAGCCTCCACGCCCTCATCACCGAGTACCTCGCGGTGACCAGGGACGGAGCCAAGCCGAGCAAGCGGAAGCGCACAAGCACCTCCGTCGGCCCGGTGTACCTCGTGAAGGGCGACAACCCCTTCCAGCGAGGCTCGTGCTACGTGTTGTGGGACACCCTGAACGCCATCGGGAACCCAGTGACGATGCGGGAGATTGTGGTGATCACCGGGCGACTGATGGATCAAGGCAAGTTCGCCTCCCGCCGCAGCCCCGAAGAGGTAGCTGGAACCTTCGTGGCAGTGGCACTTGAGAAGGAAGCAATCGGAGAGACAGCGGCCCCCAACGGTAATACCCGAGGGGGCCGCGCAGTTCAGCACGCTGCGCGCACACGCTACCGCTTCGTAGGCATCCCGAACCCGTACAAGCATTGGGCAGGTAGCCACCCCATCTACGACGCCCTCGTGACCCGTGGCACCTTCGACTTCAACGACCTCCTGACCACGGTGGACGCACTGCTCGACAGCGGCGCGATCAAATCCCGACGCCCGGCTGACGGCATTGCCTGGGGGTTCATCGAGACCGCCCGTGGCTACAAGGCCATCGAGCGTGCCGAAGAGAACCCGGTGATGCCGGGTGACGTGGTTGCAGCAGCGGTGACCCGTGCGACCGTGATCACAGGCCTCGCGGTGAACGTGCCGACGCCCGTGCGCTACGCCTTCTGTGGAGCGAGCCCGTACCGACGGGGCATCAACTTCAGCATCTGGGCTGCGTTGGTTGCGCTGGGTACGTGGACACGGGACGACGTGGACGCGGTGACTCAGCAGTTGATTGACGCGGGCACGATCAAGACCCGGCGACCCGCTGACCAGATCGGGTACCAGTTCTACAACAACCTCAAGGACTACGCGGGCCTCTACAAGGAAGTGGACGGCGACAAGCCGGTTGCTGCCCCGCCCGTTGCGGCTGTTGACCCGGCCTCTGCCTCCTACCTCCTGAAGGGTGAGAACCCCTACAGGCGCGGCATCAACCACAGCATCTGGGTGACCCTCGTGACCCAAGGCGCGTGGACGGAAGCCGACGTGGAGCGGATTGCCGCTGCGGTGGTTGCCTCCGGCATGGCGAAGAGCCGACGCCCCGCTGACCAACTCAGCTACCAGTTCCTCAACACGCTCCGCAAGTGGTACCCCGAGCAGTGTGTGGCGGCGGCTGCAGCCTGAAACCAGTATGACCGCGAACCGGGTTCGCCGATCTCATGGAGGTTCACACGTTCTACGACCAACAGGGAGTAGAAAACGATGAAAACCTTCTGGATCAGCGGCCCGTCGCCGTTCAAATCAGCACGCTCAATCAACGCCATCATCTTCGGAAACGTCATGGCGGCGCAGACGCACTTCGACCGGCCACTCACAAGGCCCGAGATTGCCGGTTTGATCAAGCGGATGAAAGAGCGAACCCTTATCAAGTCCAAGCAGGACAACTGGGCTCTCTACAACAACTTCATGACGAACATGAAGCACTACAAGCTGGTGGAGCAAGAAAAGCCGGGCGGCACGCAACCTTCAGCCTGACAGCTTGTTTGAGAGACCATGACCACTACATGCCAAGGATGCGGCCATCACTGGACCGCCGAAGAACTCAAGCGGACCGGCGTACACCACTTCAGCGCCATCAGCCAACGTCGTGTCGTAGCGGAGCCCACGGGCACTCGCTGGGAGATCAACTTCGGGCCTGAAGGTGACATAGTGAACATCAAGCAGTGCAACCTGTGTCCCATCGTGCTCATCAGTGGCGCGGTGGCTGAGGGATAGATGCCGATTTCAGACCACATTGCTTGCCCACGGTGCAAGGAAGGCATTGGAGCGGAGTGCGTTCAGCGCGACCCCGACGACCCTTCCGACGCGGGCCAACACTCCGACAGGATCCACGCCTTCATAGCGGGTGGCTCTCTTGAGGACCGTGTGACCATCCACCTTGAGACCGAAGAGGCGCTTCGGAAGCTCGGGTGGGACTCTGACGGGTGCAGCCTCTTCCTGAACGATGAAGAGATCGCCGCGCTACCCTGAAAGAGTTCGAACTTCGTGAACGGCCTCTAACTTCTGAGTGCCGCTCCCCGTTAGAGGGGACACAACAAGAGGCAGACCAATGACCCGGATCGCAGAGACGTAAGGACCCCACAAGAAGCCTCCGTAGAGGATCGTGCAGTTTTCACAAGCTACACCTTCACTCACTACTACGGATACTTCAAAATGGACGCCAACTTCACCCTCGACAGCGACAAGATCGAAACTCTCGCTGCCGCCGACATCTCTGCCAACCTCTGTAAGAGCCGCCAGTTCTGGGACGAACTCAAGAAGGACATCGGTGCGGACTACCGCAACGAAACCCTCGCTGAGAGCTCCGAGGCGCGCTCCGAGCTTCGCACCCTCCGCACGGAGGCCGTTGCCGAAGCCACCAAGCGGATCAACACCGCCACCACCGACGCGATCTCCCAAGCCACGAAGGATGCCGAAAAGGCTGCCAAGGACAAGCTGACCCGAGAGATCGGTAGCCGGTGGGGTTCCTTGAGCACGATCGCGAACGAACAGTGGATCAAGACCGAGATGCGCGAGCTCATCCGTGAGCAAGTGCGCCAAGCCTTCGGACGTACCGCAGCTCAGCTTGCCCGTGCCTCCATGAAGAGCGCCAAGCTCGAGGAGTTGCTCGACGGGTGCGACGATGAGTACGCCCTCCGTGGCCGGTTGAACGAGGCTTGTGGTACTGGAGCGGCAGCAGCCGCCAACGCGATCCTCGGCAACCCCGGCAACATGCAGCGCCTCGAGATGCTCCTCGAAGAGGATCTCGACAGCCAGGCCATTCGGCAGGCTCTGAGTGGAGGTGCGAAGTGAGCATCCACACCGAAGCCCAGCTCGAGGCGATGTTCCAAGCCGCCTCCGATCTCGACACTCTCATCCAGAGCTACACCCGCACACGCCACGACGTCGACAGTGAGTTCCCTGCCTATTGGGACATCGACGAGATTGACGAGGGTGGAGCCACGCTGACCACTCAGGAGTACCAGTGCTCCTGTTGTGGACCCGAGACCCGTACCGAGTACATCAGCATCGCTGACCTGCTCGACCACGACATGCAGCGTGCTCACGTCGCGAGAGAGGCCCGTGAGCGCAAGGCACAAGAGGAGAGGGAGCAGCGTGCGGCTGACCAGAAGAAAGCCGAGGAGCGCCGTGAGCGTAGCCAGCTCGCCACCCTTCAGCGCAAGTACGGGAGCACATCGTGAAGCCCTTGTACGACAGCTCGTGGGAAACCAACGAAGACGAGGAAGATTGGGAGAACGACAGCTTGCAGACAGGCGAGCACCGGCTCTACCGCTTCAGCTCCAAGGCTGATTTCCGCAGCATTGACCACTACGCAGACTTCACCGACTTTGAGTTCACCAAGCCTGGTGTCTACAAGGTGTGGGTGACGAGCGGCAGGTGTGGGCGCTGTAGCCCTCCCTGCTACGAACAGACCCTTCACTCCAAGTTCCACGCCGCTGACTGGCAGCCCTTCGTGCTGTTTGAGGATGACTGATGCCCCACACCTAAGCTCGAGACCCTCCCGAGGATCTCCACCCGAAAAACGCTGAGAACACTCAACCAACTACGGAGATCCTAATGGACAACCTGACCCCGCACTTTGACTTCAAGATGAGCCTTCCACTGGCTCAGTACCACAAGCACAAGCTCGAGAGCCGAGCAGACGCGCAAGCCAAGTACGAGCGCTTCAACACCGCTCGCTCTGCCATCTTCGACAATGGCATCACCAACAGCAGCAGCCTCCCCGAGGACGACCCTCGCCGGGTGGAGTACGAGGCTGCATCTGCCGCACGTAGCGGAAGCCCTTGGCGTGACAGCCTGAAGGAGCTCTGGACCCTGATCGTCAGCAAGGACGAGAAGGAGAAGTACGACGCCGCGTGGAACGACTTCTACTTCAGCGATGCCAACGCCTCGGATGACCCCAAGGAGGTACTGAGCCCGGACGGTGCCTACAAGATTGTCATCACCAGCCACAAGACCACGCCCGGATGCTGGGCCTACACCAAGGGCACCGTGTTCAAGATGGCACTCGGGACGTGGCTCTACGTCAACGAGGTGCGCCGGAACTACTCGAGCCTGTGGCATGAGTGGGTGTACCGCGAGGATGGGAACTGGCTGCTCAGCGGCGAGAGCTACATGGGACAGACGTCCATCAACCTCGCAACGCACGAGAAGTACAGCTTCAGCCCTTCCGAAGCCTACTTCGGTGGCGGCTTCTGCTGGGTGAACGCTACGCCCAACAAGGACGGCACCATGATTGCGGCTGAAGGATGCCATTGGGGCGGACCCTACTTCGTGCAGTTCTACGACTGGACCGACATGACCATGCCACCCATGCCCATCGGCAACAGCGGTGAGCACGAGGAGTGTCACGGGTGGCAGGAGGACGACGCATCCTTCCTTGTGGGTGCCACACGCCTCATCCGCCTGAGCGATGAGGTGGATGTCGAGACGGCCTACGACCACGACCTTGAGGACGCGGACGGCAACCGCATCATCACCGACGAGGAGTACGACCGGCTCGAGGATATGGTGGACGAGGGTGACACCTCTGAGGCAGAGCGTCGCAAGATCTCCGTGCTGTGGGAGCGCCCGCCCGCGCGGAAGCTCTACGACCAGACCGTTGAGTACCTCGGTAGGCTCCACAAGCTCGCCGCCGACTACCCTGAGAAGTACACCAACTTCGACGACTCGGCGCTGGTAGCTACCATCAAGAGGCACTGGAGGGCGATCCCCGAGGGTGAGCGCCCAGAACTCTCCGTGTAGATTTGCGGGCTGCGGGGTGCATGGGCTGTTCGAGGGCTCATGTACTCTGTAGTCAGCATAGATGTTCAAGTACGGCAGACGGTCCCTTCCCCTGCCGTATACCTGAACCAGCCTCCAATGAGCGACACCCGCCGCGCCCTGATTCGGGAGTTGGAGCGCCGTCCTGACCCGATGGTCTTTGATGTTCTGACCGTTGAGGTGATGGCTACCGCATTCGCTCAGATTGAGCGGTGGGACCTCCGTGTGGACTCCGTGGAGCTCAGCTCCCGCATGTATCGCGATCTCGTCAACTCTGACGAGAACCGGTTCGTAGAGTTCACGGACGCGGCGGCAAGCACCCTGTTCGGCGTGTCGCTGACCATCAACCCGACCTCCGACATGGGCTACGTCCGGTGCGACCCCGTGTATGGCGTGGTTGAGTGCCCGCTCCACTACGCCGAAGCAAGAGATGAAATGGCTGCCTGAGTTCCGTGCAAGTAGGCACGTTGAGCTCACATGGAAGAGACCGAACAGCATAGTCGACTCGACGAGTTGATGGGCGACACCCCGGATCCCCATCCGTTCCCCGATCTTCGCTACACGTCTCCCATGACCATCGAGCAGCTCCTTGCGATCCTTTACGAGGTGGAGCTCTGGACTGGACGTAGCTTGAACTTCAAGGTGGGAATGCCCAACGCGATTCGCCGTGAGTTGGTAGTGGCGGGATGGGATGAGGAACGCCTACTGACCCTCCCCGGCCTTGGTGAGCTGGCATGGTCATCGGCAGCCAACCGGTTCTATCTTGCCGTTCGCACCAGCCTCTACAAGGACCCCAAGGCGAAAGCCGCCGTGCGAGCCCTGACGGCTAAGTCCAAGAGAGACAAGCCCCCAGACCTTGAGAAGTATCCACACCCCCGACTCCTGCTCTACGTGGCAAGGGACGAGGAAGAAGTGCGCCCCGCTTTCGTGGGCTTCGGATCCAAGCCACTCTATTGAGGACCACATGCCTGAAGAATCAGAGCAACATGCGAGGCTCGAAGAGCTGATGGGGGAAGACGGCGAGCCCGTCCCGCCTCCAGAGTTCCCAGACCTTGTGTTCACGCCGCCCTTGACTGCCCTGAAGCTCAGCGGGTTGCTGCGTCAGGTTGAGGTGTGGGCGAAGCTCGAAGCGTACACTCACACCTCATGGGCTATCTCCCTGATATCCGTGGACCGAAGGGAGCTACTCATCGACGGGTGGGACTCAAGTAACCTGAAGGGATTCAGTATCGGTAAGTTCGAACGGGTGCGTGGAGCCCACTCAGTCCTCATGATCTCTATACGCTCCTTGCGTGGCGAGACCTCCCGTGGGATGGCTAACGCGCTCATCAGTGCCCGGAAAGAAGCCGATCAGGCAAGTGGATTCAAAGGGCATGTAGATGGTCACGTCCGCCTACTGCTCACCCTCCGACGGGCGGACGAAGAAGACGCTGTTCGAGCCAGTGTCGCAATCTATTCCGAAAGGCTCTGACTTTCACGCTACGAAAGGCGTTGAAGGAGTAGCACGGAGCACGAATTGTATAAGTACACCGCCATCGCACCTCGAGACCTCGCCTACTTCGGTGGCGACCAGACCCTCCTCGATCTCCACGCAGCAATGCGCAAGGCCGACGAGGCATGGCAGGGGGCAGCGGCGTTCGACCTCGGATACGACGTGGTGCGCGAGCTCTGTACCGACTACATCGCTGCCTCCTACAAATTCCAGAAGGCCCGTTGGGGCCGCATCCGCACCCGAATGAGCGCATCAGCTCTGATGAGGTAGACATGGACATGGACTTAGACACCGCCACCCAAATCACTGCTGGAGCCTCGGATGCTCAAATCTTCGCGGTGATCCTCGCCTCCTACCTGTTCAGCTTCTTCGCCTACGCATGGCTGCACTCCAACCAGCCCGCATCCTTCCGCAACGTGACCTTCTACCAGCGCACGCAGGCCCTCGTCACGTTGGGTTGGGGCTGGCGTCTGGTGTTCACCATCCTGGCGTCCGGCTCCTTCTTCCTCTGGACTATGTAGATGACAACCCGTGAAGAAGTGGTCAGCTACCTCGCTCAGTGTGAGATCCTCGACATCGAGGACATCTGCAACGAGGCTATCCGCGCGGGGTGGCAGCAGATCAAGGTGAAGAAGTTCGGTCCGACCACCCTCACGGTACACACCTTCGGTGACAACAAGATCCAGCTCATCAAGCTGATCCGATCCGTGACTGGAGAGGGCCTCAAGGAATCCAAGGTACGCTCCGAGGACCTTGCCCGCAACCCCTGGACTTTCCCGATCCCTACGGACCGAGACGGTGTAGACCGTGAGCCGGAGATTGTTGGGATCCTCGACAGGATCGGTGCGCGCTACGACCTGACGCCGGGTGGTGAACAGGGACAAATCCCCGAGGCCGAGGCTGAGTACGTTGAGCCCGGACCGCTGAACCGAACCACTCTTCTATTCGACGAGGGCTGAACCATGCCGACCCGTGAAGAAGTAGCAGACTACCTTGCCACCCTCGATTTCGAGGAGATGACCGACCTCTGCAACGAGGTGCTCCAGCGTGGCTGGGTTCAGAAGATGGTCCCTGACGACCGTGGAACGGTCACCATCACAGGCGGTGACCGGATGGAAGTCATCCGGACCATGCGGGACCTGGGGATGGGCATGAAGGACGCGAAAGACGTGGCCGACAACCTTCCGTGGATCAGCCCCCTGATGGCTCCCTACTACCTCAAGAACTACTCTGACGTCTGCATAGCTCGAGGCGTTGATTGGACGGAACAGTTGGGCACCGTGCCTGACGAGTGGGACCGCCCTCCGACCATCAACCCACAGCCTATGGGGTGAGCGTGCCCAAGAACTACTCCTACTGCCTCTACATCCACGGACCCAAGGGAACCGAGACGGTACTCAAGGCCGAGCGCGACATCATGTTCGTGCGTCGTGTGGCAGCGAGCCGGGGTAGGAAGCTCAAGGGTGGACGTACCATGGAGATCACCCGCGACGGGAAAGTACTCAGAGGAGGGCGATTCGCTCTGGACACTGAGTGCTTCCGCGTGTGGCTGGAAATCAACCACAACCGAACACATTCAGTGTACTGGGACCTGGTGGGCTTGATCCCACCGAAGAAGAAGGACGCCCCATGAGCCTACCGATTGCCGTTTGCATCATCGTTGTCAACCCCGAGGGTGAGGTGCTGGCCTGTAGCCGACGCAACGACCACACCGCCTTCGGACTGCCTGGTGGGAAGGTGGACCCCGGAGAGACCCCCGAGCAGGCAGCACTCCGTGAAGCCGCTGAGGAGACCGGCTACCAACTCCCCATCGACACCGAGCTGACCGAGGTGTACCGCGCGGTGTGTGAGGGAGATCAGGACTACGACTGCGTCACCTTCCGGGTGGAGTACCTGGACCTGAAGCGTGCCACCTGGATTCCCACCGACCCCTCCGAGGGGAAGGTGGATTGGGTTGGCTGGGACGTGTTGGCCCGTGGCCCCTTCGCTCAGTACAACCAGCGAGTACGGGAACTTGTGTCCTGATGGCAGAAACCTCCGAGCCTGAGACCTACAGAGCACCCCCGCAGTGGATGTTCGACAAGGTACAGATCAAGCCTCGCCCGTTGATGACGGGAGCGGATCTACAGGAGCGGTGGGACAAGCCTGACCAGGACCCCGGCAGTGGGCCGCGCTGCCTCATGGCGTGGTGGGATTGGGAGACCCACACCTACTGGATCGGCATCGAGATCGTGGACGGCAAGATGTACGTCAACGTCTGTCCCTACGGCCATTCCAAAGGACTCCTCACCAATGGTGGATGTGACCGTAGCCGTCAGGTGGCCTACGGAGACGGGACCGTAGAGGACGCAGCGCGCATCTGGAACGAGTGGTGCAAGCCCGACCAGCCACGCCACACCTTCCGGTGTCAGTACCACTACCACTTCGACCACTGGTGCTCGAACGTGGCTCAGATGGAAGCGGCGCGGGTGATCTTCTGCCCTGATGACTCCCTTGAGCTCTACTGGCTCGACTACGGTTGATTCGGTTCCGAACCGCACGACTTAGGGCTCATAGTGGTTGGAGGGATGTAGACCCCAACTTACCGAGGCGCGCTAATGTCCGTAGTGATCACCGATCCATCCGTTGAGTCCGACTCCCGTCTGACCCTTCTGTGGGAAGACGAGAAGAGCTGGAAGCCCGCGACCGAGTCGACGGCAGACTTCATCAACGGCATCACCGGCCTGACGCCCGTGTTTGTGAGCCGCCCGAACCAGACCTTCATCGAGGCCCGTGAGCACTACCGTGGTGCCCCCAAGACCTCCGTGTTCGTGCAGGCCGCGCATCACGCCTTCGACCAACACATCCCCTTCGGCATCGACCCCGAGGTTGTGTGGTACATGATCCTTCACGAGGTGGCAATCCACGTTCACCTCAACACGGAGGCCTGCGCACACCTCTTCACCACCAAGCCCGGCGAGAAGCAGGTTCTGAAGGTGCTCGACGACAGTTTCGGCACCCTGACGCCCGATTGGGCCGCGACCATCCCCGTGTTCCGTGACCTCCTCCGTGAGAAGGTGCCGGGCGGGTTCAGCGATGACCTGCTCCCCTCCTTCAGCACCGACACCGACGAGAGCCGGACCGCTCTGCTCATCACCTTCATGGACGTCGCCAGCGACTACTTCGAGTACCGTGGCGGGACCATGTGCGGCATCCCGGCCTTCAACCTTGGCGGAACTCCCGAGGATTGGGACAAGATCCACGACGGCGTCAAGACCATCGGGACCAAGTTCCCCGGCCTCGCGCGGTGGGTAGAGACCCTCGGTGGTGTGACTGCCAAGCTCAAGGCTGCGGCCAACGGCGAAGAGGATCTGACCTTCTGGCGCTCCTTCTTCAAGGAGCACGGAGGATCGGGTGGCCCGTACATCTCCGGATGGATCAACGCCTTCTTCGCTCACTCCCCGCGCCCCGGCACCGCCATGGTTCGGAACCCCAACTACAGCTACGACAACCCCGACGAGCCCTGGCAGATCCCCGGCGTGGCCCAGTACCCCTCCGAGATGCGTCAGACCTTCGACGAGGCTGCGGTTCAAGCCTACGCCGAGCAGTACGACCGCGCGGTACCCGACGTCCAAGAGGGAGTAGATCTCCGCTACGTCGCCAACAGCTACCCGGCCAACGTGAGCCAGGTTGAGTTCATCATCGATGCCGACGGACCTTCCGGAATTCCAGAACGCAACATGAAGCTGATCTCCGGTGTACTGGGAAGTGAGTTTGTGGGACGCTACCTGACCCCGCAAATCGGATGGGCAGTCGCTCCAGCCGCATAGGGCTGGTACAATTCGAGGTACGGGAGGCTAAGTCAATGTCCAACGATGGAAGAAGCGTAGAAGAGCACGAGATGTCGGTGATCATCACGGCTCACGCACGAGACCAGTTCCGAATCCATCAGCCCAACGCAGGCTATCGTGGGTGCCGCATGGCATTCATCGACGCCGTTCCCGTTGGGGAGGACATTGGCCGCGCCATGTGTGGCAGGTTCTGGACCACACGACAGGACCAAGGTACCAGCTACTTCCGCCTTGCCCGTGACCGACGTGGTGAGTTTGTGTGCGTTCACTCGCCACACAACGAGACAGGCGAGATGGTTGCAGTTGTGATCACCTACCTCCGGTTCGGTGGGGAGCAAGAGGACTTCGCTTGGAAGCACTGGCCTCCGACCACCAACATGGAGCAGTGGGCCTTCAACCAGTACCTGAAGTACGCCCCTCCGGCCACCGTAACTCGTTACCGCCACGCTGAGGCACCCGAGGCCCCACCGCTTGATCCTGCGGCGACCTGGGCGCGTGCTGTTGCCGTTCAAAGCCAGTACGAGCTGTTCGCTGCAAGCAAGGGCGTCAAGCGTCAGTTCGGATGCACTCAGAGCGCTGTACGACACATGTTCAGCACCGCGAGCCGCGTGGTAGCAGACGGTGACGGCATCCTGGTTGGAACTGGATGGGCGACCCTCCGACTCACTGAGACCACGGATGGATGGCGCGTAACATCCACCGACAAGCATGTCGACATCGACACCTCCGTCGACGCTGTTGTGGTTGTAGGGACCTGATGAGCCACGTAGGCACCTCGCCGCCCCTTGAACGGGTGCTCATGATCGTGGACACCCTCCCCAAGGGGTACGAGGACAAGTACCCCTTCAAGGCGGGGGACACGGTTCTTGTGCTGGGGGAGATCAAGAATATGAAGGGGCACTACATCATTGCCCTCAAGGACGGTCGTGTGCTGTACGGGTACCACGACGATTTCTTTAGAGAGCCGACGGAAGAAGAGTTGTAGAACCTCTCTAACTTCCGACCAGCTCGGAGCGTTAGAGACACATGGGACAACTCACTGCAATCATTGGCGACGTCCACGGATGTATCGCCGAACTCGAGACTCTGCTCACTCTGCTGCCCAAGGGCTGCCGGATCGTGTTCGCAGGTGACCTCGTAGACCGTGGCCCCGACAGCCCCGCTGTTGTGAAGCTGGCCCGCTCCCTTGGAGCTGAGTGCGTCATGGGCAACCACGACCACAAGCATGTTCGGCACGTTCGGCGAGGACGTCAGGAAGTGGCGCACGGACGCCCGGCACCCGAGCACAACTCCCAAGAGATCACGACCATCTCCGCTGCCCTCTCCACAGAGGACCAGGACTGGATGGCTGCCTTCCCGCACTACATCAAGCTGCCGGGCAACGTGCTCGTTGTTCATGCCGGACTGCCGCGTGACGTGACCTTCCTGCCTCCGCAAGGGGACATCGACGGCTACTCCCGCAAGCGTCAGGGCAAGTACAACCAGCTCTGGTTTGTGCGCTACATCGACTCGGAAACGGGCAAGATGGTGGGCAGCACGTTCAGCATGAAGCCGGGCCTGGAGTTCTGGGCCATCAACTACGACGGCTACCTCGGACATGTGTACTACGGCCACCAGCCGTACAAGCAGCCTGAGCCTATCCGCGACGTGTACGCAACGGGCATCGACCTGGCGTGTGCATTTGGTGGGTGGCTCTGCGCCGTGATCGTTGATGAGACGGGCGCGGAGGTGGACTGCATCACGGTGAAGGCTGAGGACACCTACAACTCCAAGTACACCCTGCGAACGGAAGAGAACCGATGAAGAGCTTCAACGACATCACCTTGAGTGTTGGGGCTTGGATCCTCTTCTACTCCAAGGCGGGATCAGGCAAGAAGTACGGACGCCAACGGTTCGGGCGCGTGGTCGAAGTGAAAGACCACGCGCTCACCGTGCGTGTCATCTGCCAGAACAACTTCGACAAGATCTACTTCAAGGTGCCTGTCGGTGAGGCCATGAACATTCAGGTGCGCAAGGTGAAGCACGCCTATGTGGACGTCGACCCCTTCTCCCACGTGATTGTCGTACCAGAAGAGATTCTGCCGGTGATGGGCCTGGTAGAGAAAGCAGCTCTCATCCTGGCGTAGCAACAGATCACCTCCCTATACTGAAAGGGAGGGCAGGCATCTACACATACCATCTGAGATAGAAGCGCGTGGCTACGTTGACCCATTAGAACGGGAGCACAGCATGTTGGACGCCTACATCATCGAGCAGCGCCGTAAGCAAGAGCAGAGCCGCAGAGCGCCTGTTCAGATTCAGATCCCACTCGCCCCTCAGTGGTGGATCGATCAGGAAGACCGCCGCCACGACTACGAAGAGACGCAGCGCATCAAGAAGCCTGCCGTCACCGAAGTTGACTACACCATCCAGATGTAGACCGGGAAAACCCAAAATACCCAAGAAGCCGCTCCGAAACCCACCTGCACTGGTGGACGGAGCGGCTTCTGCGTTCGTGGTCCGTCCTTCCCCGACGAACCGGCTACAATCGGCGCGGCACATGACCTCTGGAATGACTAATCAGAGGTCACATCCGCTCGCAGGCCGTTCCATATTCATACATCTGTATAGGTGCCGGAAAGCGTGTGCTTCGGCATGTGATGTACAAACCTCATGGGTTTTCCGGTGAGGTTTCGTCGCTGTGGGTCTGACTTTCCACCCGCTGCCTTTTCCTCCATTTCTGGGACCTGAACCTGGGCCGGACAGCGTTTTAGGAGGAAACCCCGGTGCTTTGGCACCAACGAAAAGGCGGCTGCATGATGGATAAGAACACGCTGGTTCTTGAGATGGAAAAGCAAGGCATTTTCAACGCACGGGACTACGTCCGCAAGTTCTCCCGACCGGGGCACGGCACTGTCGAGCGCTACATGATTGGCGAGCAGGACCCCATCACCTCCACCGGCAACTGGCGGGCAGCTCCTCAGCGTATGGCTGACCGCCTCAACGTGGACATCTCGGTGCTGTTCCCTGAGAGCTCCGAACGTAGGCAGCAGATCCTCGACGAGCTGAGCCAGCTTGAGGTAGGCGAGGGTACCGACATGACCCTCCTCCACTGCGTGCGCTGCCCCAAGACCGCTGAAGAGAGCGGGCGACCCTTGTTTGTACTCGTCGACTTGACCTGTGCTTCCTGCCCCTTCCGATCTGAGCTGACAGGGAACAGGCTCGTGTGCAACCACCCACGCGCAGCGGAGATCTAAGAATCGCTGCGGTCGGCTGAAACTCCATGTTCCTCTTTCAAACAACAAAGAGGACACACACATGGCGTACATCGCTGCACGGGACCGCAACCTTGCATTCACAGACACTGAAACCACGGGCCTCGATCCGGTCGAGCATGAGATCATCAGCATCGGCGTAGTAGTCCGCTCACCCTCCGGTGAACAGCTCCACCGCAAGGAGTGGTTCATGCACCCTCGGTGGCCGGACAAGGCCGACAGCAAGGCGCTGGAGATCAATGGGTACACGCACGCGGCTTGGGAAGCGCACGGCGTTGTCAGCCACGAGACGGCGATGCGTGAGTACTGCGAGATGACTGCCGGTGCAATCTTCGTAGCCCACAACATCACCTTCGACTGGGGAATGCTCGAGAAGGAGTGGGACCGGCACGAGGGCGTAGAGTGGACCGGGGACTACCACAAGATTGACACTGTGACTCTGGCCTGGGTACCGTATTTCGACTCCACCAACGGCATGAAGTCGGTGTCCTTGAGGAATGTGTGCGCCTACTACGGCGTTTCCAATGATGGAGCGCACGACGCACTTACTGATGTCGATCGCATGGTTGAGGTATACGACTATCTCATGGAGGACACATGGTCCGGACTCTTCGGAAGGTTGTTTGCAAAGGCGCGAAGCTCGCTTCGAGGCCTGTGGTTGCGGCTGGCACGGTAGCGCTCTGGGTTCCGGTCTTCCTGATTCTCTACTACCGAATGGTGCGATATCCTCACACCCAGGACGCGGGGTACTAACCCGCAAGAGAGCCTGTGGCCTTGAGCCGTGAAGCCCTCTTGATGGAGGACTGATATGGAGGACTGATATGGAGGAGGTGTCTAACGGTTACTGGATCATCTACGGGATTGCGACGTGCGCGTTGGTGTTCTGGTACGTGAAGTACCGGATCTCAGACCGAAGGCACACGCAAGCACTGGCCCGCCACCAGAGCGAGCTGAGTCTGTGGACCGAGGAAGCTCAGTCCGCGATGAACCGGTATGAGGACTCCGTAGTAGAGACCCAGTTGGCGATTGGGACTCTCGCTGCCGTGCGTGAAGCACTCGGCGGGAACGTTCCCGATGCACGACTCGCCATGGAGGTACGGGGCTACGTCTCCGGCGCTGACGCTGAGGCCTCTCGCGGTGATGAGCTTGCTGAAGAGGTGAGATCGCTGCGTGAGAACGCTACCCCGAACGCTGAGGCACTGGCGCGGTATGCGGGTGAGAACCAAGGACTACGTCAACGCAACACCCGCTTCCAAGAAGAGATCCTAAGACTCAATGGGGTACTGAATGAGCGCAACCGCGTCACGGCGAGCCTTGAGGGGCAGACCTACAGGTTCGACCTTGGATCTGATCAGGCGAACAACCTGCTCAGGAACATCAGCTCGGCACTGCTTGACGAAGTGGCAACATCGGCCCCCGTTGACGATGGGGCGCATGAACTGAACAGACTACTGGCTGAGGTGCTACGCGCCGAGGGTCCCGTAGCTGACCCACCCGACCGCATGACATTGCTGTTGGGTGTAGAGGAGGACGAAGATGGGCAGGAATTGGGCACAAGCAGCGATTGAGAAGCTGGGGACGGGAGCCAACGCCGTCATTCATCCACGCGGTAGCTCCATGCACCCGAAGGTGAAGGACGGAGCTGAGGTGGAGTTGACCCCCATCACGGCAGACACCGAGCTGAGCAAGGGCGACATCGTCCTCGTCAAGGTGAAGGGCAAGGTCTACCTACACCTCATCAAGGGTGTCCGGGGCGGTGACGCCGAGTTCCAGATTGGGAACAACCGGGGCGGCATCAACGGGTGGACTGGACGGCAGCACGTCTACGGCCTCGCCATCGAGGTCCGTTGACTCGTCCGTTAGCACTTCCACGGTGAGCTCGAACAGGGCGTCGAAGGCGTCCTCCATCGTGGGTGGACCATACTCCTCCGTCGCCGCGTTGTAGTCCTCTGCCCATTGGCGGGTCAGGGTCCGATCGCACTCGGGGGAGCACAAGCGACACTCGAAGCTGATGTCGATCCACTCGGTATCCGTCTTACAGATGAAGCAGGGCTTCGCCCCGTGTCTGGAGTGGAGCTTGTCACCCCACGTCTCGAAGACGTGGGCAACGGTGACATCCAGCGTCGCGTCATTCATGTCATGTTTCCAAGCGTGGGTCGGTCGGTCCTTCAACGGCCTGCACTTCGACACCGTGCTGCTTGAGGTACTCTACCCCGTTGGCTCCCATGTAGCCATTCGCGACGACGATCACCTTGGCGATCCCGGCGTGGTGGATGAGCTTGCTGCACATCAGGCAGGGCTCCCCGGTGACGATGAGCCAGGCACCGTTGGAAGCCGTACCGCTCGCAGCCGAGTTGCAGATGACGTTCATCTCTGCATGGTGGCAGCCCACTTCCATGTGAGTGCCCGACTGGATGGGGGCGTACTTCTCGAGCAGATGGGCACGGTGCTCGTTGGCGTCCTTACGCCAGTAGATCGGACGGCCGTCAGGAAGGCAGATGTGCTCACCGAACTGCTTGATGTAGCAGTCTTCAATGTCATCGTCCCCGCCGTTGCCGTGTACTGTCAGGTCCTCGGGCTTGAGTCCGTCTCGGTGGCACCAATCTCCCCCACACAGCTTGCCGCCGCCACGAGCAGCACCGTTGTAGCCGTCCATCAGGATGACATTGCGCTCAGGGTCGAGTAGGAGGGCTCCGAACTTGCGGCGTGGGCAGTTGGAGGCTTTGGAGAGTGCAAGGCACTGCTCGATACGAATCTGGATGTGCTTGAGCTTCATTCGGAGGCGTCCATTGCTGCGCGGTGTTGGTCTACGTCGGGTGGCTCGTCTTCACACGTCCACACGTCCCGGTCATCGTTCCAGACGGCCTTCCCGAGGCTGAGCTCGTCACCCTCCTCGAGCCAGGCACCCTCAACAAAGTTGACGGCTTGCCAGGTGCCCTGGAACTTGCCCGCACCCACCTTGTAGATGCGGTAGCCACGTCCGACAACCAGGCCGACGTCCGTGGGGACAACCGCCGCGAACACTGGGTAGCCGAGATCGCGCTGCTGTTGAGGGAAGTCGGGCTGAGTGTGGAAGGCGAACAGGGGGATTCTCATAGGATGTCCTCGGTCTTCACGTACATGATGTCGTCGCAAATCTTGGAGATGTTGGTAGGGATCACAAAGGAGCTGATGAGTCCTGTCTCAGCCAAGCGGAGGCGCACGTCTGCCCGGAGCTGTTGCTTCACCTCGAGGGTGATGGCGTCCAGCTTGTAGAGGAACACCCGTTGGGGCACCAGATCGGTAAGTACGACTGCGAGACGTTTCGAGCTTTTCACGCTTCCTCCTTGGGTTCGGTGTCTGAGTACACACGGCGACCACTCGTTGCTCCGACAAGAGGAAACTTGCATGAAGCGTATTTTGCTGATCCGTCACGGTGAATCAGAGGGCAACGTCGACCCGACGCTGTATCGACGAGTTGCCGACAACGCCATCGACCTCAGTGAGGAAGGGGTGGCTCAGGCTATGCGCGCCCGTGTTGCTCTGAACACCTGGCTTGCTGAGAACCCTCAGAGCCAGGGCTTTGATGAGCGGCCCAACCTCAACCGCTACCGCGTGTGGAACAGCCCCTACGCCCGTGCCCGTCAGACGGCGGACACCATCGTTCGCGGCCTTGACCCCAAGCACGTCATCGACCGACGTGAGAACCTGCTCTTGGTTGAGCAGCAGTTCGGAGCCCTCAACGGCATTGCCTCCGAGAGCACCCGCGACCACTTCCCCCACATCGCAGACGACTACGACCGCTGCCTCGCATCTGAAGGCAGGCTCTACGCTCGCCCCTGGGGTGGTGAAAGCCGCTTCGACGTGGCAGTTCGTGTGCATCAGAGCTTCGGCACGTTCCACCGTGACTGCGACAGGCACGGAATCGACAACATCATCGTGGTGTGTCACGGCACGACGCTTCGCTGTTTCGTGATGATGTGGCTGCACCTCTCCCCTGAATGGCTCAACGCCGAACCCAACCCCAAGAACTGCGGCATTCGGCTGATCGAAGGCAAGCAGGACAAGGGCTACATCTACGAAGGTGAGTGATGCTCCGCTTCCACGAGGATGGACACGTAGGGGCCGAGTGCCCCCGGTGCAAAGTTCAGATCAAGTTCGACTGTCCAGAAGCCTTCAAAGGCAGCGCACCCGATGGCAAGGTGCGCGCGATCAAACTCGAGTGTCCGGCGTGCGAGAAGCCGTACCTGTTGCTTGAGAACGGCACAGAGCAGCTCGTACCGCACACTCTCCGCGAGAAGGCGTTCTACTTCTTCATCTTCAAGGTGTTGGTGCCGGTCCTTTCTCTGGACGTGAAGATCAACGTTCAGCTCGACAAGGTGGCGACGTTTCTCCAGAAGGTGACCACACTGTCGAAGTGGGTGATTGCCTTCGGGACGCTGGTGACTGGACTGCTGTTGTGGGTGTTCGGACCCCTGTCAATCAGTGCAGAGCCATACGTCCGGGGCCTGACCATCTTCACCATGATCATCTGGCCCATTATTCTCAAGGACGAGCTGAGGTACCTCTACCGCCGCGCCTTCGAGGATGAGGGTGAGGCCAACTACAACGGAGCGATCAGTCAGAAAGACCAGAAGGTAGTGTGGGGCGCAGTGGGACAGCGCACCTTCTTCCTGTTTGTCGTGGTACTTTCTTTCATAGCCGTTACTCTGATCCGCCTGAGTGCGATATTCGCCGGGTATGCTGTACCGGACCCACATTGGATCCACTACTTTTGCCCACACGACGTCGGCGCAATCCTCATCATGATCTCCCTTCACTGGGTAACCGCTACGCACATCCCTCCCTGGCAACGCCGCATCATCGAGAACCCTCAGCAGGTGTTCTCTGGTGCAAGTTCGTGAGAGACTGCAACCACACCAAAACCATCCCCCACTCGACAGGATTCACCTGTGGGTGTGAGATGGACACATAGGAGTAGAATTCGTGCCCCCTCGCCGTGATAAGAGTCCCGATAATGGGCCTCGCCGCAATCGAGAAATCCGAGCAACCCGCGTACGTCTCATTGACGAGACGGGACGCCAACTTGGCATCTTCATGACCCGTGACGCGTACAACCGCGCGCAGGACGCAGGGCTTGACCTTGTTGAAGTGTCCCCCGATGCCACCCCGCCCGTCTGCAAGATTGTCGACTTCGGGAAGATGCGGTACGCGAGCCAGAAGGCCAAGAAGGAGCAGCGGAGGAACTCTGCTGCCAACTCCGTGCGTGAGATCAAGTTCCGTCCCACTACGGACACCCACGACTTTGACACCAAGGTCCGCAAGATCCGACAGTTCATCAGCGAGGGCAGTCGGGTGAAGGTCGAAGTACGCTTCCGCCGTCGTGAGATGCGTAGACGCGACGTGGGTCAAGCGCAGATGATGAAGGTGATCGAGGCCCTGGCCGACGTTGCCAAGGTGGAGAGCAAGATCTCGTTCCAGGGCAACTCCATGAGTACGCTGTTGGTACCCATTTCTTGAGGTGAGTGATGAAGGCAGGTTTCAACGCGATCGGTGGCCTCGCTGTAGTAGATACAGGTGAGACCTTCGACTTCGTGTGGCTCCGCAGCGGCGTGGTTGAGTATGAGCGTGGAGTGGACCAACGGACCGCCTCACGGCACATCCGCATGACAAACTCCCACAACAGGCTCGTCACTGACGACCTTGAGTACGACACCCTGGAGGACGTAGGTGCTGCCTTGCAGACCATGTCGCTTCAAGAGAATGCTCTATACTCCGTCATCACCATCCTCGACCCCACGCTTGACGCTGACCTCCGGAGGGAGATGGCGGACATTGTGACAAGCCGTTGGTCGCCGGAGTTGGATGCCTGCCTACGTGAGCGCATGTACGGCTTCCCTGCTCCACCCTCGGCTGCGTTCGATGTAGCAGACGTGCTGACTGGCCCCTTGGCTGTCTTCTATCAGGGGCTCCCCCGTAGATAGAAAACCGTGAATCAGGAACTGCTTGGCGTCATAGAGCCAACACCCTGAAGTGCGGAGCACCACTTGAACAACGACGTAGATAGCATCATCGCATCTGTACTGGCCCGCGAAGCCTCCATCTCTGACCCCATCCGGTACGCCCGGACCGTTCAGGTGATCAAGTCGGGGATCGCGGGCGGCTTGCGTGACATGCTGGGCAACCTGCCCAACACCGTCGACCAGATCCGCCTCGGCAAGGAAAGCCTTGAGGCGATTGCCAAGCGGCTCGGTAGCGAGAGCTACAACCGCAGCGCCCAACGCACCCAGCAGATGACCTTCGGCGAGCCCGAGGACATGTTCAAGGGTGCGGGCGCAAGCTCCTTCGGCCCCGTGTCCATCCTGCTCCAAGCGTACACCGGCATGGAAGTGATGTACGACGGTGTGATCCGCGCCGTGGACTTGATGAACGGTGCCAACGTCGTCAGCTTCGACGACACCATGGACCAGCTCGGAACCGAGGTTGCCGAAGCGGGCCTCAAGGAAGAGACCGCCGCCGCTCTGCTCAAGAAGTTGGGCGAGGGACGTGGTGACGCTCTACGAGAGCTCGCCCTTGAGCAGCAGCTCAACCGTGGCGCGACCTCCTCCTTCGTGGCGGGAGTTCACGTGCTGTTGCAGGCACCGGCTGCCTACGACGGACTCACCCGGCAGACTGCTCAGGCGGTGAGCAACTACTTCCAGCTCCTCCGCAAGCGCCACGCCGACGGACACGCAATGGTGACGGCCACTTGGCGTGACCCTGACCCCGTACTCACGGACCTCGCTCTGCTGGTGTGGAACAACATCGACAAGATGGGTGAGATCGACCACGGCTCCTCCCGCGAGGACCTGACCGCCTTCACCGTGCAGCGGCTGGCTGACCTCTGCGAAGCGATCCGCAACCCCGTCAACCGGAACCTGCTGCTCGAGCCTATCGCCGCCCTGCTTCAGCTCTACGGACAGCTCCACGAAACCCTCGACACACTCTCTGAGGTGGCGAAGATTTGCGCGGACAACATCGGCATCGACCTCTACCGGCTGAGCATCCACCGCAAGAGCACCGGAGAGTCGTACCGGACCCTCGCGGACGAGCTTGAGTTGCTCGACTTCAGCCAGATTCAGGTACGCCCAGGCACCAAGATGCTCAGCCGGACCGACCTGTTTGCCCAGGAGCACCTCCAGACGAGCCTCAGCGCCGTAGCCGAGTGCCTCTGGACCGGGGACGACCTCAAGGCCATCGTGGAGCAGGTACTCACCCTCAAGATGGACGAGCGGAAGTTCCTGTACGACACCAACGGCTTCTTCGTGTGCAAGATTGGCACTGGCAACCAGTTCGGCGGCGAAGCACCCGGCGCACTCGAGGTGATCCCCGGCGAGCGTCCCAACGTGAGCCTCGAGAACATCTGGGGCTCCGGCTATGCCGACCTACGGGACTTCGTGGAAGGACAGAAGGACGCGACCGAGTGGGGCAACCTCTTCCTCATCACCTCGCCCTCCGGCAGCACGGACAAGAACAACATCCTTCTCGTTGGCCCTCAGGGCTGTGGCAAGACGCAGGTGATGCGGGCCATGGCTACCCACGAGGACAGCATCTCGATCTTCGCGGTGGGCTCCGACTTCCTGACCTGCTGGATGGGCGAGGCGCAGAAGAACCCGAAGCGGCTCTTCGACCACGCCATCAAGATCCGGAAGCAGAGCGGCAAGCAGGTTCACATCCTGATTGACGAGATCGACATGGTGCTGAGCGACCAGGGTGACCTGAGCCGCCGCGTTGACCTGAGCCTGGAGTTCCAGAACCTCATGGACGGTGTGGTTGCGTACCCCGGCATCACGATCTGGGGAGCCACCAACCACCCGCAGCGCATCCCGACGCCCATGTTGCGCCGCTTCAGCCGCGTTGAGATCGTGGGTGAGATGACGCTCGAGGACCGGACCAACACCCTTCGGCACTACATCGAGAACTTCCTCCCCGTTGAGGACGGCCTGGACCAGCACTACGAGCTGTGGGCTGAGCTCTTGGAAGGTGCGTGCGGCGACGTGATCCGGAAGGTGATCGACGAGGTGTGGCTCACCATGATGCGGAACTACATCGTGGACCACACGGAGCACGCCAAGGAGGCGGTAGCAATGCTCGACGGCATGAACGTGTTCGACTTGCAGGACGGCGTCAAGGCTACCGTGATGGCTCACGTTGCGGAGAAGACTTGCGTCACTCCTGATCTCGTGGAAGCGGCTCTGACGAGCACGCTCGGGAACGCGGCCATCAGGCAGCAGATCAACGTCTGCCGCACCACCTACGCGCAGAGCCACCAGATGTTCACTCGCGGGCAGGCAGTGGGATGAAAGTGAAGGCTACCCTCGATGTGCGCATCAGGGAGCCTCACCCCATCCTCCTTGTACCTGAAACTGGGAGAGTGTTGGTGACGCCAGAGTGGATCTCCGTCATCATGGAGGACCACTCTGGCGGTTGGTTCCACCCGGTTCAGCTTGCAGACGGGCACCCCGCGCTCTTGGAGTTTTGGGAGTGCCTGTACTGTCAAGCCACGCTCCGGGCGGGGGATGTGATTGCCGTCATGCCCCACCACGCTCTTGATAGCTCCTATTGGACAGCCGTCCACCGGACCTGCTTCATAGATACCCTCGGAGAGACATCCTCCTTCGAGGACCCTGAGCGGATCGCTTACCGAGAGATATCCAATGGGACAGAAAGCGAACCCTCTGAAGGGTAGAGAGCGTGCCAACATGGCAGACGCTATCCGCCGTCTTGAGGCTGGGGAAGAGGACATATGGGTCACCTTCAAGGGCAACCGCCTCAAGCTGGAGGCCGTAGAAGACTGGCACCTTGAAGGCAACGGTCTTGACATGATCGTCGCCTTCAAGGGCAGGTACATCCGTCAGAACTGGTGTGGGCGGCGCAAGGGTACAGGCCCTCTACGCTCTGACATCTACATCCACGAGGACTCCGTCCGAGCCATCGTGGTGGAAAGCCACCCTCAGTCCTTAGCGATGTAGGTGTCCATCTCCAGCACGTAGGGCGAAGGCTTGGCATCGAGCCACTTCAGGACGTGCTTGCGGAAGGGCCACATGAAGTAGTAGCCAGCACCGACGTACGCGTCTGCGATACGCTCGATGTCCGAACCGTGCTCGAGGCTGCGGCGGTAGGCACGGACCTCGGCCCATGCGCGGCCCGGAGCGGGCAGAGGCGCAAGGAACAGCAGGCATAGTAGCCACCAAGGGCTGAACACGGCGAGCACGGCACCAAGCGCGAAGATCTGCGGCGAGATGTAGAGCAAGCTGAACAGCGTCATGTTGAGCCATGCGGGCAGCTTGGGCAGCAACCCGAAGAAGGTCTTCTGGTCCTTGAGGTGAACCCACTCGTGCTCAAGAGTGGGCACGGGCAGATGCGTCTCAACGTACTCCCTGTTGGGGAAGTAGACCTTCGGGTACATCGTGGTGATGTAGTCCTCGTACTTGTTCCAGAACGAGATCTTGGCGATCACCTTCTGGAGCTTGCTCTCGTCCTTGTAGCCTACTTCAAAGCCGGGGATGTCGGCCTTCATGGTCTCAACCAGCTTATCCCAGGCTTCCTTGTTGTATCGTGACATTGGGCACCTCCGTGAGTGTTCGGTGACAAGAGTAGCCCCGGCCACGGTCAAACCCGAGACGGACTCTGACTATCAAGCTGTTCGTTACGTTGCCTGAACAACGGAGACACACATGGGCAGCATCAAGCAAGCACTCAAGGCAAAAATCGCGCGGGAAGGTGCGGGCCGCAAGCCTGAGCTCCTCAAGGCCGTCGACGACATGAGTGAAGGAGCTGCTCAAGAGATGTGGCGATTCATCCAGACCCTCGAGGGCAACGCCAAGCGAGACGGGCGACGGGACGGGGCTCGACAGCCTTGGCGTCGCTGAGATAAACTTGAGCATTTAGAAATCACTCCATCAGCACAAACGGGCGAAGATGAGCGTCTGGTGTTGTAGGTCGACACACAGTCACCAACGATGGAGAGCTAATGCCAGTCTACCAAGCCACCTACAGAGCGGGCGCACAACGGTTCTTCGAGATGGATACCGACGAGGGACGGGACCTCCTGACTGCGTGGGAAGCTCTCGATGAGTGGGAGAGCAACGAGCGTGCAAGCATGACCGGCATCCCCAACAAGCCGCCACCGCGCATCTTCACGTCCGGCTCCGGAGCGGGCATCAATCTGGCGGACCTTACGGGGTTCAGCCCCTTCATCAGTCCCGCTTATGCCATTCGCATGTCAGCACAGCCTCAGGTTGCCGCTGATGAAGCGACGGGTTGAGCTGCACGGCTCGGGGAGCGGACACCCCGCATTGATTGAATCTCCGGGTCGGAGGCTGCAGGATCAGAGGCTACTCTTCTGTGTGTAAGCACCAACCCCGGAGTACTCATGAAGTTGCGAGATCTAATCAAGACTCAGTTCCATCGTGTGACCAAGTACGTTCTCCGCACCGCCGTAGAGTCCATTCTCGACGAGGACGAAGAGGAAGAGGTGATCGGTGGTCACGAGCGTGGACAGCTCGGCTACACCTTCAAGGGACAGTTCATGGAGGGTACCACTCTCCGTCAGATGATGTCCGGCGCGACAGCTCTGACTGCGTTGTGGGTTGATGCCGACGAAGAGACTGCCTACCTCGCCAATGAAAGCCTCATGCCCGGCGTCTACCAAGTGCGGGTGAAGCTTGACGTGATCTTCGAGCCTGTGGACGAAGAGGCCATGATTGCGGAGGCTCTTGCAGAGGAAGAGCTCGAAGAGAATGGCATCCCTGTGTACGACGCCAAAGACCTCATCAAGGCGATCAAGGACAAGGAAGACTGAGCTCTGACTATTTGCCCGTAGCCTCCGTTGATACGATATGACGGAGGCTACGTGAGCGAATATTCCCTGAAGAAGCCGTGCAGTAACTGCCCTTTCCGCACTGACGTCACGCCCTACCTCCGTGTAGGACGCGTTCAGGAGATGGAGGCCGAGCTCATTGGGCAGCAGCGCTCATTCACCTGCCACAAGACCACCGTCGCTGGCGAGGATGACGAAGACGGCTCCTCGAACATGGTGGACGGCCCCAACGCGCAGCACTGTGCCGGTGCCATGATCCTTCTCGAGAAGAGCAACGCGCCCAACCAGATGATGCGGATCGCAGAGCGCCTCGGCCTCTACAAACCCTCCGAACTCGACATGGACGCTCCCGTGTACGACTCCTTCCGGGAGATGCGTGAGGCTCAGGGCGACTTCGAGCCCGTGGGCGACCCGTGCAACGTGGTGAACTATGGCTGCGAGGCCCCTGCTGGCTACATGAGCGGCGGTGGAGTTATCGACGGTACCGAAGCGGCTGACTACACCTGCTATGGGTGTGGTGACCCCGTGTGCGGCAACTGCTCCAAGGACATCAAGGGTGAGCGGACTTGTGACCATTGTGCGGAAGACCTCGAATAGGTTTACCTTCGAGGCCTGATCTCACGTTTGAGGTGATGAACCAAGAACGGAGAGCACCATGATCGGACCCTTTATCTTGATGGCTGTTGGAGCCTTCATCGCCATCGGGGCAGGCATCGCTGGCTTCAGCAACGTCACCTCGAGCTTCTCCAAGGGCGGTGACGCCTTTTCCAGCTTCGACACCACCTTCAAGCGTCACGGCAAGATCGCTGGCGTTGGCTCGTTTGGAGGCCTCGTAGGCTTCATCGGCTTCTTGTGGCTCGTCTACGAGTTGCTCAACAACGCGGGGCTGATCTGATGGCCGGACACCGCAAGGTAGGTGACACCACCTCCAAGGAAGAAGTAGCCCGGCTCGCCCGCGAGACCATGCTCAACACCTTCATCGGCGGGAGGGGCTCGGACGCCATCCTCGCTCAGGAAGCACGAGGCAACCGAGAGTTCCTCAACTCCACTCAACTCCCGGTGGACATCGGTGGGGCCGACGCACTCAAGACCCTCGCCAAGTGGGGCATCAAGGTGTCCCCCGGCAGCGACCCCATCTTCCAGGATGCGCAGCTCCCTCCGGGGTGGAAGCGTGAGCGCGGAGAAGACTCTCGAGCAGGCAAGATCGTCGACGAGGACGGGCGCACCCGCATCACGACCTTCTACAAGGCAGCGTCCTACGACCGCTACGCCCGTGGAAACCTCTGCCGTCGCTACAGCATCGACTACGACTACAGCGACGACCTCACCTGCAAGGTGGTGGACGGTGACACGGTGCTGCTCACGGTGAACCGTGCAGAGTGCCCTCCCGACATCCCCCTGACCGTCACCTACGGCGACCCCGCGTACCAGCGCGAGAAGACCACGAACGACTGGATGAAGGGGCAGTGCAAGGAGTACCTCGACACGAACTACCCGGACTGGGAGAGCGTCGATGCCTACTGGCCTGAGCCCGGACACGCACGGCTCGACATGATCATGGACGGCGAGTAGCCACGGAGAGAGACATGCCTGAACTGAGAGCCCTTGTCGTGACCGGAGGCACGGAAGTCGACATCGACGACGTCCGCGTCATCACCAACCGCTCCAAGGGTCGGTTCGGGTGTACCGTCGCCAATCTGTTCGCGGCGAGGGGTGTCAACGTGACGCTTCTCGCCGCTGAACGCACCTTGAGCATGTACGGGGACACCGTCGGAGGCGTGAGCGGCATCTACACGTTCCGCACGTACCAAGAGCTCTACGACCAAGTGAAGGACCTGGCAAACACGGGTGACTTCGACTTCATCCTGATGCCCGCTGCCATCAGCGACTACGCTCCCGTCCCCGTGGAAGGGAAGATCCGCTCCAAGAACGACGAGCAGACGCTCGTCCTCAAGCGCACGCCCAAGATCCTCGCCAACCTGAGGGAGTGGGTGCCCAACCGTCCCTTCATCGTAGGGTGGAAGCTCCTGAGCGACGTGACTGACGATGAGTTGATCAGCGTGGCACTGGCGCAGGTGAAGAGCTGTCGCATCAACCTGACCATCGCGAACGATTGGAGCAAGCTCAGCCTCCCCGAGAACAAGGGACTGCATCCGTGCTACGCGGTGACCCCAGAGGGAGGGGCCATACCGCTTGAAGGCTCCAAGACGGATGTTTCCGCAGCCATTGTCGACCTCTGCATCAACCGTCAAGCTGTGCAGTGGAGCAGGACCGAGCTGTACGACGAAGACGTGCTCTACCCTGGTGTTGACCCCAAGGACACCTTCGTGGACTCCTTGGAGGAGGCACAAGCCCTGCTCGCCTTCGCTCAAGAGGCCAACCTCCTTGACAGCTCTGACGGCAACGTGACCCAGCTCATCAGCTCCATCCCCACCCACTTCTGGGCTACCCCGCGCGGTGTGCAGAAGGGTGACGTGAAGCCGGACGAGTTCATCTTTGCGAGTGCTGACATCTCTGATCGTTTGACGCGCGCTCATGGCACTGTCAAGCCTTCCATCGACTGCTCGGTACACGCGCGCCTTTATCACGACATGAAGGGACTCAAGGCGCTGCTGCACTTCCACGGTGGCTACGTCGTACCGCACACCAAGACCGTCTACCCGTACCCGTGCGGAACGGTGCAAGAGGCGCAGGAGATCTTGCACTGCCTCGGACCGTACCGCCTCTCCCAGAGCTGGACCCTGGACCTTGTGAACCACGGCACGCTCATCGGGTTCGGTGATGGTGACGTAGCGTTCATGCGCTCGGAATGGGAAGACGTGAAGCTCGAATGGGCTCAGCACATCCGTGACGTAGGACAGGAAGAGATCCTTGCCGAGAGCAAGCTGACGCCCGTGATCGCATGGGGCAGAATCGCCGGGCTCGTGGCTCAGTATGAGGACTGGAACTCCGCGTACCTGCTACCTGGTTACCGTGGGATGGGTGTGGGCAAGCACGTAGCCGAGACCTTTGTTGCAAGGCGACTCACGGTGGCTGCCCATGACCTGTGCAAGGTGAAGGACTACTACATCAGCCACGGGTACGAGGTGGTGCGCCACACGGACGACGGCATCAACATTCTCAGACTTCCGTAGGTTTCGAGAGACTCGAACTCACACTCCAGCCATCATGTGAGTGTTGATGGACATGACCAGAGGCACAATGCCTCAACCCCCCGAAAAGGATGAAGACAATGGACAAGGTTCTGGAAGGCATCCTGTATGCCGTCGGCGGCATCGAAGACCAAGACATGCTCGCGAAGATCTGCAAGAAGGCAGACCGCAAGCTACGCGCCTTGGGACACCCCGGCATCATCGGCGCGGAGGCAACTCCCACGGTGAACCTCGCTGAGATCAACTCCGGCGACGAGCTGATGATCGGTACCTCTCACGGGCAGAAGACCCGTGTCCGAGTGCTCACCGTGAACAAGAAGCGCGTCAAGGTGGAACTGCTCGAGGACCGTGGCACCAAGAAGCTGCACCCGGCTGGCTCCACGCACGACTTCTACCCGGACATGATCCGTTCGGTACACCCGGCGACCGCACCCGACCCGGTGAGTGCAACGACGTCCAACTGATTTTCTGCAAAAGGCTCTGACTCTCTCTGCCCTCAACTCGTTGGTTGAGTAGCACGGAGAGGAACATGACCCTTACAGCAGACATCGACAGCATCATTGGCTACCGCAACCGGCGCGGCCTCATGGCTGTTAGCTTGGATGACGGCGCACTCATTCTTCCCACTGGACGCACCGTACCCAACGGGCAAGCCTGGGAAGAGATGGACGATGAAGTTGACGCTGCTGACCTCAGTGAGGATCAGGTGCGTGTGCTCAACGCCATGGCCGACATCGAAGCTCGCCAGCTTGCCTCTGCTCAGGCTCGCCGCGAGTTGGAAGCCGCAGAGAAGCTCGCCGCCGAAGAGGACATCCTGATCCTCGCCGCCATGTGGTGCCTCTCGGACACCAAGAGCCCCACGGAGGCTGTACGCCTCCACCCCAAGGGTTGCCTGCTTGTGAAGCGGGATCCGGCACACGCTGAAGCGGTGTGGCGCGGTGACAAGGAAGAGCGTGCGTTTCGCCGCGACATGCGCGACCTCAACCGCTTTGCTCGCTCCTTGGGCCTCAAGGGCCTCACGATCTAATCGACGAGTTGGAGATTCCCATGGCACCCGTAACCGTTCTGACCTGCGTGCTTCAGTACCTCGACGGCGATGACATCCGCCTTGCCATTGTGGGCTGGGACGGGGCCGACATCGACACCCAAGGACAGCACATGCGCAAGGCCGTCATCGCTGCGGCTGGCTTGGAGAAGTACCAAGACACCATCCAGAGCATCCGCTTCGTGGAGATCGACCTACCCGTCGTTGAGGCCATTGACCCCGACGGTGTTGTAGTGACTGAGGTGCCTTCGGCCTAATCGACTACGGCGCTTGGCGGCTGCACTACGAAGCCCATCCGGGCCATCCGCTTCGGGAGCTTCTCGCGGAGGATGGCTTCCACCATTGCGACCTTGCCGGAATCTACTTCACCGTAGGCCATTCCGTCCGGGTCGTCTCTGTAGTCCCAAACACCACCCAGGCGCTCAGTGCCGTCATCCTCAACCACAACCTCGAGGGCCATGCCCAGGGGATGTAGGAACTGACGGTTCAGCTCTTGTAGGTAGCCCAGCCGGGTGAACTCAGCGATATCAATGTACTTGATTGGCATGTGTGTCTTCCTATGTTGAAGCGATGCCGAAGATGTACCAGCCGATTGGCTTGGTGCCCGTCTTCACTCGCTTGATGTACACCGTCACTTCCCAGGTGGGTAGTGCGGATGCTGTGCCTGAAGGCGTGAGTACGGCACCGGGATACACGTCAACCATCAGGTACTGGGTCTTTCCTGCGTAGTGGTCCGTCTCGTAGTGCTCCTGAATTGCTTGCTTGGCTTTCGCCTTGGACAAAACAGCACCGCCTGCGAGGAACTGTCCGGAGATGGTGTTGGACCGGAAGCCGTGAGTGGTGTGCAGGACAATCCATCCGCTCTTGCCCCAATCCGCTGCCACCATGGGAGTACGTCCGCCGTCCCGAAGCTTCGTAGCTCTATGAGCCGCGTGGAGAGTGTCTACCACGTTCTTGCGGGCGCGAAGGCTCTTTTTCACCTTGGCAACGCCCAGCATACGGGCATCACCCGCGTTCCCAGCCTTCACCTTGACAACCTCTGAGCGCTCATCTACCACCGAGGATTCGATGATCTTGATGCCCTCGGCGTCCCCCTTGTCCATCCGATCCATTCGCTGCTCGGAGAAGTCTCGGGCAGCGTCCAGCGTCATGGGCTCACGGTGAGTCCTGCCGTAGTAGCTCACCGTGGACCACCCGCCCGAGTAGCTCCCTCGGTTGGGGTCATCATCTACCAGTAGACGATGAGCTTTCTCAGCCGATGTGGCACGGCTGATGGGCACGTAGCCGTCGATTCCACTTCCACCACCCGTCACGTTGCGAGCGAGCTTCTGGATGTCCTTTGAGATCATGATGTCCTTCCTATTCGGGCAGTACGGGCGGCGGTCCACCCTTATTGTTCCAGATCTCTTCTACGGTCCAGGCTGCCTGAACCGCTACGATGTCAGCCTCGATGGCAGCACGGGCAATCAGCTCTGAAGCCTTGCGGGCAGGGATCTGTGAGCAGGTAGCTCCCTCAACGTCGTAGACGTCGAGCACGGGCTGGACCCATCCGTCAGGGATGTCGCATTCCTTCAGGTCGATGGCACGCTTGTCCTTCAGGTAGCAGATGAGAGCGCTGGTCTGTTCTGCGACCACCTTGGTCTGTTCTGCGACCGCCTCAACCTGCTCACGTTGCTCGGCGTATGCGGGAGGGGTTTCCTCCTGTGCTCTCACGCTTGAGGAGGTCAGCATGAGGGCCAACAGAGCAAGCGGTAGTACGTTTCTCATCGTGCAATCGCCTCCAAGATGAGCGGACGGAGCTCGGCGTTGGATTCAGCCAGCCTGTTCACGTCACTCTGCATGAGGGCGATGGTGGTGTTCAGCTTGCCCAACGAGGCCTGGCGCTCGAGCTTTGCCTCCGTCCGGTCAGACTCCAGCACAACGATACGGGCTTCGAGGCTCTCAATCTTGGCGGGGTTGTCCCAGGTATTTACTACCCAGCCTCCAAGGGCGAGGAACACAACCGTACCCACGGAGGTCACAATGCCGAAGAGCCACTTGGGAATCACTACCCCTGTCGATGTCTTGTCTTCAGCCATGCCTTCTCCTTGATTGGGCTCGCCACGATAGGCACCATCAAGAACTATAAAAGGATTCTGAAGTGTCGAAGCCTCTGCATGAATGGGCTCATCATCGTGTTCCAGTAATCAAGCCCTCAATCGGAGAAGTACATCGTGGTCATCACCTTCATCACCGTCGCTAAGTTCTACGTGGTCATGCACGTATTGATCATCGCGTGTTTGGCACTCATCCTCGCCATCACCAAGATCGATCCAACGAAGGTGTCCAACGATCTGGGTAGCCTGTTCGACCGGGAGCAGTGGGACGCCGCCGAGCGATACCTCAACGACGGAGTCAAGAACAGCATGGTGAAGGAGTGGATCCTTCCGCTCCTCGCCGAACGTGGACGTCCGTGGCGCATCAACATGGTGTACGACGAGAACATCATCCAATGGCGTAGCCGCTACGAGCTCTACACCGTGGGCTACTACGTCAAGAAGGTGATCGACATCGGCGTCATTGTTGCGGAAGCCTACCTGATGACGACCGCCCAGCCTGAGAGCTACGGCTGGGTTGTGGCGATGGTGGTTGCTTGGGGCATCGGCAACATCATGCTCTTCCGCTTCCTCATGCGCTTCGCTGAGTTCCACAAGGCCATCGTGAAGACCCGCAACCGCCTCTTCCTCGCCCTCGACTACGTCCCCGCTGAGTACCGTGGACACGAGACCCGTAGCCAGGCAGAGCTCGAAGCCTGGAACACCGAGGTGTTCAACATGGAAGGTGAGCTGCTCGCCGGACGCCACCCGGACGAGTGCTCAGCAGCATCCATCCGCCGCATGAAGGAGAACTACGCTCACCGGGTGATGAACCCCGACGCCGACCCACTGCCCGGCTCGCGCCTGGGAATGCTGATGAATGACGATGCCGGGTGATGACGACGTAGACGACGGCTACGGACTCAATGGGTTCTACGACCCAGCTACCGTTGAGATCACCCCAATCGCCTCCACCGTCCATGACGAGATAGCCTACTGGGTTGATCTCAGCCCTCGCTCAGCGGATGAGGAGGTCGCGGCACTGATCCGCAATAGGATGGAGGCGCTGGTTGAAGCGACCATCGACGTGCAAGCAAACTTCGCGGCCCTACACGACGAGATGGAGAGGTATGCGGAGGCCTTCATCAACGTCGACGTAGATGTGGGGAGCTCGTGGGAAAACACCGTCACCCCTTCGGGGGAGGACTCCCCCTGGAACAACACGGTGTCGAATGAAGAGCACGAACCCCTGACCCTTGAGGGGATACGAGAGGCTCTGAACATCCAGCCACTCATGAACCGTGACATGCCCGCGCACCAAGTAAGCCTCAGCGAGCGCTTCGAAGAGATGAGGATCACGCAGGAGGCACGGGCAGAGGAGGCAGCCGACCAGAACGAGCGCGCATCCTTTGTCCAAAGGCTGAGGGAGCGGCAGAGGACAAACAACTGGGGCGTCCTTGGCGGACCTCCGAGAGTCAGCTACGTGAGTGGACCCGGTGGAAACCCTTGTGGCGAGATCAGCCTTGGACCTGGAACACCGTGTAGCCTACTACCACCTCCACCCCTGACCATCTGGGACATTTTGTTCGATGTTGACGACGACTGACCTACAGCGGATCCTCTTTGGGAAGACCATCGTCTTTGCGGCGCGGGTTGGCTCACAGGTGTACGGCTGCTCCACGCAAGGGAGTGACACGGACTTCGTGGCGGTGGTCGAAGAGCCGGTCATCAAGAACCTTCTGTTCGGCAGGGACTACAACGTCACGCTCTACAACCCGTTGGAATACCAGCTTGCCCTCAACGAGCAGAGTCTCTACGCACTGGAGGCGCTCTGGGCACCCGAGTCGCACCGGATGGTATGTACGCGGGCGTGGGCATGGACCCTGAACGGCGACAAGCTCAAGGCCCGTGTCGTGGCGTCAAGCGATGCTGACTTCGCCAAGGGTGTCAAGCTGATACAAGCGGACCCAGACAAGGCCCGGAAGAAGGTGTGGCACAGCCTTCGGACCCTACTGTTCGCACGACAACTCATCGAGGACGGACACATCCGAAACTTCGGGGCGGGGGTTGAGGACCACTGGCTCGAGCTGATGACAGACCCCGCACCGGACAGTATCGAAGAGTTCGGTACTCGCTGGGGCAAAAGACGAGATCATCTCAAGCGGATTTTGGCCTACTGACCCATACTCCGGTGTCTATCGAGAGTAGCCCTGGAGCCTATATGTCAGACAACCCTTGTGTCGTGTTCGGTGACGTACACGGCGATCTCAAGAAGCTCAAGAAGCTCATCGCCCTCATCAGAGACCGGTTCGGAACCGACGTGGACATTGTCAGCGTTGGTGACCTGATTGACCGTGGTCCCGACAGCAAGGGCGTGATTGAGCTCTGCATCAAGGAGGGCGTCGTACCCTGCGTGGGCAACCACGACTTCTGGGTCATCAACATGCTCCAGACGGGCAAGGTGGCAGATGTGTGGAGCCCCATCTGGGGAGCCTGGGCAACGGTACGCTCATACGGGTGCAAGACCAAGGACCCCAGCCGCGTGTTCTTCTCCATGCGCGCCAACATGCCGCAACACCACAAGGACTACTTCGAGAATGCTTTCCAGTACTGCCTGCGGGTGGACGTAGACGGCAACAGGTACTGGATCACCCACTCCGGCATCTCCACGCAAGCCGCTGAGGGAGTCAAGGGCATCGAGGTCCAGACTGACGAACAGATCATCGGACACCTCATCACCTGGCATCCTGATCAGGTATATTTCGGCTACCCGAACCTCAAGCGCGGAGAGCTATATGAGTTCGAGAATGGTACACAGGTCTTTGGACATCAATGCCTGAAGCAGCCTATGCTGGAAGACAGGTGGATAGCATTGGACACCGGTTGCGGCACCAAACCGCCGTACACGTTGACCGCCATCGTGCTACCCAGTAGGGAGATCATACAGGTGTGATGAGCGATTACGGCCATCTACGATACGTCAGTGACCACGGCATTGCGTCGATTGGTGATGTGTACGTCGCGACAGGGATTGTGACAGCAATCATCCCGGCGCTGATGGATGGTACGGCTCCCCCTCCCGAATCTGTGATCATTCTGGCTGGGGAGCAGCGAAACATCTGGCAGATGGGAGCACGGGAGTTCGTAGCTCAATCCCATATGCGTGAGCTGGACGTAGACCACGAGGTGATGCTTGAGAACCTCATGGCGTACCTCGCCCGTGTGCCGCGTGGGAACATCCTGTGGCAGGAGGACGAGACCCGACTTGTCCAAGGGCTGGCCGACCGTAGAGGTCGCAACCGTGTGAAGCTCCGGGCGCACTACCAGTTCCTGGCTGAACTTGGCATCGCGGGGGACGAGCAGTTCACGCGGTACCTGATCCGGTTCGACCAGTTCATCGCGGCGCTTGGGAACCTTGGAGTCGGTGAGCCTGCTCTGATCGGTAGGCACTCCGGCCACTTCACCCCACTCGACTATCGTCTTGTGTGGAGTGGAATGAACGTTGAGTGGGCATGTGCTTACCCCTACCGCATCAACCGAATGCTTCTCTTGCTGGAAGACCTACCAGACCTACCCGCGAAGGTGAGGCGGCGGGTTGGACAGGGAGATCCGCTGCTCCCTCTGTTCGTAGAGCAGGAGGTTGTTCAGCTACCCACCATCAGCCGGGTCGAGATCCTCATCGACTGATGGATGCAGCTCGTCGTACTCAGCTTGGCGAGCATCGAGAGCCTCAATCCAAGCGACCGCGACCGCCGCTACCTGCACCAGCTCAGCCCGTAGGATGTCAGGCTCGCCAGTGGACAGAGCTTCAAAGACTTCCTCTTGGAGGATGGTGTTCCAGGTGATGTTGTTCTGCATCGCCTGTTCGGTGGCGAGTGACTTGAGCTCCTCAGCCTTGGACATGTAGTTGGCGTGTGTGCCGTCTGCGTGATCAGACCTGCCCCACTTCGCATCCTGCTTCACGCGCTCGTGACCTACGTCAGCCAGCACGTCTACGGTACGTGATCCCATTAGAGCTCCCTCCGGGCTACGGCATTGAGCCACTGTGTGTCATTGTCTGGACGGTAGTCGGGGGTCTGCCACATGCGGACGACGTCCATGCGGAGCCTCTCAAACATGATTTCGAGGTTGACCTCGTTCATGTCGGTGAACACCCGGTAGCCATCCAAACGCTCCTCGAAGTCGCCGTGCTTGAACGACACGTACAGCACGCCACCTGGAACAAGCTGCTCCCTCAGCCTCGCCATGATGTGATTCAGCTCGGCCTTGGGTACGTGGAGCAGAGAAGCACAACACCAGATGCCGTCGAACAGGTGGTCGTAGTGGAAGTCCTGGAACCTCTGACGGGTGACGGTCACCCCGCTGTGATCAGATGCCAAAGCCACCAGCGCAAAGCTCGCGTCAAACGCGTCTACCCTGAAGCCCTGTTGCTTGAAGAACCGCACGTCGCGCCCACTGCCGCACCCTGCATCCAGTACCCGCGCCCTGTCAGGGAGTAGATCAGTGAACGGCGAGAGCACGGCGCTCACGTTGATGTCCACAGTGTTCTGGAAGTAGGTGTAGGCTTCCGATTCGTAGTAGTTCATGGTCTGCTCTTGAGCTGCTCCACCAACGCCTTCACTTGAGTCACAAGCTCGTCAAGCGTGCCGTCGTTGGTGATGGTGTAGTCGGGCTCGATGAGATCGATCTGTAGCTCGGAAGGGTGGTCTTCGAACGATCCAGTGTCTGCGTTGGGACGGACCACCTTGACGATGATGCCTCCCTTCTCCTTGATGATGTCTGCTTCGTTGGTGAACCGGGTGTCGGTGATGACCCAGTTCAGTGCGCCGGAGTTCTCAATGCGGCTGAGGCACGCGATGGCCCAGACGTCCTTGTTGATGAGGTTCCGTCCCCATTCCGTCCCCATGCTCTGCATCGCCCAGCGCGGAGTGATGCCGTAGCGCGGGTCGATGGTTTCCTTGACGTCGACGGTGCCGTGTACCTGCTCGTCCGTCATGTTCAAGGCAAGCTTCACTGCTTCCTTGATGGGTGCCGCGAAGAAGTCCCGAAGGTACCCCGCTTTGGTGAACACTTCGCCGACGGTATCCTTGCCGTGGCCCTTTTTCCCGGTAATTCCTACGATCACATTGCCTCCAGTCATGATTCTTTTGTGGCCCGCGTAAGAGCCCCGCCCTGAGTAGGACGGCCAACTTGCGGCGGGAACCCCAAATCAGGAGTCAACATGTCCTCACTTCCGACGCGGGTCAACTTGACCTACGACCTCGCGACCGAGTTCCTCTCGTTCCTCAAGGTAGGAGCAGACACCGAAGCCGGTGACTTGAACCTGCTCTGCCTCCAAGGCGCACTGCCCGACGAGCTCGGACAACTGGCCCTCAACAACAATGCCCCCGACATCTACAACGACACCGTCGCGTTGGTGCATCGTGGCGAAGACCTTCGGAAGGGCGTGATCCTCGCCCCCGGAACGACTGACCCCGGACGCTACTACACCGAGAACCCCATGGGACGTGACGGTGCTGCCCACCTCACCTTCGGACAGCATCTCTACACGGCGGGACAGCACAAGGGCTACCCCGCCCTGCGCTCCCTCAATGAGTTGAACCGCTTGTGGCGTGACCGCAACGGCAACTTCCAGCCCGACATCGGCGAGTCAGTGGTTCAGAGCTACGCAGGCGTGAACGTACATGCGGGCGGCAAGACGATGTACGTGGGACGGTGGAGCGCGGGCTGCATCAACATCGCGGGCGGCTTCGACGGCTCCAACTACCAGAAGTTCATTCAGCTTGTGAACATCCACTCCGAAGACAAGCGAGCCGTCAGAGTGACGATCTGGCGCGCAATCGACCTCTTCCGCTTCGTGCAGTACGGCTGGGACTACCGCCCGACCCTCGTGATGGGGATGAAGAACGGCTGGGTTGCAGAGCTACAGCGTCTGCTCAAGGCGAAGGGCGTAGCCACCGGGATTGATGGAGACTGGCGTGGGGGAACCTCTGCTGCCGTTGTACAGTTTCAGAAGGCGGCGGGCCTTACCCCTGACGGATGGGTTGGCGGGAACACATGGGCTGCTCTACTACGCTGAGGTGATTGTGAACTACGACGAACCACGACAGAAGGCTGACGGCAAGTGGCATTTCACCACCATGAACGACAAGGTCATTCGCCCCATCGGCAACTGCGCTGAAGAGTGTGAGGGACATGCCACCGCTGATGAAGCTCGGGAGCACTACCGGGACTACGTTCTGGACCGGGCGCGCTTCGGCGTTGAGATGCAGCGGGCTATGAAGTGCCGGGAGTGTGGCGAAGACACTCACCTCGCAGCTACGTTCTTCCCTATGGGTATCGCCCCGCTATGCGGCGACCATCATGAGAAGGAGTACTTGAGACCCTACGTGGGCTTCGACTCCATGCACTCTTAGGATCCGGCCTCTTCAGCCTCATCATCCATCAGCATGGTCAGACGTGAGGTATCAACGTCCTCGCTGCCTACGGAGTCTTGGTCGAGGAGGGTCGAGAGGTTCTCCGCCCACTCATCGAGTGACTTGCCGTGAGACTTCATCCACGACTTTGTCGTGGTGAAGTTGCCCTCTCCGTTCCCTCCGTGGGCGGATAGGTTCCCTCCCAGACGTGACATGGTCCGTATCATCTTCAACAACTCTGCACGCTTCATCCGTCAGCCTCATCATCCATCAACATGGTCAGGCGCGAGGTATCAACCTCCTCGCTGCCCTTGCTGTCGGTTTCAAGCAGTGTGGATAGATCACGGGCAAGCACGCCGAGTTCTTTAGACAGCTCCACAAGCCAGTCCCGGTTCACCTCAACCGATCCAGTGCCGTCCGCACCGGTCTGAGCGAGCTGCGCTTGCTTGTAGACGATTTTGCGGATGTGCTCAAGGAGCTTCTTACGATTCATGTGTCCCAGGACATAGCAGTCAGCTTGTTAGTTGCACGGTCTCGAGCTTGGTCCGCTGACCCCATTGCATTCTTCGCAATGATGTGCTCACCGTTCCACCGAATCTCCCACCACCAACACGCGGTTCGCACCGTCACAGTTCGGTTAGCGCCTGGGAAGTGGCCTGAGAGCGTGCCGGGCTGACGGGCTCTCGGAGGCGCAGAACGCCACACACGAGCTACGCGCTCGCCTCGGTACCTGAATTCGTACCCACGCTCCGGGCTACCGGCCCAGGTAATGGAAGGAGCTATGGATTCCCCCCATAGGAGTCGAACCCGTCGCTCTGAATGGTCTTGAGGCATGTCCTGAGTCTACCTTCCGGATGAGGTCTCCCAACCGCTTCGCCGCCTTTTCCCGAGCGGCATCGGGCGAGATGAGGAGATGGAGAGCCTGAATGTTGTCGCCTGCGTAGTCCACGCGCCAACCCCACACCAGGTCGGGGTCTTTGCCCCAAGCAGTGTCCTCAATCCGACCTACGCGGGCTACAACACTGCCGTTGATGTACCCGGTCCATCCCATTACTTCGTCACCTTGCCAGGTGACTTCTACACTTTCAGCGTCATTCATTGTCGTATGTCCTATGCGTTATAGAGGTACATCACCATGACGATCATACTCTGCCCCGCCGCAACTACGCGACGGGGTGAACATAGAGGTGATCGTCATGGCAAACCACAAGCGCCGTCGTCCCAAGAACCGTCGAGGCGGATGCCTGCTCTGTAAGCCCCACAAGGCCAACGGATGCAAGGGATCTCTCACTCACCAGACGAATCAGGAGAAGAAGGCTCGAGTGTCAGAGAAGGAGCAGCGGCGGGAAGCGGCTGACCCTACCAGGCATTGAGGCGGGCCTCGAGAACCTCACGGTACTCGAGGAGGTCTACTGAGCAGTTCTCCATGATGGGGCGCTGCTGCTGTAGCAAACCCCACTGAACATCCGAGATGAACGCGGGCTGCTCACCGGCAAGCAAGCCGCCCAGGGCTTCGATCCGGCGTTCGGTCAGCTCGTAGATGGTGTCGATCTGCGTATGCTCGACGACAACACGGTCACGGGGGGATGTGGCGAAAGGCATATCAGGCTCCAGGTCGTAGGGTCCAAATGTTGCAAGGACTGTAATGCAGCCCTGCCCAAGAACCGTCTCCGAAACGTACACGGAGTAGGTCTTCCTTGGGCCACCCTTCGAAGTCCTGATAGAACGTGCTCAACACTGTGCCTTCATCGTAGGCAAGCATGTCACGTTCATCGTCATCGAGCAGCTCGGCATTGATGCCGGTGTAGTCACCTGTGTGCCAGTAGGGCGTGTCACCCATCTGGAGCATGGGGTGGTACACGAACAACCCCATCCAAGTCTCCTCCGGAAGGGTGGAGAGTTGAACAAGGTCAAGCTGGCGGGGGTCAATCATGTCCTTTCGGACAATGAGAATCAGGTGAGGTGGCGAATTGTCACTACGAAGTCCATTCCTTCGTACTCAGTGACGTTGGTCTGCTCCACAACGTCTGCCGCGAAGCCGAACCGAATGGCGAGCCGCCTGAACTTCTCAGCGTCGCCTCGGGTGTCGAACGTGGCGGTCAGGGTCTCTGATCCGGGCTCGTTCATCTCGCCGCGTGTGCCCCACCGAATCTCATC